CAAATAAGCTTGCCAAGTTGTAATTAAACTATCGATGGTCTCTTTCACTAAGTACCCAGAATTAGATGTTGCTGATGTTACAGTAAATTCTTGACCGTTAAGCACTAACCCTAATCTTGGCCCTACGCGTGAAAACTCACCAACATAATAGAGAATATCATATTTTGCTGTAGTTCCTACCCTAACTGAGAATCTTAACTCGACATTTGGATAAAAACTAGATAGATTTATAATGTTGTAGTAGGATGTTCCCCATTTACTTGATAGAGTAATAACCACACCTAGCTTAGAAAGCTCGGCAAAATGTTTATCTCTCCAAGCTTTAAGAGTAAGATTTATTGTTTTTTCAATATCTACACTCACTCCATTATAAGCCCAAACAGTATCTTGATGATAAATCTGTGAGTTTACAGTAATTTCGATACCAAAATCATCTATATCTGAAAGGTAAATATTATAATTGAAAATTTGGGAAAAATCTCTATTTTTCTCTAGAACTAGTTTTTCAGTGATCTCTAAATTTCTATTGTATGTGATTTCACTCGAGGTGATTTCGGTAAGGTAACTATTCTTATAGAATTTTATATCAAAGTATTTCGATGAATATTGTGGTTTTACGAGTAGTTTTCTACCATCAAATGTTAAAATAAGACCGAACTTAAGAAATTCATCTTCAAACTTATCTACAAATTTTGCTATGTTTTGGGTATTAGTAATATTTGCTGGTGAATAAGTTCCACCCTCAAATATCAAAACATTATTATTTAATTGAATAGTAGCATTGGATAAATTTTCTGTAGTTACTGTTGAGGTAAGTGGTAGATAATCTGGTGAATCTGACCAATAGAGAGTATCTGATGGATATACTGGTGAGTTTATACTATGTGTATAAGATTGAATACACTGATAAATTTTTCCATTATAAACAACCAAATCACGTTGATCAAAAAGTCTACCTGTTAGAATCTGATTGAAATTTAAGATATTATCAACTTGAAGTGTTGAAGTATTCAAAGAAGATTCAGGTATGTAGAATACGCTCCCTGGCTTTAGAAAATCTCCTATACTATTCGAAAAAAATATATTACTACCACTCAGACCTATATTTCCCTGGTAAACAATAGGAAGTCTTGTAAGAAGTGTTAGTCGAGCTATGATATTATCATCTGTATCTACTGAGTCTTCAAAAAAGTAATATTCAGTATATTCACTATCTTTAAGATCTTTATTTAATATAGTATAGATGCCGTCGTTTTCTGTAGAATTAACAACGGTTAGTTTTCTGCCGTTAAAAACTCTTTTATCGAAATATTGTTCTGACCAACTTGATAATTTGGTTGAACCATCAGAATATCTATAATCCCCAACCGAAAGAAAATTTACCCCAGAAACTGTAACACCTAGGTAAGTATTTGAATTTGAATAAGAACCAGACCAATTTGTATAAAAACTAGAATTACTTTGTGTTGATATAATCATCACCGCATCTTTCTTAGTATCGATAATTTGATAAATTGTATTGGTATCTCCTAGATTAAAAATATTACTTTCAAATCTCAAATAGGAACCTTTTGGAAAATTTCTTTCAAAATTAGGACCATAGATCCATTTAGAATAGAATGTGTTATCTCTATTCTCTGGTTCTATTTTTGATACTTTGTAACTTTGAGTAGAAGATCCATAGTAATCAAATCCTCTTTCATTGAAAAGTTGCCATTTTTCAAGCACCATCTTATCTGAGAGATAATTAAAGGCATCAATTTTTTCAAATGAATAAAGACCATAAGTTCTAAAGGTGTCTGAAGAGTTTTCAGAAAATATTAAATCAGCCTCCCACACTTGGGATTCGTCATTCCATTTGGTATTAATCTGGTTACCTTCTTTATCAAAGAAAATAAGTTTTTCTTCTATCACTTTCTGAGTTTCAAATTTAGATATATATATAAACTAACAAAAAATACCCCTGGATAAAGTTATGGAAAATATTTACGAGAATATATTAAAATTCGAGGACTTCATCGATAAGAAGCCAAGTAATAATCTAGTTTATCACTTAGAAAATAAGATATCAGTTTTGGAAAATATATTTAGACCTGGATCTACTTCATTTTTCGAGTTGATAAGAGAATCAAGAAATCATCAAGAATTATTGAGTGATGCTGATCGAGTTCTTTTTGAAGAGAGTGATCTAGGTCTTTGGGCAAAGTTCGAAGGGGAAATGGTGCCACTTGATTTTCCGATACTTTGTGATGAGTTTATTACAGAAGCTGAATATAAAGGAAAAAAAGTAAGTCTTGGAAAACCTATGAGAAGTTCAGGACCTAAAAAGTATAAAGTTTATGTTAAAAACCCCAAGACTGGAAATGTGAAAGTAGTTCATTTTGGTGATGTAAAAGGTGGTCTAAATGCTAAAGTTAGTGATCCGAAAGCAAGAGCTAGATTTTCGAAAAGACATAATTGTCGTGAAAAAAAGGATAAAATGACACCTGGTTACTGGGCATGTCGTGCTAACAGATTCTCCTCTCTTTGGGGTAAGTCATATCCGGGGTTCTGGTAAAATAAAAAATATTAAAAAAAAAATTTATGAATTTACCTTTCAAAGAAAAAACGATAGGTGAAAATATCTTCCTAAGAACTTTCGATCAAGATGTTGATTCTGGTGATTATGTTTGGCATAGAGATCGAGAAGATAGAATAATTGAGTCATTATCTGGAACAGATTGGATGATACAAATGGATAATGAACTTCCTAAAATAATATCCGGTAAAATTTTTATACCAAAAGGTGTCTATCATCGAGTAATCAAAGGTTCAGGAGATCTAAAAATAAAACTTATAAAACTTTCATGAATTTTGTTTGTGTGATAGCTCTGTTTTAGAATATATAGTTTAATATGGCTACAGTAACTTTTGAGGCTAGTCCGCTTACAAACTGCACATTACAACTTATTTTTCCCAGTGGTGGAGGTGTCTTAAATATTAGTTCTACTTTTAGTTTTCCTTGGACTTTTGATCCTATTTTATACGGCCGAGGATCGGATGAGTTAAATGGAACTTATATTTTTACCTGTGATGGTTGTGATTATACAGTTTTAGTATCTAACTATATTCTAACACCAACACCATCACCTACTATAACTTTGACACCTTCTATTACACCATCTCCATCGCACACTTCTTTGCCTGCTGTATCACCAACACTAACTGTAACATCCACTGTCACTTCTACCCCGACACCAACACCAACTTTAACTAAAACTCCCGGTATATCCCCAGATCCAACACCAACGAATACTTCTACACCATCATCAACTGAGAGTCCAATACCAACTGACACACCTACATCCACACCAAGTTCAACCTCAACAGTTACACCTACATTAACACCCACAATAACAGTAACACCTAGTATAACAAGATCACCCGGTGCATCACCAGAAGCGACACCCACCAACACACCTACTCCATCAATCACATCAACTTTAACACCGAGCCTGACACCTACATTAACACAGACACCTAGCGCAACACCTGGTTGTCCTGAATGTACACAAGGTGATGGAGTTTATTTATGGTCTTACTTGAATGGTCTTGACTGGTCTCAACCCAACGGTGGTAGTTTTGTAGATCCTGTTCCTAGAACAGCAAATTTCTATAGTTCACCAACATCATCTTCTAGTCTTTACAATTTAGTTTCTCAATTCATAAACACGGTAGAGAATAACGTATCTGGTTTGTGCACAACACCAAGTAGAACAATTTATCCAATAGATATAGCTGGCCACAACTGCGAAATTGGTGCTGGATCTTGTGCTACGTTCTCTTGTGGTGGAAATACTTATTCGAGTGCCTACAATTACATGAGTTGTGATATTAGAAATCCTGAAAGAACAGGTGGATTCAGGATGGTTTGTAATGGAACACATAGTTTTGTCTTCAATTCTCCCGTATCTGATCCTGTTTTAGCTATCTATCATCTAGGTTTCTCCCAATCAGGTATTACGAATACGGAATATTTACAATTTAGCTCAACTTATTCTATGTGTTGTGATTGTAACGATTGTCCAGAACTAAAATCTTCATTAGTATCAGAATCTAGTTATATTTTAAGTGGTGCTAACATGGCTACAGGTATAATAAAATTCTCTGGAACTTTCTCTCAGATTTCTGTTAATCTTTCCAATTTGTACTCACAAAGTAAATCCATTAAACTCGTTTGGGGTTTGCCACAGAATGAAAATCCTGTTATGAGTCCTACACCTACACCCACAATAACATCAACTAAAACCCCAACTCCTACAGTAACCAAAACACCAACTGTTACTCCAACAAGAACACCCACACCAACTCCAACCTTATTTACATTCTTAGGTAGAACTACTCCGGATGCTATAAACGCAGCTGGTGCTTGTTCAACTTATCAAACAGTCAGAGCTTATTATAGCACTAAATCATTAGCGTTTTTAATTAATGGAGATATTATCTATGATGATGCCGCACTTACCACACCTACAAATGGTGGTGGAAAGTGGATAGCACTTACAGTTGGTGGTGTAGGGACAAAAAGACCTCTACAGATCAATACAAATGGGTCGATTATGTCCTCTTACTACTGTATTTGATCAAAAAAAAACACACCCTAAGGTGTGTTTTTTTTTCGGATAGATAAAATCTGTTGGGATTTTATTTTGTTTCTTGACCTTCTGGTGGTGCTACATCATCACCTGTTTCTGGATCTTCAAAAGAAGCAACCCATTTTTGTATATCTGTAGAGAGTTGCTTAGCGTGATTATCATAATAGTTGATAATCTTAGAGATTTCACCAATTCTCCTTAAAATATCAGCAAAAATATAGGTAGAATATCCGAGACCTTTTACTTTATGTTTTGCGATAAGGTGATACATATAGGTCATTTCGGTAGCATTAGCCTGGTACCCTTTTACTGAAGTATCATCTTTGTTAGTGCCTTCAGAGACCCAAGTTCCAAGCATATCGGTCAGTTCAATAGCTATAAATATTGTATTAACGTCATATTCAAGTTTATCACGAAGAAGTTCAGTCAAAAATTGATACTGCTTTCTATTAATATAAAAAGTAAATTTTACATCTCTCAAGATTTTAGCGTATTCGTTCCATAATCCTTGTGCGTCAGCATAAAGAATATCTTTCGTGTTATCACTTTCACCATATCCGTTGTTGTTTTTCATATAGTCTTCTATTTGACTTATGAGTCTATCCATTTGAACTTCATCCTCTAGATCAAGAAGTCTATATTCGATTTCGTTTTCGAATATTGTAAGTTTTGGCTTTACCGTAGCGGTTTCAATTAGTTTTTTATTTTCGTTTTCCATAGTGTGATTTTTTTTGTTCTACAAATCCTTGTTCAGAATCGAGTTGTTGTTCGTTGTATAAATCTTCAATTTGATTAGCTCTTCCTACTTTTTCAAGACCATATTTCGAGATAAGAGAAGTGAAAGTAGAGAGATTAGGTTTTACAAACTTAATTTTACCAGTATCTAGATTGATACTTATTTTATCAAGTTCTTGTTCTATAAGAATAGTAACACTTTCTTCATCAAACTTAGAGATAAGCTCTTCGTTCATACAAACAAGAAGTTCATTTTGAAGTAGAAAGTTATACTGATCGGGAACTTTTGAGATTTTAATAAGTTCTTTTTGCTCTTCGTGACCAATAAAAGCAAAGTTTATTCCTAATGGAAATGCTTTGGTATCAAAAATCTGATTGAATAGGTTAATTGAGTCTTGTGAAAGATTATAATATTTTGACATTTTTAAATTGTTTGTAACTTATATAAACCCTATAGAAGAAGTTTCAAAATTATAGAGCCTAAAATCAATGTTCCGAGACTCCAGGGTAATACTTTCAACCAAAAATTCTTTGCTAGTTTATCTGTGTTGAATAATCTGAATCCTATAACAATTAAATACGAAAATTTATCTACTTTTTTTACTTCATAAATATCATAAAGTTCATTCAATCCTAAATTATTGAGATATTTACCCATATTTTGTGAATATTCTCGAATGTATTTTTCTGCAAAAATATCTAAATCTCTTTTTCTGAAATTATAGGGTTCTTCCATTTCTTCTTTAGGCAAATTTATTACCGTATAAATCCTATAAACTTTATCGATACGACTAGTGAAATTTTGAAATAGATCTTCTCTGTTTTTTTCCAAAGTTTTTCTATAAGTAAGATAAAGTTGTATTTTTTTACGAAGTGATACTTTATTCATAGTAATATTTTTTCTTAAATAGAATGTAATCCTTGTCCATCGTTTGATGATTCTATAGAAATAAGTCTTATTTGATGATCATTATCTCCTTTTTTCTTGTATAAATCGTTGTAACCACGAGCAATACCTCTTTTAAATATTTCGGTAAAGTAAGCAAAGGCATTATCTGATTTTTCTTCATTGAAATTATACCAGTTAGAGAACATATCCAGAATTCCCGACTGATAGCAGTCAAGTTTATCATCGTTACTTCTATATCTCATTTTTTTAATCGTTCTTTTTGCTAGAATTTCTAGCATAAGTTTAGATTTATTGGTGAGTTTTCCAGTTGCTTTGGAGACAATTATCTCCATGTAAAGATCTTTATTATGAAGATACACAGGTTTTAATTTTTTTTATTGTATAATTTGTTAAAAGTTTTCAATTTTTGTTTAAAAAGTAAAAACCCCTATGTTATATAGAGGTTTTTACATCTTCCCGAACTTTTTTTTTACATTTTATACTTATTTGAACTCTTTACTTCTTTGACTGCCATCAACTCTTCTTCTAAATGTTCTTTTCTTTTTGTAAGATTTTGACGAGCCTCTAAAAGAATTTTTGACTCTCCGGTAACTCTTAGTGAATTATTGATTTTTGATAGATTTATATTTACGTCTTCTAATTTTAGAGTTATTTCTCTTTCTTTATCTTCTAATCTTCTATTTTTTACAATTTCTTTATCTAACTTATTCTCAAAGAAATAGGTAAGATCGCTATTTAATTCATTTTTGATTTCATTTACAAGCTCAAGTGCCGTGTCGTATTTATAGAATGAATTGCCGTATCTTTGATCGCAACGATAAACATAGTTGCCTGCTTTGTAATTGAATACAAAGCATTCTAAATATGGATTAACTAAATTAGTTACTCTTTTAACTACATCAAGTTCAACGAACTTATCGATATTCTTCTGTGTTTCTAATAGAATGGGATAGAAGTTTTTGTTAGCAATAGGAATAATAGGTGATTGAAATAAGGTCTCTAGTGTAGTTTCTTTGTTCATCTTATCATCATTGATATAGATAAGTCCTTCGTTAGCTACAGAAAGACCGATAGTTAAGTTTTCAGAGATTCTGAAATTAATTCTATCTTCATGAATCATTGAATACCTTAGACCAGTTTCGATGTTTCTAAGAGTTCTAAGATCTTCATCATTTTTAACCCAGTTTTCAAGAAGGGTCTTTTCAACGCCACTCTCGGTTAGAAGGAACCAACTGCCGTTGATAAATGCACAATAACCACCTTCTACTTGCTCAACTATAGTATAGACACTTTCTGAACTACCCCCTGATAGAAGATTTGATCTTTGCTCAGGAGATTTAGTAAGATTATGAACAAATAGTTTAATTTCAGGAACCCAGTCATAAATAGCTAGCTCATTTACAATTTTTCCTAATCTATCTTGATCAGACTCCATGTTGATAACTTCAAGAACAACATTAATAGGTTGTCTATAAAGCTCACCTTGATTCTTAGAATTAAGAACATTATAGAGGTGCTTTAGTTCATAAATAAGGCTATGATTTGCCACGTCATCATTGAGTGATTCGAGTAAATTCTTTACTGATCTATCATAGGTATGAATTTTCAATGATTCGTTCAAGGAGGAAATTACCTGCTTTTCAGATACTCTACCTATAGCACCCATATGTGAATTTACTATGGTCGAGATTTCTTCCTGATCTAAATTTAAACTTCTTACAAAGTTAAATAATTCTAATTTCAAGTTCTTCATATTAAAAAATGTTTATTTTTTTTAAACTATATATATTATTTAAAAAGTGTGTTTTTTACCTTTTTTTAAATTATATTTTTTGGACCAAATCGTTGGTTGATTTACCAGATCTACTTTTTGTTGTATATAGATTACCTCGCCATTGTGAAAGAGCTGCAGAGTTATAATCTTCTAAATTTTCCATAAAAGCTGGGTAGTAAGAGTGAACCTCAAGTGATACATCAATTTTTATTGTATTATCTGAAGTTAAATTCTTTTCTCTAGAAATGGTTACTTGTTCTGTATCTGGAACTATAACCACCGCATCGATGTTCATATAATTATACTCAAAATACATATATCGATACAACCACAGAGTGTTCATAATTGCTTGAGAACATTTGAATACGTCTATTTCACTTTTAACTTTTATTGAAAGGTCGTAACTAGCTTGTATTGGTATAGCTCTAACTTTTGAAAGCATCGTTTTTATTTCACTTTCATTTTCAACTATGGTTTTAAGCCAAACGTTTGGATTCGTGAAATCATCAGATTTGATGTTCCAAGACTTGAGTGTTATATGACCTCGTGGGATAATATCGGTATTTATCTCAACAAGACGATTGTTAGAAACTACGTCATCGGAAAAAGAATCAAGTAGGTATCTTTCATCACCTGTTAGAGAATAATACATAGGAACTTCAACTTGTCTATCTCCTTCAGAAAACCTATTTATCCATTTCAACTTACCTTGTAATAAGTCTAAAAGACAAATAGTCAAATCCCTGAAATAGACATCATCAAAATTAAATTTGTTTCCTATCATATTTTTGTATATATTTGTTTTTTAATCTTTCTTGAAAACAATCGGAAATCCTCCACATATAATCAACCCAATGGACAGACAACTTCTTATTTCTGATAAGTGGAGACCTAAAAAGTTCGAAGATCTTCTATTACCAAAAAGAGTCAGAGATTATTTTTCATCTGGCCTCACCCAAAATGTTATTCTACATGGACATTACGGCATAGGTAAAACTTCTCTTGCAAGAATTCTTATTGGTAAATACTCTAAAAATTCACCACACATCGAGATAAACTCTTCTTTCTATACTTCTATAGATATTTTGAGAGGAAAAATAGACGAGTTCTGCTCTAAAGTATTTCTCGACTTTGATATAGAACAATCAGAGACCAATCTGATTAAGTATGTTTTTTTAGATGAATTCGATAGAACTTCAATTCAATATCAAGACGCTCTTAAAGCATACATAGAAGATTACTCTACCAAGAATGTTCGGTTTATACTATCTACAAATCATCTTAGTAAAATATCTGAAGGTATTCGAAGTCGTTTCATACAAATTAATCTTGAGTGTCAAAGTATTGATGAGGAGAGAGCACTAAAAATAGAAATGTTCAGAAAGATCAACGATCAAATCTTACCTAGTGAAAATCTGTCGATGTCCAAAGAAGATTTGGTCTCTCTCATCAAAAAAAAATTCCCAGATTTCAGATCTATACTAGTTGAACTTGAGTATTATAAAAATTCTGGTCAATCTAATTTTTCAGGTATAAGTATTTCAAATGATTTGATCAGAGAGTGCTATTCTCTTATTTATGACAAAAATATAGATTATGAAAAGATATATTTTTTTATATCAGATAAATTTGGTTCTGATCGTGTAGTAGAATTTTTAGATTTATGGGGTAAGAGCTTTATACTTTGGCATCTAGAAAACAAAAAAGTAGATTCTGAAAAATTATTCAAATACAATTGGATTTTGAGTGAATCTCAGAGATTTTTACAAACTTCCTCTGATCCTCTAGTAGTAGCAGTTGCGTTCATAGGTCGTATGAGAGAAATCAGCCTTACATAGAACTCTCGCCGAATATGGAATAGACATCATAGTCAGCGATTTGAAAATAAATTACCATAACTTCTCTGAAGTCGGTATTATCTTGAATAAATTCAACTCTTAATGTGTATTTTCTTCCCTGTAGCTCTGGTATATAAGTGTCTATTTGAGCCTTGATACTCTCTTCTACCGCAATTCCTGATAATAGAGTGGTATGAAGAAGACTTTCTAGGGAAGCTCCAAAATTTGGATCACCAAGAACATCTCCTTTAATAGTAAAAATAATCATCTCATATTTTTGAATAATGATACGTATAAGATCGTCTTCAATTAAATTAGCACTTTCGTATCTTGGATGACCCGGATAAAGTATGTAAAAATCGAGTATATTTCTCATCTTCAATACTTATTTATAAAGGACAATGAGATCCCGAGTAGATATATTTCCAATTTCTTTTCATCTCAACGCCAAGTGCAGAGGCAGTGATAAAAACATCTTCTAGGCACTCTTTATCACTACCACCCACAATTGTAATGGTATTTTCTGTGTTCTCTACTAAAACTTCGTAGAGTTTCTTCGGGCAGTGAAACCACTGATGATTATTTCCGATATAGACGAGTATCGTATTTTCTTTTGTTCTGAAAAAATCTCCACGTTTCAATTTTTTTCTTGATTCTAATTTTTTAATCTCTTGATAAGTTTTGTGAGTGAGAACATCTTTGAAAAATTCAACATCAACATCATAATTATATCTTTTTTCAATCATATCTTCCATATTAGGAAACTCATAGAGATCCGGATGACCTTCGACCTGAACATTTCTATCATAGAGATAATCTTGATCAACATTTTTACCATCAACATGATTATCAAAAATATAATAGACCTTATCAAACTCTTTGCAGTATTTTTTCAACTCGTTCAGATACATCTCTGTAAAAAATTTACGGAAACTTTTCTGAACATCCACAATAATGAGTATCTCCTGGTGCCTGAACTTTTCGAAGGTTTTTATCATCATAATTCTATATATTGAAATATTTGAGGCAGAAAAAAACCCCACTTGAAAAAGTGAGGTCATTTTCTATTTTTTTTTATATGTTAAGGAAGTTCTTCCGTATCTTCTTCTCTCTCTTCTTCATCTTCACCAGTTTCTTCATCTTCTAGATCTTCAAAATCTTCATCTTCAGGCTCGCCTTGTCCTTGAACTTGGGTTTGAACTTGAACTTGACCCTGTGATTGTCCTTCATCTTCTGGTTGTGCTTGTGGTTGAGCTTGTGGCTCGGCTTGTGGTCGTCCCTGAGCTTGACCTTGTGGCTCGACTTGTCCCTGAGCTTGACCTTGTGGCTGGGATTGTCCTTGTGGTTGTGCTTGTGGCTGGGCTTGTGGTTGTGCTTGTGTCTGGGCTTGTCCTTGAGCTTGTCCTTGTGTCTGTGTTTGTGTTTGTGATGGACCACCCATCAAAGCATTTGCTGGAATTTTATCAGCATCTAAATAATTAAGATTGATATGCTTGATTATTTCTTCAGCGATATCAACATCACCGAAAAATTGTCTAAGATTGTTACCAGTAACATCTTTTACTTTTTTAACATAAGCGTTGATAAGACTCTGTGGAATATCAACCATGGTTCTCACCTTGTAAATATCATTTACTTGAAGAACCGATTCTTTGATGATATCTTCTCTTCTTTTTTGTTTTTGGTAAGAATCAAATCTAGCTACATAACTTTTCATAAATTGTTCGTTTTTTTTTGTTTATATATTATTTTTAAAAATCACTTTTTTAGAAAATTATTGATACAACTAAAAATAATAAAGTAGTTCCACCAAGAAGTAATCTATGACCTTTTAGTTTAGTAATTTCTTTATCTTTATTTGATATAATCTGGTCTTTTTTCTTTGATTGTTCATCACAATACTTAACATCAGTCTGTAGATTATTTTCTAAAGAATCTCTTGTTTTGATATCCAGTTTATAATCAAGTATCTCATCCTCAAGGATTTTTATTTGATCATTTTTTGCTTCTATTGTTTGCTTTTGAACATTTATAACTTCTAGACTAGCTACTTTGTTGGTTTCTAGCTCCGAGGTCAGTGTTTTTAGTAGTTCTAATAGTTCTCTATCTCTATCAATCTGTTGAGCTTGTTTTACACTAAAAACAATACCCACAACACTACCATTTTGCTTGTAAAGTTGTGGAAAACTCTCTTCAGTTGTTTGTGCGCCAGAGAGGGAGAAAAATAAAAAAGTTGTAAGTAGGGTTAATAATATTTTTTTCATTTGTATTTATCTTTTAATGAGTTTAGAAGATCATCTCCTTCTTTAAGAGGTATATTTTTTTCAAGGTTTTGAATTTCAGATCTTACTTGAGAAACTTTTTTATCGGAGTTTTTTAAATCTGTTGTCGCCGAAGTCAATTTTCCCTCAAGAGAAGCTACTTTTTGCTTAACTATTTTGATTTCGAGTTCTTTCTTTTCGATATCAGATTCAATACCTAGTATTCTAGACCTTAATCCTTCTCTTTCAGTTCTAAGTGAATCTCTTTGATCTTCGAGTTTTTGAATCTCCTCGTGTAGTTTTTTATTTTCTGGATTGGTTTCTTCTGATTTGATTTGAGTATAAACTATCCATCCACCTAAAAGAATAATAATAAGTAGATAGATAAGATGAATCTTCCAGAGAGCTTCTTTTTTTGAGTTATCTTGTTCGTTCATATTTTTATATATAAAAAAAATCCATTATCTTTACAAAAAAATTAATCACTATGTCTAAAACAATCACCAGAGATAAAACCGAAGAAAAACTAGATCAGATCTATTCTTCAGGATATATTCTTTATCTTCATAACGATGACCATAATAGTTTTCAACATGTTATAAACTGCTTGATAGAGTTTTGTGATCATGATTATGATCAAGCTAATCAATGTGCTCATATTGTTCATTTTCGTGGCATTTGTGATGTAAAACGTGGATCGAAATCAGAAGTTGAAAAACCCTACGAAGCCTTGAAGCTGAACGGTCTCTCAGTAACAATCGAATCTGTTTAATCTCTAGCCCAAGGACTTTTTTCGTAACTTGACATCTTCTTTAGTCTATCCTTTCTGAACTTCTGCTCTCTAATAATCGACGAGTAGTTGATTGAGTTTTCATCAACTTGATTTCCTAATATTGCCTGAAAATGTTTGTATAACTCGGTTCCAGCTATGACAGGAGCAGCATCTTCAACAATTTCTCTGAACGGATGTTTTTGGAAAACCGACGATGAGTTTACTACGGTCATAACTATATCATCATTTCCAATATCTGCGGCGTAACGAGTGTTGCCGTGAGCTGTTGTGTGCTTAACAAAAGTAGTTATTTCTCTAATATTATCTTCGTTATTGATGATAATATTTTTCTTATTCATGTTATCTTGATAATCTTTCACTAAAAGATTTTTGTTTTCACCTAGTTTAAGACCGACTTTTTCTTCTATAGCGTCGGATTTATGCTTATATCTAAAGAAAATATTACTACCGTAATTGTTGTTACCATCAAACACATGTGGTAGATGAGCTAAAAACTCATTTCCGTAGGTATTAATTTCTAGAACAACCTTAAAGTTATCGGGATCAAAAAACTCAAAAGCTAAAACATAGAAAAGTTCAGCTAGTTGCTTTACTGAAATAACATTACTTCTAAATAAACCTATTTGTTCTAGACAAAAGAAATCAGATAAATTTTTATAATCAACGCTGAAAGCTTCTACCGTGTCTAGTGATTTCGGTGAGATCTTAAATATATTCATAACAGAATAATCTTGACCTAAACCTTCAGATATATCGATTGATATTACACCTTTAACTAACTTTCTTCTTTCTTGAGAAAAAATATCAGGATCATCGATCCATTTAAGATCTTGATAGGAAAAATTAAGCAAAGTCTCCATCTTATCAATCTCTTGCCACTGATAGTTTTTCTTAGCCTTTATAAGACCCTCTATTACACTCTCTGAAAGTAGGGATCTTGAAGAGTTAATAAATCTCAATCCAAACTCTTGATTAAATGCATCTTCTCCACCAATATCTTTGATAGCTTCTTCTTTCCAAGTTGAAACTTCAGCTATCTGTGAAATGTGTATTTCTTTACCCGATGGTGTTAAGAATCTAAATCCTTTAGATACATCCTCCGTAATAATATCGTTGTTATAAACATGAACAACATCTTTCTCGAAATCTGGATTGTATTTAAGTAGAACTTTTGTAGAATCTTCAAACTCTTCACGAGCTATATTGAAGACCATTTCTTTGGTAAGATCAAAATCTCTCATTTTAAATGGATTCAATCGGTAGTAAGTCACGAACCTACCAGGAACTTGATACCAATAAACTCTCATAGCTTTGTAGTTGTTCTTGAGTGGATCTCCCTCAGGTCTTTCAGCAGCTGTTAAAAGTTTATAGAACAGGTTCATACCGTTCGGGGTTGAAGTAATAATAATTTTTGAGTTCTGTATAGCAGATACCGTTGGATAGGCAGCCGTGTAGTAGGGTTCGATGATATTCGAGGGAATATGCGCAAATTCGTCCATATAAAGTAGGTCAATCGTAAAACCAATAGCTGGTGTTTTAGACCTAGCCGCAGTTTTTATTCTACAACCATTATCAAATACAATACTTCGTTGATTCCAGTTTTTTATACCAGCCTTCAGAAAGAAAGGTAGAAGAACATAAATAGCCTTAATCTTATCTACGATTTCAATTGTTGTAGCAGCTACGTTTGCTACGATCATCGCGTTTTTATCGTTGTTGAAAAGTAGAAAATGTAATATCGTGATCGCGGTGTTTACGGTTTTTCCTATTTGTCTACTCGAACAAAGTATAGAAAATCTATTTTTTGAGAATAGATCTAAGATTTCTTTTTGGTAATCACGAAGCTCGATATGTGTTATCGTTCCATCTTCTGTTTTTATTTTACAATATTTTTGTGCAAAATATTTAATATCAAGTTTACATTTAATGTATTCTTGAAGTTCTTCTTCTGTTCTATTGAATACAACTCCACTTCTTCTTACACCGATTTCGTTTTGAAACCAAGGGTTTTGAAATCTTTTTACGACTACACCGTCGTTTATATTTTTGGTAACATTCTCAACCATTTTGGTTGTGAATACTATCTGCTTAACAACTTCTTCTTTTTTTGCTACTGCCATATGAACCAGTATGTTTTTAATAATATATATAAAAAAAACGGTTTTTTAAGTAAATGGATAAAAAAGAGCAAAAAATGTCTCAACTTCAAGAGGAATACGCAAGATTACAAAACGAGAGTAAAGAGATTGAAATAGGTAAATATCTAGCAACCAGAGATGATTTACCCGATCTTGGAACCATTCAGATCTATGATTATGACAAAGATATTGATGAAACAAGTGAACAATCTATTGAAATACTAGAGAGTTTGGTGGATCTTTACCTGGGTGATAATCCTTCAATTAGAAAGCATCCCTATGTTATCAATAAACTAAAGGAAGATGCCAATATTTACGCAGAGGCTCTTTTTTTACAGAGAATGGCAAGGCGTAATTTTCTAACTCAACTTAAACAAGTAGATAACGGTGATAATTCAGCTAGAATGCATGAAGTTATCAATCAATCTATTTCACAAATTAGGGAAAATACTAAATTCTCTCAATCGCAAAGAACTGAACTTGAGAAATTTTACAAAGATATGCGTAAAGATTTTGGATTGAATGAAATTTCAACAGGAGAAGAACTAATTTCCGATGGAGATGACCAAGGCGGTTCAACTACTGGACTTATGGATAATCGCTCACTAAACGATATGATTGATAAATATCTCAAGAATAAGGAATGAAACTGAACTCTTCGGAAGCATCAAATTATTTCTGGAAAATGGATTGCTTTTCTGGTCAATTCAAATTTTTTACTTCACTTGATAAGTTTTTATATCCAGAGAATTCGGTAATTTTTTTTGTAATTGAAAAGGATTCAAATCCAGTTTGTGTAGCTCATCTATCCAAAGATTATGATTTTTCACAAAAAACATCTTCTTTTAGACATCCAAATCCCTGGAAAATAACTTTTATTTCTACTCGTTTAGGATATGAATCAAGGGGATTAGCAAGGAGCATTATCGATGAAATTTTAGATTGGTCTAAAAAAAATGAGGTTACTCTTGTAACCGGATATTATTCAAAAGAAGGTTGGAAAAAAATAAGACCACATATTATAGAGAGTGCAAAATCTAGAGGTGTAATACTTTTAGATAGTAACAAAATTATTTGAAAGACTCGAAAGTTTTTATGAACTTCTGAAGTATAATATCATTTTCCCGAGTTAAGACTGGATTTACACCATTATCAAATACTTGATGAGTAATAAACTTACAAGGAAGTTGAATAAGATTTTCTTTGATAACTTCTTGTATAGATGGAGTCGAACCCCTTAAACAATGTCTGATAACATCATTAATATAACTACCATATTTTTGAGTTTCTATTGAGTTATCCCAATAGTTCACTACACGATATTCTTCAACTTCTTTATCAACAAATTTATCCTCTTCGATTTTGTGACCCGTGAGATGTTCGGCTAATAATTTAAGTTTAGCATATTTCACATCATCTCTGTTTTGAGAATAAAAAGTTTCCGCAACAAAATAATACCTCTTTATATTTACACCGAACTCTCTAAAGGCTTCTTTTATTTTTTCAAGCATTTTTTTGTATGAGTTTCTAGTTTGTTTTGATAGTATAATATAAATATCATCCGGTGAATTTTTCAGAGGTTCTAGTATTTGATAGTTTATTTTATATTCGAGTTCATTAATAATATCTGGATTCAAGAACTCTTGTAGAGAAATACCTAAATTTCCCAGATTAACACCTGATTTTTTTATTTTTACACGAAGACGGTTGTAGGTATCGGTGTCTAAATAGAAATTTTTTCCATTAAAATCTATTTTATGACCCATTTTTTGGTAGATACCCGATTCAAATAAATTGAAATCTTCGGGTGAAATTTTCATGATAGGCTTGTTTGGTTTAAGCTTATCAACAATCCAGGCTTTTTGATTAACCTTCAATAAACAATCTATATCGAAAAAGTGTGATTTCATATCTTGAAGTTATATATTATTTTTTATATATAGAGTATCTGATCTATGAGGTATTCACAACTAAAATTCGCTACTTCGATAATAACTGATCAGGATCGTATTGATGAAATCCTGAAATCTGAAGGTTTTCACTGGCTAATAGACTCGGAAATAGAGATGGCCAAAATAGAAATAAAAAAGGGAACTCTTATATGGTGGGATGGATTTTTCTATTCAGGTGACTGGTATTATGGTATTTTGAAAGGTGGAAAGTTCTGGGGAACTTTTCATAATGGTATTATCGAAGGTGGTCAATTTTATGGGAAGTTCATAAGTGGTGTTCGAGAATAAACACTTAAAAAAAAAAATAATTTACGGATATGAAAAAGAATTTAGAGAGCAAAGAAAACCTAAAAACTACTAAAGTAGTTCTTATCGAAAAAGAGGCCAACGGTCAATTTTTCTTCGAGATTGGAAATGAAATAACAATAGATTTTTGTGAAGCAGTGGCTATAATGATGACAAAGATAAGAAAAGATGATCCGATATGGTCTACAAAAATTGTTTTTGATAGAAATATAAACCCCGTAAAATCACTTTATTGGCTAACAGGTGGTCACAAAGAATGGAGACAACCAGAGCATTATCGAGGTAATTGGGGTAGATTCTCCTCTAAATTTTCAGAAAAGTGGTCAGATAAAATTGTAAAAATCTCAAAAAAAGCAAAAACACTCTCAGATGTAAGAAGTGGATTTCTTAAAGAGGTTAATTTTTTGGATATCTATGAGTTCGCACTGAAAAACGAGATGCTTAAATAAATATATAGAACAAATTTAATATTATTATGAGATATATTCTTAAAAGAGATACTTTTTTACAAAAAGATAAAATGAATGAAGTATTCAAAAATGAAGTAACTTGGGGTGGTTCTTTATTTGGAAGGCTAATAAACTCAACTTTGAGAAAATTAAAACTTCAATATGATTCTATGAGGATGGATGGGGTTTTACAAGAAATAGAAAATACTATCTATGAGATTCTCAGAGAAAGTATGAATAAAGATTTGAGAGTAAAGTTGTATCGACTAAGAATAAAAAATCACGTTGCTAAAATAAAAGATGTTTGCTTAACAACAAATGATGCTCTACCTGATTGGAAAGAAGACGTAGATTGTGATGGCACGGGCACAGATGACACAAAGCTAAAATTATTAATTGGCATCGATTCATCAGATGCTAAATTTATTTCCAATAAAGATATAACAGATAAATGGAAAGACCTACCACCAGGCTCACTAATTGGTGATTTATTACTAGAATTAGAAACTTTAGAAGAACTAAAAAAACTTTTCAAAAGAGAAGAATTGAATGATTTGAGAGATATTCACTCGGATTTCGCTATCGAACTTAGAAGATTTAGATGGAAAAAATGTAATCCAACTAGAGATCTAGGAGGCGATAATGCTAGAAAACAACAGTGGAAAGAGAGAACTGTTGTGTCTGATTCAGACGAAGTATTGAGAAAAGAAATTTCTGTAAAAAATGAATCACTAAATAAAGGAATTTTCCGTAAATTTTCTGAATTTGAAGAATATAGATTATTATTAGAAGAAATAAAAACAAAATCTCAAATAGGTATTAAAAATACGGATTACGGTAGGGGAAAAATAGGTTTTGGTTCTACTTCATATAATAAAAAAAATATAAAAACAACACCAGTTGTTACACAAACCAATACTTCTACACCAGCTGTAACGCAAACAAATACCTCAACTGTAACTCAAACAAATACCTCAACTGTAACTCAAACAAATACTTCAACTGTAACGCAAACAAATACATCAACTACAACACAGAGTATTACAACATCAACTACTACAACACCAGTTCCAACGCCAACAATAACAACCTCAACAACAACACTAAAACCGGAAACAATTGCTAATATTTGGAAAAGTTATTTCCCAAAAGCAGGCATCAATGAGAATTTTCATTATGAATATTCTATGGTAAATGAGAAAAATTTAACAGCTTTCAGACTTACTAGAGATGATGAAAGAGAACTAGAAGAACTAGAGAATCAACTTTCCGCTGGAACATTCACACTCGACTATCAAATAGCTTCGGATGCTATGGTAAGACTATTTAACTTATTAACAGTAGCATATAGATTATTTGCAACAGATTATATACCTTCGGGTAGACCAGGTGGTAGAGTTTCGATGAAAACTTTTCAAGAATATGAAAAATTGGGAGGTGGTCCATCTAAAGGTAGAGACGCTAGTTCTACACTAAAAGATGCGGGTGGAGAAGCTGTAATTCCTGATTTCGGACCTTGGGCAAAAAAGATCGTCTATAGAAAGTTTCAGACTTTCGTAAATCGACTACTTCAAGACCAAAAATTAAGGAAGATATTTGCAAATATAAACTTTGATTATCCAGGAGCAGAGGATAAATTCAATGATTCATACAAATGGAAATTATTATTGGAAAATCAGGACTCATCAACACCAAAAATTCAAGGGAAGGGCAAGATGGGACCAGTATTGTTCAACTTACTTCAAGATTTAGCAACCCCATCAAAATGTAGAGGTGAAGATTTAATAGACGAAGCCACTCGTAAATATTTTGGACAAGAAATTCAAGAAAAATTACCCGATTTGAGATATTCCGCCGACAAGAGTAAAAACAGTGATACAAATCAAAATTTTTTATATTGGAACGTAAAACCATCGCTAACAACACAAAGATTCATGTGGTGCATCCCAACTACTAAAGATCCTATATCACAACAAGAGGAATCAGAAATACAAAATACTTCTTACGGTAATATTCTACAAAATAAATCAGGAAGTAATGTTCCTATTTATGTTAATTTTCTTGATACATCATTAGTAGATAAAGTTGAAACAAAATCAGGTGGTGTGTCGATAAAGTTTTATCCTGTCAAAATAACTTTTAAGACTCCATTATCTGCAAATAAATTTTATGAAGATAATAGATCGAGTTATACTGGATACACAGATTGGAGTGATGTTACACAACTTGACCCTAACATATACTATGGATATTTGTACGAAAAAAATGGTATAATTTGGATATTCTATTGTGATATAAATGAATCTCCTTTTAGATCTGTTCATTATCAAAAAGTTAAAATAAATCCACAACTTTATTCTGGAAGAAAAGATCCCGAAGGAGATGGTAAAGAAGGAGAGGCTAATATTCAACTATCAGCACTTTATGATCAAAATAATAAATTCTTAAGTGCACCAAATCAAAGATTATCAACAATAGATTTAGAAACTTACCAAAATTTCTATGAAAGAGAAGTAGAATCCACGGGTAAAAGTTTTAAGAGTTTTATGTTAGAGATTACTGATGATTCAAATCCATCAAATACTGGCAGATTGGATGTAATTGAAATATAACAATGAAAATACTCCAAAGTTTTAGAAGTTTTCTTGAAAAATATACTATTCAACCTGATGAAAATGTAAATCTAGTAGATAAAAAGAACCACTATAATACTCTAGAAGAACAAATAAAAGAATTTGAGAGTCAAAAACCAGGACTTGAAACAATTTATAACACTTATTTAGATAAAAGAGATTTGATAAATAGGCTAAAACTAGGAAAGTATATTAAAGATACACAACAACAAGAAATATCATATATCAATCCACTTTTTTCTAGTTATGCATCTATTCTTGATCTTAAAAGGAAAGTTAAAGATTTAGAAACTTTCAAATCTCAATCTCAAAAAGAAGCTCAAGATAAAGGAAAAAAAGAAACTACCCTACCTCAACAAGCTGAAGATTTGGCGGCTCAGTCAAAACTTATATCTGATCAGGTTTCAAAAAAAGATTCGGAAATAAATCTTCTGAAAAGAAGAATTTCAGAAGAAGAAACTAAACATCAAAAATTAATTACGGATTCTAAAAAAAAATTATCTGATCTTAGATTACAAATAGATAATTTCAAGTAAAAAACCGAGTTTTTCGTAAAAAAACCCATTTTTTTGTTTTAATATATAAAAATAAAAAAAAATAAGTTATGGGACTACTTACAAAACTACTCTACAACACGGAGTATCAAAAAGTTGAGCCGGATGAACGGTTTAACTTCATGCTGCAAACTATGCAGTCTAACAGATGGAAAATCACTTTGATTATTCTATCAACATTTTTCTTTATAATCTTTGGTATAGTAATGGCCGTACTATTCAAAGCTACAATTGCTGAAGCCTGGAAAGAACTTTTACTTATTCTTTTAGGTGCGTTCGTAGGTAATTTGAACAAAGTAATTGATTTCTGGTTCTCAAATGAAGACAGAGATAAAATGCTTGTTCAAAAGATGGATGAAGAAGACGGAGTGTCTCTCTCATCTGGAAATACTGAAGAATAATAGCCATGAAAAAGTTTCTTGTAGGGCTTTTTGCCCTAATAACGCTCAATGCGTTCGGCCAAAATGGTAGAAATGAAGTTTTGATATCACCAAACTCATCTTCTCCACACTTTATTATCGACACTGTGTTTACACTTGGTAGTATTCTTCAAGATACTACTAAAGTTTATCTTCACTATCACAATCCAACCCTTACAAACTATGCTGGTTTTCAGGTTAGATTTTTTTATCCACAGGCTTCATTCAAACAACCAATTGTTAAATGGGGGCCTACAACAACATCGATATCCACCAAATATGGTTCTTATTATTCACAACCAGGTTGGGTAAATGCAACAGCCATCTACACCGGATCTTCGGCTGTTTTTGATTGGCCAGATGGCGCAGTATTCGAGGTTTTACTTCCACATAATGTTGGTTTCAATCCTTCATCTGTAGACTCACTTAGAGTCACTGGAACACCAACCTACAACAATATCGCTACAACTACAAGTGGTATTGATAACACACTAGGAACTTACAATCTTGGTGGTAGATTTCAGATGGATACTCTTTTAATACCAGTATCGGTATTAAATGTTGATGGAACTCCTGCAAGTGGAATGCCATTTGCCTTTGACTATAAACTAAAGTCAGCACAAGCTTATCAAAGAGGTCAAAGATTCACTACCAACACCTTTGGTATTGCTGGTATCAAAATACCTTACGATACTTCTTTCTATGACGTGAAATTAGTATCAAATTTAGATACACTTTCTGATAACTCAGCTATCAATATCACAGATGCTTATCGTCTTTCTGATATGAGTATTTATGCTGACACAGCACAATCTTATGAGTTTCAACAAGCTGACGTAAACAGAAGTGGTTCAATTTCGGTTTCTGACGCGTATCTTATATTTAATCGTCTAGCTACCGGAAGAACGACTTGGTCACCAGTTGTTGCTAACGAATACAATGTTAGATATTATACTCAGGCAGAATTTGATGCAATAATAACAAACCCTAACACTTTTCAAACCTCGATCATCGGAACAACTCTCGTAGATCTCTTACTTAATGGTATGAGCTCAATGACTTATCTTGGATATGTTCTTGGTGACGTTACTGGAACGGGTCTTAATAACGTTTCTTTTCAAATACAAAGACTTAACACCGGCACATCTGGAACATCTTATGTTCTTGATCAAGGTATGATCTACCAAAACATCAAAGATTCAGTTCAGTTTAGAATACCTAAACTTACTATTTCTGGTGATAATACCGTTGATGTTAATGTAACACTTATTACACATGGTAACAAAGTAGGTGCTTCTCAAATCGGTCTAAAATACAATCCTCAAATCTTTAAATTTGTAGGTGTTAATGTAGGACAAGAGGCAAGTGCTTGGAACTCATTTATCTCATCGAAAACAGGTGAAATTCTATGGGGTGGTCACGAATCAAAAATGTCACCTTCTCTAATCACTAATCCAACTCAGATGTTTAACTTCAAATTTGAAATCCTAAACAATAACTGGGAAGAATCACCTATACAAATAATCAATAAAGCAGCTGGTAGTGATAAAGCACAAGATTTGAATATCATTCCTTCACCAACCGATGCTACAATCGTAAACGGTAGAAGAGCTAGAGATCTTGTAGATCAACTTGTAAATGGTTTCAGAGTGTATCCAAACCCAGTTGTAGATGAAATGTATGTAGATTATTTTCAAACAACACCAGACAATCTAACTTCAGAAATCTACGATCTATCTGGAAAACTACACAGCGCTGAAACACAGTTTGTAGCACAAGATCAGACCGTCACTAGAAGAATTGAAACAAATACTCTTAAGCCAGGCTTATATTTTGTTAGATTAACTACAGGAACAAAACAAAAAATATATAAGTTTATTAAAAAATAAAAAAAAACAAAAAAAAACTATGGCAGAAGAAACCGAAAATGACGGAACCTGGGGTGGATTGAAAAAGACCATCGTAGGCACACTAGCAACTGTGGTAACAGGTGGTGGTGTATGGATTTCTACTACTCTCTTCGGAGGTGGTGGAAACGACAGTGAAGAGACAAAAACTGAACAAGTAGCACCAGCGGCTGCTCCGGTTATAAATCTCAACTTGGAAAACAACAACCAAAACAACGCATCGAGTAACTCTGGAGGTGGTGGAACGACCGTCATCAGAGAGAAAGAAACTATCAGAGAAGTAGCGCCAGCATCTCAACCACAGGCTCAGCCAGCCGCTGCGCCTGCTGAGGAAAAGAAAGAAACACCAGCCGAGAGAATGAAAAGACTCAGACAAAAACAACAAGAACAGGAGGGAGAAGAATGAAAAACTGGTTATCGATTCTCTCACTAAGTTTCTTGATGGTAGTTGGTTGTAAATCTAGTATTTCGACCACACAATATCAAGCGGATTTTGAAAAAACTGATAGAACACTAGAATCTATCTCAACCTACACGGGTAAAAAACAAACCGTGCAGCTTTCAAAATTGAATGTCAACAAAGAACTCTGGGAAACTTTTCCTGAACTTAGGGAAAAAAGACTAGGTCTTGGTGTATCTAACCGTATTGTAGAAAATCTATTATATACCAATCGTTTTGAATTTACCGAAGAAAAAGACGCCGTAGTCAATCAAATGCTCGACGCCTGGGAAAAGAAAATCGACGGTCTTGACGATGGTAAAACTAAACTAAAAATGCAGGGTATTCGCTTACCAAAATATATCGTTTACGCAGAGATTTATGATTTTTCTGTATCATACTCAGAAAACTACGATAAAGGTAAGTTGAAGAAAACCAATACTACTATTATGGGTATTCAGATTCGTTTAGTTAATGTAGAAAATTCACAATATATCGTTGCTTCTGGTCAAGGTCAATCTACACAATTCGGTGAAGGTTACTTTAAGAACCCAGAAATGGGATTTGACCAATCAACTGTTGGTATTGCTACTCAGAAAGCTTTGGAGGTTGCTACAATGAACCTAGTAAAGCGTCTGGAGCAAAATGGTTGGTAAATTTTTATTATCGTTTATTTTAACACTTTGTATAGGTGGAATTTTGAGTGTAAAAGCTCAAAGTTTCACCTATACTTATTATAATAGTTGTTTACAAAGAAATGAAACTATTCAAATACCCATAGGTGGTTCTGTAACAATTAATTTTTTAGGAAGATTCAGAACTTTCACTCAGGCTGAAATGGAAAATGGTGAACTTGAGAGATGGAGAGAGGGAATTATAAGTTCTCTCCCACCAGGAACTGATCCGTGTGCTTCAGAAAGAGGTCAAGCAGCTTCTGGAGCATCTACGAATTTAAGTAATTTTTTGGGAAGTGTATCTGCTAACAATGTAGCATCTCTTACTTCTGTTGTATCGATGGCTAGCTCGATAGGAAATTCGGTCGGTGGTATCGGATCCGGCACAACTGGAGGAACTACAGGTCAAAACGGTAATGGATCTAACTCAAACTCTTCAGGATCATCTAGTGGTGGTTCGGGAAACAACTCAGGTGGCAGTGGTGGTAATGCTGGTGATGGTTCAGGAAACAACTCAGGTGCATCTGGTTCAAATACTGGTGGATCTGGTTCAAATACTGGTGGATCTGGTTCTGGTGGTGGTTCTGGATCAGGTAGTGGAACTGGTGGAACCGGAAATGGTTCTGCTCCCGGTAACAACACAGGAGGGGGTGGTGGGTCAAATCAGCGAGGTGGTTCAACTCAAAACGGTAGTTCTACAGAAAATAATTCCGAATCTGGTGGCGTAACCGCACTGGGAGAACAAAACCAACAAGTTTCTAGTGGTGGTGAAAGTGGAGGTAGTGATGGTGGGGGATCTTCTGGTGGTGGTAAATCATCTCGAGGTTCATCACGTGTTGCTTCTGGTGCTCTCATTGCTACAGGTGATATAGTTGTTATTAGAAATGATTCTGATATCACCAAAACAGGTAATGATAACTTCCGTTTCAACACATCACTAACACATGTAAATACTGAACAAACCTTCATCAAAGGTCTAAATATCAACTACCAGACAGGTCAGAATATTCTTAATTTGTCCGGTTATGGTTCTTTGAAGATGAAAAACTATATGGGTATTTTTTCGACATCTTATATGACTAATTTTAACAACGATTGGTTTTTAACAGCCTCACTACTCAACGCTCAGAAAGTTAATAAAGTAACACTAATGGCAGGCACTACCTTCACGACCGGAAAATTATCAGATCAAGATTTTAGAAACTGGGCATTGATGGGTGGTGGTTTTACTAATTTCAAGGGTGGTAGATCTCTTGGAATTAATTTTTTAGGTCTTGGTGTTTATTCACCCTACACCTATTATTACCAAGGTCAGTGGTATCAGAGTGGTTTATTGTTCATTCCTATGATAAATACAGATATGAAAGTAACTTCTAAGTTTAAATGGACTATTAGTTTTTCTGGTGTTTATCAAGTAAATCAGTCATTTTTAAACTGGCAAGTCCTGACAGGAACTAAAATTCTATTATGAAAAAAGTTATATTTCCACTACTACTTATTTTTTTATCTCTATCGACTCAAGGGCAAAGTTTTACACATTCAGGTTTTATTAGAACTGAAGGCGATGCTCCTGTTCAGAATATTATCACAAAGTTGTTCAGAAGAACACCTACTATAGTTTTATCTAATACGATGAACGTGAAAATATACTCAACACACTTGGGAAATGGAAATACCTCACAATACGGAGCATATCCTACAGTAACATCTGAATTCGATCGACTATTCAATACTAGTTTTTCAAATACACAACTTAGATGGACTGGAACACTACCTACTACTACTTGCCTAAATTTTACGACTTTCACAACAATCAGAAACGCAGGAGCCACAGTCCCTAATAACGGAGAGTATTATTCAGTTGAGGTTACTGGAACATTTATACCACAAACAAGTGGTCAATATTCTTTTGGTATCAACTCAGATGATGGATCTGATCTATTTATTGGTGGAAATTTTGTAGTTAGTTATTACGGTGGTCACGGAATGAGTGGTCCAATTTATGGAAATATTAACTTAACAAGTGGTGTTCAATACACCTTTCGAGCTAGAATGCAGGAGTATGCCGGAGGTGATGGTCTTAGTGTTGTTTGGAGAAGACCCGGTCAATCAACTCACTCTCTACAAACTTCGGAAATTGGTATTCCAACTTCATCACCTGGCTCTTGGACTTTACAATCAACTTCACAAACAAATAGTTCTGGTCAATATTCTCTTTCTTCAACAGGACTAATTGGTGATGAATGGTCTGTAGAAGTGACTATACCGACAACTTTGTCAAATCTAACAAGTTCTGATTTTTTAGGTATTGATAGTATTGTTTTACAAAGAATACCATTACGTTCTATCCATTTCCATAAATACGAGATTACGGGTGATAATAGTATAACTATTGGTGATATTTATTTAACATCAAGAAGAATAGGTGGATTATCCTATCAAAAAAGAACACTTCTTTTCACACAAACTCAGTGGAATACTCTTATTTCTAGCACTGGAGATCTAAGAAATACGATACCTGGTATTCAATCTACTTACACTTTTACACCTACAAATGGTGGTGTGTCAAATTTTTATTTACTAACACCGGGTTTTACTAATCAACAGAATTTAGTTTATTGATCTCTGTATTGTTTGTCAAGATCGAAAAGTTGACTATAGAAAAATTGTTTAAACTCTTCTAAAATATTTTTATCAACATCTCGTTTTCCTAAAATTTGATTAGCTAGATAGTATCTACTTATGTAGAAGATATCTTTTGCTTTGTTATATCCTATTTTGTATGTTCTTTCCGGTAACTCAATAACAAGTTTTGGCTCTTCGTAAATATCCCAATCTAGAACTTGTTTTATAGTGCCGACATAGTTAGTTTTTCTTTTATATTCTAATTCGTCTTTGGTGAAATCCTCAGTGCGATAAGTTATGATATTAAAATTAAGTGTTTGACCTACTAAATGATCTAATTTTCTGCCCCTTTTTTTAGAAAGATTATCCCAACTTTCACCTGGTGAAAACTCTTCAAATTTTTTTATAAGTTTCATTTTTTTGGACTTTTATTTTTTTGTTTATATATATTAAAATGAAAATATTTAGAATTGTTACGTATTTTCTCTTTTTATCAAGTGTTGTATTTGGCCAAGTTATTACTATTTCTACTATTGATGGTAGAATACCACAGGGAATTCCAGTAACGGTTGAACATTTTGTTCCAGGTCAGACTGGATACACACAAGGATCTGTTCCATATGCTTATGAATCAACATCAGGAACTTCACTTACTCTCGGTGATGACCAGACTATATCAAATCTACCAATTGGTTTTACTTTCAATTACTGGGGAACTAATTTTACAACTGTAAATATCTGCTCTAACGGATGGATTTCATTTACCAATACGGGTGGTGATATCGTTGGTGGTTCTCCAAATAATACAGTAAGAAACGGAATACACGCAAACGCTATGGATCTCTTTCCGATATCCGGATATTTTGTTAGATACCAAACTACCGGATCACAACCAAATAGAAGATTTATAGTAAGTTATCACATTGGATATTATAATTGTAGAACAACTACTACTCTCTTTACTGATTTTCAAATAGTATTATCAGAAACTACCAACACTGTAAGAATAAATCTACTCTCGCACCCTGGTTGCGCTTCTCTATCTTCATTACAGGGTATTTCAAATAGTGATAACTCTCAAATAATCACCACACCAGGAAGGAATGGTTCAAATTGGAGCGGAACCTCTAACTCCTCCGTCCTTTTTACGCCTTTCGTTCAGAGTTCAACTTGGATACCACAAGGAACTATTCTTACAAATACGCAGGGTAATTCTTCATTTTCTAATCCACAAAACTATACGTTCAGAGCTACAATAAATAGTTCACAATACTCTAACACAATAATAGAATCAGAACTGAATTATTTACTCTTTATGAAAACTTTTCCATCAGAGATGAGAAGTTGGGATTTTTACACTTGTGATATAACCTCAGACTCTACAACAAATTATTTTGATATTAAATCTGCTTGGAATATATTTTGGAATAATTCAACATTAAATCAAAATCTAGTGTTTTCCAACGCCGAAAAACTCGATATAGAACAAAACTCTACTTTACCAAATTACTACCTGACAAGACCTCTGAGTCATACTAGAACCTTTGAGAATACTTCACTAATATGGATAGTTTCAAAAGGTAAACACAGAACTACAACAACTGCTTCTAAAATTCAAGATTAATTTCTAGATATATAACTATACTTGAAATTAAAAATTTCAAGATAAAATCTAGAAATTAAAAATGGATTCAATTATTTGTTACTTTATAGCGAGTGTTATAACACTCGCTCACATGAACGGTGTCCAAGATACAAAACTAACCTACGGAGCAAAACAAATCGTTACGGAACTTGCTAACGATAGATATACCTTATGTGATAGCGGCAGAGCTATTAACGTAGAAATACTTTCAATCGAAGCACCAACAAAAGGTATTCGTATCGGACCTTTCGAGTTCAAGCAAAAGAAAACGATTGTTAAAACAAAAATTATTATCGACGGCAAAGAGTATATCGGTGAAGGATCAAACAAAACTTCTGTATCCTCAACCTTACTTCAACTTCAAGATGAAAAACTTCCTTTCGAGAGAACTGAGTTTTCTTCAGCTCTTCGTCAGTCACTTGAAAACGCCATGAAAAAATAATAATTTTTGATTTTATATATATCCTAAAAAAAAAAAATAAAAAACTATGGTCATTAAATTAAATTCAAAAGGTGAAGAAGTAAAAAAACTTCAACAAAAATTAGGATTGGCTGCTGATGGAGTATTCGGTCCTGGAACTGAAAAGAAAGTAAAAGAGTGGCAAGCAGCTAACGGACTTACAGCAGATGGTATTGTTGGTGATGGAACTTGGGCGAAAATGTTTCCAGCAGCAACTACTGCACCTACAGCACCGGCCGCAGCAAAACCAATCAAAGAAGATGTCGTATTTCCAACAGATTCTACGTTCAAACTTGAAAAACTAAAAGGTCATATTCCTGATGCCGTAATAGCTCAAATACCTGACACTGCTAAGAAATTCAATATTACTACACCACTTCGTTTAGCTCATTTTCTAGCACAGTGTGGTCATGAATCTGGTGGATTCAAGCACATCCAAGAAAATCTCAATTACTCAGCTGATGGTCTTAAAAAGATATTTCCAAAATATTTCCCTGGCACCACTGCTGATTCTTACGCTAAAAATCCAGAAAAAATAGCATCTAAAGTATACGGTGGTCGTATGGGTAATGGTGACGAATCTACAAAAGAAGGTTATAAGTTTAGAGGTCGTGGTTATATCCAACTCACCGGTAAATCGAACTATACTAATTTTGCTAAGTTTATAGGTGAAGATACAGTTGCCAATCCTGATCTTGTAGCTAGTAAATATCCTCTAGCATCAGCAGCTTTTTTCTTTGACTCTAACAAACTCTGGGCTATTTGTGATAAAGGTAGTGATGAAGCGACAGTAACTGCGGTAACGAAAAGAGTAAATGGTGGAACAATCGGTCTTGCGGATCGTTTGAAACATTTTAAAGAGTATTTCGCTCTACTATCCTAAAAAGTGTAAAAAATCACTTTTAAATAAATATATATAGTATCAAAATAAATAAAAAAATATGGCAATTCAAATTGGAAAATATAAAAGACCCGGTGTCTTTTTAGAAGAAATTGATAGGTCAATAGTCGAGTCACCAACAATTATCGATACTTTCAGTACTTTAGTTGTGGGATTTTCTAGAAAAGGTCCAGTAAATACGGCTGTTCTAATACAGAACACCTCTGATCTAGAAAGGATTTTTGGTCCTATCGATAGAAACTTAGAAAGAAAGGGATCTTTTTTTCACAGAACTATCACCAAGTTACTTGAACAAACACCAGTAACAGCGGTTAATCTTTTATCGACTTCAGATACAGAAGATTTACTACGATATAGAAGTCTTTCTACCTCAACGGATAATACCAATTTGGTCAAGAGAACTGCTCCCTACAGGAGATTTTTTGATACTACTGGTTTTTGGAAGAGAGATGAACAATCTTTTGGCCTCTATACAAAACAAAATCAAGGTGACTACACTAAACAAATTCTCTCATTTACAAACTTTTCAGATAGAACAATAACAGTTTTTGTTGTGAAGTCTTCCCTAACAGGTTTTGACAGAACAATGATCGAATGGTATGGTAATGTAGAAAATATGCCAAGATATTTAAATATGCACGATTACGCATCCGATTATATGGTTGATGTTGTTGTAATTGGTGGTGATTGGACTAATTATGTTGAATTAACTTCTGATCCGAGATGGTCACAGTATTTTACAACAGAAGGTATCAAAAAGAGTGAACTTAGAAATTTCGCAAACGATAGAAATATCAATCTTTTAGCCTATTATGAAGGTCTATCACTTGTTCCATACTTTAGGGATGCAAATGGTAGAAATATCTTTATTGAAACTATTATAAATAACGATACCGATAGATCGGGTCTATTTTGTACTTTTGACAACGATCTATTCGAGACAGATTATCCAAATGGACTTGTTGATTTAATCGGTGCTAATTTAGTAGGAAGCTCAGCTACTTCAGTAGAATTTCTTTCTTACAAAGAAACACTTATTGAAAAACTTTCATATTCTGAAAAGTTTTTGGATTCTCCTGGTAATGTTATCGGTCTAGCTGGAACTTTCTCAGCAGATTTTCGTGTAGCACCAACAAGAGAAGAAAGAACTGCTTTCTACTCAGATGGATACATCTATGATTTAGTGGCAGGAACAATTAGTGGATATACATGGTCTTTCAGTTTGATGGGTGACACAAGTTTCAACTTCGAATATAAAGTTGGTGTTGATTCATTTGTAGTTATAGGATCTTCAACTATATCACTAACGGATAATTTCACATACACAGTAAGTGCCGGGACACTATCCAACGGAACTTATTCACAAGTATTCTACTTGAATTCAAGTGGTGAATTCAAGACCTTAAGAGGTTCTTCTAAACCAACAGTAGCTGCTACGGATATTGTTCTAGGATATACTACTTATGATATTGTGTCTGGTTCATTTAGTAGCGTAACATATTCAAATGTTACGGTAGGTCATAGTGGTTACAGAGAGCTTTCACATGGTTCGAGTTCAGACTACTATATCACGGCGACTGGTTCAGACCTTAAAACACTTAATGTATTATTCCCATCAACAACTGGAACAATCGCAACATCTGATTACGAGAACTATAGAAGAATTAAAACTTTCAATTCTCTTGTAAGTTTCTTACAATCGACCGATAAGTATAAAGGTTCTATTTTATTGAATACAGATTTTGACAAACTAAGTTTACAAAATACTGAAGTTCAAAATGTAGTCAATACACAAACACAAAACAAATCTTTCCAACTCGTATTACCAGAGGCAGTAACCTCAATGATGCAGTCTGGTGTTCTTGTTCTATATAGAGTAGATAATGAGTTGATATTAGGTATAAATGGTTTTGAAACAAAGACCGAAGTAGCCGAGACAACAGATATGGGTTCAGTTGGTGAGTGGTCAACGTTCTTTAGAAACTACTACGACGGATTTATCAATACTGGTGATTATTTTCACCCTAATGTTCTATCAGGAACGATTAGTTATCAGTTTTTAGATTCAGATCTTGATTTGATATTATTTTCAGGTGGTAGTGTTCCATCTGAAGTTGGAGTAGGATTTTCTTTTGTTCTACCAGATTCAACACTCAATACATCTATTTATGAAATTACAGCGGCTAGTGGATCATATTATGTTCTAGACAAATCTGTGTCGAATGAGAGTGGAGTTGCTAAATATATTTGGGATGCTGATACAAAACACTATCTGAAAATGTATACTTCAGATACAAGTTCTAATGAAAATCTTATCTGTAAATTTACAGATGAAACTTTAGTTGGAACACAATCTCTTACTAATTTAGACTATAATACAAACTTTTTCCCCTATTCTAAGAGAGGTAACTTCGATCAAACAGTCGATATTCTAGTTCCAACAGGATGGACTGAAAATACAAATAAGATCTTAGTGGATTCTACTAGATATCCTGAGATTAAGATTGGAGATTTTCTTGAAGCTGATTATTCAACTGCTTCATTGGCTACTGGTGAAGTTCCAAGAAAACTCACTAGAATTTTAACAAAAAGAAGATGGAGTGGAAATACCGCACTCACAGAGCTTACTTGTGATTCAGCAATTAAGAAAACAACTGTGAACGGTGATTATATTACCAAGAGATATAGTTCAATCGAAAATTATGTAACCACTTATAAGGGCCTTGCATTCGAAGGATTCCAAATTAGAGAAGCATCGATGCCGGATGGAACAGAAACTCGTCAAAACCAAATCTTGAATCTTGTAGCTAAAGGGACTCCACTATTTAGAGCTCTTACAAATAAAGAAGCTCTTGACTTCAGATATGTAGTTGACTCATTTGGTCTTGGTCTTATCGAAAATTCAAAACAACAATTAGTTGATATTTGTGGAGAAAGACTTGACGCGTTCGGTATCATTAATATGCCATCGATGAGAAGTTTCAGAACTTCTGTATCACCAAGCTTCGTAGATAGCGAAGGTGTTCTTCAGACAAGCTTTATAGCTCAGGGTGGAGACCCAGACACAGCAGCTGCTTTCCTATATTCATTTGGACAGGGTAAAGGTGTATCAGCTGTTGGATATTTTGCACCTTACGTTACAATTGATGATAATGGTAGAATAATTGATATTCCACCAGCTATGTATGTAGCAGGATCTTATTTGAGAAAAATTGTTACAACAAACTCAACAATCACTCCTTGGACAGTTGTTGCAGGTGTTACAAACGGTAGAGTTCTTGGCATCAATAATCTAGAAATAGACTTTTCACTAACAGATATTGAAAACTTGAACGGAGCTAAAATGAACCCTATTGTATTCAAGAGAAACAGAGGATTCGTAATTGAAACAGAAAATACAGCACAAACTCAGTTTGTATCTGCTCTATCTTATATTCACGTTAGAGAAGTTCTTATTGAACTTGAGAGAGAACTAGCTGATATGTTACTTGATTTCCAATGGAAATTTAATACTCCAGAAATTAGAGCTGAAATTAAACTCAGAGCTGATGTAATCTGCGAAACCTATGTCAACAGAGCTGGTTTGTATAACTACTTTAACAAATGTGATGAAGAAAACAACACACCTGATATTATTGATAATCAGATTGGTGTATTGGATACTTATGTAGAACCTATAAAGGCGATGGGTGTTATAGTAAACAACGTAACAATTCTCAGAACCGGGGCAATACAAAGTGGTGGATTTATCACAGCATAACAAAAAGTGCAAAACAAAAAAACCAGACCAAAGTGTCTGGTTTTTTTATGCAAAAAACTTTTGGAGTATTTTATATATATGTAGAAAGGTATGTTAGAAGATTTAGGCAACTTATTAAAAAATGATAGTTCAGGTAAGATGTCAAAAGAATCTTATGTCAAATATCACTATCCGGATCATTATTTAGCTATCTTAAATTTTTGCAAAGAAAATGGATTGAATGACTTACCGTTCAAAGAAAAGGTTTACTTATCATATCACGGAATTACTACTCAACCAAAATGTAAAAGAGATGATTGTAAGAATTTTACAAAATATAAAAATTCAACTCTAGGATATATTTCATATTGTTCTACAAAATGTATTTCTTCTGATCCTAATGTAAAAAATAAAAAAATAAATAATTCACTTGAAAAATGGGGAACTAAAACACCAAGTGAATCCCCGACCATTCGGAACAAGATAATACAAACTAATCAAACCAAATGGGGCGGTAATTCACCTATGTCTAGTGATGTGGTTAAAAATAAATCAAAAGAAACACTTATCAAAAATTGGGGAGTTGATAATCCATCAAAGAATAGAGATATATTAGATAAAAGAGTTGAAAGTTTCAAAGAAAACATCCAGATCTGGAAAGAATCCTATAAAAAAACGTCTATAGAAAGATGGGGTACAGAACACCCCTGGTCTAATCCAGAAGTTCATAAAAAAACAATCTTCGAGTTTTACAAAAACTATAGAGATAGAATTGAAGAAAAAATAAATCCATCAGACTATACTTTTCTTGGATTTGATAAAGATACAGATACTACTTCGCTACATTTTGGTTGTAATAAGTGTTTTAAGAATTTCAATATTTTAACCTATCAGTTCTATACAAGAGTAAAAAATTCAACACCTATATGCACTATATGCCATCCTATAGGTGAGACTATCTCACTAAAACAAGAAGAATTGTTAAAAATATTTCAGGAAAATTTTGATGGCGAAGTTCTTATGAATGATAAATCAGTAATATATCCCAAAGAGCTTGATTTTTATCTACCAGATCTTAAAATTGCATTTGAATTTAATGGAGTTTTTTGGCACTCATCTAGATTCAAGTCCAAAGATTATCATCTAGAAAAAATGAAAGTGTGTGAAAAACTAGGAATAAAACTTTATACTATATGGGAAGATGATTATTTGACCAAACAAGATATCGTGAAATCTTTCATTTTAAACAAGTTGAAAAGACCAACTACTCGTATTTGGGCTAGAAAATGTCAGATAAGAGAAGTTCTCTATCTAGAATCAAAAAAATTCTTAGAAGATAATCATTTACAAGGAGATTGTAAATCTTCTGTAAGATTAGGATTGTATTATGAAGGCGAACTAATATCACTTATGTGTTTTTCCAAAATAAGATTACCTATTTCTAGAAAAGGTGGTGAAGGTATATGGGAACTAACTAGATTTTGTAACAAAAATTATGTTAGTTGTCCAGGAAGTGCCTCAAAATTACTAAAACACTTTAAAAACAACTATTCTTGGATACAGATACAAACCTACTCAGATAATATGATTTCTCAGGGAGAACTATACGAAACATTGGGTTTTGACTATTCAGGACAATCACAACCCGGATATTGGTATGTTGTTAATGGTATTAGAAAACATCGTTTCAACTATAGAAAACACTTACTTGTAAAAAAAGGAGCTGATCCAAACAAAACAGAAGAGCAAATAACACAAGAACTTGGATACTCAAGAGTTTGGAATTGTGGTAACAGAAAATGGATCTTGAATAAGTAGGTTTTTGAGTTTATATAAAAAATCCACCTTCTTTAATAGTGGATTTTTTAATTAATATATAAACAAAAAAAAGCCTTCATGAAACCAATATTAATTGTTGAAAACAACACTAATCCTTTAGAGGTCAATGAGAGTGCAACATCACAAAAAAACAGTTATGTTCTAGGTGGTATCTTCACCGAGTTCGATAAAAAGAACAGAAATGAGAGGATATACACAGCCGATAAATTCGTTCCGGCCTTAACTGAACTAACAGAAAGAATTCAAAACATGGGTGTCGTCTATGGCGAATTTGATCACCCAGATGTTTTTGATACATCTCTTTCTAGAGCTTCACACCTTGTTTTAGAGGCAAAATATCTCAAAAATGAAAACAGAGTTGATGGTAGAATTAAACTACTTTCTACTTATTGGGGTAAAGAAGCTAAGTCACTTGTTGATGATGGTTGCCCAATCTTTGTTTCCTCAAGAGCAGCTGGTATTACTGAATCCGACGGATCAGTAACACTCAAGAAACTATTTACTTACGATATCGTAGCAGATCCTGGATTTGCATCAGCTCGTATGTCTTCGATCAATGAATCCCTAGGATTTAATAATAAAAGCAACTTTAGGATATACGAAGTATCCAACGAGTCCAAAATAAATGAACTTTTTAATATGAACAAAAATGAATTTGTTACAAAAAGACAACTCACGGACTATTCTAATTATCTAATTAATGAAATCGCTTCAACAAAGCAACAGGTAAAAACAGCTATCACCAAAGGTAGTGTTGAACCTAAGAAAGTTGAAAAACTTATTGAGTATTATGAAGAACTTAATAAGACTAACGGCCAAGTAGTTAAATATTTAGATTATCTAGCTGAGAAAATTCAAGTTGTTGTTAATGAAAACAAAGACTTGAGAACAAAAACTGAGAAAATCATTTCTCACAACGATTACCTAGCCGAAAATCTAGAAAAAGCAATCAACTATTCGGAATATCTAGCCGAAAATCTAGACAAGAACATTTCTTACTCTGAGTATCTAGCTGAGAACGTAGATAGAAATATCTCTTACTCTAAATATTTAGCCGAGAATTTGGATAGAAATATTTCTTATTCAGAATACCTAGCTGAGAACTTGGATAGAAATATCTCCTACTCAGAATACATTGCTGAGAATCTAGAAAGTAGTATCAAATACGCAGAGTATATTGCTGAGAACCTTGATACAAACATCGCTTACTCTGAATATCTAGCTGAAAATCTAGATAACTCTATTGCTTATTCTGAGTATATCGCTGAGAACCTTGATGGTAACATCGCTTACTCTGAATACATCGCCGAGCATCTAGATGATAACATCGCTTATTCTGAGTATCTAGCTGAAAATGTTGATAAGACAATTTCTTATGCTGGACTTATTTCAGAAAAATTAAATGGTTCAAGAATCAATGAATCAAAAGGTGGTAAAATTATTCCAACACTTGAAGACTTCGGATTTGAAGAAGAAGAGGTAGTTGCTATGGATGAAATGCCAACAGACGAACCAAACGAAGAAGAAGAACTTCCGATGTATGGCAAAATGAAAGGAGATCTTCCAAAATCAACTTCTGCATACTATATGGACACAGAAGGTTGTGAGGAGTGTGGTTACGATGAAGATACTATCGAAACCGATCCACTCGAAGAAGAAGAGAACCCTGTTTACAATGAATCTAAATTATCAAAACAAATAGATAAACTGATTTTAGAAGCTAAAAAAAGAAAAGTTTCTGAGAATAATGATTTGAATTTCTTAAAATTCCTTAACAAAACACAAGTAGATAGTTTCCACAATCTTACAAATGAAGAGCAGGAAACAGTAAAACTTTATGTAAACGAAAGAAGTTATTTTACTGGTGGTGAGGTTTTAAGACTAATCAACGAGGCTCTATCGGCCAAAAACGAGTCTTTAGAAGAAAGACTAATCAGATTGATGCCTGATAACATAAAGCCAATCTGGACAAAGATCGATGAATCAAGTAAGAAATCGATTATTTCACAAGCTAAACTTTATCCAGAACTTGATTCTGAACTTAAAGTTGAACACTTCTGGAACACAAGACAATTCAAAAAAGAACAAACTTCTAAGAAGTTAGTTTCTCACGAAGCTCTTATTCAAGAAGATAGACTAAGTGAAAAAGAAATCGGATCTATACTAGAAAGATTCAAAAGTATCTAATATTCAATAAAAAATCCACCTCTGTAAAAAGTATGGTTTTTTAAGGAATATATAAAACAAAAAAAAATAAAAAAATGTCTCACATAAGAATTGATTCACAAAAAGCACTTAAGAAGTGGTCTCCTGTTCTAGAGAACATGGGTGTCACAGATAGTGAACGTTTGGGTTGGATGTCAGAATATGCTGAATATCACTCAATCAATGAAAATGCCTACGTAAACGCAGGTATTCAAGGTATGGGTAGCGTATTAGCTCCAAACCCAGCCAGCTTCGCTGGTCAAACCATCAACGCAACTCCTGGTTCGGGTGACGTAGCTCAGAATCTACTACCAGTTGCTATGAAAATCGCAGCTCAAACAATCGGTCTTGACCTTGTAGCTGTAAAACCAACCCCTGGCCCAAGAATTGAACTTCTATTCATCGATTTCAGATACGATGATGTAGATGAAGAAAATGAAGGCAGACCACAAGTTTTCAAGGTTAATGCCTCAAACTTGGATGCCATCAAAGCAGGTATCACAGCTTCTTTAGCAGGTGCTAGCCCAGCCATCACAGAAACAACTGGTGGTCTATCCGGTGGTAGAATTTTTGATAATGTATTCAACTCTACAGCTATGACTCAAGCTATACCTGCTGCTTCTGACAATAAAGAAGGTCTTGTTGAATTCTTAGGTTTCTCACGTATCGATGGATACCCAATGTTCAGAGCCTACAGACAAACAAACGCTGTTGGTTCGGCTAATTTGTCAGCATTCACATCTCTAAACGTATATGATCAAGCAAAAAACACATTTGGCCCAACTGCTACTATCGCAGCTCAAATTCGTAACATCGCTGGTGTAACTGCATCTGGTGTTACTGTTGAACTTGTTTCAGCACTTGAAGATCACATTCCTGGTTTCTCAGCAAACTGGACAGGAGCTTCTGCTTCTGGTGATTACCCAATGGGTCGTGGTGACGATGACAACTCATACGCAGGTGTAATCGGACCAAAAGTTTCTACTAAGTCGGTTGCTGTAGGTACAATTGAAGTATCATCAGCTCTTAGAAGAACTGAAATTGAGGATATCAAAGCCAACACTGGTATGGATATCACTCAAAAAATGGAAAGTATCCTTGTGAATGAACTTTCACAGACTATCTCTAAGCAAATTGTATTTAAGATTTTCGAAATGGGTAACCTCAACAGAACTTCTGCTCCTACAAGGGGTGGTGCTTCTATCTTCGACTATAATACAAGTTATGCTACCGCACCAGGTGGTGAAACAACACACGCCTATCAGAGAAAACTTATCACCAAAATGGTTCATGCATCTAACTTCATAGCCACAGAAGGTCGTGTTGGTCCAGCTCAATTCGCTGTAACAAACGGAGGTCTAGCTGCATCGCTTATGGACATCGCTGGTTATACTATCAACCCTCTAAAATCAAAATTGAGTGGTTCTGGTCAGCTTTACCCAGTAGGTCAAATTGGTGATATCACCGTATATGTTGATCCTTATATGAAGTATAACGACAACAGAATCGTAATCGGAAGAAAGAACAACCCTGATCAACCAGGTATCATCTTTGTTCCTTACTTGATGGCACAATCCATCAGTATTATCTCAGAAGCTACATTCGCACCAAGAATGCTTTTAAGATCTAGATACGCTGTAACTGAAGTAGGTTGGTATCCACAAAAGCAGTATATGACTATGGTCGTTACTGACGCCAATGGATACTTGAACTAACCTTCTTGTAATCAAAAAAAGAAAAAGTCCCTCCAAAAGAGGGACTTTTTTTATTTCTATATATATAATATGAAACATTCGCTCCTCGTCTATGGATGAACTAAGATTAAATAAGATAAATGAAGTCACACAAGGTCACTCTGTTAGATTACGAGAAAATTTCCTCAGAAATAATTTCTCTGATCTATACAAAGAGATCGTAAGTTTTTGTAAAAATATTGAAGACTTACCCTTTATCCAGAAAATTTGGCATTGGGTATCGAACCAACCGAAGTATTATACTTGTAAGTGTGGGAGTAAAACCTCTTTTCACCGTAACTGGAGAGATGGATATAGGGACTTTTGTTCAGCAAAATGTTCAGCCACAGATCAATCTACAAAAGAGAAGAGAATGAATACCTCGATAGAAAAGTGGGGTGTGGATAACGTTTCTAAGTCAGATACCATCAAAAAAAGACAGGAAGAAACTAACCTAGAGAGATGGGGTCATAAATCTAGTTTTCAAAACCCAGAAATACAAGAAAAATACAAGAAAACGGCACTTGAAAAATGGGGAACAGATCATTACTTTAAGACTGAAGAATTTAAATTGAAAACAAAAAAATATTACTTAGAAAGATGGGGCGTCAATCACCAGCTAGAACTCGACCAGGTCAAAGAAAAAATAAAACAAACTTGCCTCATAAAATACGGAGTTGAAACATACTTGAACACAAAACATTCAAGAGATAATATAAAATCATACAATAGAAGTAAATTTGAAGATGAAATTTCTTCTTTTCTAAACGAAAAAGAAATCAACCATAAAATTAGTGAAAGAGATCTTATTTCACCTCTACTTCTTGATATTTATATACCAGATCACAATCTCGCTATTGAGTTCAACAGACTTTATTGGCATAGTGAATTTAAAAAAGATAAAAACTATCATCTCACGAAAACAAACTTATGTAAAGAAAGAGGCGTTCAACTTATACATATCTGGGAGGATGACTGGAAAAATAGAAAAGAAGTTCTTAAATCTATTTTATTAAATAGATGTAAAAAATCTAAAAATAGAATATTTGCTAGAAAATGCCAAATTAAAGGGGTAACTCAAAGAGAAATAGTTTCTAAGTTTTTAAATGATAATCATATACAAGGTTATTCCAACTATTCAACAGCGTTGGGTCTTTTTTATGAAGATAGATTAGTAAGCTTAATGACTTTTGGCTTTCGTTGGATCAATGGAAAAAAAGAATATGAACTTCTAAGATTTTGTAACGGTATTGATTATCAGGTCACTGGTTCGGCATCTAGATTGTTCGAATATTTTATCAGAAATAACACAAATATTGAAGAGATCAAAACCTACGCAGATCTTTCCCTATATTCTGGTGAAGTATATTCTAGACTCGGATTCATTTTTGATAAGAATAGTGGATTGAACTACTGGTGGGTGGTCGATGGTTTGAGAAAACATCGGTTTGGTTACAATAAAAGAAAATTAGTTAGTCTAGGCCATGATTCAACACTTACTGAAGTTCAAATCATGCATTCACAAAATTATTATAGAATTTGGGGATGTGGTCAAGATAAATGGATCTGGAAAAGACCCTCAATTTCCTAAATGTTCTTCGGTGATAATAATGAACTCGAACCCTTTTCTCTGACAATATTCTATCATATACTTCCACTTTTGTAGGTTTTTATTATATGTTTTTAAGCTGTATTCGAGATTTCTTATCTGTTTCGAGGTCATGTTTTCCTTGATTACTGGCTCAATTGTTTCTGAGCGTGGTTTAACCTCTGCTACAACTTTAGAAAGACTACCGTCTGATTTATAAAGTTCATAGTAAAAATCAGGATAATAAGTATGTTGGGTTGTCTCAAAATCTTTTCTTACAGAACTCCATTCGGTTTTCTCATAAGGTATTTTAATATATTCTGAGCACCACCTTGAAATTTTATCATTAAGATCTAGATAGATCATCATTTTTTTCTCAAGACCACTTCTATAATAGACGCCACCTTCGTTGTTAGCTTTAATGAGTTTATCACGATTCTGTGGAATATACAATCCTTGATGGTATTTCTGTGTGTTAGTAGGTTTTTGGTTTAACATATCTTTATATATAGAAGAAATGGGAATTCTTCTAGATAAAGTTCAATCAGATAATAATCTAAAAAAGGTATCTACCGCAGATGCCTATAAAAATAATTCTGTATTTTTTTATAATAAATATCGAGGTAGTGATAAAGAGGTCCAGAACATTCCCTTTCGTGAGATTAGTTTCGGTGGTTTTTATTTTTTTCATTATCGAGATGAATCTAATTGGATGAGTTATTCACCGGTATTTACGGTAGAGTTCAAGAAATTTGAGAATAAAATTGTTATACTAGCTCTGAACTTGAATTTTATACCACTAGAGTTTCGTGCGAGAATATTTGATGATTATATGATAGAGGATGATTTTACAAAAAATCGTGATCTACCGGTCGATTTTCAAGGCATCTACAATAAACTTTTACAAATAGGATTTGAATATAGCCTCATGGAGTATAATATGGCACAGCTCACTCAATCTCACAGAATCAATACCAATCTAGTTCCAAGATTTCTATACGCTGGTCACCCTATCAATAAATATGATCCAAAAAAATTATACGAGATTATGCTCGCCAAGAAAGATAAACAACAACAAAGAGACGCAGAAATGAAAAGGTTATCTCTTGAGCAGCTCTATAAAGAAGCCGAGGGTAAGAACTTTACTCCAGTTGAGTTAAAAGAAAGATACGATAGAATCCAGAGAAACTTAGAAAAGTTCAACCAATAACCAAAATTTTAATATATAAAAATAAAGATTAAAAGTTTTAATGGCATCATACAATCCTCAAAATAGAGAAGGCTCTGGACTGATAATGAGTTCATCAGTCGAAAATCGTGGTCTTTTCTCACGACTTTTAAGAAATTTGAGTTCATGGGGTATGAAATACGACGATATGATCTTAAGAAACACCGTGGGTGTAAATATGAATGAGGATCCATATTCTCAAAAAGATGGATCGTATTATGATTTTTTCTCACAAAGAGCAGTTGCTAGTGTATTAAACAAAAAATCAATACCTTATCTTGATAGAGCTTATATTGATAAAAGAAGAATACTTCGTGAATATTCGATCAAAGATTACCTGAGAGATTATGTTTCAAGAGTAGCCGAAGAGGCAATTATTTATAGTGAGAAAGATTTTTGTACACCAAAAAACATATCCGCCTCGTATTCACAAGAAATTAGAGATAAATATCAAGAGTTTTTCGAGAAAATATATAACAAATACGGATTTAATGATGGCATAACAGCTTTCAATCTAATGAAAGATTTTTTGATAGATGGTTACATAGCCATGGAAATTGTTTGGGATGATAAAAAACAAAACGTTGTTCATTTCAACAGATTAAAGCCGGAAACATTAGTTCCAGCTTATGAACCAAATATTGGAAATCTTTGGATTCAATTTCCCGAAGATCCACAACTAAGAAGAATTTTTCTTGATTCACAGATAATCTTCATCTCTTATTCAACACAAAACGACTACACAGAGATTTCTTATCTTGAGGGTCTTATCAAGCCTTACAACCAGTTGAAAGTTATTGAACAAGCAAGAATAATGTTCAATGTTATCAATGCTACACTTTATCAACAATTTACGATTCCTGTGAAAGGTCTTCCTCGTCAAAGAGCAGAGGAGCAAATCGGTCAACTTATTTCTGACTACTCTGAAGAAGTTGAATGGGATGATACACTAGGAACTCTTCAGATTAGTGGATCGAAACATCTACCCTACAACAAACAATATTGGTTTCCTGATAGTGATGCTGGAACTCCTACCATGGAAATTAAACAACCCCAAGGTCACAACTTAAACGAGGATGTTATTCTTGGATACTTTAAGAAAGCTCTTCAATCAGCTTCTAAAATTCCTTTTCAGAGATTTGATGAAACCTCTGGTGGTGGAACTATTTATGAAGAAATATCTTCGATGACTCGTGATGAAGTTGTATTTGGAAATTTTATCGGTCGTCTTCGTGCAATCTATAAAGAACTCATCGTTAAGCCCATAAGACTTCAGATGTGTATGGAGTTTCCCGAGCTCAAAGATGATGAAGTTTTCTTAAATGAGTGTGATATTGTTTTTAATGTAAATCAAATTTTTGAGAATTGGAGAAAGCTGTCAAATATGGATAAAAAAGTATCTATTGTTACTAATCTTCTTTCTCTTATGAAAGACGATAGAACTTATTTCCATATTGATTATCTTATGGAACATATCTATGGTCTTTCTCAAGAAGAAAGAAATGAAAATGAAAGATATTGGTTAAATAAAAAAGTAGAAGGTTCATCAGAAGCAACACCGGATATGGGTGGTGTTCCCGAGGGTGGAGCTACTGAACCCGGTGCAGAGACGCCACCAGCAGAACCAGGTACAGAGGAGCCACCAGCACAAGGACCACCAGCACAAGGACCACCAGCACAAGGTGGAACTGAGACTCCACCAGAGCCCGGAACAGAGTTTGAGTTTTAATCTAGTTGTTTAGAAGTGACTTTCGTGCCACTTGAACGAGATAATATTCTTTTTTTTATCTCAATGTTTTGTATTGGATATTCAACACCTAAAGATTTCTTTAGTGATTCTTTTCTTTTTGACTCAGAGCACTTTCTACACTTATATTCTCCCCAGTTATTATCGTATTTGATATAGTTCTTGTAAATAACATCTTTTTCTATACCACAACTATCACACTTACAACGAATTCTATGATGACTTCCCGAAGTAAGTAGTTCAACCGGTATGGATATTTCTTCTCCCAGTGCTGTTTCATATCCGAGATTCTCAAAGTGATTTATATTTTGCTCGGTAATTTTTACCCGTATTTCTTTTGTGATGATCATATATTTTTATATATATGAAAAGGATTATTCCCAGAAAAAATAAAAAACCACTATGAAAGACCAACTAATCAAATCAGAAACAGGACTCAAAAAAGAAGAAATCTCTCTACTAAGAGAAAGATTTATTCACCAGTATTGTAGAGACAAAGGTTGGAACCCCGAAAATTTATCTACCGAGCAACTTTTAGAGATTTCTCAAAACAGAGAATACAAGAACCCAGGACTTATTCTTGGTTAGAGAAGTGTTGATAATAATCGATAAAATCAACTAAGTTTTCTCTATCGGCAAAATACTGCATAGAACCATCAATTTCAACATAACATTCTTCACCATTCCAGTGGATTTTTTGGTATTCGACTTCCATTTTATCGAGGACCATCTTAATATCTTCAAGTGAAATTTCGTCATTACTATCAACGGGATCACCGAATTCGTCTATCGTTATTCCGTCATAGTAAGTTTTCCCGTGAGAATAGGTAGAACTATCCGATTGACTAAAGTAATCATCGAACCATTCATCTCGTTCAGTATAGCTTTGGCTCCTCCCCCAATATCCATAGTCGTATCCCCAACCACTATCTTTTACCTTAGGGTCTCTAGCTACTACTACTGATTCCCAATCAATTTGAGTAACTGCGTAGCAAAGATTTTCAAGGTGTGAAATAATTTGAGATTCATAAGTTGAGTGCTCGTCTCGGTAACCTACTGAAATATTTGTGCATTCTGGAACTATCGAGGCAAACTGATTGGAATCGGTGTAAATACCCGTGGGATCCGGCTCATACCTAAAACCATAACCGGTTTCGTTTAGTCGCCTTGATAGATCTCTAGCGAACTCGTCTGAGGCTGTTCTTCCGTAAGATTGGTGTGTAATCACCGAGTGTGTGCCTCGTCTATCGAAAGAAATTATTTTCGTAATCAGTGGATACATTTCGGTAAATACTCTTTTAAGTTTTCCCGAACCAACACAACCTCTTTCTTCACCTAGAAAAAAATAATAAAGACCTTGAACACCTTTATGAATCATCCAAAGAAGGATAGTCATACCAGATTTATCGTCAGCTCCGAGAATGGTTCGACCATCGGTAAAAATTTTATCATCACGAATAACATGTGTTACTCTTGATTTTTCATACGATGCGGTATCTAAGTGACAAGTAAACATTGTCGTAGTTGTTTTATCTCCAACATACATAAAATAGTTTCCAAACTCATCGATACAAATACCTTTCGGTAAAAATCGTTCAAGTTCCCGTTCGTGACCGTGTGGATAAGTTTGAGAGGTCAGCTCTAAAAAAGTGTCTATAATTTTCATAATAGCAAAGTTACGGAATATTTTTTAATTTCCAGCTATATTCTATGAAAAAAAAACTTATAGTCTAAAAAAAACTATAAAAAGAAAAAATAACATAAAGTGCCTCCATTCTCATTTATTATAGCTTTCAGATTTTCACAAGATAGGATTATGAACCTAAGAAAAGTCCTTGAATGGGTGTCCGGTTTTCAGGGTGTTGAAATTATTGTAGTAGAACAAGATAGAAACACCAAAATCGATCATCTAAACCTACCAGGTAAACATATTTTTATGTATAACGACGGGCCTTTCATTAAATCTTTAGCCTATAACGTAGGTCTTAAACACTCAACTAGTCAGGTTGTGGTCTTTGGAGATGCCGATGTGATTATGAATCCAAATGAACTAATTGATTCACTCAATCAAACGCAGTTCTACGATGTAGTGAATCCCTACAAATCAGTAGTTGATCTAGAGGAGTGGGAGAATAATCTTGATTTCAATCAAATTTTAGGAATCAACCGTCCAGGTAGAGGTGAAAACGATCATCAAAAAGTTCCTTTCTGTGGAGGTATTACTATTTTTAGAAGACCTGCTATCGAAAGAATTGCCGGATGGCCTGAAGAATATATCGGTTGGGGAGCCGAAGACGATGCGCAGAGTGTTAAAGTATCTCGTCTTCTATCTAACCACCAAATGCCCTATCGAGCATTTCATTTTTGGCACCACAGAGGCCAACCCGATATGGAACTCTACCAGAAAAATCTTCAACTATTCAATCAATTCAGGATGATCGATGATAAGAACTTAGAGGCTTATATCAACAACTCGAGACCTAAAATAGGCCTTTCTAATCGATTGGCCTAAATATTTTTTATCTTTGAATACGAACCCTGCCGTATTTAGATAGGATTCCGTAGAGGTTTTTCCATTCACTATCTAAATCTTCTACAACCATGTCAATCCACACCTTACCGTCTAAAACTTGAACTTGGGTTCCATTTTCTAAATCTTCTTTCATAGAAACCAGATTATAAGTTTTTTCTCTTACAAATCTATAGGGCATATTTTGAATGATAAAGTATAATATCACCGGCTCGATATCGTTCTCATCTACTACTCTAGAAATTTTTATAGATTCATTCGAACGAGTCAGTATGAATAGAGAGTTTTCAATAGAAACAACGCAGTGACGAAGGCCTGTTTTTTGTAAAAGATACAGAGCTTCAGATTTCAAGTTTACATCATCAAGTGTGTAGCAAAAAAGAGCTTCACTTGTAAGTGTATCGTCCACTTTAGATATATTACGAATAAACCAATTTCTTGAATAAAGAATGGATTCTATAATAGATTTTTGAGCGTGATCATAATCGAAAAAGATAATAAAACTTGACTGATGTAGAGAATCAAACATGAAGGTATATATTAAAAAAGAAGATTAGAAATCAAACTCTTTTTTTATTTCTGAAATAAAGATGTTATCTACAAACCCAACCCTATCTTTTCTACAAAAAATACTATCATGAACCGTGAATAGTTTGATATTGGGATCTCTACTATAGATTTTTTTAATAACTTTATTGAAAATAAAATCTGATTCTAATCTTTGTAGTTGATGGGAAACCCATCGGTAATCACCACGTTCCCTTTTAATGACCCTTAGAAAATTAAAGATACTTGGAAAAAAACCAGAAAATAATCTAGATGTAGAGTTTTGATTATTATGTCCGAAAAAGATCTCAAAAACATTTTTTTTCACTTCTTTAACATTTTTATTTCCAGAGATTTTAGAAAGATGTTTATAGAAAACTCCATCTCTAACTAATTCTGAGAATAGTTCATACTCTACCTCTTCTATCGGAATGTGCCTATTCATCTGAATGAGTTTTAGAAGGAATAGTGGCTGTGAGTTTGGTATATCAATCTCTGTGATATCACTATTTTGAATAGTAAGGCAGTTATTTCTAACGTTTTTGGGAAGTATAGTGAAAGGTGTGTGAAATCTTCCATAATCATCAAAGTGAAAATAGATTTCGCCTTCACGAATACATTCCACCGCGAAGTTATTTCTTTCAAGTTCAACTCGAGAGAGGTGTTCTTTTGATAAGAGTTCAAAACAAGCCTTATCATATTGTATTTGAACGCTATATAAATCTTCTATCAACCTTTGTCTTATCTCCATACAAATAGGTGATTCACTTGATTTGAGATTATAATCTGTCCATTTTTTTCTTTTTTTCAACAAAATCTCATCACCATTCAGATATCTACTTACAGGACTCGTTAAGATAGAGATAGAGAGCTGGTAGATTCTTGACCGCCTACCCCTTTGATGATTTTTATAAACAATAAGAATACCGTTATGAACTAAATATTCCATATAATAGTTATACCACTTACCATAAGTTTCTCTTAAGATAGTAGCATTCAACTTGAACTCGTTCTCTTTAGTGTAATAATATTTAGTAAGTAGCGAAGAGATCAGATGAACAAAATAATCACGCTTCAAAATTTGATCTCGAAATTTTATAGTTTTCCCAGAAAAATATCTATCTAAATAGGTTGGATAATGGTGAAGTAAATAATCCTTGTTCATAGCTACTAATTTTATGGAAATCCATAGAAAAAGTTTCTAAGCTAAATTAATAACTTTTGGCGTGCTACACACCTCTATTGGGTACTGAAATTCCCCAACTACTTTTTTGAGAATATTTAGAGATCCATTCAAATCCGCATTTATCAATTTACCAGACGCGCTCTCGAATAATCCTCTTTTTATTCTTTTACCTAAATATTTTGTATGTTTTTTAATTTCCTCACCATCTATAAACGAGCACTTGGATGTATAACTCTCCTCGTTTTTGACAAAGTTAATGCCTTCTTTTTTACATTTGTATTCTAACATATTTAATAATTTTAGATAGGGAATTGAAACAAAATTCTGATTATTCTTTTTTCCAATATTTATCTCTTGTTTCCAGTATTGATTGTATCCAACTATTAAAGTACATATATCTTTGGAAACTAAATGATTGATAATTATTTTACTTGATTTGTGTAGATAATCATTTATTTTGTTGTTTCTTTTGTTTGTTAGTTTATTTAATTTTTTGCTCTTTTTTGTTTTGTTGATTGTTTCTAATTTACCCTGAATTTCGGATTTTTTCTTGTTGTAATACTGATTAATAGATTTTAGTGGTTTCCCATTGACTATAATAGGTTTTGTTGTGTTTCCCGATAAAGTCATGAGATTATTGATGCCAAGATCTATAGATGAATATTTTCCGTTATCTTTCTTTAAATCATTTTCCCGGACTTCATATAATATCTCTACTACTAACTCATTATTTCTAGGAACAACTCTAACTTGATTGATATGATCAATATCTGTTTTGATATAGACATCAGTTCCTGATAGCTTTAAGTAACCCTTCTTTTTGAGAGAAACTGCTTGATTTGTCCAAATTGTTAAAAAACTGGAATTTTTATCCAGATATTTAGGTATTTTTACCTTTTTAGTTTTTTCAGATTTTAGTAATCCAAAAAATGATTTGAAATTTTGTTCCACCATTTTCAGTGTTTGTTGGCTAACCTTTGCTGGTAGTTTGTAATAATCTTGTTGTTTCTGTTCAACAAACATATTATTAAGATTTACATAATTTAAGAACTTCTTGTATTCAAAATAGTGCTGCCTCACAGCATACAAACCAGAATTATAAAGATTTTTACTCAATCTAGTAACTTCCATTAGTTGATTGAAATATTTACCTGATCTAATTATGTGCTTTTCAACTAGGATCATTCACTTTGTAGATTTTTTATAAGAAATTCGGTTCTTCTTTTACTTCTTCTTTGTCCATACAATCTAGCGGTAAAACTAGTAATTATAGATACAAAGTCTTGTATTAAATCTTCTTTTTCATTAAGAGGCTCATTTATTACCTCTATCCTTCTATCATTTGAATTTAATAGTTTTTCTATATAATTAAATCCAAATCTTGATAATCTATCCCGATGTTCAACTACAATTATACTTATAGATCTATTTGTTAGAATTTTTTCTAATTTTGGTCTTTTATCGTTCAATCCAGATCCAATCTCTGTTACTATACTAGAAACTTTATATCCTCTAGAAGCACAATAGTCCAATAATCTATTTTTCTGTCTTTCTAGATTATCTTTATTCTCTGATGAAGAAACACGAGCATAAACTGCTACCTCTTTATTTGAATTGGGATCTTCTTCAACTATAACCAGACCACCGGTGTTTGTAGTTTGATAGTCTATCTTATTTGATTTTATCCAGTTCCAAACGGTTCGGTAGGTAACGTTTTTCAATTTAGCATATTCACTTACTTTATATTTCATAGATCTATATATTAAAATATAAATCTGTAAAGTAGTATTTTTTCAACTTTTTTTCTATATTTTACTATAAAAAATATAATTATTTATAATACCTAATAGGTATGATATTATAGATTAAAAGTTCAAGGTTTTTTTTCTGGAATTGAGAATCCTTTTGGTGATTTATCTTTTTTAGATTTCTCATCAGCTCCCTTCTCAAACTCTTTATAGACATCTGGATAAACTTGACCTTGTGAATCAGTATCATATTTAATATCAAAATAATCACTAAAATCTAGAAGACCCTTTTTGGTGAGTTCTATTTCTGATTTTTTGTTAAGATACTCATCAACACGAGCTTCTAAAGTATCTACAAAATTATTGAAAAGATTTAAGGTATTATTATTAAAAACACCAATCGGTTTTTTCTTTTTTCTGTTGAATGATCCCAGGACCACTTTGAAGATATATTCTATTTTCGGATCTTGTGAGATAATATTCTTTGTAGCTACATCAGAAATAAGCTCACGATTTATTTTAAACTTATCTTTATTGAAAAAATGAGGTATCGTAAACTCAAAATCTAAAACATCAGATTTAACCTCGGTCATATACACATTAAATAGTTTACATATTAGGCTAATATAGGCTTCTTCACGATTGGTGGCATCCAACTTTATACGTTTCAGATCCACGGATTGACAAAAACTCAAAAAGTTAACTAAAATAAGAGTATATACTTCAACAAATTCAGTAGATCCATTATCAGATATTTTTTTATAGAGTGGATTTAAGATAGCAAATGTTGTTTCGGTATCTGGTGTTTTAATAATCAGTTTTTCTAGATTATTTTGAAACTCATCTTCCATCAGAAAAGAGTTTTGTGTGTTAGGGTTAAGTATTTTGTAAAAGAAAAAAGCAAAAGATTTTTCACCAAAAACATATTCTAAATCTTTCTCAGAGGTGTTGAGAAAATATTTAATAGCTTCTCTTGTTTTTTGTGAAAGTCTTCCCCGAAAAATAATCGGCAGAGGATCAACATTGAAAAGTCTGGAATATTCATCAAGCTCCTCGATAGTATAGTTATAATCACGACCTTTAATGATGGATGTTAGAACTAATCCGTTTTTTGGGGTTCTTGTGTAAGCTATATTAGCAGGTTGATTATCAGAGAAATACTCAAAAACATACCACCACTTTTTATTGAGTAATGTTTTCACTCTTTTATCTAACGAATTAAGGTAGTCAAAAGCCGCGTTATAATAGTTCTGCATAGCTAAATCAACTAGGTTGATAGGTTCTGAAGATAAAGATTTTGGTTTTATCGTGAATTTTTCACCATCCCATTGAACTAATATTTTTGATCCTTGAACATCTTCAAATATCATCAGATCAGAATCCAAGATCTTATCGATTTGGTCTGAATCACTGATTGTGTTCAAGTTTACTAATTTTGACATTTTATTCCTTTAAATTTTATATATATATTAAAAACCGATTGTTTAATGAAGAAATTTACAAATCTCTCTTCTGACGTAGAAGATAAAAAATTAAATCTCGATTCTGACGAGATTTCTGGTAAAATCGAAATAGAATCTATTGTTGATATTTTCGTAGAACCTGAAAAAGAATCTACTTCTGGTGCCAATGAAAACTTAATAGCAGTAAATACAGATTTAGCTAACAAAGAAGTAAAAAGAGGGGATGTTGTTTATATAACTGCCTTTATTCGTAGAGAAGGTCAATCGATGACATCACCATCAACTCAATCTGTTCTAAAACTACGAGTTATTGATATTTATCAGGGTTTATCTCAACTAAATAGACTTTTATAAGTTTTGAAAATAATATATACCCTGTATGAAAAATATTTCTACTTTAGAACGTTTGTCGATAAAAGACTCTAAAAATGCAACAATTTTAGAACTTCCCAACGAGATTGAGATAACTGATTTTCTTAATCAATCAAGATATAGGGCTCACTTTGAAAAAGATGAAATAAATAAACTAAATCTACTTACTGGAGATCTTAAAGGTATTGAGTTTGGAGAACCTTCTAAAACTTTTACCCACTATGATTTTTCACGTGGATATGGTGGTTTTGGTAAGGAGAGAATTTATTTCAAAGGTTATCTATTGAAAAGAAGGAATGTGGGTGGTTACCTTCTTCATGGTGGTGTGAGATACATTCTCGACGAGATTGATATCCATAAATATATATTTTGCTACTTTGATAGCCTAGATCAATTTTGCGATATGTATAAAAATCTTCCAAGTATTATTAAAATATCAGTTGAAGAGACACCCAAAAACGAATCAAAAATATTAAGTTTTAAAAACTATACCAATCAAAAATAAATAAAACCATGCAAAAAGAAAAAGAAAAAATAGAAATGTTAGAAGGTGGAGAATCCGGGCCACTAATTAATTTCACAGATGGATTTTGGGTGATGCTCGGCGATCTATCAGATTTATCCTATGATAAAGCCAAAGTTAATGATAAAACATCAAAGTCGTTGGATGAAACAATTGTTGTTTGTGAGTTTTTCTTCGATCTACACCAAAATGATAAGTATGAAAACAAGATAAATCTGAAAACTTTAGACTGCTCTACTTCACCTGATTATTTTGATGTCGTACTTGGAGAAAAGACCGGTGTGATTGGTGTGAGTGCTCTTCTAAAATATTTCATGGGTAAAAATCCGGATTTTTCTTCTAAATACACCAAAAAACAATTAGACTCCCTTGTTCAGAACTTTTTGATCTATTATAATCGTTGGGTTCAGAAAAAACCTCTTATTCCTAGTTTGAGCAAAACTTCTGGATCAACTTCTACTTCTAAAGGTGCTCGTGATGATGATTATGATTATTACGATGGTTCAGATGTTGAATTGTATGGTGGTTCGGGTTCGTGGTCATCTAAAAGTGGCAACAAAAGTTGGGGAACCGGAACATCTTATGGTTACGGATCTAGTTATGGTAGTAAATATTATTCAGTAGCTAAAGGGGATCCAGTAACGGTTCGTCCATTTCAATATGATCCAAAAGACGTTCGATCTACTTTCTTATCTCTTACAACTGAGACTTATCCACATGGACACGAAGAAGAAGTCATGGAATATCTACCTGTTCCTGGTCTACAAAAGGACCAGTGGGGAAACTACTACTTAGTCATCGGAAATTCTGATACCATGTTTACTTGTCACACTGACACAGCATCAAGAACTAAAAGTGCAGTTAGAGTTCTTTCCTATACCGAGAACGGAGATGAAATTTTTGTAACTGATGGAACATCTATACTTGGAGCTGATGATAAGGCTGGTGTTACTATACTTCTTTATATGATTGCTAACAGAATACCTGGTGTGTATTACTTCTTTATTGGTGAAGAGCGCGGGGCTATTGGATCTAGTAAAGTAGCTGAAAACTTTGATACTATACAACATCTTAGAGGTATGAAAAAATGTATTTCTTTTGATAGAAGAAACTATTTCTCAGTAATCACTTCTCAACTTTCTCAAACTTGTTGCTCAAACGTCTTTGCTCAAAGTCTATGTGATGAACTTAACGCGAATGGTATGCAGATGAGGTTAGATAACACCGGTGTGTTCACCGATTCAGCATCATTTATGGATCTTATACCAGAATGTACAAACATCTCTGTTGGATATTTCTCAGAGCATACACATACTGAAATGCAAAACATTTCTTTTCTCGAAAGATTAGCAAGAGCAACTCTCGGTGTAAATTGGAATAATCTTCGTATAGCTAGAAAAGTAGGTCTAGATCCATCTATCTCAGCTAAATATGGCTCACTGATTATGAAGATGAAAAGACAAAGGTTATTCAACTCAAAAAAGGTTTATACCGATGATGAAAACTTCTATCTATTGCTTCCAGTAGATGAAACTCCTATCCTAACGGTGAAAAGAGAGCTTGAAACCTACAAAAAACTTTTTGACGATACGGGTTTCAAACCTACTATTGTATTTGAGACCGGCACTATAAAATTCAAATTTGACTAAACAATATGGCCTTGAGTGAAAAGGAAGAAGTTGAAAGAGAAGCGATCTTATCAGAGCTCGAAGCCTATCTTGAAGAGTTCGCTATATGCAACTATTCAGTATGGTGGGAAGACGAGGGTTTCTATATGCAGTGCTTCTTGGATGATCCAGGATTAAAGGATATAAGTCGTCTTATTGAAATCACAGATTTTCTAGATGAAATTGAGATGAGATTTTTTCCTAAATACGATGGGGTTTTAGAAATGTGTCTTGAGGATGGAGTTGGTGAACCATTCATTCAAGTTTTTTTCAATTTTGATTAAAACTTATCTTTTCGATTTTATATATATCAACACTCGGGGGTGAATGGCTTTTGACTCATTTATTCGGGTAATCAAGCAAGCATCGGATCATACTCACCGATTCATAAGTTGTATGAAAACTTTAAGTGGCAACACGAATGAAGTAGGAAGCGTTGAAGACTTAGTATTCGCCCTACGCAACAACATCCTAAAGGCAAACAGATTGGCCGTAGCCTAGACGTTTCCGAGAATGAGGTAACTCTATAAATAGCCTCAAAAGTTTTTTCGGAAGGTTCTTCGATAAAATCCGATAGTTGGTTCTCTTAGAAAAGAGTTCTAAGCTTGTGAATGATTGATTATTTAGGTAAATGTAGAAACCTGGGTTCGAATCCCAGCACCTCCACCAAGTAACCCAACTCCAGAAGAGTTGGGTTTTTTTATGAAAGTAGTGAAACTTTCGATGGAGTAGTATCTATAACTAAGACAAAAATTAAATATAGAAAGTAAAATGTCAATTATCAGTTTTTTTGGCGGCAAGAGTTCGAATGTTTTTATGGAATTTATCAATAAAAAAATTCCCAAAACCGGTATAGATTGTTATATTGAACCATTCAGTGGTAGCTTTGCCACTTACATGGATGATCCAGAGTTGGTCTTTGACAAAGTCATCTTCAATGATAAAAACAGACACCAAGTCAATCTCTTCAAATGTGCTTCTCAAAAAGATGCATTCGTAGATGTTCTAGAAAAGTTCTTATCTGGTCCTCTAAGAACGACAGAAACTGACCCCTTAAAAAAATGGGATTTTTACAAATCTATCTACCACAAATATACCAAGAATGATTTCTTGGATATTACAGATTTCGAGATTCCTGACCTAAAGAGAGCAGCAATCTACGCGTTTTTAATCACATCTTCTCACAATTCGGTTTATCCAAGAGGAGCTGGGTTTAATGGTTACAAAAAAGATAAAGACCGACTAAAACTTCTTACACTTCTAAAAAAACTTAAAGAGGGCAAATATGAGCAGAAGTTAAATTCAATCACTGAATTTAATAATCTAGATTTCGAGGTTCTGATTAGAAAATGGGATAGCCCAACAACTTATCTATATCTAGATCCACCTTATTTTAGACCAAATGAAAAGGGTGAAGATGATGCTAAAAGATTATTTTGGTATGGTGCAGATTCTGAAGGTGTATTCGGTCCCGCTTCACATAGAAGGTTATTAGAACTTCTTAAAACTACATCTTCAAGGTGGTCTCTATCTTATTATTACTTTCCATTACTTGAAGAGCTTCTTCCGAAAGATAAATATGTGTGGTATGAAAAAGAAGTTAATCGATCCTCTGCCTCAGGTGGAAATAACGCATCAACAAAAAAACCACAAGAAAAAGGTCGTGAGATTCTTATTTTAAACTACGATCCAGTGACAGGAATCAAGATTTAATCTTAACCACATTCAGGACAAGTAAGTCTTCCATCCCCATCACAAGTATCACAATTGATTCTGCCACTACCATTGCATACATCACATTCAACTTTTGTTCCATCTTCATCTTCAACTTTACCGTCTCCGTCACAATTATCACAACTAGAATAAGCCGTTCCATCACATTCCCAACAATCAACATAATCTTCACCGTAGCACCTATCACACCCCTGATCTTCTTGACTTATATAATCACCAGCGGTGTCTTCTAATTTATACCAGTTCGGATCATCCTCATGTGAGTTGTCTAGAATTGCTTTTTTCGGATGAAAAAACTTCAGTGTATCCATATAGGGAAACTGACGGTACTTCCTCGATTCAAGAACCACTTCTATTTCGATCTCTTCTCTAGATCCATTTTCGGGATTAATAGCAGATGAAAAAGCTCCGCTATTATTATTATATTTAGCCCATATATTATTTTCTTTACAATAACTTCTAAATAACTCAATAGACTGAGGATCATTAAAATAAACTCTATCCATAAACTTTTTTCCACTATTCAAAGTCCACAGAAGAGCTCTAGCGGATATTTTGTCGGGATCACTCTCACTTTTTTGAATAATTAACTGACAAACTTCTGGATTCTTGGTATAGATTTCAAAGACACCTGCTGATTTTCTTGCCATACATGATCGGTGAAGTTCTGAACCACCCGATTTTTCTTCATAGTTTTCTACATGATACCACTTAGCTATATCATCACCACTTACAACTTCTATAAATCTAAATACGTCATTTAGTTCATCAACTTTTGTTTTATATCTATTTACAAAATCAGCAATTTCAACCGAAGTGTGTTTCACAGGTGCATTTTGTAATAGAGCAGTCACTGCTCTTCCTACACGCATGGGTTGTCTAACTGATTGGGTCCAGATCTCATCGGATCTATCAACAAAATTTAAGAACTCTTTATTGAGAACTGTTTCCATATCACCAAACTTTACAAGAACATAGATTTTACCACTTTTAGGTGAAATCGTATCTCTCAATAATTTTCCTCTGGTTTGTGTAGAAGCTGGTCTTGGAAGATTACCGGATTCAGGTCTAACATATCCAAGAGCTGAAAAAACATCTTCATTATCCGCGTTGTTCTTGAGTATTCCACCCTGTCCATTCCAAGTTACATCTATTTCATTTTTGAGTTTACTTAAAAGAGTTGAAGCTTTTTTATCTTGAATAAACGATAATTGCTCTTTATCATCTTTGAGAATATCAATAAAATTAACATTCGTTTTAATATCTTGATTTTCCAGAGAAGATAGTGTTTTACTTACTGGGTCACCAATATCAGATAATATCTTTCTAAAACCATCAGAATATTTGATTTCAGATTCTAATAAGAGTTTTTGTGCTAAAAACTGGGAATATTTATCAATCATATCTTATTTAATTTCATTTTTTAGAAAATCATAAACTTGTGTAACATTTTCTTTAGCGGCTGAGACATGATCTTCAGCCCAGTCGTGTTTTTCTTTAAGCTCTACGTCAATTTTATTTGGATCTCTATCCATAATCTCTTCAATCATATCAGAAATACAAACTAGATTTCCGAAAAACATATAGTTACCTTCGTAAGATTCGGAGATAGCATCAACTTCACCAACAAAATAGTTTCTTACATGAGAAATAGCTTCTTTTGCTACTGACATATGATCTTCGGCCCAGTTGTGACCGTGATCTAAAATAGAGTTTACTACTTCTTGGTCGTAAGTAAGCATTTCGTTAACAAGTTTATGAATAAGTTTAAGATTATTGAAAAACATATAGGAAGTTGGTCCTTCATTCACTTCATTTGACGGTGTATCTGCGAAATCCTCAAATGAAGTTAAATTTTCAAGTTCTAATGTATATTCTTTTTCTTTTTTTGGATTTGGCATCTCTTCTAACTCATCTAAAACTTCAGCTTTCGTTTTATCATCTATCTTTCGAGTTACACGGTTGTATTTATACTTGAAGAGATTAGGTAGCTCATAATCTGAATCATGATCTTGATCATAACTTCTTTTTACACTTTCTAAATCATCTTTTTCAGATGAGATGTTATCAGTAAAATCATGAAATTGAGATATTTTAGAATATTTTGTTCTATAGTTATTGGTATTTGGTTTGAACATAGTAGAAGTTTTTATTTTTATGTATATATAAATTATTTAATCATTTTATCGAGCGTTTTTGCTATATTTGATCCAATAAAAAAGTGAATGTTTGTTAGTGTGTCGGTTTCTCTATTAAAGATTTTATCTAAAAATTGAAATCTGAATTTATACCTCACTATATCATCAACCTCTTCTTTTTCTTTTTTCTGAATAGAAACTGAAATATCATAAGCGTTATTAACATTTATCTTGAAATCAAATGTTATTTGACTACAAGGTAGTGTCTTAAATTTCGGATCATATTTAACATCATAAATTGAGTAGTTTGTTATTCTAGCTCTTTTAAGATAATAGTTCAAGAACATCGATGGTGCCTCGATAAAATCAGAGAGTATTTGAAGATCTGTTCCGAACTCATTTGATTCAATAATATCTTCTATCTTTTTTCTAAGATCAATAATATTTCTAAAATCTACTTTGTGATATTCACAATTTATATCGTAGAGATAGATAAACGAGTTTTCGATTAATTTGTTTTTTTCTAAATTTGTTTTGAAGATAAATTTAGTATGAATAATAAGTGTATCTTCGATAGAAAGTCCATGTATAGAAATTACGAGTTTGTAAAAACTTTTATCCCTTGATAATTCGAATACAGTTTCTATGGATTGAACTAACCCCTTTTCAGTTTCGAATATTTCCTTGAATGTTGTTTCTAAATCTTTTGTAGTAATCATTTGTTTATATATAAAATTACTATTTTTCAAAAAATATATATATACATACAGATATGAAAGAAAAAGACAATTTAATAGGAAAAAGAGTAAGAATTATACGACTGGAAGATCCCTATACTAAACTTAGAAGTGGTGATGAGGGAAAAATAAGTTATATTGATGATATGGGAAGTATTTTTGTAGATTGGGATTCTGGTAGTAAATTAGCTCTTCTTCCCGATATAGATGAATATGAAATTTTAGATACCCAAGTTCAATCACAGATAGAAGAGGGTATTGTTTACAAATTTTCTCAATTTTATCAAATAAATGAAGATATATCTCAAGATATTAATTATCTAAAAGAAAAAATGATTGAATTTTCTGAACTTTTTTCAGGGCTTGAATCTAAATTCGATTGGGAAATGCAAGATGATGATATTGTTGTGAAAGTTAGATATACTAGCGATGAACTCGATCTTGATTATTATTATGAGTGGGTTATCAACATAGATGAAAATCGTGAAGAAGGTCTAGTGAGAATACATAAACTATTCTCTACTAATCTCGAAGACTTAGACGATGAATTTGAAGAGTTATACTTTTCTGGAATAGAAGAGGCGGTTGGGTTTATTCAAGATGAGCTGAAACTTTACATACAACATAATGAAAGTGTTGGATATAGTTTTTTATTAGAGAAAAACATACCTCTCAATCCATCTCTTTGGGCTTCTTGTAAGAGTTGGGCCAAATCAAGATACGAAGTTTGGCCTTCAGCCTATGCTGTAGGAGCAGCAGCTAAAAGATACAAAGAAAAGGGTGGTCGCTGGAAAAAGGGTAAGAAAAAATCAAGATCCAAAAAATGAAAGACGTTCTAAAATATCAATCTTTTTTAGAAGATAAAATACCAGGTGGTCTATCCGATGGTAAAACTCTAGCAGATATCAAGAAGAAACACAATCTTCCTATTGAAGATCAGACGATCGACAAGCAACTAGAAAGGGGTATTTCTGTTGAAATGGAGCACACCGATGACCAGAGTATTGCTAGAGAAATAGCTACTGATCATCTGATGGAAGATCCGAAATACTACGATAAACTAGAACAAATAGAAAATACACAGGAATCTATAGATAACATTCTATCCTATTCTCAGTTCTTTGAAAAAAAACGGTCTTATTCAGATACTCACGGTGGTCTAGATAAGTGGTTTAAAGAAAAGTGGGTTGATATTTCTAAAACAAATCCAGATGGATCACATCCACCATGTGGTAGAGATGATGCGTCGAGGGGTGGATATCCAAAATGTCGTAAGGTAAGAGTAGCAGCTAAAATGACAAAAAAACAAAAAAAGGCATCTGTTGCTCGTAAAAGAAAGGTTGAAAAAGAGGGCAAAAAGGGGCCTAGAACACCTAACTATTCTAGATAAAAAAAAACAAATCTATGAGAAGACTTCATAATTGGGAACAATTTTATAGCTATCTGACCGAATCTGTAGGTGAAATTAAAACACGATCTGGCGATCCTTTTGAGTACAAGGTAGAAGGTGGACATTGGCTCTCAAGACGAAAGGGTTCAACGAAATGGTATCAAATAACTGGAAAAGATTTCAAAGACTCTTATCAAAGATCAATCGACATATTAGATACTGAATTTCCAGATGAAAGAGAAGATGGCTCACCAAAAAAAGTGATAACTAGAGCTCAGGCCTGGAAAACACCAGCCGGAACACCAAAAGAACAAGATACTACACCAACAACTACAACCAAAGAAGCAACAACAACTTCTACTACTACAAAAAAACCCTCAACTGAAATGCCACCAGAAGGACCTGTTCGCAAGGAGTCTGAATCACCAGTATTAAATAGACAGTTTGATCTTCCACTGAAAGGGGGTATTCCCACTTTTGATGGTGCTAAAGCCCCTTCTAGAGATCCTTTACCTGATGATGAGAGCTTGAAGAATAAATTCGTAGAAGTGGTAGGCCAAGAAGTAGCAAAAAAATTCGAGGGGGATTGTAATTCAATAGGTCTTCCCTATATTATAGCGCTAAGACAAATCTACACTGAATCTAACTTTAATCCTAGGGCAAGATCTAGTGCAGGAGCTGTGGGTCTGTGTCAGTTTTTGATAGGAACTTGGAACTCCTATGGTGGTCGTGGTCTAAGAACTAATTCAGAAGAATCTTTAAGAATCTATATAAAAATGATGAATGATCATCTAAATAGGTTTCCGAAAAGACTTGACCTAGCTGTTGCTGGATACAACAGTGGTCCTAATCTAGATATTTATAAAAAAGCTCTAGAAGATGGAATTCCTTTTGTAGAAATACAGGACCAATTGAGCAGAGAAACCAGAAACTACGCGAATAAGATATTTGCTTAATCTAAATATTTTCTATAATCGGCTAGAGCAGTTGAGAGAGTCCATCTGGGTTCCCAACCTCTTAGAAATTTCGATGAATTAGCTTGTGTGAAAAATTGATATCCTTTTGGTATTTCTAGACTATCGGTATAGGTGAAAGGTATATCTAAATTTTCTAAAACATCTTCAAATGGTGATGAAACTCCAGTTCCTATATCATAGTAATTACCAAAAATAGATCTGTAGTTTTTCATAGCAGATATATTCGCCTCTACAATATCTCTTATATAGATAAAATCTCGAGTTGGACGGCCTGGAAAGAGTTTAATCTTCTCACCCACTTTATTTCTAATCCATGATTGATAGGCTACAGAAGCCATTTTACCTTTACCTTCTTCACCAGGTCCGAAGGCATTGAAATATCGAAGAGCAACCCCACCTTTTAATAATACAAAATCTTCAGCTATTTTTTTACTCCATCCATAAAGATTTGTAGGAAGATGACCAGTCGATCCATAGTTAGCAGCCGAGGAAGAATAAACCAAACCCACACCGTTTCTTTCGCACCAAGAAGAAATGATTCTAGTAGATTCATAGTTTCTAGTAAGCATATAATTTACATCAGTCTCTAGTGTATCGGAGCACGCACCTACATGAAATACGAAACTTGGTGATTTATCATTCAAGTACTTTTTTAGCCAACCTTGCCAATCTTCTTCTAGAAAATATTCACTATCTAAACCTGTGATGGAGTAGTTGAGTTGTATGAGTTTATCAAATAGGTTTTTACCAATAAATCCTTTGTATCCAGTAACAAGTATCATAGTTTAATTTTTTTGAAATCCATCTTGATATATTCTACTAATTTCGTCAAACTCAGTAAGAATACCAGATTTGATCTTTTTTGATTCCCACTTTTGTTCTTCTATATAGTTTTTAATAACTTCTGTATATTCGAGTTCAAGATTGATAGCTCTTGCTATGACCTCTTCGTCCAAGACTCCTGACTCATTTTGACCTTCTAATTTTTCTAAAACTTGAATATCATCAATATAACTTACCGATAAAAAGTTAATTGTTTCTAAAAGAATCTCCAACTTTCTTCTGAGTTTTCTGTTGTTGATAAGAAGTGAGTTTGAGATATAGAGATCTATCCAGTTTTTAGAATCTTTTAGGTTAGATAAATCTTCAACATCTTCAGGAGTTTTAACATAAACCTTTTCGAAAATAGGAGATTTCGTGTTGGGGATGAAAACCTCGGAATCATCATCAGTATCAATAATCCAAATACCTTTCTGGTCTCCCATATCAGCTCTATCCATTTGAAAAATAGAACCAACAAACTTGAATATACCTGTCTCTTGACGAATGTGAATATGACCTGATCTTACTTTTTCAAAAGACCTGAACTCATCTAGATCAATTTTATCCGAGTTTCTATGCGCTGTCGATGTTAAGTGCATTTTACATCCATTCAGATCTGAATGACAAAATAAATAGTTACTATCTCTAAATTTTTCGATTTCTTTGATTTGTTCTTCTTTATGGTGAATATAGGGCATCATACAAATCTTCTTATCTCTATATTGGATTTGGGAAGTTTTTTGATAAATAGAAACATTCGGTATCCATCCAAAAATATTGACTGAATTGATCTCGGATGAACTTCTAGTCCAAAGATCGTGATTTCCAACGATGATGTGTGTTGGAGCTAACCGAGATAATCTTTCTATAACACTTTTTCCATAATTTAAGGTATCTATAGGTATCACTTCACGATTATCAAAAAAATCACCAAGTAATACAATAATATCTTGGCTACTTAACTGACTTTCAAGAAGTGGAAATAGAAAATCGGAAAAATAATCTTGATGGACCTTTGACCATTTAGTATAACTATTAGGCCAACCCATACCTAGGTGTATATCACCTACTAAAAATATTTTACTCATAATCTAATTATAATATTTTTTATGAAAATGTTAGGAATAGAGAAAAAAAAACTTTAATATATAACTAAAAAAAACTTTAGAAATATGCCTCTACCACATTTCACACAACTTTATATGACTGGTTCTCCGGGTGGTCCTGGAACCAAGCCACAAGAACCGGTATATACCAATCTCTTTGAGATTACTTTTCTTCTACCGGTAATTTTACAAGCACAAGGAAGAGATCCAGTTCTTCTTCTTCAACAAGGTCTTAAAGCTCCGATAAATCAAACACAGCTCACTAGAAACCTTCAAAACTCAACGCAAAGATTTAAATACTCAACTCGTGAATTTTTGAATACTCCACAAACAACCTCTGGAACAATCACAATTCCATTCAACGTGAATGTTAATGAGCAATTGAATATGGAAACCTTCACTACACTCAAAGCTTGGTATGATCTAGCTTGGAACTCTCAAAACGGTTCTCTTCATTATAAATCTGATCTTATCGGAACAATAATTGTTAATCAACATGATAAAAAAGGATATGTGCTTAGAAGAGTAACTTACCAAAATTGCCAACTTCAAACTTTGACTTATGCTGATTTTGATTGGGCAACACCAGGTATCATCAACAGTATCGATGCTACTTTTGTTTGGGATTACTTCATTGATGAGTATATTGACGGTGGATTTACTATTCAACCACCACAAGTTTATGTTTCTTAATTACTTTTTTTTATTTTTCAGCACAAAAAAACCCAGAGAAATCTGGGTTTTTTCATATAATACGAATGTATTTAGGGCATTCATATTCTTGATTTTCAATAGCAAGAGCGTAATAGAATATTTTTTGAAGAACATTATCCACAGATTCTTTACTAACCAACAACTTGTCTAATAGAGTAGAAACTAGGAAAAGACCTTGATATTTAGATATAAGTCTTCTTTTTGTCTGAGGTTTTGAATCAGAACGAACTCTACTTATCCTAATATAGTCACTGAGTGATGAATTTTGTAGAATTTTATTATTTATATCTAGAATTTTTTCCCTTAAATCTTTTTCATCGAGATTCATCAATTCGACGTAGTTCGGAACTTCTCCAATCTCTAAATCTTTCAACATTTTATTGATTTGACCTAGTGATATTTTTCCAAATTTAGCTTCACTACCCTGAACTTCTCCTACTATATTTCTTATATTCGAGTCGTAGGTTCTAAAATCAATTTTCTCTTCACCATCACCATATACTTCGGATTTTCTATTTACAACAATTGTAGTGTTAAGTGTTTCTAAAGGATTATCAAGTATGATGACTTTCGAGAAAGTGTATTGTGGCTTAGGGGATTCATTATTGATAATGATCTTAAAGTTATTTTGGCCACTTTTAATTTTTTTAATAGAAATTCCAACAAGTTCAGATCTATCAAATGAATTATTTACAATTCTATTGAGATCTTGGAGTGATCTACAGGCCCTAATAAGACCAATAATATGATCCTTTCTTTCTACATCAACTGACCAAATATCGGAAGGTGTCCATTTAGATATTGGAATACCTAAATTGAAACTACGGTATTTGTCTGATAACGAAGTAATAAGATCATCTCTAGAGTTTATTTGATGAAAGGAATATTTTTTATTACTATCAAGAACACTATTGTTTTTTCTATCTTTAACAAGGTATTTATCTGTTCTGTTAATACCATTCACGGTTTCTATAAAACTACTTTCCCATTGACTAAATCTATCCAGCATTTCTTGTGTAACTTGAATAGGTGTTTTGATAAAATCCAAAACAGAAGGTGAAGTAAGAAAGTAGGAAATATCATCAGTTATTGAAATATCTCTATTTAAAAATTGTCGAATAGCAAAATAAAAACAATAAATACTTTCAACTTTAATTGTAGATTCTGTTCCCAATGAACTTCCACCGGAAGATCCAAAATCCGAAGTTTTTACAATATCGTTCAATTTATATTCTTCACCATCTTCGGCCCTTAGACTATTCGTATATTTTTTATAATCTGGTCTTTTTAGGAACACATCTCTCATCTTTACAGAATCATAGGGTGTATATTTAGGAGCTATTAAATTTCTTGAAGTTATATCTTGGGTGTTCTTATTGATAATATCTGAAATTCTTTTGATTACAACTCCTGATTCACCTTCGGGTTTGAGTGGTATTTCTTCACCTCGAACTATTTTACCGAGCAAAATGTCACCTCTTTTTTGACCCGAGCTTGTTTTATCAAGATCATTAAAAGTAATATTTCTTTCAATCAAGTTTTGAGTTTGACTATCGAGAAACCTAGAAAATCCTAAAATATCTTTTTTAGATCCAAGTATCCAGGTATTTTCTACAGGGTGAACGGTTTCATCTTGTGTTGATATTTTTTTCACATGAATAGATCTACCAAGTTTTTGCATGTGTCTTGTAAATCTATCTATATCAAATCCATTTGGTGGTCTATTCGGGTTCCCTACAAAACTAGCGACATCTCTATAAAAATAAAGTTTTGATGAATATCTAAGTTCATCGGTTTGATTGATTAAAACAAAATATATTTTACCCAAAACCTGATCTGCATATTGTTGAGCTTGATAAAGATTGGGTGTGGTATAAACCCCTGAACCCATTTTATGACGAACATCTGATTTTCCATCTCTATCAATAACAGAATTAGAATATCTAAATTCCTCTAGTCCCGAGATATCTCCACGATATTCAATACGAAAATCTTCAAATATAGTAGAAAGATATTTTCTATACAGTTCAAAAGATCCAATTGTATTAATATCAGAAGATTTAGAATAAAAATCTTTTAGCATATCCTGTGAATAATATTCTATATTTTCTAGAAATTTAGAGACCTTTTCTATAATAAACATATAAATCCTATATATAAAAATAACTAGATATTAAATCCAATATTCTTAAATTACGAACAATCCTTTTATATGATACTTCTAACAACAATAGACTATATCAATCACAAACTTATAATTAACAATATAAATACCCAACCTATTACTTCAGATATTACGGTATTTAATCTGAATAAAATTGATCTATTTTATTCTGGATGGATCTGGATACCTACTAACGGGAATGTTGAAATTAATCTCAATAAAGAAATATTTGAAAATACAAAAATAGAGGGTGTTTTTGTCAGTATTGTTTCTGAGGGAAATATCCTACTAGAAGAGGCAATTTATTTTGAAGAGGATAAAAATAAAAAAACTTTTCGTTTAGAATCATTCGATTTGACGTTACATGCCGGCGATTTGATTTCTGAGTATATCGTAAAATTCAATAAATTTTGGGAATCTGATCTTTTCTTTCAATTTCTACCATATCTGAATAATATTAAAAACATTATAGATTGTGGTGCCAATATTGGAAATCATAGCTTGATGTTTCATAAATATTTTCCAGAAAGTAATATCTATTCTTTTGAACCAAGTAGCGCAAATTACGAACTTCTTCTAACAAACACGAAAAAAATAAAAAATATTCATACATTCAAGACCGCTCTCTCTTCTAAAAGAGGAACTTTATTTATGGAAAATCCAGCATCATGGAATAGGGGTTCAACTGCTATATCCGAAAGTGGTGAGCTTGTTCAGAGCTCAATTTTGGATGATTTTGGTTTTGATAATATTTCTTTTATGAAAATAGATGTAGAAGGTCACGAGTTAGAACTTATTAGAGGATCTATAAATACTATCGTGAATCATAGACCACACATTTGGATTGAAGATTTTACCGGTCAAACTAAAACATTCCTAGAAGAGAAACTAGGTTATACTACACTCTTTGCCGGAGATTCTAGTAACTACTTACTTGGATCAAACCACATCAAATAACTCCTCTTTTCTAAGAGCTGAGTTTTTTCCAAACCAAATATCTAGTTTTTTAGTAGAAAGTTCATCACTTGAAATTTTAACTAAGTTGGGTGTTTTTATAATCTTCTTATATTCATCATCTTCGAGAGCACCAAGTCCTTTTTTATAGGTAATCGTATAATCTTTCAAGCTTTTGCCACCAGACCATTTATCAAACTCTTGCATAGAATAGAACCATAGATCTTCTGTAAGTTTCGATGATTTCACAACCATGAGAGGTGTCTCTGCTTTGAAAACGAAGTTCATATCAAAAAGTTCAGGCCAAAACTTATAGAAAAAGTTCAGAAGAAGAGCTACAATAGAGTTACCATCGGGGTCTTGATCGGCGTAGAATATAATACGACCCCATCTCAAGGTTTTCAAGGTTGCTTTTTGCCCAAGTTTTAGGCCAATAGCTGACATAAGATTTACAAGCTCTTTATTATCAGTCATTTTCTGAAGAGCTAAATCGCTTACATTTATAAACTTACCTTTGAGAGAAAAAGATCCTTGTGTTTGTGGATCTCTGTATTTTCTAAACGAGTTACTAGCCGAATCTCCCTCAAAAATACCGAGCGAACACCTCCATCTATCTTTAGCCTTGGCATCAACTAACTTTTCAACTTTAAGATTATCAACTTGTTTATTGAGCTGTCGTTGCATTTTATTTTGATCAGCTGCTTTTTTCTGAATGATCCAATCAGATATAGATTTTACAATTTCGGATCTTAGTATCCAACCTATCATTTTAGGTGAAATAGTAAAAGTATAACCCCAATCTTTAGGTTCAGTAATAAGTTTTTCTTTTGTTTGAGAGGAAAAACTAGGATTCACAATTGTTGAAGAAAGAAAAATCTGAAAGTGATTTTTGATCTCTGAAGGTTTTACATCTACTTTGAATTTTTTCATGAAGTAATCTCTGAGTGGTTGAATAATACCACTTGTTATATAATCAACATGTGATCCACCATCATAAGTGTCTGATCCATTGACAAAACTTACCTGGGAAAAACCTTCACTAGAAGGAGCAACAGCCACTGACCAAAGACCGTCGGTTGATTTTTCGTAGTAATAATCTTGACGATACCACCTTACATAATCCTCGAAAGATTTACATTTGATTTCACTACCACAGAAAAAAATCTTGACTGATGGATTACATCCAGCAATATCAACCACTCGTTTATGTAATAGATTGTAATGAGCTGTATCGAGTTTTTTTAGACCAAACCTATCTAGATCAGGAAGATAAGTGATCTTCGTTCCTGGTGTGCCTCCTTTTGTTATAGTGGGTTGTGTTCTTTCTCTCATATTCTGGGAAAAAACTTGAAGAAATCCATTTTTACCATCACAGGTTTGAACTACAAACTTTTTAGAAAAAACGTTGGTGAGTTTCGATCCTAATCCATTGAGACCCATCACTACTCTTTCTTCTGTATCATCGTAGTTTGAGCCAGACATAAGATTTCCAAAAATAACCTCGGGAACCATTTGATTATGAGTTTTATGAATGACCACCGGTATTCCACCGTTATCAGAAACTGATATTTCGCCGGTCTTTTTATCAATATTTACATCTATTCGGTTAAGTTTTTTATTTCTTTTACTTTCATCAACTGAGTTTGAGATAATCTCATCAAATATTTTTAGAAAACTCGGAACATAAGTGAGTTCCTCTTGTATCATCTTGGATCCCTGGGGTATCCATCTTTTTTGAGTATGTGGTTTATTTGCTCCGATGTAGGTTTGTGGTCTAAGTAGTATGTGCTCTATATGATCAAGGACAACATACTTTTCTTCTATCTTTTTTTCTTTTGCCATATTTTATATATACCAAAAAAACAATAAGTCATGCCAGCAACATCAAAAAAACAATATAAACTTATCTGGGCTCTTAGAAATAAGTGGGGTTCTAAAAAGAAAGCTCCCAAGAAATACCACTGGGTTTTCGATAAGGAATGGACTGACGTAGATTACAGAGAACTTCCACAAAAGGTATCAGAGAGGAAGGTTTTAAGATTCAGTGAATGGTTAGAGCAGATCTAATCTATTTACAACTTTTTACGAACTTACTCATACCAAAAGAAAAAACTTCTTGAAACCTGGACAAAAAACAATCTCTCAATTTCTAGATAATGAATACAAAGCTTTCGCTCTATATTCTATTGAAAATAGAGCTATCGCGTCGGTTGTTGATGGATTTAAACCGGTAGCAAGAAAGATTATTCACACAGCTTCTTCCATTTGGAAAACACCATCTGCCAAACCACTCAAAATCTTTCAACTTTCAGGAAAAGTTTCCTCTGAAAGCTTCTATCATCACGGTTCATCATCACTAGATGGAGCTATCACTCAAATGGCTCAAAAGTTTAAGAATAATCTACCTCTTTTAGAAGAGCATGGTCAGTTTGGATCACTTAGAGCTCCTGAGGCTTCTGCTCCAAGATACATAGCTACTAAACTTTCTTCGATATTTTTTCATCTGTATAAAGATGAAGAGCTACTTGAATACCTCTGGGAAGAAGGCCAACAAATAGAGCCTAAATATTTCTTACCTATAGTTCCGACTATTTTAATAAACGGTGGCTCAGGTATTGCGGTTGGATTCTCATCGAATATCTTAAATAGAAATCCTTTAGATGTTGTTAATTCTGTTATTGATATACTAGGTGGTAAGAGTCCAAAAAAACTCATACCACAAATTGCTGGTTTTCGTGGTGAGTTTATACCTGACGCAGCCAACGATAAAAGATGGATTATTCGTGGTGTCTTCAAGAACATCAATAAAATTTCAACTCAAATTTTAGAAATACCACCCTCGTTTACCTGGGAAAAATACGAAGAAGTTTTGGATGATCTTCAAGCTCGTGGTATTATCTCTTCTTGGGATGATAACTGCAAAGAAGACATCAACTATACGGTGAGGTGGGATAAATCAGTTATGGGAACTCTTGATGATGAGCAAATCATCAAACTTCTAAAACTTGAGGAATACTCTACAGAGATCTTTACTACTCTTGATGAGTTCGGAAAACTGAAAGTCTTTGAGTCAGATACACAGATTCTTGATTATTTTACAAATTTCAGACTTCAATTTTATCAAAAAAGAAAAGATTTATTGATAAAAAATCTTGAACAGGAAATTTTAATTCTATCCAACCGGGCTAGATTTATTAAAGGTGTTATTGAAAAAGAAATCTTAGTGATGAATATTCCAAAAAAAGACCTAACACAAAGACTTCAAGAACTAAATTTCACAAAAGTTGATTCTTCTTACGAATATCTACTTCGTATGCCTATTTCATCTCTAGTAAAAGAGATCTACGAAAAGATATTGAAAGACCTAGAAGATAAGAAAGAAGAGCTAAAAACTTTATCTCAAAAAGAAATAAAATCTCTATATTTACAAGATTTACAAAAACTAAAAAAACTTTTATCAGAGATTTAGAATGACGATTACTTATATAGCACTTGAAGATTTTACTCTTTCGTTTCCAACAATCGATCCAAGAGCTTTTCTAGAGATTCCTCTGAAAAAGGGTCAAAAATTTGATTTTGTTAATTTAGATTGGATGAATTGGATTAAACTCTCAGACGCAAAACCAGAAACAATATCAATCATCGAGACTGGATCGAGAGAAGGTCATATCTTTCGTTTAGATAATGATAAAAGATGTATTCGTTTAGATTGGTTCACGAGCTATACAAGAGATAAACAAATCTCTAAAATAATAGAAGAATAATATGGATCACACCAGCTACTATCATGTTTGGAGAGATGTTACCTTTAGAGATGGTGATAGAGATGTTACTCTACCTCAAGGTCATGATATTATTTTAAGTAGCAGCAATGATAATAAGTTTCAGATATTTTGTAAAGGTGAAAAAATAGATGTATCAAAATCTAACTGGATATCTCTCCAAAGTTGGAATCATTATATTCTACCTATAAAAAATGGTAAAAAGAAGTTTAGAGATAAAAAAATAAACTATATTTTAGGTGAAGAAAATAGCAGTGATTGGTGAGATTTGTTTGGATAGATTTATCTACTGCTCATCATCAAGATTATCACCAGAGGCGCCTGTTCCAGTTGTAAAACCGGTAGAGATCATAGAAAATCCAGGAATGGCCGGAAATGTTGCTAAAAATTTAGAAGCATTGAGTAAAGAAGTTGATATTTTTTCCCTACATCAAGAAGATTTGATTACTAAGACAAGATATGTTGATAAAAAATCAAACCATATGTTTTTGAGAATTGATGAAGGTGAAAATAATCCCTGTAAGACTCTTGAAAACTTACCAGATTTATCAACTTTCGATCTAGTGATAGTTTCTGATTACAATAAGGGATTTCTGAATTCCCAAATTCTAGAGCTTATAGCTAGAAGTTCTAAGATATCTATACTTGATACAAAGAAAAAGTTAGATCAGCAACTAGCTAGTCTATTCACCTTTATTAAGCTAAACGATAGTGAAAGAGATATCAACAAACATCTAGATGATAATAACCTGATTATAACACTAGGCTCTCGTGGCAGTAGGTATAGAGGTGTTATATTTCCTCAAAAGAACCCTCTAGAAACTATCGATGTTTCAGGCGCAGGTGATACTTTTTTAGCTAGTTTTTCTATAGAATATCTAAAAACAGGAGATGTTATATCATCGATTGGATTTGCCAACGAAATGTCTGCTCTAGTAGTTTCTAAAAAAGGGGTAGCGACTCCTTAATCATCATTGTCTCTTGGATCGTTGGATTCATCTGAAAAACTATTCGCATCAACCTTTTTTGTTTGTATTCCGTGTTTTCCTATGAATTTAATCTGTCTTTCATTAGCATTTTGTTTAATAACAGCTACTCTGTTTTTCCAAGATTGGATATAAACATCGGTAGATTGTTCGGTATCATAATCATCAATTAATCCAAGTGTAGAAAGGTCATAAACAATACATCTTAAGTTCGAATTATCCTGATTTATCAAATTAAAAGAAACAATTTCGGTTCCTATTTCAATCCCAGAAATTGTGTGTGGGATACTAGGAGAAAGACCAGTAAAGGGGAACTCTTCATAAGAAGAAAAACCAGACCTAGATAAAACATAAAATCCAGCTACGTAAGCATTTCCCTCTTGACCTGGAATATAACGAACGCCTATTTGATATTCAGTAGAAATACCAGTTCTGTCGCCCCAATTCACATTATTATAAATAATATTTATATCACTTGGTGCCGAAGTCAATCCAATTTCTGTTGTGTAAGCAAAATTATTACCACCACCACCTAAAACTAAAAGTGTTCCATAACGATTGACATCCCAGTTACTAGTTCCCCACGACCAAGCAGAACTAGAAGATGTTTGTGAAACAATAGAGTTTTGATCATAGACCTGCCAAACTCTATCATCCAAAACATCAAAAACAGCAAACGAATGATCGCCAATCGGTTTTCCCCAAATATTTGAGCAGAGAGACAAGGTAACGCCTGTTGATTGTGTGAAAAATCCAGAAGATAGAAGAAACCCTGCCTGAATAACACTTTGTGTGTATGCGAACATAACCATTGGATTTTCACCTATAGCAAAAGTTCGATCACCAACCCAGTTGCCACCACTTTCAAAAAATGAAACAGTTCCACTAAACATATAGGATTGAAATTCATCTGCACTTTTCAGTAACCAACTGATTTCTACTCCTGAACCCTCAAATCCACTTATATAGTTATCTGCTCTACTCTGATAGGTAGTCAGTATCAAAGTTTTACCGAAGTAAGGTCTTGGCGATTGCCAGCTTCTTTCGTGATAGCTGATATCATATATCAGAGAATCAGAAAAAGTAATAGAAACAAACTGATTAGAATCACCATCATAAGAAACAAGCATTCTGTAGCTATCATACGAAGTGAGAAGCACGTAAGCACAGTTATCACCATACAGAGAAATCTCATTCCAATTCTCTATATTATAAGGTGATAAATCCATCGTATTTTTTAGCTCTCCCCCTTGTGAAATCGACTTTACCCAAAGATCTTGATCTACTGCAAATAAAAAATCTGTGTTATAATCTAATAAAACTTGATTTGCACCTTGGATATCAGAGGTTATCTCTACTAACTCACCACTAGGCCTGGCTATGAATGTTTTACTATTATCTGGCGCCTCAATTATGACGCTACCATCTTTTGTTACATCATCTTCACCAAAATCATCAACTTCGATAGAAGATGCACTCAGACCCTCAAACGTATGAGTTCTTACATTATCACCATCAAAATGATAAACAGTGCCTAGACCGTTCAAATCTCCCACATATATCTGTGCGTTTTCGGTATATTGAAAATCTTTGCGACTTTCTAGATCTTTTTGACCAACGAGTTCTCCATTTACGTTGAAAAAATAAATCTTATATAAATTGGTTCCTGACTTTCTGAAAACAACAGAATGCCCCTTTTCAGAAACCGCCAGCCATTCATCATAAAGATACCATTCGTTGCCACTATCGTATATCAATTCTGTATCAAATATTTCAGAAAGCTCACCAGTATTGAAGTTATGAACGATGTATTTCCAAGTATCTGTTGATACATCAGCCCAAGTGATCATGTGTGTTTCACCAAAAAGAGTAGGAAAGTCTTGATCTTGAATCGTCTGAACTGTTCCTCCAGCAGAAGCAGCTGCTGAAGTAGGAACTGTCGGTGCTAGCTTCTCATTCATTTTTATGGATAAGAGATATTCTTGTCTTTGCCTTTCTCTTTGTTCCCACATTTTTCTTTCTTGTTCGAATCTTCTCTGCTCTTGTAGTTGCTTTTCTACTTGCATTTGCCGCCATACTTCGTCAATAGATCTTGGTCTCATTAAATATTCTATTTTTTTGTATGTATAAAAAAAGACCTACATTTTTTGTGTAGGTCTTTAGTAACTTGAAAGATTTTCTTTATCTTTTCACCCAGTAAGACCAGACAAGTCCGGCTAGGGTCATCACTGAACCGATAAGTTGCTCTTGACCTACTGCGTCGAGATCTCCACGCATAACCAAGACACCACCTACGAATGTGAGCGCGTGTCTGATTAGACCCATAAACTGCTCTTTGTTGATTGTATTCATAATGACTGAATTTTTTTATATCTACTGGCCATGTAGTCTAACTATATATTATTTTTCTAATCTTTCTAAAATATCTAGAAGTTTCCACCTCTTTTTATGGTCATTACTACGAATATTAAATGTTTTAGATACTCGTTTAGCTTTATGGACAAGCGAAATCATTCTTTGTGCTTCTTCTAAATAAATCTTTTTGTAAGGTGTTTCCCGTTCAATATCACGAAGTTTTTTAGATTTGTTTTGTAAAAAATGAGCTAGTATATCAATACTAAATTGACCTACTCTGAGCTCTTCAAATTTTTGGCGGATAGTTCTACGACAACTTTTGTGGATGGCTTCTTCTCTCATGATTTTTAGACTTCAGTTTTTGTTTCGCTTTTTGGATTGAGTTGATTTTTAACAAGTTCTCGGTAGTATTCACACCGTTCTAAAAGTTCAGCGTGAGAACCAGAGTCTAAAATTCTACCAAGTCTCATTACAAATATTTTATCACAAGCAAGAGCAGTTGAAAGTCGGTGTGTAATAATAATCGAGGTTTTTCCAAAAGAGGATTTTTCAATAGCCTTAGATACTTGTTTTTCATTTTTTGAGTCAAGTGCTGAGGTCGCTTCATCAAAAATCAGGATCTCTGGTTCTTTAGCAAGTGCTCTTGCGATGCCTATTCTTTGACGCTCCCCACCAGAGAGTTTAGCTCCTCTCTCACCGATAATCGTATCCCAACCAAACTCTAGCTTCGTGAAAAAGTTATCAATACCCGATAGCTTAGCAACTTTAGAGAGCTCCTCATCAGTGAGACGCTTACCGGTTCCAAAAGAAATATTATCACGAAGTGATCTATCAAAAAGAATAATATCCTGATCAACTGAACCAATCTTTTTGAGAAACTTTTTGATGTCAATCTTTTTCAAGGGGTTACCATTCACACAAATCTCTCCCATCTGTGGATCGAAAGATCTACGAATAAGATTTGCGATTGTTGATTTACCAGAGCCAGACTCACCTACAAAAGCAACTTTTTTTCCCTTAGGTATCACAAAAGAAATACCATCTAAAACAAAACTGTTTTTTTCATCCGGTGAAATCTTTTCACCTTCATATTTATCAACTCTTTTAGGATAGGCAAAATGAACACTCTTGAACTCAATATCACCAACAAGACCTTCAGTTATAGGATTTTTATCTTGAACCACATCACTTTCAGTGCCAATCAGATCAAAATACTTTTGTATATTTATTTTATCAGTAATATAACCCTTTTGTAGATCGGTAATAGACCAAATAGCATTGATGTAGTTTCCAGACCACAGATAAACTAAAAATATAGATCCCATCGTGATTTGGTCTTGATAAATAAGATATACACAAAAAAGAATACTTAAAAATCTGAACACCTGTGATGAAAGCCGAATAATCAGAAGTCTATCAATAGCCGAGAGCCAGGTTTGACTATAAGAGCTTTTGTATTTTGTTTGAGCTGTATCGAGATCCCCGAGAGATTTATCTTCGGCTACTTCATTTTTAATAAGAACAACATACCGATAAAGTTCAGAGATTAGCCTTGAGTTTGATACTTCAACTTCTCTTACCTTCTCAACCTGTGGCGTTAAAAACTTATGAAATCTAAAAAGAATAAAGCCAAAAAATAGAGAAAATAGGGTATATCCAATACCCATCCAAATATTTATCCAATAAAATATAAAAATAGCAACTACAAACTGCGATAGGGTAGGAACAAGGTTGTAGATAAACACATTCATCTGATTTCTCAAGGATCCAAAACCAGTTTGTATAATATTCTGCTTGATACCCGAGTGCTCGTTTAGGTGTTGGCCGTTAGAAAAAGTAAAAAACTTCGATATAGAATAGCTATTTAGAAAGTTAGAAACATTCACATCTAGTTTTTGGATCTCAATCTTTTCTCGCCATTTTGAGAAAAATATCTTTGATATCATAGCAAATCCAGCTAAAAAGAGCCACCAGACCGAATTTTCTAGACCTGATTTTACGCCAGCTGTGTCAAATACCTTACTCAAGCAGTAGTGATTTACCGCATCCAAGACCGAAACTAAAACAATAAGAAGAAAGACCGAGCTAAGATCACGTTTAAAAGGCTTTGAAAATTTCCAGATACTCGAGAATATCTGTTTATCTGAAGAGGTTATCATATATTTTTTTTAGCAAATATAGATAAAAAGTTCTAGATATCAAAACCATTTCCTAAAATATCATATATAAGATAAGTTTTCTATGTTTTAGATAAAAATATAGTGGTGGAGCTAAAGGACCAAATGCCCGAGGGGTAGAGTTTCAGTAGAGATTCTACCCCTTTTTTATGAAATCTCCAAATCTTTTTACACATTCTTCTATGTGCTCGTCCAGTGAGAACTCTTCTGTGAAATCTTTAATGTCCTCTTTGTATCCACGAAGACCTTCATCAGAAGAGTTTTTAGACCACTGCCATCCCCAAGAAAGTTCATCCGGAACCTTGAATCCAAAAAAAGTAAGATTTTCTTTTTCTAGTTTCACAGCTTGTTCTACATTAAAGTTATGACCTAGAGCAATTACCCCTGCGTCAATATTTTTTACCAAGTTTGATTCACCAAGAGCAGTATGACGATTTTCTAGCCAGGTAAGTCTTTCAATAAGCTTAGCGTAGGTAGCATTTACCTTACCCCACCGAATAGATCCAAAAAACACAACCGCATCACTTTCTAGAAGTTCTCTTGATATTTTCCAAAGTTCATCTTCAGGAGAGTTGATATTTGCCCAGCATCTATGATGACCACTTGGATTTTTTCTTGAATCTTTTAGTTGGGAACCTTTACTACCACAATGATTGCCACCTTCTTTAGTAGAAACGTTTCCTTCACACGGAACAATATTAAGCTTGAAGGCATCGATAATCTCTACTTTAGATGGTCCTACTTCTTCTCTGAGAGCTTTAGCTAGTTGAGTAGATTTAGGGAGTTCATCTGTCCATCTATTTGATGTAGTTATAAAAAGAATTTTTTCTTTTTTACCTAAATACTCAAGTGTTTTATCGTAAAGTTTCTTTGACACAGGGGTATATATAAAAACCTAGATTTCTACTTTCTTCTATGGTATTGCCAAGGAATCTTCTTCTCAAATTGAGTGAGAGCCTGGTCAATAAGAAAATCTACGTTCTTTTGGGAAAGTTCCTCTTCTTTTTTAGCAATCTCTACTATTTTTTCGTCTAGAACTAGTTGTTTTTGCTCGATTTGAGATTCAAGAGATTTTATTTTTTCTAAGAAGTTCTCTTCATTTGTAAGTAGAGTTTTTTCTCTTTCTTCTAAAAGGTTCATTTTTTGGTCGAAGTCTTTTTCTCTTTGAGATAGATCCTTCATATCATTTTTTAGTTTTTCGAGCATTTCTTTTTGTTTCTTATCTAGATCTTTTTGAGAGTCCATAATAAGAGTTTCAATATTCATTTCTTTTGATTTAATACCTAGTTCAAGCTCTCGGATACTTTCTTCTTTTTGTTGAAGTTCTTTCAGTTTTTTTAGAAAACCAGATTCTTTAGCTTCAACTTCAATAAGTTTTTGTGAGTTCAGGGATTCTTTTCTCGTTAGTTCATCAAACTTATCTTGCCATTCTGATGCTAAGGCATTTTCACGTTTTTGGTATTTGAGCTCAAGTTCTCTTTCTTTACCCTGGGTAAGGAGATCAAGATTTGATGAAAGATCTGTGATTTCTCTTTCTCTTCTATCAAGTCTAGTTTTCGCCTCTTCGAGATCGAGTTCTATTTGTTTTTCCCTTCTTAGAACTCTGTCCTGTGTAGTTTCTAGTTCGATTTCTCTTTCACGAAGTTTTCTATTTTTTTCCTTGAGTTCTTCTTGTAAAGCTTCGATCTCCTCTGATGGATCAGAAGATCCCGAGCCAGACGAACTCATAATAATCTCTTCTAAGAAAGGTATGATTTTCTTAGCAATCACCGCTGGTGTTTGGATTTTATTTTGTTTCATTACATTGACTAGTTCTACTTTCCAATCTAGTAGTAAGAAAAAATCTGGATTGGAATCAACAATATCACGATCTACTTTGACTTGATCGTTTTTTGTTGTATATTTGTAGTTCTCAAGAAGCGAACCGGCTTTAAGGATAACGATTTTTTTATCACCGGTAAGTAACTGAAAGTCTTTTGAAATTTTATGTCTTATAATCACGATTAAACTTTTTTTAGAAATATATATAAACAACCACACCCCCTACTATGACATCACTACTTAATCAAGACCAAAAAACTGGAAAAATAAAAGTTTCCGACAATTTCGTGAAAGCCTACAGGCTTTTCAATGTAGTTTCTATTGAAGAACTATTTCGACTTCTTCCAAGAGCTGAGAAAATTCTACTCTATATTCTAGTTGTTGATAGACATCCAGATTTCAACGAGACCTCTCTTAGAAACTTTAGTCTTGATACAGAAATAGTGAATATCACTCATCAACTACTTACCGATGGTCCCTCTTCAATCAGAGATAGTGATTTTCTATATCTTTGTTCTACTACAAACTTTGATTATATTAGTATCGAAAATCTAGTAGATGGTCGTGGTAGACAACTTCCAAAACCACTAATAGACGAAAGAGAAATAATGGTTATGAAAAGAGATATAAATATTGAAAAAATTTTGGTTGATTAAGAAATCTTTTGTATATTTGCACTTATGAATACATCTGGCGAATTTTTTCAACCTCTACCTATTGAAGATTTTATTGGTGGTGGCTCTCATATTTCTTTTTCAACTAAAAAAGCTCAAATCTCAGGTAAATATCTATCGGGTCTTGAACTAGAAAACTGCACTTTCGAGCTCCAACTCTACGATGACGGCACTTGTGATTTTCGATGCTTAAACAAAGGTATTCGTCTATCCAGAGAAAGGCGACTGGAACTTCTGAATACTATTAAGTATCAAGATCAAACCTTTGTTAATCTTCGTAACAAGAAAATAATCACTGCTCTACCGTTTGTATCTGAGTTCGAGGGTAGTGAAGTTAAAGTGTATCTTTCTATACAATCTCAAAAACCTATCGATAAGCTTTCACAAATCTTCGAGGAAGATTTATCAGTAGGTCAGAAACTTCTAGATAAAATCTCCGATCTTTTTGGTGAAGAAGACCAATCTGAAGATGAAATTTCACAGGATATACCAGAGCCCACATTAATGACAGATACTCAAGGTATCTATCCTATACTTGGAGAAACTCTTTTAGAGAAGTTTCAAGAAGTTCGCCAGGAGAAACTCAAAAATCTTCGCCAAGAGCTCTCAGATCTCAACAAGGAGCATCTCAAAATAAATAGTCAAATAGCTTCCTATAAAGTTTCTCTTCATCATCTTGATAGCAAAAGAGAGGTTCTCAGATCCCGTATCGAAGATCTTGAAACCAAAGAAGGATCTCTAGATTATTATTTTTGGGTATCCCCCTTAACCGACAAAGAACTTTCGTCAGAAGGATTAGACAACAACATCTACGAAAGAGCAGTAGATGAAGTTCTTCTCAAGTTGTCAAAATGGTTTCCAGTTACAGAGAACCTTGACAAAATGAAAGAACTTCTCAAAACTGGATACTACATTGTCAAATTCGGTAAAGAATCCGCGGATGGCACGGTAGTTGAGATATCTTATCAAGAAATGCCCCAAGATTTACTCACACATATACCCGATGCTATTCACCGACACGAGAAGATTCTTTTTTTGGGAAATCGACCTTGGGGATCTCTATGTAGTCATCTTGTAAAACTCGGATTCAAGCAATCAGCAACTTTCAACCAACAACTAGACCAAAACCATAAAAATGATACACAAAACTAAACGATTTTTCCAAAAGATTGGTATTGATGCTTATCGTCTTCTACAGATGAAGAGCAAAACAAAAAATCCTGAGTTTTCATCTGAAAAAGCCAAGATTTGTAGAAACCTTATTCGTCGAAAAGATTCCATTCTACTTATCTCACCTCTTTCTAATAAGCGGTTTATTCGTAACGAAGCTCTCGGACTTTTTGTTGTTTTTTGTGATTCTAAACTATCGATCATCAACCACTCCTATAAATATGATCTCGATATTACTCTTGATACTTATAGAAAGTTAGTTGAGATTTTTGATCATCAAGTCGAAACCCGTCGGTCACTTATGGAAGAAGAGATAAACTCGAACGTAAAACACTCATTAGAGATTATCTATCAAAAACTTATCAATAATGAAAAAGATTAGTTTCCCAGATTTTTTATTTATTTTAGGGTTTGTTCTAACTGGATTGTTTATTCTATTCGTTTATTTTTTAGGTTTAGCAGCTACCAGAGAAGATGTTGTCTTAAGGTGAAAGAAATGTATTTCTTTTTTTAATATATACTCTTATGAAAATTGTGAATTTTAATAAATTCAATGAATCAAATCAAGAAATGGACGATGAATCATTTCTTGAAATGATCGAGAATAGACCAGAACTGGATGATGATAGTAAAAATATCATTAAATCTCAACTTGAGATGCTAAAAAATGAGAGTGATCCTTCGATAAAATTGGAACTCACACAAGATATACTTCTTCAAGTTGGTGATTCTCTTGATCCAGAGCTCTACAAATCAGTAGAGGATTGGTTGAAAAAAAAATAAAAAATATGTATAATCTAGATTTAATGATTCAAAACATCAACAAAATTGATAGAATCCTCAAAGAATCTTTTGAGAAGGTTGAGATACACGAAAACGCTCACCGATCGAACTTCTATTTTGATGTAACTTGTCAAAAAACGGTTAGAACCGCTCAAGGTGGGTCAAAAACTTACCAAATCAAATCAAAAATACTAAAAGAAAGTATCAATCGAGGTAATATTGAATGGCTCTACGCCTCAAATCCAGATAATGAAAAAGCTGGCTGGATAGAAAGATCCTCAACGATTGATAGTTTTTCAGAAGATCTTTTAGATATAGTCTATAAAAATAAACTAGACGAATCGTATGTTCGTTCGCTGAAAGAGGTTTTTGCACCAATAAACGAGTCTTCGGTAGCGCAGAAAGATCTTACACTACTCGATAAGGTTGGATCGATCGTAAATGAATCCATTGAAGTTGTTTCGATTGACTCACAAAGAGAGGTTGTATCATCTCCCTTGAACGAATCTTTAGTAAGAAAAACCACACTACACTTTAATACAGACGAACAAATACCTTTTTCTAAAGCTTTCGAGCTTGAAGATAAACTGAAAAGTCTCGAAGGAGTAGAATATGTCGTATTCTCGGGTAAAAAAATATCGGTTCATTTAGACTAAAAAACTTGAACCTTTGTATTTTTATTCATATCTTTGTAAAAAAAATAGAAAATGATTAAAAACATACACGAGAAACTTCTCGAATCGGTTCAAAGTATGCTGATTGATAGCCGTGTCAATTTACCCTTTTACGGTAACTTCAATCTTTTTATTAACTTTAAAGAAGATGAAAATATCGGAACCTGTGCGGTGAATATGACAGCAAAGGGTATGAACTTCTTTTATTCTAGTTCTTTTCTAAATCGTCTCACTCAAAGAGAGATCAACTTTATTACACTTCACGAAGATTTTCACCTGCTTCTAAACCATCCTCGTAGAACGATTACTGGCCAATACGATCCTAAACTATCCAATATCGCACAGGACATGATCATCAACCATATTATCGTAGAGGATATTCTGCCAGATTTCATTGAGATCCCCAAAGACGAAGAGGGTAAGAATATGGCACTTTTTGTTCCGAAAGAATACGAAGGTAATCTTATTTTTGAAGAGCTCTACGAGTGGCTTCGTGATAAACAAGAAGAGCGTCAAAAAAATGGTGGTAAAGATCAGAATAGTGGTAGTTATGGACCTTTTGGTAAAGATCCTAAATCACCTGGTGGAACCATTGACACACACTCATTAGATAGTATCTTAGATAATCTAGAAAAAAACTCTGGTCAGTATCTTGATGTTCACATCACTGATGAAATCTCAGAAGAGCAAAGAGAGTCAATGGTAAAAGACGCTATTGATAGGTTACATAGTCGTGGTCTTAGTAGTTTTAACGTAGAAAAAACACTCAATAAACTTCGTAAGAAAAGAAAAGATTACCTATCCTATATCAAAAGAGCTATTTCAAATTTGATCTTTGGAACTATCAAGAACAAAACTATCGTAAGACCTAACCGCAGAAGTATTCAAGGTGTCAAAGGTGTTCGTAAAATGAAAAACCGAATCAATGTCGGTTTAGATACCAGTGGTTCAATGGGTGGTCAGGGAACTTTTGAGCGGGTTCTTTCATATGTTAATCGTAACGATATCGAAATGAACTTTATGGAATCTGATACCGAAGTTAAATGGGTTCAGAATATCAAAAATGCTAAAAAACTTCAGAGTATTCCTATCAAAGGTCTTGGTGGAACTTGCCTACAACCGATGATCGATCATATTGTAAAAAATCACAACGATTGTAACTCGGTTATTCTTACTGATGGTGAAACCGATCATTTAGATCTTTCAAGAGTAAAAGGTAAAGTTTTGATTATTTCTGTAAATAGGGAATGCCCAATAGCTCGAAGTAATGGTAAGCTCAAGCAAATCATTATCGAAGGCAAAGAAAATGACTAAGTTAAATGATTAGAAAAATTGAATGGATACGCGATACCTTCGGAACCAATATTCTAGCTGTTCGTATAGAAGAAGGTTCTCTTTCCCAGGTTATTGAACAAATGAAAGAATCACTCTCCCAAGAAGATTATAAAAAATATGTCGATAATCGTATAAAAAGTGAAGGACCGGGTTATCTAATAATCGTAGCTGATGATATCGAGGTTCGATCCTTTTCACCTAGAGATGTTGAAAAGTTAAAGAGAGTTACTGATTTTGAGGTCACAGATATTTTTATCGAAGGTCTAGGCCTTTCACAACACAGAGAAAACACTTCTTATTATGCTATTTGTAACTCGAAAACACTTGGATCTATACGAACTTACCTTGGTTTGGATCAACGACCTCTTTTTGCTAATCTTGGTTTCTATCCTCGTGATGTTAGTAGTCAGCTTAAGTCTACAAAGCTCGAAAAAGTAGATAAATTCTTGAAACTTTTATCACAAAATTATTATAAAGAGGGAAATTTCGAGTTTATCAAGTCAGTGGAGAACTACCATCTTGATAGGTTCGATTATATTTATCCTATAAAAATAGAATCTACAACCGCTACATTTAGAGATGATAACTTCAACTACTTCACGATTTCACTTATTGATGATAAGTTCAGAGTTGTTGCTCAGTGGGTCGATAATAAAAAACTTCCCTACCTAGCGCAAACATTAATAGAAAAAAAACTAAAAAATATAAATACAAATGGCTAAACTAGCAAAATACTATACACTTTACGATTGTGTGAACTACGATGATATTTACGATGCTCTCAACAAACTTCAAGATAGTGAAAAAATTGAGTATGAAATGCTCGAAAATAGCTCTTACGACGCCTTTAGAATTAAAGATATTTCCCTGACTGAAGTTGAGTTGAAATCTTTACTTACACTTTTTTCTAAAAACGATGTAGCCGAATACGAATACGCTTCGGAAGATCTAGCATCTTACGACGAATACAACGAAGATAATGATGATGAACTTGATAGCTGGGATTCCGGTGACGAGTGGAGTGAATCAGACTACGACGACGAAGTTTAAATAAAAAAATTATGATATCAATAACACTTACCGAAGAGGAAATTTTAGGAAAATCTTCAGAAGATATTAATCTTCTAGTCAATCAAAAAATGAACTTAGCTAGAGATAGTTACCAAAAGGTGATTTCAACAATTCCCGATCAAAAATCTATTGATAAAATACTTGCTAAGCTTAGAAGGCCCTGTCACAAAGATCTTATTTCAAGAACTCTTAAAATTTCAGATACTCAAACTACACATCTAGTGAAGTTTCTTTTGGATAATAATCTTGTTGAACGATACGAAGGCGCTGAGGATTTTTATGTTACAAAAAAATAACTAAATATATGATAAAACTTGAATATGTATGGCTAGATGGATATCGACCAGAGCCAAACCTTCGAAGTAAGGTAAAAATTTTAGAGATTGATGAAGAAAACTTCTCTATTGAAGATTGTCCAGAATGGTCTTTCGACGGTTCATCTACTCAACAAGCAGAGGGTCATTACTCTGATAGGATCTTAAAACCAGTATCACTCTACCCGAACACGGTAGATTACGGATACTATACCTCTTATTTAGTTCTTTGTGAAGTTTATAATCCAGATGGAACACCACATGAGAGTAATACTCGACACTTAACTCCCGAGAAGGATGATACTTGGTATGGTTTCGAACAAGAATATACTATTATGCTCGATGGAAGACCTCTTGGTTTTCCACAGAATGGATATCCTCAACCACAAGGTAAGTATTACTGCGGTGTTGGTAGTGATCAAGTTCACGGGAGAAAATTTGTATCTGAACATTTAGAGCATTGTTTGGATGCCGGTCTTAAAATCACAGGAACCAACGCTGAAGTTCTCCTAGGTCAGTGGGAGTTTCAGATTTTCAATACTTCGTCCAGACGCGCTAGTGATGATCTTTGGGTAGCTCGTCATTTTCTACAAAGACTTTCAGAAAAGTGGGGATTTTCAATTGAGTTTCACCCGAAACCAGTTGTTGGTGATTGGAATGGCAGTGGTCTTCACTGCAACTTCTCTAATACCATGATGCGTGAAGTTGGTGGTAAGGATTATTTTGATATACTATTTAACACCTTTGAGACACGACACAAAGAGCATATCTCAAACTACGGCTCTTCTAATGAACTTCGTCTTACCGGTAAACACGAAACCCAGTCTATTGATACGTTTAGTTGGGGTGTCTCTGATAGAGGCGCATCACTTCGTGTTCCACTACAAACAGCCAAAGACTGGCGTGGGTATGTTGAAGATAGAAGACCAGCTTCGAACGCTGATCCCTATCGTATTGTAAGAGTAATATCTGAAGCTCTTGAAATAGCAGAAAAGAGTTTCATCGGTCAAGCTGGAGCTACAATGAATATCGCCTAACCTTGTAAAAAATATTTATGTTTTCAACACAATCAGATTACTACACAACTCTCTCTACTACCTTTTCATCAGATACTCTGCCAATAACATCATCAGAGATTGAACATCTATTGACTGACAAAAAACTCTGGAACTTTGATGAATCAGAAGCTAGGCATCTAGATGAATATTTTGAGAACTTATTTGGAAAAGGAGAGGTCGATCGGTTACAATTTGAGAATACACTTCGAAACACAAGAAGCACCGGTGTAGTAAGGTATCCTTACTGGCATACAAACGAGACTAAAATTTCAGTTAAAAAAGTTTCAGACCAAAGTTATCTAGTTGAGATTCAAGGAACTAATTTTGGTAATCGTTTTTTTAGAGCGTATCTTTGCTCTAATCTAAAGAGTGTAAAATCATTAAAATACAAAGAGTTACAATATGCCTAAAAAGTTACAAATATCCGTAGAAACTAAAGATCCACTATTTTTTTCGAGGGTTTCACAAATACATAAACTCAATCTTGAGATCAAAGAAAGAGAGAACATCGTATCTACTCTGACCGACCAAGTCAAAGAAGTAGCTAAAGTCGAGTGGTGCCGGATGTATGAAAATTCTCGTATGAATCCAGGTTCTCTGAAAGTTTATTCACAAAGAGAAAGTGAAGTTTCAAGTGTTCTTTTCGTTCCGAGTGATAGGTATATCTCTCTAAATGAGACCACTAAATCTTTGGTCGAATCTGAACTTGGTAGAGATGCTATTCAAGAAACACACGAATGGTCTATATCCTCTGAAATGGTAGAGAAGTATCTACCTATACTACAAGAGATGATCGGAATGTCAGATGAAATATCACCAGAAGACAAATCCAAAATACTTACAGAAACTATCAAATATTCCATAAAACCCGGAACTATTGATAATCTATCCAATCTAGGTCAGGTTGAAAAGGTTTTTGAGCGTGTCAAGCCTGTTGTCTCCCTAAAAAACATACAAGTCGAAAAAAACTTTTCAGATTCTTTGGATATTTAGAAAATCTTGGATATATTTGCTGGACTAAAAACAAAAAAGATGTTTAGACAAAAAATTCAAGATCTCCAATCAGAAATGATCAACCTTATCGCACAGAAGGTAAGTTTTTTAATCGAAGACAAAGATTCCAGGCTTAATCTTCCAACCTCTTTTCGTTTAGATAGATTAGTAAATGGATACGACGATGCCTATGATACTGAATCGTTAAGTATTTGTAGTTTAGGATACCACAATAATAAAGTTTGTCTTATCTCTCAAGAAGAGGATTATATCAATCTTGGTAGTTGTGATGTCTATAATCTAGCCTGGGTATTAGACCAGTTGATTTCTGGATCGGTAAAGTTAGAATCCAATCAATATCCTTTCTAAAAATATTTTCATTAAATATTTGTTTTCTACCAAAAATCTTCTTATCTTTGTAAAAAAAAACGAACTATGGCTAAAATGTCTCCAAAAAATCCAAATCCACTTCCAGTGACCACAGCTCTTCCCGAAGAGATCTCCCAAAGAATGCGGGAACTCACCCGTAGAGAGCGTTTATATTTTATGTGTATGTGGCCTAAGAGTGGTGTTCTTTATATTACCTCAAAACCTGGTATCGCTAAATCAGCTATCGCCAGGTCTATCGCAGACAAGATGAATTTCCAGTATATGGATTTACGTCTATCGATGTCTGATGAAACCGACTTTAAGTTTCCCTACCTTAAAGAAGTAGATATCGATGGTGTCTCTAGGAAGTGTCACGGATATTCTACACCAGAGTGGGCTCTGAAAGCTAACTCTCAACCCACCATTATTCACTTCGAAGAGTTGAACAGAGCTCCGCAATTTGTAAGAAACGCAGCTCTTCAGATCTTACTTGAGCGTGAGATTGGTGACTTCAAGTTTAATAGTAACGTTTTAATGATGGCCTCTGGTAACCTTGGTGACGAAGATGGAACAGACGTAGAAGAGTTCGACAATGCGTTGAACAACCGTCTTATTCATATGTCTCACTCACTCTCTGCGAACGATTGGCAAACAGACTTTGCGTCAAAGTGGGTTCACCCCTTGATTATCTCTTATCTTAAAGCTTACCCTGATAAGCTGTATCAGAATCCAACCGAAAATACAAAAGCATACGCTACACCTCGTTCTTGGACTTTCTTGAGTGATTTTATTGTTCAGAACTTCGGTAAAGAATCTTCAGTGAATATGTTCATTGATTATCTACGAGAAGTTTCCCACTCGTATGTTGGAAATGGAGCTCAACGTTTTCTACAATATTGTGAAGAAATGATGAGTGTGAGTATTCGTGACGTTCTCAATAGGTATGATGAGGTTTCAGAAATACTAGATAAATACAACCGTGATAAGAACTCTGAACTTGTTCAATCCTTAAAAGAACCAGAATTTGCTGTTGGTAATCTATCCGATAAGCAACTAACAAACCTCACAAAGTTTCTAAAGCGTCTTGGTGATGATGAACTCACAGCTTATCTACTATGGATTTTAGACGACCCAACGGATCAAATCTCAAACCCAAAGGTGAAAAAATTCCTTAGCGCCTTCAAAGATGTCCTACTGAACATTCAACGGATCAACAAACCACCAACTACTACCGAGAGTAAGGTAAAAATGTAAGAAAAAAACCTGGATTCTGTCCAGGTTTTTTTTCTTTTTTGTTCGCAACCTTTTAAGATAAAATCATAAAATAACAAATGTCAAATTTCCAAAAGAAAATAGAGTGTAATATAATCGGTCTATCACAGACCCAATCGATGGGTGATAACTATATCGTTGTTCTTGAAGAAGAGAGTGGTGATAGAAAACTACCGGTGATTGTTCGTGATAGAGAAGCTCAGTTTATCGCACTTCAACTTGAAAAAATAGAAACTCAAAAAGTTTTTGTTTGGGATCTTTTTGAATCGCTCTCAACTAATCACAACTTTACGATGGATGCGGTTTATTTACACTCTGTTTTCGAGGGAATTTTTTATACTAAAGTTATTACAAACTCACAAGAAGGAGAAATTGAGATCAATGTAGGTGTAGGAGATGCTCTTTGTCTAGCAGCAAAACTAGAACTTCCTATTTATGTTTCATCTGAAGTAATGGAAATCTACGGGTTGATCCCTGATCTAGATGAAGAGGCATCCGAACCTCAACAGCCAAAAAAACAAGGCTCTTCTCCTAAAGTAACTTTAGAAAATCTTCAGAAAATGCTCGATAAAGCACTCGAAGAAGAAGACTACGAGATCGCATCTCAGATCCGAGATAAAATAAAAGCAATGAAAGGAGAACTAGATTAATGTGCCTTCCCTATATCGGTGGTAAAAGTCAAATAGCTAAAAAGTTGATTATACCCGAAATACCAAAAAATATCAAAACTTATGTAGAAACTTTCTCGGGTATGTTCTGGACTTATTTCGGAATGAACTTGGATAACTACCCACACCTTGAAAGGATTGTCTATAACGATTTGAACCCCTTGAACTACAATCTTTTTCTAAGTCTTCGTCAAGATCCTAAAGGTGTTTTAGAAATATGTAAAAGTTTTCCCTATCAAAAAAAGGGTGTAGGTTCATCTTTAGATACTAAAAACTTTTTTTTACAATCTCAACGAGAGCTCTATGGTGATGAATCCAAAATAGAAGAAGTCCCAAATCTCGAAAGAGCTGCCAAACACGCGCTGATTCTTTCTAATATCTTCTCAGGAGCAAATCCCAAGACTTCAGGATATATTGATCTGAAGGGTAAATACCACTCGAAGTTTCAATCTTTTATCAATAAACTAGAGAATGATAAATGGTGCGAAAAGTTTTCTCTAATAACCGATGTTTATCGGCTTGATTTTGAACAGATCATTACTCTCTTAGATTCACCTGATACTTATTTCTATTGCGATCCACCCTATTGGAAAGTCGGTGAGGGATCCTACTATTCCAATCACGATTTTACTTCTCGAGACCATCTTCGTCTAGCAAATTGTCTAAAATCAATCTCGGGAAAATTTTCACTATCTTATTATCCCTTTAATGAGCTCGAAGAGTGGTTTCCTAAGGATAGTTACCGATGGACTCAGCAAGAGTTCGCAAAAGCAGCGATGGCTAAAAGTGGACAAAAACAATCACGAGCAACCGAAGTTTTGGTGATGAACTACACAAACTTAACCTAAATTTAATATACAACTCCATTCATTCCTCTCTATATTTGCTGAGTAGATAAAAATAAACTTATGAATTGGATAATGTCAAATTTTAAGGCCTGGGATAGAGAGAAACTTTTTTCTCAAATCGAAAAAATCACCATTCATAAAGTCTCAAATACGGTAGTCACCAAGTGGGGTGACAGGGTAATTTCAACAAGGGAAGTATCGGATAAATACGAGATATTTGATATTACTTCTTTCATGAAAGAAAAGATTCTTGAAATCGAACAAAATTTTACTATTAGTTTTTATCGACTACAAATTCGTGGTGGTGTTCAGTCCTTAACCCTACTTTCAGATCAAGTTGAAGTAGCTGGATCTTTTTGGAACAAAAGTTTTTACATTCTGTCTTCTTCTGATAAATCAAGAGCTCTCCAGCTGAATATCGGACTACAATCACAAGACAGCAATAAACAAATCGTTTTTTCAGATAGAAACTTTTCCCTCTATAAGAAACATTTGACTGGTGTAACAAGAGCGGCTGATAAAGTTTCATCAAATCTAGTAAGTGAAACTTTTTTAGAACAAATCTCAGCTATCAACAGTTTGGTTGGTCAAAGAGTTATGATTTCAAATATCAGGCGTATTCTTTGTGAAAAGGATAATAAATCAGATCACAAAAAGTTTGATGCCTTTAAGAAAGTTTTAATTTTTGGTCGTAGGATACTAAAGGATTTAACACCTTCGCAAAAACAAGTTTTATATACACAGAGTAAAGATATTATTTTCACTAGAGAAAATGATTTTAGCCTAGACGCGTTTGATGTTTTTACACTATATTTACAGATATTTTCTAACGAAGATTCTCACGTTATAAAAAAAGAAGCACAAAAAATTATGCGTATGACAACTTGTTTTATTCGTAACGAAAAACTCGACTTTCTTCTTCAAACCACTTAATAAAAAAAATGGAACCAACTTATTTCAAACCAGAAATCTCACCCGAGCTTCACAATCTTCTTGAAGCTATATCTTCTAAATCTTACTACGCGAGGATTCTTCTTGAGGGTAGAATACCTCTTGATGAAATCGTAGAAGATCCTGTCAACTACTTAGGCATTTCGATTTCTGATCCTTCAAAACTTTCCTACCTTACACACGATAGGTTTGAGAAGATTTCTCAAGATGAGATTTGGTCTTCATCAAAGCGTTATCAAACAAAACCATCTGGTGTTATTTCTAAGATTTTTAGAAAAATTGACTATCAAGAAATGGAAATATTCATCGATAGTATCAAATCTCACGGATCTAAACTACATACCCAGTTTTCCATCGCCACTGGTGAGGAAATCACATGGTGGTATGATGAAGAAAGTTACGATAAGCGAACACACGGTAGCTTGAACTCGTCTTGTATGAAGCATAAATCTTGTCAGGAGTTCTTTGATCTCTACACGAAAAATAGTGGAACTATCGATCTACTTATTCTTCGTGATAAAATTTTCGGAACACTCTTAGGAAGAGCTCTTCTTTGGGAAGTCGATGGTGGTCTGAAAATCATGGATAGAATCTACACAACCAACGATTCTGTGTATCGTGGACTCTTTAAAGACTTTGCTACAGAAAACGGATACTACTGCCGCGCTGAACAGAGTTGGAACTCTTCTTTATGGTTTATGGTAGATGGAAAGCGTCAATACCTTGAACTTTCGGTAAAACTTGATACTACCGATATTAGTAGATTTCCCTATTTAGATACGTTCAAGTTTTTTGACCTGGATAGTAAAACTTTCTACAACTATCATCCAAAAAATAGTGAGAGAATCGTAGTAATGACCTCTTCTAGTGGATCTTTTAATCCCAGTAGTTCACTTGAGCAAAGTCAAGAGGACTTGAACTACTACAATAGTTCAGATGTAATCTATCTAGATTATCGTGATATCAGAGTTCATAGAAACCGTGTTGTTTCATCTGATATTCTTAATCGATGGATTCATGTTGATGATTGTAGATATTCTGATAAAATTGAAGATCATCTTTTCTCAGGAAAATGGGAAGAGCTCAACGGTGATATTGAAAATTCAGATGTAGCAGATCTGAAAATGAAAAAAGTAGAGAAATTCAGAGAGTTATTAACTGAAAGAAATCCTTACAGAAGATTTCTACATCAACAAACGATCGAGATTCAACGACCCGAACCCGAACTAGGTAATGAAAATAATGCAGCGGTAGATATAAATGTATCAGAAGACCCATCTGAACAGGTTGTATATGAGGAATCTATGGGCGATATTACAGGGCACTTGGATACACGAAGACTCCGATCCGATATAGTCGTAGACCGGGACCGTTCTGAATTACTCAGAAATTCTGAATTACTCAGACAAGAATTAGCTTCTCAACTCAGAGTTTCTATAAATATGATTAGAAACAGAGAGGAAACTTTTATTGAGACACCATCATCTCTTCTAGACTATAATCCAGATGACGAACAAGATAGCAACCCAGAATCTCAAGGATAGATTAGAAGTTTTCAAGGATAAAGAGTTTGTCTTTAACGAGGCAGCTCACCGATATTATTATAGAGATACTGAACTTACTTCAGTTACTAAATATATCTCGAGATTTCATAAAAAATTCGACGAAGATTTTTGGGCAAAAAAACGGAGCGAAAAAACTGGAGTTCCAGTAGAAGAGATTTTATTAGAATGGAAAACTGGTGCCAAAATATCCACCGATCTTGGAACTTCAGTTCATAAGTGGGTCGAGAACTACTACAACGGCATTTATCAAGAACTACCTACAGATATTGAAGCTGTTCGTAGAATCAACAAATTCAATCTTTTCTGGGCTAAGTATCTAAAAAACTTTGAGCCAGTCGTGTTTGAACTTAAAGTTTTCTCTGGTGAGCTTGGTCTTGCTGGAACGATTGATTCTATTTTTCTAAAAGGTGATATACCATTTATTATTGATTGGAAATCCAATAAAAAGTTCACTGGTGTAGATGAATCTGAAAAATGTTGGGAAAAACTCCTACCTCCTTTCCAAGATTGGTGTAAAACTCACCTCAATGAATATTCGATTCAGATTTCACTCTACCGTCTTATCCTAGAGGGTAAAGGTATTATCATACCATCGGGATATCTCGTTCATTTAGGACCAGAGGGCGACGAAGCTAAGATATACAAATGTCATGATTATCTACCAATTTTGAGGGAACATTTCTACGGTAAAAGTGATGATTTATTCGGTTAGTGACCAAAGTAAGATTTATCAAGATTATACATATCAAGAACTTCTTGATCAGATAAAACTTTTTGCCAAGTATAGACTTTTGATATTCTTCCATTTAGATAATTACCCCCCGTATTAGCGTAACTAGCTAAATTTGTAGTTCCACTACCAAGATGTGCTAATGTCATATTGTGAGAACTGTCGAACTGACCATTTATATAAATTTTAAATCCATTCGAAGTATTGAAAGTTACAACTACATTGTACCATGTATTAAGTGATATTGTTCCAGTAGATTGATAGGTATTGAATACAACCCCTTGATTGTGGTGACCAACTTGTATTTTTGGTGAGCTACCCATATACATGAAGTGACCACCAACACCATCAAATCCACTTACTATGTTGTTATCAGTATATACATCTACCCAGAACCAGACGGACTTAGTATAAACCGTTGTTGGAACAGTAAGACCCGATCCTTGCGCATATTGACCTGATCCGTTGAAATCGAAATAAGATATAGTTCCAGAAACAAAAGTAGGATTACCAACAAGAGTCATGTTTTGTTGTGTGCCTGCTAGATCATACCAAGTAGTGCCTGAGCCTGGATAACTCTCTGAAAGATTAGCGTCTAATTTAAGTAACATATCACTATTTGGTGTTACAGTAGGAGTTGGTGTAGGTGTCGGTGTTGTTGTAGAAGTTGGTGTTGGTGTTACTTGTACAAATCTAGGAGAGAGGAAATCATATTGTTGTGTGATTTCTGCTAGTGATAACTTTCTATTGTAAAAATATAGATTGGCAACATGACCAAAAGATTGCGGAACTATATCATTATTACCCCAACCCCAGTGTGTAGTTCCACCAGCACCGAAAGAAATTGTACTACCAACTTGAGATCCGTTTATGTAGAATGTTTGGGATGAGCTGTCACCTACGACAGCAAACTGAACCCAAACTTCTACCGATGATGACGCATCATATCCAGAACTTCTGAGTGCTGTGTCCCAATACGCAAGTGTGTTTGAACCATCGGGGATAGTTATTGGTGTATATTTAGGAGAATTTGTGTAAAGTAAAGTTCTAAATCCACTGGTATCGTTTTTCAATCTACCCCAAGTAATATAGGTATATCCAGTAGTAGGTAGGAGAGGACCAGTTCCATTTACAACAACTCTCTTTGTTCCTGATGAACAGTCAAAACATTTGATACCATTTAAAGTTGTAAATGATGAGCCCGTAAGCGTATGATCGTAGGTTCCAGGTGACCGCAAGTTAGAAACTGTTGTTCCTGACCCTGGATAGCTGGAAGAATCATAGGCATCCAACTCAATAACCAACCCTAGAGTAACAGGAGCCGATGTTGTTGTAACAGAAGGAGTATTTGTAGGAGTTTGAGTTGGTGTGTTTGTTATACTTGATGTTGGTGTGGTGGTTGGTGTTTGACTAGAAGTGGGTGTTTGAGTAGGTGTTTGAGTAGGAGTTGGTGTTGAAGAAGGTGCAATAGTTGTTGTAGTTGTTGTAGTGGTGTTGTAGCTATAGACCGTTGAGTTATAATTTTGTAGAACCTCACTAGCAGAGAGAGCTCTTCTATAATATCGAATAATACCATATCCACCAGCAAAATAACCAGCAACCGAGCCCAAGTAAGTAGTCGTATCAATAGCACCAAAAGCTAAATACCAATCGGTGATTCCATCATTGTGTGGAGAATCATATGCAATTGAAATTGTTCCACCGATGACCCCATCGAGATATGATGTTAATACACTACCGTTATACACTCTAACTACTTGCTTCCAGGTATTAAGATAACTACCCGCACCATTGACTACTCTAGTTACAGCAGTTCCATTCCACAAAGAAGTAATGATTTGATTGAATGGTCCTGTTTGTAATATTTGTGCCCCGGCAAAATGATATCCATCATTTATTGTAGGCTGTCCAAGATCGGACCATATACAATCATCCACAGCGGTAGGACGTATCCAAACTTCAATAGTATGTGTTTCGGTAGCTCCGAAATAAATGTCTGGACTCAAAATGTAATCATTAACACCATCAAAGGTGAAGTATCCACCCGCACCAGATGTATGAACTGGACTTCCGAATATAGAGCCGTTATTACCATTACCACTAATGTCATTTAGAGTAGTTCCTGAGCCACTATAAGAAGATGTATTACCTGGATCAAAGTAGAAGAAAGCACCCGAAGCTATCGACCCTTCTGTTATTGTTGAAGTTGGTGTGGTTGTAGGTGTTTGTGTATTGGTCGGTGTTACGGTCCTAGTCGGTGTAACAGTTAAAGTAGGTGTAACGGTAGAGGTAGGAGTCTCACTCGATGTTTGAGTGGGTGTTTCTGTTGGTGTTGATGTAACGGTAGGTGTGATAGTTGAAGTCACAGAAGGTGTAATAGTTGGTGTTTGAGTAGGTGTTTGAGTAGAAGTTTCGGTTGGTGTTACGGTTTGTGTTGGTGTTACAGTTGAGGTTTGTGTGGGCGTTTCAGTTACAGATGGTGTAACTGTGGGTGTCAGAGTTGATGTTACAGTTGGTGTTACAGTTGGTGTTGCGGTCACTGTTGGAGTTTGAGTGACCGTCGGTGTCATAGTTCTAGTTGGTGTTGGAGTTCTAGTTGGTGTTTTTGTAGGAGTGACCGTTACGGTTGGTGTAGGTGTTTGTGTAGGGGTGGGTGTAGGTGAAATAAGTAAATAATCTGATTTCAGTAGATCTATGCCAGTGGTATATTTTTCGTAAATACTTGAGGTAGCTGAAGTTAAATCTTCTATTTGTAGAAGTGTAGAAACTCTCAATATCTCCTTACCATCCTCAAAAAGTTCCTTGATTTGTCCAATACTATAGTTGTTAGATACGAGATAGAAATCCCAACCTATTTGGTAAACACCTTTTGCATCTGATATTTTTTTAAGCTCAACATTCTGCACTCCTTCGGTAACAGATCTTATATGTGGCCAAGATTTTTTCTTGAAATCTTCCAAGGTCGGATATCTGTCCCAGTTTATACCAAAGTATTTCAACATAACATCTGATAGTAGTCCTAATTCTTTTTGCTTTAAGGATTCATCAACTAACAGTTCCCATTCGAAGTAGTAATCTTTACCACGTCTAGCTATTTTAGTTATTTTATTATACAAAAATTTTACTCTACTTGTATAATTTACTCTTGGCTCTAAAGTAGTTGTTGAAGTAGTAGAAGTTGAAGTAGTCGTGGTTGTTGTAGTTGTTGTAGAACTTGTTGCAACTATACTTAGAGATGGTGTCGGTGTCAAGGTTTGAGTTGGTGTCTGTGTTGGTGTTATACTAGCGGCAGAAAAATCAAAATCATCAACCGGTTCTACATATAGATATCCATCAATACCGTTGAAAACAACTGAACCACTTCCACCAATAGGACTCGTAGAGCTCCAAGAAAGAGTGAATCCATAAGTGTCTTTGCCAGTATCTGAGCTATCATAAACAAAATCATTGATATCATCAAATTTCAATAATAAAATCGTATCAGCTAATACATCGTAATTTTGTGCCAATGGATTGAAGTTTGATGAATACACTTCATCTTGCGTCCATCTAAAATTTGATAATCTTCCAGAAAAATAAGAATCTTCTTCGAGATCAGTTCCGATGTAAAGTTTATCATCATAATCAGTGATCATACCAGAATAATATTCAATGGTATTTCCTATTTTTTGACCGTTTTTATAGATTTTTATTGAACCGTTTGTATAAACAATAGCGAAGTGTGTCCAATTGTTAAGTATTAGAGAAACAGGCTCTTGAAACCGAATGCCTGAATTTATCCACAGACGAAAGATGCTACTTTCTATCGAGACCGCGATTTTAGCAGTCGGAAAACTATTTATCGAAAAAACTCTGGGATTACCCAGATCTGAGGTCATGTACTGAAACCACTCAATCGTAAAATTCATTAAGATATATATAAAATTAGAAAAAACTTCAACCGCCTTTTCTAATTTTATTTATATAGTTCATCTGAATATTTCTTTGAGTTGAATCTTTGACTGAAGATCGATTACTTTTTTACCTATTTTCAAGGTATATTTAATAGACTTGGAAAACTCTTCGATAATTGCTTCGATTTTTTCCATCTCTTTTTTATCTAAATCATCATTGAAAATAGTAATTAGATTTTCTATTTCTTTTTTTGTAATACTATCTTTCATACCCAGAAAGAAAATGAAGTTGTAGTTCATATCTGTTAGATCTCTTCCGGATTTTTTTGCACTTTTCGAGTTAAGATATTTAAGTAAATCTGATTCAACGCCAATAGAAGGTAACGAAAATCGGTAACCCTGCATCTCGAAGATTTTTTCTTCAGCGTTGTAAAAACTCTCAAATTTTGAAAAATTAAAGTAGTTGAAACTTTCATTAGAGATCTCAACTTCCTTTACAAGTGACGAATCACTATCAAAATAGTTGATGTTTATTTTTTTATCCTGTGTAAATTTAACAATTTCCAAAAATACCCAGATAAGATCAATAACTTTAAGGTATCTGAAATTATAATTTTCTGGAAAAACAGCGTTTGCTTCTACTACACGTTTAATAGACTCAATAATAGAAAACATATCTTTTTCTACGAAATTGGTTTCATAGTGAACGATCTGCTCTGAAGATGCTCTTTTGATTTTAATCGAGAAATCTTCAGGATAAAACAAACCACGGGAGGGTAATTGACCTAAATCTAGATCTTTATTACCTCTTACAAGACTTTTGATAAGACGAACTAGTTCCATAATCATCTTGTATGGGAAAATAAGTTATTGTTTAATCTGAATGTAAAGATGTATCCAAAACTCTTCGGCTCTAAGTGAGATCTTTACCTTATTCGACCACCTATAACTTCTCAATTTTTCCTTTATTTCTTCCTTTATTTTCTCAAATGAAGAAGGGTCGATTTCTCTACTACTCCAAACACCTAGTCCATACCAACCGAAATGTAAAAGGTGCTTCTCCCATAGAGAAAACTTATCACTACTTGGAAAATCAAACCCATCAACTGAAGTTTTAATTTTTCCAAGAAGAAGTAGGTTTTGGGGAGTGACCTCCATAAAATCTCTTTTTATTTCCCAGAGTATTTTAGCACCCAACGAAGATATATACCTAGAAAAATTTCCTGTAAATTTTACCTCTTGTATAGGGTAAAATTCAGATTTTGTATAAAAACCATAGCAAAAAAGTCCGTCATTTTTTACTCCCCAGAAAGCTTTTACCCATTTTTGATCTCCTGGTATTTTTTCAACTTCTTGATTGATAGAAGTTATTCTAGTAGAGAGATTTAATAACTTTTCTCTCCAGATCTTTTTTGTTGTAAAATAAACAAGCCAATCCCTCTTTGGTTTTTTTTCTACCTCAATACCATCAATAAAAGATAGTGTTTTTACGAAAAGTTTGAAGAGTGTTTTTTGCCTAATAGGATCTATAGACTGAATGGACGCAGTAACCTGCTTAGGTGAATCTTTGGATAGTTTATCCTCTATTCTTTTACGAAGATTTTCTTTTTGGCTGCTATTCAATGTATCTAGAAGATTTTCTAATCCAATTGTAGGATCTTTATCCTCGATATATTCATCAATAATATCCAAAAGTGAAGGATCCTTCTCGGTTAAGTTTGATACCCAAAGTGAAAAGTTTATCAACTTTGATTCTGAAATCCAGTTCTTAAAATTATAGATAGTATTCATATTTTTAAGATGAAGTAACGGTTAGACTTATCGTAAGACCTTGTCCAACACTATTTCCAGCTCTATCGGATACATCGAAAGTTATAACATAGGCACCAACACCTGAAATATAGTTACTATAGGTCGAATTGGTATAGATAAAAATATTCGATTCTGTGAGGGTCAATACACCATCTCTATTATCTGAAGTTTGTCTAACAAGATCGGTAATTAAATCTCTTTTTGACATTATATCTGAATATACCCAAGTTGCTGAAAAAGTTCCAGAATAGGTAGAAGACCATGTTCCTGTAACGTTGTTTAGTTTTACAACCGGATTGAAATAGATTACAGGTGCCTCTGAATCTTCTCTTGAGGAGGTCGCTCCTAGATCTGTTATTTTTCTTGTAGGATCATCCTTAATCCAACCAATCAAACTATAAACTTGATTTGCAACACTCTGGCTACTAAAATCGAATCTCAAATCTTCTGAAGTTGAATAAACCAACACTGAAGATTCCTCCTTCACTACACTAGTTATAGTTGATATAGGAAACTGAGCACTAACTTTAGATCCCGAATTGTCTAGAATCTTGAAACTCTTTGAAGTATTTTCTAGTTGATATATCGAGATATCTTCTAAATAGGTTCCGATTTTTGATGAGTAGGTCATAATTTTTGTATGATTTAAGTAGCTATGAGAATATCTATATTAACTCCGTAGTCTAAATTTGGATTGTGAAGATAGATACCAGTAAATGGATTTGCTGAATTTGTATGCATCATCAGAAGTTTAGAAAAATATTGAGATCTTGAATTATCTATCCAGTTCCAACGAAGGTAGTTTTTATCTTCAACTTTTGATTTGGCATTATACCTAGCTACTATAGCAAAAAAAGTAGTTTTATCATCAAACTGATCTACTAGATAATCTTCTTGTCCTGCCTCTAGAGTTACCTTAAATTTAGTAAGTTGTTTGTATGGTAAATTTAAATCATTTAATACTAGTCTTTCAACTGTATTTTGACCATCAACAGCGATCAGATCACCGGCTTGAAATTTTAGATATTTACTACCTTCACCAAATAAACTATTTTCACAAACTGCCATTTAAATATATATTTTAATCTATATATTAAATCTTCAATCCTATTTAATTTAAATTGTATCTTCGTAAAACTTTTGTGAAATTATCTGATAATCCGTTGAAATGTTACCAGTGAGTGTAGAGACTATTCTTGTTATAGAAATCTTGTATCCTTTATTATATTTTAAACTAAAAGCATTACACAGATAATTGTCTAAACAAATAGGAAAACTAACGCCCGATCCAAAAACATAATTTGTTACCACCGGATTTGTGGAAAGATCAAACCACATTTTCGAATCATTCGAATCAATATTTAATAATCTGTATTGTCCTGAAAAATCAACCGTAGAAGCAGAACCAACTACAAAATCCTCAAAAAGAACATAATCACCAACTTTCATCGTTTTTTTGATCAACTTATTTGGTTCTTGAAAAGGAACCAGAAGACTATAATCAGAAAAAAGAAGAACATTTTGATTAAAATTTGTATTGAAATTGAAATTTTTGAATTTTTTAGCTGTGTTTGTTGTGTTGGTTGATATATTGTAGTAAATAGGTAAGTTCAGACCTTGAATTAAAGGTGTAAGTGTAGAATCTGTTCTTATAAAAATATCAAGTTGTTTATTTTGTGTGGCGTTGTCTGTGCCATCAACAATAATATCCAGTGTTTGACCAAAATCGAGATCTCTATCAATCGTTAAATTCAAACGTATATTTTGTCCTAAAAATTGTGGATTAATATCATCGTTAATGACTTTTAATAAAAAATCTTTATTTTGCGAAGGTTTGATAAGATACGAAACTGGTCCTGAAACATTAAACAAATCTGTAGTTCTAACTACTTCAACTGGGTTGTATTTACCATCGATTGAATCAAGTGTTATATAGGAATTACCATTCTGAATAACACTTCTTACACTTATAGTGTTACTACCAACAATCTGGTTAGAAGAATAAAGTCTTAAAAGATTTTCTAAAAAATTAATTTTTTGATTAATCTCTTCTATCTGTGTTTGTGAATAGAGTAAGGTCTTTAGATTTAATATTTCATCTTGAATTTTTCCCTGATCGATAAGTATTTGTAGAAATGACTTATTGGCCATAGAAAGCTTTCTCATAGCTTCATTAAAAAGGTTAAAGTTAAAAAGAGAATTTATGGCGTCAGGATTATAGGCATCTTGTGGATTATCATTTGTTATGGCAAAGTTTAAGATAAGATTGAACGCATAAGAAACACCATCTTGATTGGAGTTGGCACAAAGTTTTGAAAAACTAGGCAGTCGATATCCAACTTCATTTGGTAGTGGATTATTATTTGGATTATCCAAAAAAGTAATACCGTAAAGATTTTTTGAGATATTACCATTTGAATCTATCACGTCGTAATACCAAAGTATGGCGTTGAATTCAAAATCTTTTGGTGGATTACCATTGACATTGAGCATATTAAACTCGTCAAAAGTTGTAATCTCTTGATTACGAGAATTCATTTTAACATAGTGATCTCTATCAAAGTCAATTGATAAACCATCTAGTTTAGATGAGCTAACTGAGAAATTATTTACGTCACCTGATATACCAAAAAAATCTCCTCTTCTTCTTTGTGAATCACCAGTAGATATTTGATAAGTATAAAAACTATTATCAAATTGACCGAAATAACTACCTGGATAATCTTGTGGAGAATTCACAATAGGATTTTTGAAATTCTCGGCACCAGCGATTTCACTTTGTATTTGTGCTGGTAAAATAGGAAAACCCACTCCAGGTTTATAATTTTTATCAATACGGGTTCTAAAAAGAACATCTGGTGTTTGACCTGTATTATCGGGTATATGTGCCCAAACTTCAGTATAAGATCTATCAGATTCTTGAACATTATTTACACCATTGACGTTACCTATATACTGAACTAATCGATGATAAACCAAATTTATAGTAGAAGAAAGATTCGGATTTAAAGCTGCGGCAACATATAGATCAACAATAATAATATCATTACCAGACGAACTAGTCTTATAAACTACTTTAGATCTTGCACTAGAAAGTGTAGTAAGAAGATTAGTTAATCCAGAATCACGAGCTAAATCACCCGAGCTGTAACTAGATGGTTCGATAAATTCTATAATATCTCCTACTTTTAGATTTGTAGCACCTTTTATCTCGATTTCAAGTTTTCCAGTGTGTGATGGGTTGGTGGTCTGGTAGAAGGTTACCGTTTCAAAATCAAAAATTTCTCTTTCTCTCCAAAGATATTCCTTAAAGTATTCATCGTTAGTAAGATTATTTCTTGCAAACTCTTGAAGATTCCCAAAATACTCGTCTCCATCGTTTGCTATCTCAAGATCGAATAGATTGAGTTTCTTACACCATTTCCAGAATATTTTCTCAGTGGGTGTTGTTGTATCATTATGATCGTAATAAAATTCAGTATTATTAAGCTTCGAAGACTTCATAACAACCTCAAAATTAGCTACGTAGTTTCGTAACGATTCTATAAGCCCATCACTATAATCATCAGCTGGTGAAGAAAGTTCTGATTTTGAAAAAGTTCCAAAATCGAAATAAATACTGTTAGTAGCACCATCAGCTGAGAGATTTTGTTTAGGAAAATTTAATAGAACATAATTAGAAAAATACATTCTAAAATTTTCATTCTGATAAGAAGCTGAAATATCTTCAGCAGCGCCAGGGAAAGCATAAAATGATGTTCCCCGATTTTTAAGTCTTTTGTAGAGTGGTGTATGGGCCATATTTTTAGAAAATCAAGGTTATATATTAAAATTATTCTCCTCGGCAGATATAGATTTTTAGAACAAAAAAACACTTTTAGATATAATCTAAAAATTTTATGACCAGTATATTCTATCTTATCCTATTTTTCTTATCACAGGCTAATTTTTTTCTGCTCTTTCATTTTGTAAAAATTTATAAAATAAAAGATTGGTTCAGAGGATTTTTTACGGTCACTAAAAAACTTCCAGAGATTTCAAGTTTTAGAGAGCCTCAAGATTTTTATCTACTTGGTTTTTGGACTCTAATAAATACACTTAATTTTATTTTCTTGACCGTTGGTCTTCTCTCTAGTCAATGGGTGTTCTTTTTATCAACTTTAGTTGGTCTAGCACTACTAACCTTCTTAGAGAGATCTACTAAAAGAGGTGGTATTTACAATCTTATTGTTGATCTTCTAAGATCTGGATTTGTTACAACTACTCAGTTTTTGATTGTAATGAATCACTTTCATTGGCACTTTACATTTTAATCTTTTAGCCTTTTTTTTGATATAATATCAAAAAAAAGTTTCATGGCTAAAACTACAAAAAAAGAAGAAAAAAATTCATTTTCATTCACCAAGATCGGTGATATTTTATCAAACATTACAAAAAGCGTTCCTGTTATTATTCAGAGTGAAATTCGTGAAAAAAAGTTTATCTCAACCGGTGTCTATTTACTAAACGCCGCTCTATCAGCAGATATGCTTGGTGGTGGTATTCAGCACGGAAAGATTTTCACCGTAGCTGGTGATTCTGGAACCGGCAAATCTTTTATCGCACTGTCGATTGCTCGTCACGCACAAAAATCAGGTATGGGTGTTATCTACATCGATACTGAATATTCTATTGAACTTGCCGATCTACCAAAATATGGTGTCGATAACTCACCAGAGAAGTTCAAACTTATCAACGGTAATAAAGTTGAAGAGATTAACATCTTACTCACACAGCTACTTGATTCTCTTAAAGAAGAAAAGATGAAGCGTGGTGAAATCGAGCCTTTCTTAATAGTTCTCGATTCAGTTGGGCAAATGAGCTCAAACAAAGAAAAAGAAGACCTTATTTCTGGAAACATCAAAGTTGATATGACCAGGGCTAAAGCACTTGCTGCAATGTTCAGATCCATCAATATTGATCTAGGATACTTGGGTATCCCGATGGTTGTGTGCAATCACGTCTATTTAGAGCAGGGTTCTATGTATCCACAAGAAATCTTGAAAGGTGGAAAGGCACTCGTTTATTCAAGTTCTGTTATCGGCATGATGAGTAAAGCAAAGCTGAAAACTCAAGAAGAAGACGAGATGGACCTAGGTGCATCTGGTATAGTTGTAACATTCAAAACTGCTAAAAACAGACTAGCTAAACCTAAGAAAATCAAGTTTGAGATCTCATTTATTCACGGTATGAATCCCTATACAGGACTAGATGCCTTCTGTAGACCAGAGTTTTATCAAGAGATTGGTATTGCGCAAGGAAAAGAAGAAGTAGATAAATCGACTGGTGAGATCACTTTTAAACCTGGTGGTCACCGATGGTTTGTTCGTCACTTAGATAAATCAGTTACTACCAAGCAGCTTTTTTCACCCAATGTTTTCACTGATGAAGTTCTACAAAGAATGGCACCGATAGTCAATGGATACTTCAAATATAAGTCATTTGATGAAATGCAGGAGTTTGAAGAGCAGTTTGCACAGCTTGAAGAATCTATGGATGAGTTTCGTGATATCTCAGACGCTGATGAGTTATTTGGATGATTGTATTGAAACCTCAAAGTTCTTTGGGTTGTAATACTTCTTTATCTTTTCTTCTAAGACCGATATATCAATATCTTTTAGTATGGATTCAACATCCCAGTTTTTGGGGAATATCCACCGATTGATGTTTTTATATCGGTCTATTTTTTTCATTTTTGATATCTGAATTAAATGCTTTTTAAGGTCTTCAACAGAATCTATATCTAATTTTTTGTTAAAATCTTCAAGACATTCCCAAACCAAATCGATTGCTATTTTTGAGTTTTTTTGCGAGACACTTGTAGAAATTGTAACAAGAGATTGATTTCCGAAAAGTGTTTGATTAGCTTCAATATCATAAACTAGGCCACTTGAAAATCTCAATCTATCAAGTAGAATAGAACCGTGATCAGCTGAAAGTAAAAGATTGATGAAATTAATCCAAGCAAAGTCTTCATCAAAAAGTTTAGAATAAAATATTACAGACTCTTGGTCTTTAGGAACTGAAGATGGTAGAGAACTAGCATTTTTATTTTCTTTTAATATCCATTTTTTTGAAATATCATTACTGGAAAATTTAATATCTGAATTAAAGAAAAGATTTCTAGATACGTTGATCACCAACGATGGTTCAAGAAAGTATTTTTCATAAAATTTCAGAACTTCTATCTGGGAGATGTTCTCAATATCTTCTTTGAGGCCCATCGGCCCATACGAATTCAAATATTTAGTAGAAAAATTATAAAAGTGATTACTTGAAGGTCTAGAAAAATATTGTGAATACTCTTCTAAAATAATATCTTTTTCTCTTTTGAATGAATCCCTCTCAATATTCAAGTCAAGTATTATGTCAATAATTTTTTCTCTAAATTTAGACAAGTTTTTCTCTAATCCTCTGAAATAAAATACTACTTCATTGAGTGATGTGTAAGCATTCCATGTAATACCTTCTCTGAAAAATTGATCCTGTATTTTTTTTAAGTTTCTACATATAAGATGTTCTAGAAGATGTGAAATTCCAAAATTACCACTTGTTTCGAGATTAGTAGAACCTCTAAAAACTATATAAAAACCAGAAAGATCCGAGTTCGACCGTAAATTTATTATCATTGTTTTTTTTTATCGATGGGCTAGATTTTCTCTATATATAAAAAGTAGATTCAGACTTATGATTAGTATAACTTATTCTTTTATAGCCACTAGAACTGGTGACTTTTATTTTGCAGCTTGTGAAACGCCAATCTGCGCTTCTTGTGTTGGACCACCAACATTTAATGTTCAAACAAATAATCCACCCTATAGAAGTAGTGTAAATGCGGCTAGTTGTAGTTTATATACATTTGTTGCAAATTCTGTAAATACACGAGTGGCTATTGAGCAGTGTTTGGTCTATAGGCCGGTTCCTGGTGGCCAACCTAGTTCATTTACTCATAGTCTTCAATATCAACCAGGGGAAGTAGCTTTTATTTGTAGTGCTACAGCTCCTAGACTCGAAAATGGTAGTTGGACTAATTTTGGAACTTTCAGCCAACCAGGTAGTCCTTGTGATTGTGGAGAACCTTTCAGAACTACTACATCAACATCAACCACAACTACATTAGCACCATTTACTCAAAGTTGGCGAGCTTTACGTCTGTGTGGATGTATAGAGAGACCGTTCACCTCAACTATTTCAAATATAAATATTGCACAATATAATCCTTTTCCTGGAAGAGTCTATCGTGGTGCCGATAATCACTGTTACAGACTTATAAATACAGTTCCTTACCAAGCTCCAAGATACCCCACATTCACATCAGGATTTCAAATAGATTGTAATACCTGTGCACAGTCTATCTCAGGCATAAATCCCTGTACAACAACAACAACATCCACTACAACAAGTTTTCCACAAGGACCACCAACTATAAATAATTGTAATTGTGGTCAATTTACTTGCAACGCATACGAAGTTGAGGGCAATTCAGGAGACTCATTAAGATGGACAGACTGCACACAAAGTATTCAAAACGGTGGGTTTCCGAACTTTGGATTTTACTATTTCTATGATAGTGAAGCAATTGCTTTTTGTGCTTGCTCAAATAGTGTAGAGGTTATATCCGGAAATCCGAGTATAAATGGTGTTCAAACTACACCAGGTCAAATTCCAACACCAGGTAATACCTGTTATCAGAGAACTTCAGATTGTTCTGTATGTCGTAGTTTTGCAATTGAATTAGGTGAAGAGATTAAGTCAAATGATAAAAGACCCGTTATGGTGGAGTATGTATCTTGTTATGAACCAGATGGTGGGTGGCAAGCTCCAGGTTATTACCTCACCAAAACGATGTGGCCAGTAACTGCTGGTATAACATTTTCTGGATTACCAGTGCCATCACCATGGTGGGCACCTATACCACAAAGTGGCGCAGTGCCATTTGGTCGTAAAACACATATCTATTCTATTTGTGGTTGTGGTGTTACTGATAAACCGATCGGTGATCCAAGCTTTACGAGCCCTACAATATCTTATTGGGATAATGGTCTTAGTTCTTGGCAAAATTCCCCATTAACTACTGACGAAACTCAGTTAGGGGGTGTAAATCACTACATTAGATCGGGATGTAGTGGTGGAACTTGTTCGTGTTATAATTATACTATTTGTCCTACTTCAACAACAACTATAGCACCTTGCCCAAATTGTAGACCGACTGTTATTGGTGCGTCTGGTCCAAATTTTACAAATATTGCCTATGAAGGATGTGATAGCTTAGGAAATAGTATCAAATACGATTATCTTTACGTAGGGAATACATCCAGTATTTGTGCGTGTGAGAGATGTAGAAGTGTAAGGGCTAGACCACTTGGTGCAGTCGGAACTTTTACCCCACTAAATTATGTTCATTGTTGTGATCCGGTATTCAACCAAGCCGGATATCAACCACCGTCTTATCACTCATCGGTCTTGAACATACAGGTCAGAACATGTAGAACATTTTCCCTAATTAGTAATACTGCTACTACTTTTAAATATGTAAATTGTTTGAATTCAAAATTGGAGTTTATAGAAGCTTCGGGTCCGATAACTTCACCTTGTGTAGCGACTATATCTTACCACTCAGGTGATCCTGCTTTCTCTATTTCAACTCCAGTATTATGTGGGACTGCCTCAGCTGAAATCTGTATATCAAGAGATTACTATGGATCAACAGTATTCCCTGATGATCCAACAATTGGTTCGATAGGTCTTGGTATTTTTACTTTTTCTAATATAGGAAGTTGTAGTTGTATTGTTTCAGACAACCGATACCAACCATATCAGTCAAGAGGGTTTAACACACCAGTCTCAATGCCAGATCCGTTGATTGATTCACTGAGTATTACTTTTTCAACAGCAACTTGTAGTGATAAAACAGCAGTTCCATCAAACAACAACTTCACACCAACAGCACCCCCTTGTTGTAACTGCAAAACCTATAAAGTTACATTAACATCTGGTGATATAGTAAATTATAGACCTTGTGAAACAAATAGAGATCCAGCAACTATTTTGGGTCTTAGTTTACCACAAATTACTATGAATCGTTCAACACAGAGCACTGGATCTTTTTCTGTTCGGGTTGTAGCGACTGGTTTCTATGGTGTCGGTTCATTTTCTATAGTTTTTAATCACGACAAACTTGTTTTTTACACAGCATCAGTTACACAAAATTCTCTAATAACAGATGGTCGATTAGCAGTCAGTGGTAGTTTTTCAAGATTTGCCTGGCAAAATACATCCGGTGCTAATTTTGGTTCAGCTGAAATTCTGAATTTTACATTTGCTGCTATAAGTTCTGCAAGACTAGATTTTATGACCTCTTCTACGGCAACTTTTTACCAAGCTACGAACATCGCTGATTTTACAGGTCAAACATTATCGGAATCTGTCAATGATGGTTGGATTAAATTTCCAGGTATAAATCTACCAGGATCCAATAAAAATTCAATACCCCCTAATTTCCCAACATTTCCGTAATAGAATAGTTTGGATAGAATGAAATATTGAATATATATTTCATATGTCATACAATCTTTTGAGAAGAGCCTTCTTAGAGGCTAAAAAAACTAGACCTAATGGGGTAAATTCGATTGGTATTGGTTTCAAAACAATAAATCAAAAGCCAACTGAAGAGTTATCAATTATCTATAGTGTTTCTCAGAAGAAACCCTTGGAACTACTTACTGAAAATCAAATAATCCCAGCTATAATATTTATAAATGATTTTGAAATTAAAACGGATGTTATTGAAAGAGTGAATCCCTTTCCACTAACAAACCCATGTTACACGAACGATCCTTCTTTTTACGAGTGGCAACTAACAACGCCCGAGAACCGAGGTTCTATAAGACCACTCAAAGGTGGGACTAGTTTAACAAATACAACCTCGATGACTAGTTCTGTTGGAACACTTGGTTTTATTGCAATTGATGGTTGGGATAACACACTTGTCGGTATAACAAACAACCATGTTGTAGTTCAGGATGCATTTTTGAACATTTACAAAAATAATGATGGTGTGGTTACTAATTTAGGTCTCACGGCAACTGAAATTTATAATGTTTTCAAAAATGCAACCTCACAACCAAGTCCTTGGGACAGGAGTGGTGTGACCGCACCTTCGGGATATTATATCTATGGAACGATCAGTAATGTTGGTGGTGTTAAAAGATATCAACCTATACACCCGTGTATAAATGCACCGGGTATAACTAATTCGTGTTGGGATGGTGACCTCAACAATGATACAGGAACTATTAAAAATAGAGTAGATGTTGCTGTATTATCACTTGACTCGTCAGCTTTGAGTTTAACTCAATCTTTTCTTCAAATAGGTTTAACTCATACCTACGCACTTGATTTTGCGACATCTAGTGAAATTGACAATTTACTTTCTACACACGGACCATCTAGCTCGGGTGATTTATTCTCATCTGGTAGAACAACTGGTGCCAAGGGTGAAGGTAGTATGAAATTGAAAATTGTTAGAATAGATGAGGAATTTGATATTAATTTTAAACTACAAGGTCAATCGTCTATCTGTCATTTTGAAAGAGGATTAGTTTTCAAAGCGTTCAGAGATACTGTAAATTGGTGTCCATTTCCCATAGCACCGGGTGACTCAGGCTCTGCGTTAATAGCGGATTTTAGTGGAACAAGAAAAATTATTGGTCTTGTCTTTGCTGGATATTCAACACTTTCTTGTTCTAGCCCGTGTGATGAGATCATTGGGCCAGAAAGTTGTAATTCTTCAGGCTATCCACCAAGAAATAGTAGTGGTAGTAATTGTGGTCCTGGTAATTGTGATCCGAGTGTGCCTACTTCTTGTTTAGTAGAGGGTATAGCTTGTAGAATAGACGATATAGCAAACCAACTCAATATAAGACCTTGGCTTGGTGAAACTAGTGTTGGATTCGGTCTTTTTTCAGAAATGGAACTTATACAGAGTAAATCTAATGCCGGTAGCTCCTATATAGAATTGGGAACAAAAAAGTTCTTTCAACTAGGTATAACAAGCTCCACCTCCGAAACACCACATACAACAACGACATCTACAACTACACTGTCTAACCCAACAACTACTACTACGACTAGCACTACAACTTCTTTACCTGGGTCTTTTGTAACTAGATGGAGAGTTAATTCTGATTCTTTATCAATTGAATTACCTTTACTGAGCTGGGGTACTTATTCTTTTTTAGCTATTTGGGGAGATGGAAAAACTTCCTCTGTTTCTAGCTATTATTCTAGATATCACACATACAATACTCCGGGTATTTATGATATAATTATTGTTGGAACAATAAGTGGTTGGTCTTTTGAAAGTGGCGGTTCAAAAACTCAAATTCGAGAAGTTTTGAAGTGGGGAAATCTTCAACTACTCAACGAACCGGGTAGTTTTGAGGGTTGTATAAATATGGATCTACAAAATATCTCTGATACACCAGATTTATCAAATCTTACTACACTGGATAGATTTTTTAAAGGTTGTGAATCTTTAACACTAGTAAAAAACTTCGAGAGTTGGACACTTTCAACTATAACGTCAGTAAGTGAATTATTTTCTGGCTGTATCAATTATAATCAAAACCTAGAAGAATTAAATACTTCAAATATCGAAGATTTCTCAAGTCTATTTTATTACGCCAAAAACTTCAATGGAACCGTATCTACTTGGGATACTACTATAGCTACAAATATGGAATCCATGTTCAGATGGGCCGAAAACTTCAATAATAACATCAGCGGTTGGACGGTTTCAAGTGTGACGAATATGAATTATATGTTCGAATCCGCAAAATCTTTTTCGAATGATATTTCCTCTTGGTGTGTTCAAAATATTACGAAAACACCAACGAACTTCAATACCAATGCTATAAATTTAACCGATGATAAATTACCATTGTGGGGTGATTTTTGTATTCCAACGACAACAACAACTTCTACTACGACTATAACACCTACACCTACACAAACACCTTCACAAACACAAACACCAACCCAAACCCCTTCGCAAACACCAACACCGTCGATTACACCATCAATTACCCCTACAAATACACAAACACCAACACTAACAAGAACACAAACACCAACACCATCTATAACACCATCCATAACTCCAACTCGAACTCTTACACCTACACCAAGTTCTACACTAACACCCACTCCGACACCCACACAAACTTCTACACAAACACCAACACCATCCATAACACCCACTATCACACCATCAAGTAGTGTGACACCGACCACAACACCAACAAATACAATAACACCTACAACGACACCAACAGAGACGCCTACAACAACACCAACACCATCAATCACATCAACGGTAACATCCACACCATCACAAACCTCTACACCGACACCGACACCATCTATAACACCTACTATTACCTACACATCAACTTCAACACCTACTCCTACTCCTACACCAACATTTGAAATTACTTACAATTATATTTATTCCGGTAGTCCATCAGAAGATGCCACTCTACCAACTCAATTAACACTTGTTGATGGAACTTGTGTTGTTGAATCAGAAGTTGGACCAAATACAAATAATTACTTCAAATTTGAAGTAGAAAGTAGCAAAGAAATCACTTCAATTGTTCTTTATAGCTATGTATCACTAGACAATGTCGCTTGGATGGGTCTTCAGAGTGGTGCTACCTGGTCTAGTGGTGATAACCCTGGTTTGATGATTACTCAACAACATTTTGGAACTTCACAAATCGGTCAAAACCTTTTAATATCTAGTTACCCAATAACATCCGGTGACTATACACTCCGAGTTCAACAACTGGGATCCTTCACACAATATATTCTTCACATTGTTTATGGATAAATATCTAAAAAAAAATAATTATATATAGTACATATGAATCATGTTATAAATTGGCAACTTTTTTTAGAAGCTATCAGAAATCCAGAAGATAGTGTAGATCTATTTAAGATAACTAGCTTGATAGAACCAGACAAACCCTTTAATGCCTACTCAGTGATGAAGGGCAAAAACGAAAGGACTTGTATTAATTTTCATATTTCTCAAATACTAAATCGTCTGAAAACTGGTAGGATTCCTGAACCTGTTTCTGATTATGAACCAGGTGCAGATGAACTTTATTTTTATCAATATGTTCTTGAGTGGCTTGAAAAAACTGGATCTGCTTCTCTAAGTGAAGATGTGTTGGCTAGAAACTTTCGTGTAGAAAAAATAAATCGTAAAAGAGATCTAAAAACAAATGAATTTGATACGGAATATACGGATGAAAAAATCACTAGATTAGAAGCAAACGATTTGAAAAGACAGGAGTTGAAATCAGATCCAGACGCCTTCAGAGCTAAAGTTCCTTTTTCCGGAAATACAACAAGTTCTTTGAAAAACCCACCAAAACCAAAAATAAGTGATACTGAGAAGTGGCAAAAACAAAGAAAACCTAGAAGTTTTAAACTTAGTACACAGGGTCTTGAAAAACTCTACAATTTTTTTGATCGATCATACATCAGTTTTTACAAAGCCGACGAGGTTTATGGTGACAGAGAAGATCAAATTGCTTACTGGTCAGCTATTTATTCAGATCTATTGGATATACTTAAATCTGGTCGATGGATTTGGGAGATTTCAGGTCAAAAACAAGTAATAACCGATAAAGATAATAGAGATTATGGTCTAGGTCTTAAAATAACTCCACCAGAAGCAGCTAGACAACTCACAGAACTAGAATTTGATAATACTAGAAGAGAAATGGATAAAAGAAACAGGTGGATAGAATATGGCACTAGTGAATTCTTACAAGATATAAAATCTCGTTCACAGAAAAATGTTGAGGGAAGACAAGTTGAAATTTTAGCAGACGGCACAATTCGTGTACCAGTGAAGGGTTCTCAAGACGGTGATGATAAACATAGATTATTTTTCACTGATGATAGAGATAAACTCGCCAAGATATTCAGTATTCGCAAAACAAATATGAGAGGTGGTTACTTCATATCCTACATCGGTAGAGAGCGTGAAGTTTTTGATAGTAAATCTATACAAGATATACTTAATTTTGTGGATTCTGATAGGAAACAAATAACACTTCCCAAAATAGGCTTCACTATTAAAAAAGAACCACGTTTTCCCTACCGAACTATACCTTCTGATAAAGCTGAGCTTCGTGATACTCTATTCAAATATTATGACCTTTGGAGAAAAAAAGAAGGTCTTGAACCTTTTGAAAGAACCACGGTAAAGATAGATTATTCATCAAAATCTGAAGAACCTAATGAGTTGGACTAAAAAAAATGGATATCTTATCAGAAAATTTGAGTTTTCTTCTTATGAAGAAGGTTTGAAATTTGTAAACAAGGTAGCTAAAATAGCAAACGAAGTTAATCATCACCCCGATATAATCTTGAAATACAACCGAGTTATTGTGAGAACTACTACACATGACGAGGGTAACACTATTTCAGATAAAGATTATAATCTCACTTCACTTATTGATAATCTTATTGAAAAGGTCGGTAAGGAAGCGTAATTCGAGTATTCGCGTTATCAGCAAATATCAAGAATCTTGCATCATTTCCAACTTTAGCAAGTGTTAGAAGTTCTGAGTGATCAGATTCAGATATAACATCAGAGAATAAACGTATATTCGTAAGTTTCATGTCTGAGGCTAATATTTGAGCGCTTTCAGATTCTATTTCTATAAATTGACTAGTTAAATCTAGTTCATTAGAGAATAGTTTTTTAAGTGTAATCGAAGGTAAAAATTTAGCTTCATCCTCTACATCAACATTTCGTTTGTAGAGATATTGTTGGATTTTTCTCTGGCGCTGATCTATATTTACTAGATAACAATACCAAACATCAGTAGTAATACTAGAAACAGGTAGAGAATAAGTAGTAGAGTTTAGTGTAACTAGTGCGTTAGAAGAATTTATATCTATTTTTATACCTTCAGACGCAGCACTATTATAATACGTAAATAAGTTGTTAGACATAGTTCCAGGTATCGCATTGAAATTTAACCAAGCAAAATAAGAAATGTTTTGACCTTTAGTGAACACATTTTGTATATTGTTATAAACAACTGCGTCACTTCCTCTTACGATACTATTCATTTGATAGTGTGATTTAGAGATAATAAAAGTAGAATTTTCAATCAGTTCTTTTTCAATTCTGGATCTAACTTCAAGTCTGACTGGATCTTGAGATAAAGTCTTAAACTCTGGGCGATTAGCAGTTGATTTCTTATCTTCTTCGAGTTCTACTCCGAATAACTCTTCAATAGTTGAGTTTCTAGTGAGTCTTTCAACTTTTTCTTGTAGATCTTGATTGAGTGCCGTAACATTTGCGGCTTGTGAATATTTCTTAAGCATAACTTTCCAATATACAGCGGCATTATTGATTTGTCTAAATTCACGAACATGTTCAACAATAAACATTTTGTTTATTTGACAAAACCATATAAAATCTTCTTTGGCTGGTCTTTTTTCAACTCCAAAAAGCTTTTTGAAGTCTTCTTTGATAATGTGAATCTCGAATGAATCAAAAAGTGATAGATCGAACTGATTTATCATCATAGTGTCTTCTGGGAATTTGTTCTGTTCTACTGAAACTTTGATAAGACCATCACAAACATAGTTATAAAGTTGATACTCGTGAAAGGTGTGGTCGATTCCATTTTTATCAGGATCTGTTAAAAAGTAATAGATTTCATGCCCAAAAATTTGATTGGTGTCCGAAGCCATTTTTTGCCAGAAACTTAGGAGTGGATTTAGTTCGTAAGGTTTGTAAAGTTTCGCCTTGTCTTCATCGGTAAGCTTGTAAAGACCACTCGAACTACATGTTTTATTGAGCATTTCACTCTGAAGTTGGCCGGTCGTTGCTGGTTTTCCACCAACGAGTTCCAGTTTAAGGCAAGTACAATCTTGTCTTAAGGCTAAAAGATTTGTTTTTTTAGAATCTTCTGTTACATTCTGAAAGTCTCCGATAAGATTTATATCCCAGACTTTTACCCAGTCTGTTCCGGTATATTCTAAAAGATATTCAACTTGAAAAAAACGAATAGGATTTATTCTAGCTGTTTTTATATTTTCTCTAGTTAGTGGTTCCCAGTTGGTAGTTGATTTACCATAATCCTGTGAATATCTCCACTTAACAGAAAGGTTATCACTATCACCAGAAGTTATAGTTTCAAAATGATCGAGTTTGAATACCTTATAAATATAGGGTGGTTTGATAATAACAGTATTATTTGAACTATTTAGAAAAGCCTCTGAATCATCTGATATAAGATTCCTCTCTATACTAAACTTGATATTGAAACTCTCTAAGTAGAGTAGATAGGCCTCAGACTCACCAGTTCTAGTGAACTTAACTTGAAAATTGAGTGTATCTTTCGAATCCCAAGATGGGAAGTTAGTTGGTTTTTTCTTAAGCTCTAGCCAAGACGACCAATTCGATCCGTCAGGAGATATGCGATACTCGGTCTGGAAATACCTATATTCTGAGCTCGATCCACTAATATAGGTAAATTGAGCTATTTTTTCAACATCGTAAAGATTATTAATCGTAAAGGTTAGAGATTGTGTAGCAGAAAAAGTCCACACACTAGCTGTAAAAACGGTTAGATAACCCGTGGTGTAGTCGTAAGTTGTATTAAACACGATTTATATATTAAATCTTAAAAGTTTGAACCGATTTCATTTTTTTTTATTATCTTTGTGTGATTATGAATATACGAGACATTTTTATAGAACTTACCAGAGAAACTTACCCACACGGATACGAGTCAGAACTTATCAAATTCCTACCAAAATCAGCCGTAAGAGACGAGATGGGAAACTACTCCCTTGAAATAGGTGAGAGAAACACCTATGCATTCACTTCACACCTAGACACTGCCGGCCGTGATAAAGTTTATGTTGAACACGTATTTGAAGGAAATCTCGTTAAAACATCCGGTAAATCAATACTCGGAGCAGACGATAAAGCCGGTATGTCTCTAATGCTCTGGTTAATAGATAGAGGTTTTCCGGGTAATTACTATTTCTTTGTTGGAGAAGAGGTTGGATGTAAAGGTTCACGATATTTTTCCCAAAAACATATCCATTCACCAAATGAAAATCTTTCTAAAATAATTTCTCTCGATAGACGAGGAACATCCTCTGTTATTACTCACCAAACAAGACAAAGAACAGCAAGTGATATTTTTTCTCAAACACTATGTGATGAACTCAATAAAAATGGTCTAAATTATAGAATTGATACGAACGGATTTTCTACTGATTCACTACAATTTGCATCAATCTATCCAGAGTGTACAAACCTTTCAGTTGGTTATCAAAACGAACACACTACTTCTGAATATCAAGATTTAGCTCACTTAGAAAATCTAGCATACGCTTTGTCACGTATTGACTTTAATCTACTACCAGTAGATAGAGATCCGAAAAAATATGATTATCTTCCCTACACCTACACAGGGTACAACAACTATTCATATTCACCACCTCTTCTACCACCAAAAAAAGAACTGGTAGAAAGTAAATATTTTTGGGATAAGAAGTTTCGTCGTGATATTCGAGTCGATAAATATTTGAGCTCAGGAAAAATACAATCGATAAAACTTTGCCGAGAAAGATTGTCATTAGAGAAGGAACTTATCAAAAAATTTTTGGGTGATATAGAAGTTGAATATACAGAAATGAAATGGGATGGATTGAACTTAGTTCTCAAATCTTACGATGAAATCTCTCAACAGATTGATAGAACTGAACTTTCTGAGTTCATACCCGATCTAAATTTTTACTTAAACTAAATTGTAACTGGTTGTAGCCATAATTTATATATATGGCTATGGAAGGTGGTATAAAGATTTATATCAATAAAAAGTTTAAGAATGTTTTAGTTCGTATTGAAGTTAGTGATACGAGTTTAGAGGTTAAAAACATCAATCGAGACGATATGTATAATCGTTCGTTTTCTGATGTCACAGCTCTAAATTTTATCAACGCAATAAACAATCCACTAGGAGATTGGGGATTCTCCGAGCCTTTGGAATATGTTATTATTGAAGAAGATGGTTCTATACAAAGGTTTTCAGGTCAAGATTTAGTCAATCTACCCTATATTTTGAGAGCGGGATTTCCGGACGAACTAAAAATGAAATCGAATTCTCTAATACGTGAAGCTAATTTTCTACCACCCAATATTCTCACTCCAACAAAAAAATTGAATTCAAATAGGATTGATGGTATAAAACAACTCAATTGGTCCTCCTTATCTACTCCTACTTTTACTACTATAAAGCAAAATAGAAATGAACCACTCAGAATCGATTCTTATTTTGGTGTTAAAAATATCACATCAAACACTATTTATAGGCACTCGGGTGAGTATAGTCCTATATTTCATACGATTGAACTTTTTGACAATAAAAACTACAGATTTCTACCAGAACTTACTAATTTCGGCAAAACAAGACAAACTATAATATCAAAAGTAAACCGAAGATCGAACCTATTAAAACTTAGAAATAATCCGAGTTATCGTTCAATATATCCATCACTTGATGAGTTTGGTTATACTACATGGGATTTTAATATTTTCAAATCAACCTGGGATAAAAAGTTTTGGGTTGAAACTTATCCTAACCAGGATACCGTGATAGGATCACAGGTTCCGGTGGTAGCACCTAGTCCAGTAGTAAGAACTACAACTCAACCACCGGTTAGACCCGAAGATTGTCCTTTTGATTGTTTCACTTATATTATTTCTTAGTTTCTGGTAATCAAGAAAAAATATATATAAAGAAAAAAAAAAAATTAAATGGCTTTAGTTCTTCAGTGTGATAATTATAACGTAACACTATATAGGGATAGTATCGATACTTCAACAAGTATTCTAACAACATATCCTACGTCAACCTATAAATACTATCTTCAATATACTAACTGTTGTGGTGGGAGTAATACCACAATAAGATTAGATGGGGCACCAGGATGGGATCCAGGAACGGATCCTATCTATACATTTTCAAACTTACCTTCTTATGGTTTTGAACCTGTTGTTTATGTTCAAAGAATTTCAGATGGACAAATTTTTATAGTGCTCGATTACACACCTGGTGATGACGGATGGCTAACGGTTACAAAAGGATCGCAAGCTTTCCCATCGTGTTCTACTACAACAACCTCAACTACTACTGGAACTCCCACTACAACTAAAAATCCAATAAACGTTATATTCAACTCATGTTGTGATAATTCTGCTACCTTTTCTTCACTACTAACTCAATATTGGGGAAATCAAAAAGTTATTTGCTTGAAAGATCCAATACAAAATGTATATTTAATTTCTGGAACTGGTTCCCAGTTGATTAATTCTGGTTCATGGTCAAATTACTTTCTTAGTGAGACCGTAACAAATCCTGGACCTAGTTGTAGTTGTGACTGCGCTACTCAATCGATCGGTTGTACTCGAATTAGAGTAACTTCCACCGAACAAAATGTATTTAGATATCTTGAATGTAGTAGTGGTTTTCTAATAGATCAAATGCTTGTTCCAACAAACTTTTTGGTAAATGAACAAGCAACACTTATCGCAATGCCAAGTACATGTTCAGTTGGTATTACTACTGCCACGGCAACAGTAAATTTTAACATTTCTCAAGGAACATTAGTCAATAATTTTGTTGGTGGTTCAGCTTCATCTATTCTTTACACCGGACCATTTGGTAATTTCATGTCTTCAACTAATTCTATCTATACAGCCGGAACTGCAGGCGTTTACTATATTCAGAGTGAAATCGAAAGTTCCTATATAGCTGCTGGAAATGCTACAAATTCTTTGATTGCTAAACTCCAAAAAAATAGTGGAGGTGTTGTTTCTTTACTTGATTCATCATCTTGGACTTTGTATTATAATGATGCTCAAAATTACACAGGAACTATGAGTATTCAACTTGGGTTTTCGACCTATTCACTTCTCCAAGGCGATAAGGTTTATGTTGAGATATCCAAAAACAGCAATCTAATAGCAGCCACCTATTCATCATCGGTATGTCAATCAGGTCAGGTTTTAACAGTATATGCAACTAGTAGTGGTGGATCTCCGGAAAATAATACCTCTTTCGATATAAGTTATAATATTGGAGATCCAATCACAGAAATTTATTCACAGAGATATAGACTCAAATTTGGCCATCCACCAGCACAGACTAATTGGTCTGGATCTACCTACTCATTTCCATCTTCGGGTGGTTATACGTTTAGTTGGAATATTTCTGGTTCCTTCAGTATAACCTCAAGTAGTGGGGTCGATCAATTCACTATACAAGTAATTCCACTTTCAAACAGAAACTTCTTCTATGGATACCAAGAAAAAACTTTTGACACAAATGTTTCTAACCAGTCTTTCAATTTTACAGAATCGAACTATAGTCAAACTTTGAATCAAGGTGAGGTTGGCGACTTACTTATGGTTGTTCGACTTCAAGCAACAAGTTTACCGAATGCAACTTTAAACTTAAATCTAACAATAGATAATGGATCGGTATTTAGTATAAGTAGCACACCAAGATGGGCATCTGAGGTAAGAAATCTTACCTATTTTGAAGTTCTCTTGAGTCCAACTTTCAGTAGCCAATCAACAGCTTGGGGGTATGATTTTTGTGCTAGAACACCACTTCAGAACCAACCACCTATCCAAAGAATTTCGGGTTCTTATACCTATTCGGTGTGTTCAACACCGGGAAGTATTTACTTTCCTGCATGTTCTCCTGCACTTTCTTATACTTGTGGGACTTATACAAGAAGTTTTGTTGAAATAAGCGGAACTCAATGTCTTTGGCCGACTACTACTTCTACTACTACTCTATCTGGCGGTGGTGGAGGAGGTAGTCTATAGAAAATCTTAATTCCCGATGGGAAAAGATTTCTATTATAGTGAGGATTGTAGTTTTTTTTACCAAATTGGTAGTATAAAAACAAATAAACCTTGGTTAAGACCGAGTTTTGGCTCTGTTAAAAATTTTTTATCTAATTCTTCTGTAAAATCTATTTTAGATAAATATGAACTCTGTTATCTTTATGGAAGTTTCATTTGGAAGGATATTCCAACATGGGATTTAGATCTTGGACTAAAAAGAAATATTTCAAATATAGATTGGAATGATGTTGAGAACGACTTCAATAAATTGAATTATATTTCACTTACAGAATATTCACTTCTACTTGATTTAAGCCTTAGAGAGGATGAATATCAAATGCCAACAAGAAAAGAATTAGAAGTTTTCAATTCAAGTAGAGAAATTGACCAGTGGTTCTACCTCAAACCAGATAATAAAGTTATTAAAATTAGTTACTATCATAAAAAATCTTGTGATGATGAAATAATTTTTGATTTTAGAAAGTCTAGTCATATGTTTCATCTTACAACCTCACTTACAAATAATCACCTTGTTTTACTTGATTATTCAAATCTACAACATCCAGATAAAGTCATAAGAAGAATTTTGAACGCAAAGAAAGAGTTCATCAAACCGAAATTGGATATTTCTACTTTTTTAGGCTTATCAGAGAGCGAATTCGAAGATATAAAAAATTATTAAATTTCTTAAAGATCTAAAAATTCTAATATATAGATTAAATGTCTATATTCGTTCTCAATAATAATGCGGTATTTCCAAACGCTGATGGTTTAATTAATCAACAAACAGCTAAAATACTATACACAGGATCCACAATCGGTAAGTCAAATCCTATAAGTGGTGTTGTAGATAGTTGTCGTATTAGAAATTTGAGTTATATACAAGAATCATCAGCTAGAATTGATAATAATAATCCGACTGAATTCACCATAACACTTAACTCGAATTCTACATTAAATGCTAAATTTTTGAGTGTTACCTCATCATATGGTTTGGAAAACTTTTCTAAAGGAGTATTATTCATAGGAACTTTATTTGGAGGAACTCAAAGTAAAGATATTTCTGGAACTTATAAGATTAATTCTCTATTAACACAAACACTTGGTAATCTACCAGTTTCAAAGAATATAAATATCCAACCCTACACACAAAGTGGTGCTCTTTCTGGTCTGACTAGCTCATCTACTTTTAGTTTTGATAACTTTATTCAACCAGAAATTTTCACACTCAATAAATTACAAATAAAAAATTCAAAAATCTACTCTGGTTTTTACAAAAGAGCTCTGTTCGAATCAAATGATTTCAATTCTGAACAAGAGGATTTACCAATAAATGATAGAGAGAAGATTTCCAAGCTAAGAATTTCAAATACTATTCTTTCTAAAACAAACAATTTTATTCAAACAACATTACATAAATCTATTGTTACTTCAGGTAATTTTATCAGTGGGTTAGTGAACAGTTCTATTTGGAAGAACACCGAATTTCTATCCGGAGTTTTTAACAATTCTACCTGGGTTTCTGGAACTTTTTCTGGTAGATTCTTATCTAGTTATACTTACTCATCTACTTCTCTGTCTTTTAATAATCTTTGGAAAGCTTGGTATAATGGTAACTTTCTTTCGGGTGATTTCGAAAAATCACTCTGGATAGATGGGAAATTTTCATCAGGTAACTTCTACGAATCTGTGTGGCTAAGTGGTACTTTTTCTGATGGATCGCTCGGTTCTGAAAACCTCAAAGCTAACCAAACATCTTTTGGAACTATTTTAAACACAACTGGATACGGGAGAACTTCTTCAACTTGGATAAACGGTGTTGTTAAAAATGGTGTTATTGGTGGTTCAAGTTTTGTTGAGTGGTTAGGTGGTAACTTCAACTCAGGTGAAGTAAGAGGTGATAGTGGATTTTATACTACTTGGAAAAACGGCATTTTCAACTCAGGAAGAATAAACGGGAATGTTATTTGGCAAGGTGGAAATTTTAATAACGGGTCTTTCAACTCAACTTGGGGTCTTGGATCCGCGATGACTGCTTCAAATCATTTTGGTTGGCAGGGAGGCCGTTTCAATTCTGGAGTTTTTGGTTCAGGTGATGGATTAACAAACTCTAGTTGGTGGGATGGAGAGTTCTGGGGTGGTGTATTTAAGGGTAAGATCTGGAATAGTGGAAAGTTCTACAACGGCGATTTTATAGGTGGTTATACATCATCTGTTTTATCAGATGAGCAAGCGGCAAGAAATTATTTTACAGGTAGTTACTGGGGATTATGGAAAAACGGATTAGTTATCGATAATTCTAACATGGGAACTACCGATAGAGATATCTTTACACCATTAAATATTTCTTCAGAGGTTAGAAACCTATCAAGAGCAAATTTTCAAAATATGCTATGGGTCGATGGAACATTCAGTCATGATGTGGGTGTTATTTTCAATTCTTTGTGGCTACAAGGTAGATTTGTTAAAGGTAACTTCAGAAACTCTAGCTTTAACCCATGGGTGAATCGCGTAGGCCTGGTAGAGAATGAAACTTCCGCTTTATCTTTCAATTTAACACAAAGTTGTATTTGGAAAGGAGGTAATTTCATTGATAGTCACTTCTATATCTCAGAGTGGCAAGATGGTGTGTTCCAATCTGGAACAATGACAGCGGGAATATGGCACACGGGTGTTTGGGAATATGGATTCGCTAACAATATCTTGTGGAAAGGTGGTAGATGGAGAAACGGTAACTGGAACGGAACACCATTCACAAGTCCGTCACCTGCTCTAGAAGAAAAAACTTCCATCTATCTTAAAAGAGTGAATAGTTTTATATCTTCTACATCCAGTATGTGGGATAAGGTTCACTATATGAACGTTGGATCTTTTTCTGTGAATTCAACCGAAATAGTGAATTTTGGATTTAATCCATCTTCCACGGAATACTATACACAAACGTCCAACGCATCTTTAACTGATTGGACTTTATCATCTTCAGCTCTTATACCAACCGGAACATTCTTACCTCTACAATTTTCAGAGCATCTTATCCCACAAGTATGGGAATGTAATGACACTTCTTGTCAAATATCTAGAAATGTTTTTAGAGATACAAGTTTCACCTACCGTATAACAATAACAGCTAGATGCTATAGAAGTGTTACAAACCCTACCGATCCAACTAATGTTTATTTATTTGCTAAGATTGGTTCTTTCACTCAATCAGAAATACTACCAAGTAGTGGTGAACCTGGATATTGGTCAGGGAATTTTCCTGCTTTCTCACCATTATCAACAACACCAATAGCTACCGATTATAGTATTGGAACACCTTTAATACATTTGAATAATACACTAACAGATTATATTTTTGATTATTCTCCAAAAATTTCTGACGATAAAGATTTAATTATTCAAGCTTACAATTTCAATCCGGGTTTCTTTGCTGGGGTTGAAATCACGAATATCTCAATTCATAAAATTATATCAAACTATAACCAAGTCTATAATAATAAACTTACGAATTCTTCTACATCTACTGCACCAACACTGGCATTTTCTGATTTACCAAACACAAGTTATAACACACCCTCTGATAATGGTTCAGTTGTGAGAATGAATTTTGGTAATGGTGTTTTTGAAAAAGGTATTTGGGAGAATGGAGTATGGAATAATGGTTGGAGAGGAGATGAACATTCGTGGACTTTTAGTAGCTGTTCAAACTTTATACAAACAAGTCAATTCACATACACGTTAAGAATAGAAGGTGAAAATAGCAAAAACTTTACTGTAGGTGAAAAGGTGAGTATTTCTAATATTGCGGGAATTGACGTTAATCAAGAATTCACTCTTATTAAATCTTCAGCAACTATCTTGGAAAAAAGTTCAGAATTCATAAGGGTTGAATTTGTGTCGAACACACCACTTCGTAGTATAGTAAAAGATTCACAAGATCATCCGATAAAAGTATCCAAAAATGTTTGGCTAAGTGGAGCATTCCTAAATGGATATTTTTCGGGAATTATGATCTATGGACTAATCAATGGATATCCCGAGAATTTACTTATGGAATCTACACATCTTGTAGATGGTGTTTTTGAAGGTGGTCAGATTTCAGATTCTGGTCAAGATAAATGTCTCATTCAGAGTTTGAAGTTTTCTGATGGATCATATCTTGTACAACCCGATAAAATCGATCCTAACTATTCTTCTCTATACAAAACGCCTTTGCGTATGATTGGTGCTAGAAACAGAAGATATAACTCATGGATTAATCTTTCATGGAATCAGTCTCAAAGAACAAATACCTACGATAACCTAAACTATTTTTCGGAATTTTTCGATAAATCTATTAAATACTTAAACCACACTTCTTATACGACCGATAATATTTTAAGAATCTCAGCAAATATTAGGAATATTTCAAATACTAGTGTATCAAGCTATAGTCTAGGAAAAAAATTCTCACCCGTAGTTTCTAAAATATCTCAATCTGGACAATTTAATTATGTAACAAATATTAAAAATGGGGTGCCACAATTATCAAACACCTCTAATTTATTAGAGTTTTTCTCAAGGGGCTGGACATATTCATATTCCATGAATAATATTTTCAATCTTCAATCAGCTACATTTACATCTAACTATAACATCACGGATCCTGATTTCTCTAACTTATTACTTGTAGAAACGTCGGCGTCCGCTTCTGGTTCTGGTTTTTCTTCTTGGAACTTTTCAAATAAAAATTCAACTATATCTAGAGAAAGATATTCTCTTGTAGAGTTTGAGGTTTATACACACTCAGGTTCAAGTGTTGTGGATTTTATGAACTTCGGAACTTCTTCAAACAAATATCCCAGAATATATCTGAATAATAAGCCTATAGATAATCTACCCAATCTTTTATCTACACCAGTTGATCATCTGTCTTATACTTCGAGTGTTAAAAGGGAATACTTCTTCAATTTAGAAAAACTTGACTTTTCTATATTGGGTGGATCGGATTTCGATTCGGGTTGGTCTTCACCCTCTTCTCAAATCTATTTTTCTCGAATAAATTTCTATGAAGTTGATAGAATTCCGTTTTTTAATTACTATTTGGACTCATCAGGAACTGATAGAATTGATAGGTTTATGAAATCACCTACTAAAGCTATTGCCCCAAGAATTGATTATAGTCGTCTAGATTTTGATTTCATAGGAAATGTTCAGATTTACAGATAGAATTAACTTTTCTTTATTAGAAAAAGATGTCCTGATTTACCTTGAGAAGTAACAGATATATTACCCATCGATTCAATTTTTAGAAACTTTTCACCTTTTGGGAACTTTATTTTTTCTAACTTTTGATTACCTAGGATTCTTCTTTTACCTTGACAGTCACCACAAATGATTGATCCAGTTTTTCCTTTGCCTTCACAAAAACTACATACCTCATCTCTCCAATCCTTACCAGTTCCTTCACAGAAATCACAACCATCTTCGTTTTCAAATTGTCTTAGTATATTACCATTTTCATCCTTGATAACTATTTTTCCTCTGAGATCTAGACCGGTTCCTTTACAAGATTTACAAGTAACCCATCTTTGATATTCTACAACACCTCCAAAATTTTTTTCAACTTCTAGATGTATATGTAGATCTGTTTCAGATTTGATCTTATCGAACTTACCCTTCTCCCAAGTTTTTGATAATATAGTTTGTTCATAGTTTTTAAACTCATTTACAAGTTTATAGTTTTTACCAAAACGACTTCTTTTATCCCAATCTTTTCTTAGCTTTTCGTTACTGAAAATTTCGTAGGCTTCGTTTATCTGTGAGAATAGATTACTATCTCCACCAACATCTGGGTGTAGTTTTTTAGATAGTTTATAATATTTTTTTTTAATTTCGTCAGACGTAGCATCTTTATCCACACCAAGTATCTGGTAATAGTTTTTTTCTAAATCCATACTCTATTTATGCGAATTAATCTTTTGGTGATAAGAAGTTTTTCTCAACATAGATAGCTTTTCTGATCTCTTCTCTACGAACAACTGATTTTTTCTTGAACTCTTTTCTATTTCTGAGTTCTTTAATAACTCCCACTCTATCAAATTTTCTCTTGAATATTTTCAGAGCTTTATCTATTGGGTCTTTACCTAGTTCTACTTTAATCATAACTTATATATCTTTTATTGGATCTCCTGGGTAGAAGTTTCGGTTATTTGTGAAAAAACATCTTTATTCACACTGATAATTCTATCAAAAAACTCACCACTCATCAGGGCGTGATGAACTACAAATATACTTATCTTATAGTTGTTAGCAAAATCTTTAAGTAATAATAAAATAGACTCAATACCTTCGAGATCTATCGATGAGAAAACTTCATCAAGAAAAAGAATATTGATATGTCTTTTAGTTCGTATCATTTTCAGATAAGCTATCATAATACAAATGTTGATTCTTTTATTTTCACCAGTCGATAGACTATCTTGTTCAATTACTTCATTTAGGTTTTTAATCTCAGCGTTGAAGTTTTGATCTAACACTACTTGAAATGGTATTCTCATTTTACGTAAATTTTCAGCTACAAAATGATTGATAGGTTCGATGATTTTAGAAATAATACTTTTTTTAACACCATCTTCACTCAATATTTTAGAAAGTTCTTTGTAATAAACTTCTTTTTCTTGTAAAATTACGTTTTCACCAGATACAACATCCATCTTAGAAAGAAGTTCTGATTTGGTATTCTCAAACTCTTGTGTAGTATGACTTTGAGTAGAACCTGAGTTTTTTTTCTGTGTGAGTTGATCGATTTGTGATTTGTAGTTACGAAGTAAATAAGTTAAATCGTTGAAGTTTGTAGTTACATCAACGGTCAATTCTCCAAGTTTCTTTTTCTTTTCTCCCAAAGAAGTTATATTTTGTGTAATCTGCTCTAATATTTTTTGGATACCTTGTTTTTTCTGATCTAGTTCATTTCTTAAATCAGCAAAGAATTGACCATCGAAAGAAACTTTACAAGTGGGACACTTTCCTGAGTTGTAAAGTGATATTTCTCGATCGACATTATTTAAATTATTTCTGATTTTATAGAGTTCCTCTTTCTCTTTATCAAGGTGTGTGTTTATCTCAGTTTCTTTAAGTGCTATTTTATCCTTTTTTTCCTTCAATAACTTATACTCTTCTTTTCTTTTTTCTATTTCAGCATTGAGAACTGAGATCTCTTGATCAAGATCTTCTTTTTCTCTTTCGAGCGCTTTTTGAATAGACATATCAATTGAACGTATAGAGCTAGCAAGGGATCCTATTTCAGCATCTAATCTAGCGAGTCCTATTTTATTGGTCTTATTAAGATCCTTCAAGATATCAGATAGAATATTGATTACTTCAAGGTTAAAAAGTTTATCTAAAAGAAGTTTCTTTTCCTCAGACGAGAGTGAAATAAAATTCTTAAAATCGTTGATAGATAGTGAAATAAAACTCTTGAAAGTTTCAATATCAATACCAACTAGTTTTTCTATTCTTTCATCCAGTGAAGCTTTACCAGCTTTATCGATTTCAAGACCATTTTCAAGAACTCTCAAAACATTCGGAGATATCCCACGAATAACTTCGATTTCAGATCCAGAAGATTTAAATTTTATTTTGTTCAAAAGCTCACCGTTTATTCTATTTGGTAATAGGGATGATTTAGTCCATTTTTTATTTTTCATGGATTTCACTTTTCCATAAAGTGAGTATTCTACACACTCAAGTATTGAACTTTTACCAGAACCGTTCGATCCACAAAGAAGAATAAGTTCTCCTGCTTCAGTATTAAACTTTACAACTTGTTCTGTATTTCCAAATGATTTATATCCACGTATTGAAATTTCTTCTATAATCATTCAAGTTTTATCATTTTTTCAAAAAAAGATTTAGTAAAAATATATATAGATTAAAATAAAAATCAAGTTTATGAAGCATTTAAAGACTTACGAATCGATGATAGAGGATGATTACTCAGATTATGAGATGGGAGTAGATCCCTCTAATGAAATTGAGTATCATGATTTTCCATATGAACCTATGAATGTTCCCCTGTCACCTTCTGAAACCAGAGAAGAGAGAGCAAAGAGAATAAAAGATGAATTTCCTTATAATCCTATTAAAAAAGGGGAAGGTGATGGATTATCAAGAAAAGAGAGGGAAAAAGAAATTATAAAAAGATTTCCAGAAAAATAATTCCTAAATTTATATGACCGAGACACCCACAGAAACACCCACCATAACCCCAACAGAAACATCTACACCCACTCCAAGTCCAGTCACAAACTCTGGATATCCATTTATATTACTAGATCTTCCATATACATTTCCTTCTTCAGGCAATGCTATAATGAACGGTTCAGGTGGTGCCACAATGGGTATCACTAAAATCAACGAACTGGGTTTAACAGGGAGAGGATTTTATTTTAATAGTATTGACGCAGATGGTGTGGATAGAAGTTCGTATTTCCAAAGTTTTTTGAATCAAGGTGTGACTATAAGTTTCACACAATATAGTAATACTGCCATTTACTCAGGTGACACACAATCATTCAAATCGTGGAGTTTTACGGCTAGTGGGACTGGTTTTGTTTTCGGTAGCAATATAGGAGTTCCCCCGTCAAACTCACCATCCGGACTAGCTACTATTGTCCAAACCAGTTCTTCAGATTTTTCATTTGGAGTCCCAGTTTATATTAGTTTGGGTAATATCGAATTATCCACACCAACACCAACACCTACAAATACAGAGACACCTACAAATACACCAACAAATACTGAAACACCTACTGAAACACCTACACCGACAAATACTGAAACACCTACTGAAACACCTACTGAAACTCCAACACCTACAAATACAGAGACACCTACAAATACACCTACAAATACCGAAACACCAACACCAACATCCACAAATACACCTACAAATACAGAGACACCCACAAATACACCCACAAATACTGAAACACCAACATCCACAAACACACCTACAAATACTGAAACACCTACTGAAACCCCTACACCGACAAATACTGAAACACCTACTGAAACACCTACTGAAACTCCAACACCTACAAATACAGAGACACCTACAAATACACCCACAAATACCGAAACACCAACACCAACATCCACAAATACACCTACAAATACTGAAACACCAACAAACACACCAACAAATACCGAAACACCAGATGTCTCACCGAGTGAAACACCTACTCAGACACCAACAAACACACCAACAAATACCGAAACACCTACAAATACACCTACACCCACAATAACACCTTCTTCTACGAACACCAGTGAGATTTGTGGAACTGTGTCTGGTACCATCAATGTTTTATTCTTAGGTGACGCAAACGTAGATACTGTTGCATCAAACATTAATTCTTATATTAACACAGAAGGATTTTCGATAACATACTCTACTGTGAGTATGTCCACAACATATAGCGGAAGTGGTTTAACAAGTTCAGGTTATGATGTTGTGTTCATTTACACCAATGGTAGTCAAGTAGGTGCGTCTGGTCTTGGCAATTCACTACTTGAATTTGTGAATTCTGGTGGTCATATTATATCTGGAGTATTTTTATGGAATCTTTATCCTTCGGGATTTACACACTCATCACTCACACCATTTCTAGCCACAAACACACAATCAACAATAGGAGGTAATTTCACATTTTCTACTTCTATATCTATTGCAGATGGGTTAAATTCAACTTTTGGTGGAACACCTTTCACAAACGGTGATCCAACTCTTTCCAGCGGTGCGGTTCTTCACGCATCCTACACCCCGAGTGGAGTAAAGTTACTTGCGATAAAGGAAGTTGGTTGCTCAAAACTAATTGGTATCAATACTTGGTTTGGTTCGATTACTAGTAATACATCCACTTTGTGTAAAATGCTTGGTAGATCTATACTATATTCGGTTGGCCAACTCCCCCAATACGAACCATCACCAAGCTCAACACCTAGCTCTACACCAACTTCTACGATAACTCCTTCAGTGACACCATCGGCAACAGTTACTCAGACACCAGATTCTACTTCTACGCCAACACCAACAAACACACCCACACCAACTTCCACAACAACACCTACACCCACACCTACACCAACTCCATCACCCGAAGTGACCACAACCACTTCAACCACCACACAAGTAGTTCCAATAACAACACTACCACCTAACCAACCTTCGTCCGACACTTACTCAGGTGGAAATAAACAGTTCGCAAGCACTTACGGTTCAAAGCCAATGGGATTAAAAGTACCAATCCAACCAAGAACTAGAAGTAGAAGATTTTTCAGAGGCTAACCTTTCTAGATATATAAATTAGATGTATAATTTTATAGGAATAGATATTAGCTTAAATAGCACTGCGGTTTATATTGAAACATCGGATAAAAAAATAGTTCTTAGTTTTACCTCAAAGAAAGATAACAACATTTGGATCAATGAGTTAAAATCATCCGGTGTTATTTTTACACATCTGTATCGGAAATCTTCATCAGATTACTCTAGTAATGAAATACTTAAACTTCTTGACTTCAGTGAACTTTCACACAATATTGTTGATACGGTGACTAGGTATCTCGATCCTACTATGAAAACTTTCTGTAGTATAGAGGGTTACTCTTTTTCTAGAAACACTAGTTCAATCTTGGATATTGTATCTCTTTCTACTTTAGTAAAAACAGAACTACTCACCAGAATACCGGACATAGAGATGTCTATTATTTCACCACTCTCTCTTAAGCTCGAATCCTGTAAACTTGTCTATCCACCGATTGAACTAGGTGTTAAAAAGAAAAAATTGAAATGGGTCAATGATCAAGGCATAGCCGGTGGTAGTTTTAAGAAGCAACAAATGTTTAAGGCGTTTATTGATGGCAAAATAGATGCCCCAATTTACAACATTCTTTTTCATCACAAAGACCTAATGGATAGAGAGAAGATACCCAACCCAATAGAAGATATTGTAGATTCAATTTTTTGTCTAAAAGTCCTGAGAAGAAAAATTGTCACGAATGAAAGTTTGGCACAATAGTTGATAAACTATATTTTAAAAATAATATATAACTAAAATGATTGATCGCCTAAAAACTCTCTTATCCCAAATGGAGACCGGAAAAAGAATCACAACCGTTGAAGAGTTTGAGAAGATTGTAAAATCTTTTCAGATGACCTGTTCTTGGTCAACTACAACGGTTGATGGTAAAAATCTTATTCAAGAAAACTGGATCAGCAAGGTATTTCCTATTTTTGCTCTTACAAGAATATTTGATATTGATTCTCCACTTGTTGAGAAGATGCCACAGGGTGAGAAGATCAAAATTTTCAACTTGATCTTAGAAAAAGAAGTTGATGTAGAAAACTACGAAAAGGCTGCCGTTCTACGAGATCTCATTAACTCATTCTAATAAGGAGATCTTGTAATCTCTAACATGTGCCTGTAGATCCCTGATATAAATATTTTCTTGACCTTCTGACAGAAGAAAACTTTCATCATCTCGTCCTAAATGAAAGAATTTTTTGCCCGACTTTATTCCAACTTCACTTACTAAACGTGGTAAGATTTTCAAGCAATCGTATTCAGTTTTTAGAGAGTTATCTTTTAGTGAAGTCCTTCTTGTATTAAGGGTAAATACCCATTTTACTTTTCCATACACATCTCTTTTGAATAAAAAATCCAGTTTTGGTAAAAAATCTGGATCTATTCGGTTTATTAGAATAAAAGTATAACTTGGACGATCTTTAGAACCTTCTATTGCTCTTATTATTCTAGTGAAATCATCTCTATAATCAAAGAATAGTTTACCCTGATCGCTATCAATTTTAGTCCAGTTAGCAGCATCAAAAAAACGAGTATTAGGAAGTAAATCTTTGAGTTCAACAACCAGGGAAGACGCTTCCCAACTTGTATAAAATATCCAATTTAACCTATCAAAAAATATCATCTATTTCTGTATTTAGTAAAATATTTAACCCCTCGATCGAGTAAAAGATCTTAATAATCCAATAATATTTTCCCTACCGACTGGGTTTTGGCTTTGTATAGAAAAAGGTGGTAAATCTTCACCAGTATTTAAAAGATAATCTACAAGCCACTTTGCGCAGTCGTATCCAGTCAAATCTTCACCGAGATCGTGATCAAAGCAAATCTCTTCGGGAAGACCTCTTTGAGTAATACAATCCGAGAAATCATGGAAATTCTTACACCAAACAATCTGCTCTTTACGATCATCGAAATCAGGTGCGTATTGTAGAACCCAATCTGCTAGAAAGGGATTTCTCATGTCATCGAGCCAGAGTAAATATCCAGTTTTCATGTTATTTTTTTTGATTATATTTAAGAAATGTCACCAAGAAAAAAATACCCCAAAAAGAGGTCAAAGCCCATCTGTAAGATTCAACAGGAGTATCGAACTTAAACTGACTAGTTGTGTAGGCACCAAGCATAAAACTAGAAATAAAGAAGAGGAACAAGAATAAGTATTTCATAAGTTTTTTTTACAAAGATACGTAACTTTCATCTACTTTGTATCTAAAATATCTACAAATGATAAGAAATTTATGTTCTCGTTTTTTTCTGCGGTTGATATTATACTACTCAAATCTGTGGTGTCGTTGTTGTCATATTTGTAATCCAAGTAGAAGAGTTGATCACTTGGTTTGCCCATAGGTTTAACTCCTCTAGAAACAAGCTCTTTATATTTTGGATCATCTTCTAAACGTGCCTCTACATACTCAGACCCGTTCACAAGTGAATCTATTTTTCTATCTCGATTTTCTGAAAATATTTTACTCTTCACAAGTTGCATTTCTTCTTCTGAATAGAACGCCAGTTCTTGACTGAGTGTTTTCACAGACACTCTCCTAACCATCGGAAAGGATATATCGTGATACATCTCATTGTAATCTTTTTCTTCCATAATCTTGATTTTATTTTCTTTTTCCCGTTTGTTTTACACATTAGAAAGATTTAATATCCATATATATCTAAAAAATAACCCTAATTTTGAGAACCCAAAGCAAAGTAACCGAACCCGTCAAACAACAAAAGAAAGGTCAACTCACAAGAGAACTTTTTCAAAACTCAAACAACGTTGAGCTATCACCAAAACAGTTACAACTATTCAAATCTATTCGTAATAATATCCTAACGGTAGTTCACGGTCCTGCTGGAACATCAAAGACCTTTTCGACTTGCTATACATCTTTATCTCTTTTAGCCGATAAAAAAATAGAACAAATCATCATCACTAAACCCACAGTTGAAAGTGGTCATCCACTTGGTCTTCTTCCAGGTGATGTGAAAGATAAAATCGATCCTTACGTAAAATCTTACTACTCTAACTTTTGTAAAATCTTAGATCAAAAAATGATAGATGGGTTATTTTCAAGCGAAGAGATTATTTTTGAGCCTCTAGCCTATATGAGAGGAACAACTTTTGATAATTGTATAATGCTACTAGATGAGTGTCAAAACTCTAACTTAGCAACTCTAATGCTCTGGGCTACTCGTCTTGGTAAAGACTCAAAAGCCGTGATGATGGGAGATACTTCTCAATACGATGTAAAGCGAAGAGATTCTGGTTACCTTGATTTTATTGATATGACCAGTGGTATGCAAGATCTAGTAGAGTTCCGATTTAACAACGAAGATATCGTGAGAAATAAGTTTCTTATTGAACTTACCAACCGATACGATAAATTTCGTAGTGAGCAAGGATCTTAAGTTCAAACATACCTTAAATAATATATAGTTACAAAAAAAACCTAACTTGAAAAAGGAAGATCTTATCTACCAACTCATCTTTTCAGAAGAAGAGTCTTTTGAGATTAAAGTGTCTGAATATACACAGGACATTTATAAATACGATAGATTTATAAATGAAATAAAAGATATTTTAAAAAAATCAAAAGTTTCTATTGCTAAAGAAAAAGTCGATCTAGAAGAAGATCATGTTCTTTGGAGTTTAAGGGTTAAAAGAAAATAAAAATGTGGAACTATAACGAAGATTTACTCTCTTGGTCTTTACGTAAAGATACTCTTGAAATAGAAAACTATCAAGCTATTCGCCAAAGTTTAGAGGCTACAAGACTCTATGCAAAATGTTTTTCTGGAGCACTTTGGCAGACTTCTAGAGATTTGGATAATTTATTTCCTAGTCTTCAATATTTATCTCAAACTAGTTCTTGGCACTTTTCAACTTGTAGTAGCTCCTATTCTATGGGATTCACTGCAAGTTCCGGTTCAGAATGTATCAACCCGGATAGTTTCACTCAATATACACACTACAATTACGAACTTGGTTTTTCACATCGAGGATATTTTTCACCCGAATCGGCTATTTTTGATAATATAGAACCTATTTCAGTTGATTTAGCAACAACCACACAAGTTGATAATCTTCTTTTAGAAAAACCTTCATTATTGATTGATGGTATTTTTGTAAAAGATGGTCAGACAATTTTAATTAAAGACCAAAAAACCGAATTAGGATTATCAGCGTCCGTAGATACAAACTCATTCGATGAGACTTATTATCTTATTTCTGATGAGGGAGTCAATAAAAAATGGTTTTACTATAATTCACAAAATGGTATTTACAAATACGAATCTGGTTTTTTAGTAAAGCAACAGGTAACTAGTTATACCTTTTCTAGAAATCTTTTAATTGATGTAAAATCGGGTGTTACAAACAGGGATAAGTATTTCTCACTAAAAAGATTTACCAATGGATATTATCCACTAGAATCACAAAACACCGAATTCGAACAAACACACTCATACCTCATCAAAAATAAATTTGAATACAATAATCTTTTCGAAGTAAATTATAACGATATTATTCGTCATGGCTCACTTACTATTGGAACACATTCAATACCCGAAAGAGTAGTGACTGTGGGTGATTTTGGGACAATTCTTCTTTACCAGTCCGGAACTACAAGTTTGATTAATAACAAAATATCAACAAAATTAACATCGATTGAAAACACAAAGTCCTATTACTGGGTTTGTGGTAGAGAATCAACACTTCTTAAAATTGATAAAGTCAACTTTGAGATTACTTATATAGAATTAGACTCAGTAAAAAACTTTACCTCAGTTTCTTTTTTCTCTGATCTGTATGGTTGTCTAGTTGGGGAGTTCGGTGAAATTTGGATAACTGGAAATGGTGGCCTCGATTGGACAAAACTTGAACTGGAGAGTATTAACAATCAAGTTAATCTTAACCGGGTTCTATTCTATAACATTTCTGAAATTTATATTTTAGGAGATTCTGGAACCTTTTTATCACTAATTGAGTCACCAAGTGGGTGGCAAGTATCCAAGATAGATATTATTCGCCAGGACTCATCAACAGACTTATACACACTCACACCACACCTTAGGGATTTTATTTATTTGGAAGTGAGCGGTTGGACACTTTCATCTCAGAAGAAAGATCAAAAAGAACTATTTTTGATTACTTCTGATAGTGACAATCTTTTTGTTTGGAATAAAAATGATTTCTCTACTTATTCCTTTCTAGTTCTAGAATCTTCGGTAAATAACATAGGCGCAAATTCACTTACAAATATCGGATCGAATATCTATGTTGCTGGAAGAAGTCTTTATAATTTTTCACTGAAAGGTTATGATTTCATTACTGCATCTAATACAAATGTTCTTAGAGGTCCTACATTTGCTGAAGTTTCTACAACTTATTTTAATCGTATTATTAGTTGGAATAATTCGGAGTTAGTGGTAGCTTCAAATTATTCAATAAGTAGATCATATGATAGTGCGAGTTTTTCATTAGTTACTGATTTTGCGAAGCTATATACAGAAACTATCAGTTCTAAATTTTTGATATTGAATTATGATTTAGCATCAAAAGTTAATTTTCATGATTATCTTGGAAATTATAGACTACCTATTACGGTAACGATTTCAACTTCTGGTTTTACTAGTTCAGACGTATCTTTCGAGAACTTACCAGAGGAAACAAGTTGGGTCAATTATTGGAAAAACACTCTTTTAACATTTGAATATTATACTTCCTTTAGCCAATCAAATGTTGTCGAGATATCAACTATATTTAATTATTCGTCGGCAACTAATTCTTTTTTTGTAACTGCTGATTCAGCCACACCTAGCCTAACTGAACAAAATATTGATCCGGATGTATCACAGATTTATATTAAAAAATTAGTTCCAACCACCAAGTTTGATAGAGATTCATACTATGTAGAAGGAACTGATCCTATAGATTTGAATTTCGCCACAAGTTATAATTGTTGGATTGGTGACTTTGTTATAGTATTTAAATTAGTAAATGTGGATTTTGATAATAGTCTTTTCAAGAAAGGTGATATTTTGAACATAAAATCAGATTCAATTTCAGCAAATTTAATGATAAATAAAATATTCAGATATATCAGTGGTAATCCGACACCTATATTCTTGTATTGTTATCATAATTTCTCAAATGAAATTATTTCTTCACTTCGTAATTCTGGTTTCTTTGTTACAAATCTGAATGTTTTTCCTTCATCTGAGGAATTTATAAATAATTTTTCACTCCACCCACTTTCAATTGGTTACCGTGTTGGTATTACTGCTAGTCAAATTCAAATTACGGGTAACTTAAATAATAAAACAGCATATTATAATTTAGCACAAAACATTATTCATAACTCTTCTACCTATAGTTTCCATTATGTGCAGAGTTTTTTTAATTTCGGATACACACCAACTTATAATATTCACGACTTTCTCTCTAGAATAGATCCTATTTCTTTTACGGCTAGTAAGATTTTTGGTGCAATGCCCAGATATCAGAATATTCCTGCATTGGATGTTGATCTTGATTCTAGTTGGACATCTTCTTCAAATATTATACTTTGTGATGACACTAAGCTATCAAATAGATTAGTTTTTGGGAAAAACTTAAAGTTTGAGTGGGAATCTATTTGGGTAAATAGTTTTGTGGATATAGTAGTAAAAACATCCAATTATGGTAGTTTTTCGACTACTAAATGTTTAGTAGAGAATAAAAAGTATTTACCTGAGAAAAATTCATATATTATAGAGTTCAACAAGCCAATAAATAGAGATCTTCTAGTATATAATCAATCGACTTCAATAAACTATATTGATATACTTTCTAGAAACACTCTCTTGGAAATTTCTTCCGATTTACAGGAGCTCAATAACATAAACAGAAATCTAAATAAAAAACAGATTCAATCCACATATACTTTTGACATTTACCAAAATGAAGTAACACAAAAGTTCCCAACTGATTCTTATGCTAGAATATTACTTTCTGATTCTGATATTAAATCAAATCTAACCTCAATAATATATGAAGATGAGAAATCAAAACTATCAAATGTTCTGATAAACCCACTTGGTGATGATTTACTCAAAATATTACCGGTCGATCTATCAAGAGTTGGGTCGGATAGAGGTCAAAAAGATTTAATTGAACTCTCACCAAATAATTATCAGATAGAATCTCCTACGGCGTCATTAACAAATATAGATATGAATAAGGTAAGATTCAGATTCACCGATGGTCTCACACTATCTAAAATGTTAGAAAAATATTCTTGGATAGTTGAATCAGAAGTTTCCAACGGTCTCGTAGGTGAAGATTCTAATGGATTAGTATTTTATTCCGGTATTTGGAAATGTGGTCGATGGTTTAACGGAACTTGGTATTCGGGTCAGTGGCTTGCTGGAGATTGGTATGGTGGTAATTGGAATTCTAACACTATAAAAATAAACGGTAGTGTTGTTCTAATAGATTCTAACCAAGTTGATACACAATCTCTATGGTATAGTGGTAGATGGTTTGATGGCACTTGGAATGGTGGTACCTGGCTTGGTGGTAGAAAATATCTAGGCACCTGGAACGGAGGTTTCTGGAACTCGGGTATTTGGAATGATGGTATCTGGAATGGGGGTCAGTTTCGTGGTGGAATCTGGGTAAGTGGTATTTGGAATTCAGGTAAGTTTAATACCGATATCAACCCTTGTTATTGGCTAGATGGTGAGTTCAAAGGCGGTGATTTCGAAAATGGAAGATGGTTTGATGGTCAATTTTCTGAATATACTCAGACTTCTAGATTCGGAACCAGAGCTAGTGGAAACTCGAAGGCTATATGGGAAACAGGTGAGTGGATTTCTGGTGAATTTTTCTCTGGAAGACAAACAGATTCTTCTGGTAATAATCAGGTTAGTGATAATCACAGATGGTCTTTATTCAAGTCAGGCGATTGGTCTTCTGGAAATTTTTGGGGTGGTTTAGTTTTGAATATGAACTTCAAAAGTGGAATATTTAATGGTGGTATCGTAGATGATATTGAAATCATTGGACTAACTCAATCATCAGGTAAGATGCAGTTTCTACTAAATGGTATATTTAGATTCAAATATCCCTACGACATTTGGATTTACAGCATGTTCGGATCAGGTTATTCTTCTTTCGGAACAATAGAGAACCCCAAAAAATATCTTCTAACATTTTCAGAAGTCTTAGAAACTGGGGAAACTTTAATACAAATTTCAGGTAGTTATTCTTTTACACCGACTTGGAGATCTTATACAGATCTACGTATAGTTTCTAATTTTGAAAACTGTCAATTCAAGAGTGGTCTGTGGTATAATGGAATATTTCGTGGTGATAATTTTGAGGGTGGTATGTGGTATAATGGATATTTTGATGGAAATTTTGGTATTTAAAAAACAATATATAAGTTATGAGCATAAAAAAATGGGAAAAGTTTTTTGAAAAAACAATCACTGGTCAAGACGAACCAGAAGAAAAGACCTACGATGATCTTAGAGATGGTGTCAATAGACTTATTAAAAACCAGTTAAAAAAAACTGATTTTACTAGTCGAAAAGAATTAGCTCTTGCTTATCTAAGAGATGAAGAAAAAAATCCAATTGAGGGTTTTATCAATGATTCGGATATCTATGAGTTTTATCTACAATATCGAGATGATATCGACGATTTATTATCGGATATGAGGTGGTTTGATGAAACACCTTCTGAGAATAATATTTTTTCTATTTATGATTTCATTATCATATCAACAAAAAAAGCTTTTCGTGAAATAATAGGAGTAATGGTCAAATGAGCTCAGAAATTGTCTTCATACTAAAAAAAGATGGTCAAGTTATAAACAGGACTTATTCTAGGTGTTCAGAATCTGCTATTGATTATTTTTCAGTCTTATATCCTGGATTTTTGATGGATAAAAACTTTAAGATCGAGATAGAAAAAATTGACTTTTTAGGTCAGAAGATAATGAAATCTAATTCTGTTTCTCGAACCACCAATTAAAATAGATATAATTATCACCTCTAAGGTCGTATGTCTTAAGTTTATGTTCTATAACTAATCTATCCTTATCCCAAGCGATAAGATTTACTACATCACCACTTTTCAATGTTATCTTTTTTCCCGACTCTCTACATAAAGCTTCACAATAATCATTTATAAGTTTCCAACTACCGAAATCTGGTTCGAAGAATTTTTTTACTGCTTTTATAATTAATCCGGATGTTTTTATTTTCCATTCTTTTGGTTGTAGTAGTGTAGTATCTACAAAAACTTCACTTTCAAAAGTAGGATTTTTATCCAGAAGACCATAGATTACACCCCAATACTCTATATCATTTATAACAAACTTCACATAAACGTCATAATTATACTCTTTCTTGATAACTCTCAAAATAGTCAATGATTGAAGATTTTGATTTTCAAGAGCTACTTGGCTTCTCAAAGAACTTATTTGTGACGAATTAGACAATCCACTCATAATGTTATTGATCCTGACAAGTGAAGACTGAATAGCGGATTGGTGTCTATCCCAGGCATCTACCGATAACTCTTTGTTTGCAACATTTGGAAGTGGATAAATAGCAGTTTCTGGATTAAACCTCTGAAGGTTGAACTCAGTGAACTCTAATATTAAATGAGAATCTCTTCTTTTTTTCATCTTAAGTTGTAGAACTTATTTGTTTTATGTATATATAAAAAAAATATGCCAGGTAAAGTTAGCTTTGTATGTACGACCTATAGAAGGTTTCGTTGTGTTGAAAGAATAATAGAACAATTCATATCACAAACTTATCAGAACAAGCAACTGATCATATTGAATACAGATGTTGAGAATCCATTAGTATTAGATCATGAGGTTCTGAGTTTAGAATTAGATATTATTCTTATCAACAATTCGTTTGATTACCAAACAGGTTTAGAATACACAAACAGAGGCCAGATATGTAGAGATGCCGTTAGTCACGCAGATGGAGATTATTTCATGCTTGCTGATGATGATGACATTTACCTTCCTTGGCACCTGGATCAGGCGGTCGATGGTATTGAAACTCTAGGAAAAGATGCCTGGAAACCTGCTCAGAGTTTTTTTGCTTTACCCGACAAATTAATTCTAGTTCAAAATACACTAGAGGCTTCGGTCATTGTAAAAATGAATAGAATAAAAGAAATAGGTTTTAGAGAAGATAAAACTGGTTATGAAGGCCTTAGCTGGTACACCAGATTAAGAGATGAAGGCCAGCTTTGGGAGAATAATCCAAACTATGTTCCATCTTACTGCTTCAATTGGTCCGATCCGGCCGATATGGCTGGTCATAAGCAATCGGGTAATATCGACAATCCCACAAATTTTGAAGAACATAAATTAGCATCGAATGATGTTCTACACAGACCACTCAACAGATGTGGAAGACAGGTCTTGGAAACCTATTACGAGAGATATTACAACTACCTTAGAAAAAATCCTCAACAATTTCATCCACATTACTACACTAAGTTCGTACTTCCGCACATTCAATAAGAGTAGAAACACAAAAAGTTTTTTTTTATATATACTTTCGTATGACCAGGATAAAAAAGTTCTACGAAACTAGAGAAGAAATAAATAATGACACGATTCGTGATATACTATCACAAATTAATGATATCATTGAAAAAACAGGAGGTATGAGAGATACTATACAAAACCTTTATAGTTTACTTGATAAATTTACCTCAGATTCTGAAGAATCCAACGATCAAATAGACGAATCAAGCATAGAACTTAATGCTACTGATAAAAAACTCGAAGAGGTTGAATCTAGTCTAACTTCAGTAACAGAATACTTAAACAACTATATCGAAGACGGTAGAAAATACTTATTTTAATATGATAAACCCAAAACTCTTAGAAAAATTCTCGATAATTCTATCCACAGACTCAATACTCGAGTGGTGGTCGGATACTTCGAGAGAATTCTACACACTAGACTATCTTAAATTTCATCTCGATCAGATAAATGAGGATTATTTCTCCGATCGTATTTCAGAAGAGAAAAGAGATTTCTTGACAGCTCTTTTTGTATTTGAGAATATAGTAACACCACTCCATAAGGTAGAAGATTTAGAGAACTCAACCCTTTTTCTTGAGAAATATTGTAAAGATACGAAAAACGAAAATTTTATAAAACTTCATAAGTTAGTATCGCACACAACACCCTTCGGATTACTTGATTTAATATCAATATCTGAAAAATACAAATCAAATATACACAAAGGTAATTTTGAAGAGTTGAAAAAGTGGGAATCAGGATACCTAAGAGAACACTATAAAGAAGATATCATAAAGTCCAGAATCACCTTTTATCAAAATCTAGTTGATGAACTACCAGAGAATACTTCGGCGATTCTGGAAATTATTGATTGGTTGAAAAACTCAGATAATTAGAAATACGATTTGGTATCTACTTCTTGTTCGAGTTTAGCAAATTCAAACTTTGTTTCTTTCATAAGTATTGCTCGGCCATTCCTAATCTGAGATTTAATAGTGCTAAGGTTTTTGCCAAGAAGGTCGGCAATATCTTTGTAAGCCATTCTTTTTATTTCACGCATTTCAATAACAGTTTTGTAAGGTTCTTTGAGTGAGTTAATTTTTTGAACCATAATCTTAGCTTTCATCTGATGAATTTCTTGTAGCATCGGATCTTCGTGCTCATATTGGATAAAATCTTTAAGTGTAGTTCCTTCTTCATCGATTTGTGTGTCGATGGAAATTTCTTTTTTGATATTTTTCATATCTTGTAGTATGATATTTCTAGCAATAGTAAAAAGCCAGGTGGAGAATTGTGATTTCTCTCTTTCATACTTATCAATCTTTTTAAAAGCAGTCATAAAAGACTCGAAAGTGATGTCTTCTGCTTTTTGTTGATCTTTACACATCTTATTAGCGTAGTAGATCAATTTTGGGTAATACTTTTTGTAGTAAAAAGAAAAATTATTGCCGGTTCTTTCCTTGAATAGTTCTTCGTGTTCGTTAAAGCTTGTGATTTCTTCTAATAGTTCCATTTTATTTTGTTTAATTTTTGTAGTATTTGTTTTTTAAGTGATAGTCTCATTTCTTTTGTAGCACCGTGCTCAAAAAATAATCTCGTCTCGTTGTCATCGAGGTAAAGAATCCAGGGTTTGTCATCGATGAAGTTGAGTTCTTCATCTTCATATCCACTACCAACAAAATACTTGTCTTTTTGTTCCCGGGTGAGTGACATTTTAGGTATAACTATTCTTGATAAGGTCATCTTGATATTTTTTACAAATGTAAGGATTTTTTCTTTGATCGACAAATTATTTAATATTTTTTTTTGAGTAATCTAGCAAAATTATAGAGAATTCCCAGACAACACTATAAAATATATATACAAAAAAAAGTCTCCTTAATGTCTCTTCAAAGTTCTTATCAATCAATAGCTGAACAAATAGTTGTGTTCAATAACAATATCGTTGAACTACTTTCAAAATTGAATAGTTTAACAACTTCACCAGATCCTTCAGTGAATGTTGAAGTAACAGATAACGCAGGTGTTCAGAGAGTATATTCACTGCCATCTTTCAGTTTTTTATCTAGTGAGATTTCTAGGTTGAACAATAATATTAATGCAATATACGGGTTAGATGGTTCAGGTTCGCTAGTTCAACCATCAAATAATTCTAGTTTCAGAAAAATAGTAGCGGTTGAGATTAACAAAGAACCAGTGGATATTACTAATCTAAACTCTGTTTCTAACTTTTCATCGAGTAAAAATTGGTTTTTTGATGGGTTACTGAACCCACAACTTTTTGTAACATTCGATCTAGACGGAAAAATAGATGATGTGGTCGATAGGTGTCTTGTAAGGAGATATATTATATCTTTTGAAAAGACAGCTAGTGGAACACTATCAAACAATGGGCAACTTGCTTTGAATTCTTTTAATCTAAATTTCAGACAGAAAACAGATATTACACAAGAGAATTTACTAAATTGGATGTTGACAACACCAGGTGTGATGAACCCAACTAAACCAGAATACGATGAACAAGTTTTCGATCTTGAACCAAATTTTCTTCTTTATGACGGAATTTTCACAGTAATCAAAGCAGAGGAGGATGTCTTGAATAAAAGAATTTGGTATCATCTGAATACTTTAGATTATACTAATGTTGAAACTTCTGCGGTACTTCAACTCTCAATAGGAGACGAGTTAATTGTAAATTTAGCAGGATCCTCTACCAAATACAAAATATTAGAAGTTTCTCTTCTACAATCTAATCCAAGAATTCGGGTAGAAAGATCTCAAGGTTTCGATCCTGTTCCAATCGGGTTCAACTCACTAAAGATACACTCACCTATTAGATATACAAAGAGATTAAGAGTTAGTATAGGATATGATGAGAGATGTGTTGTTTTCACTAAAGCTATAAATGGTTCAAATGGTATACAATCGAAAAATTGGTCTTTAGGTTCAGGCTTCTGGACAAATGATCTTATTCTCTCGTCTAGTGATAATTTTAACGGAACTCCTTTTGAAACCTTTTATAGTGGTCAGGTGTATGACTATGGTAAAGTATTGACAGATTTGGTTGCTAAAAAAATACCAAATCAGTTTTCTGCGGCTCTACCTTCGCCACCCGAGCTTTCATCTAGAAATTTTCAAGTAGTTCAAATAAATACACATTTAACTAACCAAATTGATTCTGCAGCACTAAAAAATATTTATTCCCAGAATAAATCTTTACAATCTGAAATAGATCAACTCTCAAAAGCAATTCTAGAGAAAACAACACAACTACAAGTAACTAGATTTTCTACACCATCCGACAGAGAGCAGTGGCAAAATGAGATTGACCGTTTAGTAAGCCTGAAAGAAACAAAAACTCAATTATTTAGATCCAATTTAGACCAAATAACCACTATTACAAATACTCTTAAAAATAAGGATAGTGCTAAGTATAGAGTAAGGGGTTTTTGGCCACTACCTCAACCAGTTATTGTTAGAGGTACACTTCCCCAGGAAGTCGTTCAATTTAGAGTTCAATATAGATATCTTAGTAATGACGGTAGCGAAAGTCCAGTTCAACTATTCAAATTATCATCATCTTCAACAGGTGTTGGAACAGTCAGAGGAGTCTTTTCGAATTGGACAGAATACAAAACCGATGTTCGTAAAAGAGTTTATAATTCTTCAAATGGTGAATATACTTGGCAGGTAGAAGATGTTTCCGATGCTGATACACCAAATATCAATCAATTGGATATTCCGATACAACCCAACGAAAGAGTAGAATTTAGAATAAAATCAATAAGTGAAGTTGGGTGGCCCGAATCTCCTGTTGAATCTGAATGGTCTCAACCTCTAACTATAAATTTTCCAGAAGATCTTTCAACACTAGTAGTAGAATCGGACTTCCTTCTTAAAGAAGCGACCAAAGATGAACTTAAAGTAAATATTCTAGATGAATTTTCATCAAGAGGCGTCGACACACACTTAGCGGATACTGTGGTCGCAAACGATAAGACATTCTTACACAAAAGTGAGAATATTCTTTCTGGATTCAGAGATGATAATGGTATAGCAATAGATTTGTATTCATACCTCCAAAGTTTAGAAAACAAAATAAAAAATCTAGAGTCACTCATAAGTAGAACTAGAAGCCAACTAAGTGTTGTTCTATATAGAAATAACGAAGAATTTATTGTAGGTAATGGTTCCGATCTAGTTTTCAATATTGAGTGTGAGGATTATGCACTACCATTTACTGGTGCCAGTCTAGCAAGTAGTTCGTCTATACCAACTGGAAGGGTCTACGCTAATAATATTTATGTTATCAAAGATTTCCTTCTTCAATTTAAAAATACTTCAGCCGATAGTCCACTTGGTATTTTATCTTCGAAAGAATATCTGAGTGGAGATATCTACGATAGCAGGGTTCCCCAGGTCATTTGGGTGAATGATCAAGATGAACTTTTATTTTCCAACCTGAAAGGGGTATCAAATACACAACTAGATTATCAATATTTATGGTCGGTAAATTATAACTCTTTAACTCAAAACTTACAAGCTACAAAACTCTCTGATAATATAGGAAATGATTTCTTGACAGTTGGAAATAATTCATTAACAAATGTTTTAAGTTCAAATGAATTCAACTTGGGTTATAGTGAGAATGCTTTACTTAACTTTGTTGGTGACAACAACTCTCTATTCGATCCACAAAAATGGATTGATCAAACAGAGACAGTTGCTTCAGAAACAAAACTTTTAACAACATGTCATCCTTCGATCTCTCGTTTAGAAAACCTTGTTGAATCGAATGCTAAAAAAATCAAAGAAATAACCTCAAATAGTTCTGATTGGATTAATATATCACTACCAATTTATTTCAAATTGAATTCTTTAGATAATGTTACCAAAACAGGAGAAAATTACGAATGGATCAATCTCAACAATTCTACAAGAACAGTTAAACACACTAAAAAAATCAAATTTCATTTAGAAACTAATCAAGATACAAGACCCTTTGTATTTACAGTAACATTCAATTTGAACAGAAATAAAGTAGTTGTTAGAGGTGGTGGGAATATTTAATTGATATCGTTCCTAGATGACAACCTTCACTATTTATATATAAACGAAGGTAAAAATGAAAAGTTTCTCCCTTTTAAGAACAAATGTTGGTCTTAGTGCTAATGTTAAAATCGTCGTAGATTCTGAATCAAAGATATCTTTAGATTCGATAGATTCGGATCCGATACTTTCCAGTTCTAGCTTCAAGAAGAGGCCCGTTTCACCATCAGATTATATAGGTGAAATTTACGCAACTTATTTCAGGAGTTTCCCAAAAGAATTAATTTTCAAGATCAAATTTGATGGTGATAAAAGTTTGATGTTTCAAAACTTTGAAAATCAAATTGACTCTTTGTATTTTAGTGGTTCATCAAATATAGGTAATAATAAAGATTACTTAGAAGAATTCGAGTTCTTTTCTCCGTTATGGATTGAAAGAAACGGTATCCCAAAGTGTTTTGTTATATTTAGAGTCGATGATCCAGGTTTAGTTGAAATAACAAGAAATAATTTTCGAGAACAGATTTTAGATAAATTGAAGTTTGTAAAGTGTTTTGATCTAAAAGGTAACAATTCTATATCAGAATGGTTAAAGAAGAATTATGAAGATAATGACCAGTTTCCAACGTCGAGTCTTTGGATAGATTTCAGAGATTCTGAATTTTCTTATTGGACTGGTATAGATCTTTCAACTGGTTTATTTACCACAAAGTCTTCTATACTCAATAGTTTTCTTTCTAATGAGCAAACATATTTCGATTTTCAGAAAATGGTTTTTGAAGGGTGGGCCAACTCAGGAATTATCCATCCTAACATTCTAAATTTGAGTTTTCTGTTTGATGATGAGCCAGCTACAAAGAATACACTTCGTAGATGGACTCTCAACCGGTATTATGGTTTTTATTTTGAAGACATCGAAGAAGTGAAAGGGATAAGTTTTTACCAACCGCAAAATTTGTCACCAAACATATTAATTGATGAAAATAATTTTCTTACCTCAACTAGTTCATCATCTCCATTTCTTGAGGAGTGGCGGATAAGAGATTACACATGGATTCAAATACGAGGTGATTTTTATAAAGTGGAAAGAGTTATTTCAAATGAAATTCAGAACTGGAAAATTATTGCGGCGACTTCCTTTTCAGGTTTAACATCAAGTAGTTTAAATACGAATATCTGGACTGTTAACACAAATAATGAATTGAAACTACGAAATACCGAGTATCCATGTGACCCACAATTACCAGAACAAAACATTAATATTGATAATTTCTCATCAGTCGATATATGGGGTATCAGTATTGACGATTCTTTCTATAGAATCCATAAAAATTCTAGCGGTTCCTATTATATTATATCTGATGGTGGATTTAGATTCACAAATGATATAATGGAGTATTATATAAATTTTCCAGAAGAGTCAGGCATAACCAAGATCGATCTTTTAGATGAAAATGGAAAACCAAAAATATTCAAAATATACAAGTTCAAATTTCTCGATATAAAGGATTTCGATATCGATGTTATAGATACTGTCTATTCTAGATACCAATACGAATTTGAAAGTTCCCTCAATATTAAAACTGATGAGCCCAAATTCTATCTTAGGGATTTTAAAGACAAGTCGAACCCGAAAGATTTTGAGAGGTTCAATCTATCAAACGAAATTACCTATCTACCCTCTTCTTCTGAATACACATCTAATTTGGAGACATTTAAGATCGACGGGGCAGATCTCACCGATATTTGGAGAAAGAATCCAATCTTCTTGAAGTGGGGATGGAAGAACTCTCAAAACACAAACGATTATCCATATCTTCTAAACAATTCCTTGTTATCTGATGAGTTTAATAGGAGTCCTAATAGTTTTAACTCAATCGTAACGAGAAGTGACCGAAACTTAGATTATTTCTATACCATAAATGCCGACGGACATTCATATTCTTTTCATAGTTTGCATGTCTCGGATTCAGATAGGAATTTTTATTTTGATATTGGAAGCTATTTTTCTTCATCTTCGGACTATTTTGTAGATTTTTTCGGAAAAACGTTCAGTTTCAATCTAATAAATGTTCAGGGATCGAGGAAATGGTCTAAATTCAACACAGGTAGGAGTGATATTCCAAATCTTACCCTCTTTCAAGGAATCAAATTCGCTCTTTCTAAAGTTGATTCAATAGATGTGAGTGGTCAATCAATACAAACCTTGAATCTGTTAAATGATAATTATTTTGATGATTGGAAATTTTCAATATTACTAGATAGCTCCGAATTCAGATTTTTTACAGTAGAACAATGTCTCTTGCCTTGTTTCGCACAACAGTCTAGAAAAGTAATTAAGATCCCATCTTATATTGTTCCTGCCGATATTCTGAGTGCTACTTATGGTTTCATAAAAGGACATTTTGACTATTGGAAAATAATAAAAGAATCAGAGATTAAATCCGAGAATTTCACATACTCGGGAGAACTTATACCAAATATTTGTAATTACACATATCCTTACAGGTATACAGCAGAAATATGTGGGAATACATCGACTAACACTTATAGTATACTGATACCTGGGTATATAAGTGCCTCTGGATGGGGTTTCACACAAGGTGGTTTCTGCTGGCAATATAGTAACCCAACTATACCAGAACTTGATTGTTTGGGTGTGACTACTATAGGAGAAACATATAGTCTGGCATCGAATTTCTGTCAATTCTGTCAGGATAATAATATAGGACAATATCAAACAACAACAACTACAACAACTTATCCATCCATGAACGTGTTCGGATACACACCATTCACTCTATCTACTACTACTACTTCGACCACAACGATTCCATCAACACCTACACCAACAATTACTGACACTCCTACCGAAACACCAACTCAAACACCAACACAGACACCTACTGAAACACCTACACCAACAAATACCGAAACACCGGGTGCGTCACCACCTGAAACCCCAACTGAAACACCTACACCAACAAATACTCAGACTCCAACTGAAACACCTACAAATACTCCTACAAATACTCAGACTCCAACTGAAACACCTACAAATACTCCTACAAATACACAAACACCATCTAACACACCAACGAATACTCAGACCCCAACCGAAACTACTACGGAGACACCAACCAAAACCCCAACTGAAACACCTACACCAACAAATACTGATACTCCTACCGAAACACCAACTCAAACACCAACCAATACCGAAACACCAACCGAAACTCCTACTGAAACATCTACACCGACAAATACCGATACTCCTATCGAAACACCAACTCAAACACCAACCAATACCGAAACACCTACCGAAACCCCTACCGAAACACCTACCGAAACACCTACACCGACAAATACCGATACTCCTACAGAAACACCAACTGAAACACCAACACAGACACCTACTGAAACATCTACACCAACAAATACCGATACTCCTACCGAAACACCAACTCAAACACCAACCAATACCGAAACACCAACCGAAACTCCTACGGAGACACCTACCAAAACCCCAACTGAAACACCTACACCAACAAATACTGATACTCCTACAGAAACACCAACTCAAACACCAACCAATACCGAAACACCAACCGAAACTCCTACTGAAACACCTACACCAACAAATACTGATACTCCTATCGAAACACCAACCAATACCGAAACCCCTACCGAAACCCCTACCGAAACACCTACCGAAACTCCTACTGAAACACCTACACCAACAAATACTGATACTCCTATCGAAACACCAACCAATACCGAAACCCCTACCGAAACCCCTACCGAAACACCTACCGAAACATCTACACCAACAAATACTGATACTCCTACCGAAACACCAACTCAAACACCAACACAGACACCTACTGAAACATCTACACCAACAAATACTGATACTCCTACCGAAACACCAACTCAAACACCAACCAATACCGAAACACCAACCGAAACTCCTACGAGGACTCCAACCGAAACTCCAACTGAAACACCTACACCAACAAACACTGATACTCCTACCGAAACCCCAACTTAAACACCAACCAATACCGAAACACCAACCGAAACTCCTACGATGACACCTACCATTACACCTACTGTTGTGACTCAGGATATAGACCAAACTGGTTTGGTACTTTACACTAATATATCCAACAGTTCAAGTTATCCAGGGTCAGGTGCTGATGTATTTGATTTATCGCCTAATACTTATACGGGGACAATAATCAACTCTGGAAATGTTACCTATAATAGTGGTTCAACAAAATCACTACAATTTAATAACGCGACAATAAACACACCTTACATCACGTGGGGTTCTGGTGCTCCTTTAGCACGTAGTGCAAGTGAAATAACAGTATGTATATTCTTAAGACAAATAAGTATCCCACACGGAAATGCTGGTTTCAGATGGTCATCACTTATAAATTTGGATTTTTGCACCGGACTGACTAGAAAGTTCAGTTTTTATATGTATAACACTTCCAATAATGTGAGTGTGGCGCCAAATTTGGCACTTGATTTCTTTGATGGAGCTGGTGGAGGTGTTGGTTTCGGATTGGCATCAACAAACTGGATTGGCCAAGACCTTTATATTGTTGGAAGTTGTAAATCGGGTGTGGACAACGCCAAAGCATATATCAATGGTGTTCTACAATCACCAACAAAAACCGGTGTATCTGTCAATTCAACTCCGTCGGGAGGTGGAAGTGATTTAATGACAGGTAGAGGTCCTGGTTCCTGTTTTGATGGTTTTATTGGAGAAACTAATTTATACTCAATACATATTTACAATAGAACTCTAACTGACGCTGAAGTATTATCGAATTATAATATTTTGAAAACACAATTTAATATAACTTAAAAAAAATGAATACGCCAAAATTCAATCTGGGTGATAAAGTTAAAACCCTTAGTCCTGACCCACTGAGAGGAGTAGTAGAAGAAATATCTCTCAAAAATGACGTTATATACTACAGAATCAACATCATTGAATACGGGGTATTCATAGAAAAACCGGAGTATGACCTGGAACCAGACAACAATTAATTTTAAAAATCTATCGGGTTTATCGAGTTTACAGAAACGATTTCATATATCGATCTATTTCCATATCTTTCTCAGATTGTCTCTTGTCATAATTCTTTTTACCCTTTGCTACTCCGATTCTACACTTAATTATGTGATTATGCCAATACAACTCAAGTAACACACAGGTCAGACCCTTTAGACTTGTCAACTTATGAATTTTGATGATCTCCCTTTTTTTCAACAATAACTTTCTTACTCTAGAAACTTCATGTGAAAAAAATCCTCCAGAACAAGAAGATTTAATATGAGTGTTTACAAGAAAACACTCACCATTTCTTACCTCTATAAAAGAATCACGAATTTGTATATCCGAATTACGAATAGATTTAACTTCTGACCCAAAGAGTTGTATCCCTGCTGTATATTCTTCTTCTATATGATAATCAAAATAAGCCTTCTTATTTTTAATTATCAATCCACCCTCTAACTTTTTCATTTTTTTTGGGTAAATGATTTAAAAATCTTCAGAACCGGTATCAATATCACCCGTAGAGTTATCATTCATCAAACTCTTAAACATTTCAATCAGAACAGGTTTTGCAACCACTCCTGTCTTCTTATCTTTCAATTCTCCATCTTTATAGATAACAATAGTAGGAACACTCCTAACCTTCAAACTCAGGCAAGTCTCCACACAATCATCGGCATCAACTTTACCAAATATAACTTTATCCTCTCCACCAAACTCTCTGGCTAGATCATCGATGACAGGAGCCATCATACGACAAGGACCACACCAAGAAGCTTTTACATAAACCACACGAACACCCGTTTCAATAAAACTATCAAAACTTTCGTCTGTTAAGGTAACTGGTAGTGTATAATCTGCTTTTATATTCATAATCTTTAAGTATTTTTAGTATATATTAAAAAAAGTATGTAAGTTGTATATATCATTATGTTGCACCCGACGCGCTGGAAACGAACTTTTTTCCGTATATTTGCTCTATGAGTTTATACTATCAACTGCGATACAAAGTAGGGTCGAAGGTAATGTCCCTTGCCAAGGATGCACAAAACATGGCCGGAGTAGAAGAAGTTTTCTTCTCTGAGCCGGTTGATGAAGTTGTTTCAATTAAGCACATTCCTAAACTTTCTAATGGAAATTTCGTATCACCACTTTCTCTTAGAACTAGTACACTTATGAAGATGTTTTCTTCACTTTTATCAAGAAAGATTTATTTTTACAAAGAATACGGAACTCAAAAAATTAAAGTAAAACCTAAATCAAACTATGGAAATAATTAATGATTTCAAGTGGTATATAGATACCGCTACAGATATCGATCATCCTTGTCCGAATAACTATTGTAAGAATTTCGGAATATGTAATTGTTTAGTTATCAGAGATACAAAAATCCGAGATATAAACTTTAACCGTGTGGTAGATTCCATTTCGATCCAAGTTCTTCATCCAGATTCGATTGTTTATAGTTTGGATGAAAAAATAAATAAAGTAGTCTATGGGTTTGATAGGGATTTTGATTATTATTGCATAGAAAGAATTTGCGCATCTATGAAACTTTTTCTACCTGATAAATGGTATGTGAATATAACCGATGGATACTACGGTCAAGTTATTGAGTCGGTGTCTATCAAAGAACCACTTTTTACACGACTGGTTCAAATATTAGAAGAACTTTTCTTCCAAAAAACGGTTAAAGAAAGAACAACATTTTTATTAAATGAAGAATATGGGTTCGTTTCTCAATCATTGATAGACAAGAAGTGGCGTATTTCAACTATCTCTGTTGATGATCTAGTTTTTCCGAATATCGAACATTATAAAAGAATAAAAGTTGAACACAAAGAACAAATAGATGGTAGAAAGAGTAAAATAAAGGGTGTAGTAAAAAAGAATGGTAATCTCTATGAAGTAATCGATGGTCACCATCGGATCAAATCAAACACAGAAAATAAGATTAAAATAATAGAAATATACTAATGGCAAGGCTATCAAAATCAAGAGAAGAAGAGCTCTGGACTCTTTTTGACACATTCACTCGTGGATGGAACTTGGATCAACTAAAATCAGGCTTTTACCTAGAAAATTTAGATAAATTTCACCAATTTCTTTTTTATGTTGAATCGAAAGTAGATTGGTTTGACTGGAGAGATATCGATCAAATAAAAATAAAAGTTAAGAGCTACGTATTCATGCAAGATTTTTTGATTAATAACAACTCTAACCTAGATCAGTGATGCCCGTAATCGAAATAGAAAAGAAGTTTATTCTAAAATCTCTACCTACCAGGGAAGCAGACTATATCTTTGATATCGATCAGTATTATTACAAAAATAAAGATGGTGTCTGGGAACGAGCCAGAACTTATCATAATGACAAACTAGGCGATAGGTGGATACACACAATCAAAAAAAGTATCTCAAAAGGTATAAACCTCGAGGATGAAAAAGATCTCACTCAAGAGGAGTGGTCTAATTTTATTAAAAAATGTAAAAAACCAGGGAATCAAGGTAGATTTATACAAAAAAGAAGACATGTTTTCTCACATAATAATCTTAAATGGGAAGTAGATCAGTTTTTAAGTGGGTATTCACTTATTGTAGCTGAACTCGAAATACCATCACCTAGGTATCGTTTTGAGATACCAGATTTTATTGAAAAAGTCTTACTACTAGAGGTGACCGGATTGAAACAATTTTCCAATAGAAACTTATCACTACCCTTTACTGAACTTTAATAACTAAAAAACTATAATCACTAAAATATGAAAAATATGACACCAGATTATGAATACGAACTTTGGAAGAGTCAAATCGTTGCTTCTGTTTCAGATGACGACGATGATGAAGAACAAAAAAACCCGATAAAAAAGAATGATTCTAAATCAAAAACTCCAGTGCTCGAAAACTACGGGAAAGATATTACCCGTATGGCCGAAGAGGGTAAAGTTGATCCGATCATCGGCCGTGAAAAAGAGATTATCAGAATGTCTCAGATTCTTTCACGAAGAAAAAAGAATAATCCTATTCTTCTTGGAGAACCCGGTGTTGGTAAAACCTCGGTAGTAGATGGTCTAGCTCTGAGGATTGTCAACAGAAAAGTTCCACGGGCTCTTTTTAGTAAAAGAATTTGGATGCTCGATCTTGCTTCACTTGTCGCGGGAACAAAATACAGAGGTCAATTCGAAGAAAGAGTCAAATCACTTCTTGCTGAAATCGAAAAAGATCCCGACATTATTCTTTTTATCGATGAAATCCATACGATGATAGGAACTGGTGGATCATCTGGTTCGATGGATGCTTCGAATATGTTCAAACCAGCACTTTCTCGTGGAGATCTTCGCATCATCGGAGCTACAACACAAGAAGAATACCGAAAGCATATCGAAAAAGATGGAGCTTTAGAGCGTCGTTTTCAGAAGATTACGGTTCTTCCTACAACCGAAGATGAAACTATTCAGATTATCGAAAAGATTGTTCCTCGATACGAGAGCTATCATAATGTTGTCTATACACCAGAGGCTATTCAAGCTTGTGTGTATTTAACTTCCCGTTATATCACTGATAAACACCTTCCTGACAAAGCGGTAGATGCTTTGGATGAAGCTGGAGCAAAAGTTCATATCTCAAACGTTGTGGTTCCCAAAGAAATCACAGATTGTGAAGAGAAAATAATGCAAATTAAAGAAAAGAAGAACGAGGTAGTAAAAGGTCAAAGATATGAAGAGGCCGCAAAACTTCGTGATCTTGAAAAACAGCTACAAACTCAACTTGAAATCGAAAGACGCAAGTGGGAAGAAGACGAACTTATGAATAAGAAAGTTGTCGATGAATCACATGTTGCCGAAGTTGTTTCGATGATGTCTGGGGTTCCTGTTCAGAAGATTTCTCAATCTGAAAACAAGAAACTCTCTCAGATGACTCAAGTTCTTTCTCAAACCGTTGTAGGTCAAGAAGAAGCGGTGAGAGCAGTTGTGAAAAGTATCCAAAGAGGTCGTGTCGGTCTTAAAGATCCCAATCGACCACTTGGAGTATTCCTATTCGCTGGTGATACGGGAACTGGTAAAACACACCTTGCGAAAACACTTGCTAAACATATGTTCGAGTCAGAGGATAATCTTGTTCGTATCGATATGAGTGAGTTTATGGAAAAAATTTCCATTACTAGGATTATCGGATCATCAGCTGGATATGTTGGATACGAAGATGCGACTATTCTAGATCAGATTAGAAGAAAACCTTACTCGGTTATTCTACTTGATGAAATAGAAAAAGCACATACCGATGTATTTAATCTTTTCTTACAAGCTTTTGACGAGGGGCACCTTACAGATTCTCACGGCAGGAAGGTGAATCTTAAAAACTGCATCATTATTATGACCTCAAATGTCGGAGTAAGGCAGCTAAAAGAGTTTGGAACCGGTCTTGGTTTCGAGACCAAGGCGAAATCCGAGACTTCTAAAAAAGATCAGGATGCTGTTATCCAAAGAGAGATCAAGAAGAAGTTTCCACCAGAGTTTATCAATCGTATTGATTCTATTGTAATGTTCAACTCTCTAGATGAACAATCAATTGAAAAGATCATCGAAATCGAACTTGAAAAAGTTTCATCTCGGGTTCTTGATATCGAGTATGTTCTCGAAGTTTCACCAGATATGAAGAGTCATCTTATGGTTGTTGGATGGGATCCTAAGTTTGGAGCTAGACCTCTGAAAAGAGCAATCCAAACTTGGATAGAAGATGAACTCACTGAGTTTATTCTAGAAACCGAACCAGCAAAAGGTTCAACCCTGATTGTAGATTATCTCAGTGAAGAAGAAAAATCAGTGGTTACCATTAAAAATGGAAAAAAATCTAAAAGGCAGAAAGCCGATCCCGAATCTCCACAATCATGATACATCTACTTTGGTGCACTATAAGAACCAACTCCTTTCCAAATGTCCATTCTATATGGATGAAAGCCGCCAGTAATAAATCATCTGTTAAAACTCACGTTTTGGTCTCAACAGAGGCCGAACGTGAGTTTTTAGATGCTTACTTTACAAGAAATAGTCTAGAATATACACTTACGGTTTATCAACCACCCTATAAAGGTGTTTGCTTACCTTCATATAAGTTGTCTTCAACACTCAAGGCTGATCCAGAAGATATTGTTGTTTTCGGATCTGATGATTTCACACCACCCGAGAACTGGGATGTGTATGTAGTAGCGAGTTTACCACAAAAAGGAGCTCTGATGGTCAATGATGGATATCAAAAACTAGATTTCTCAAATATGGAACATCCAGTTTTTTCTATACCGATTATGACCTATTCGTGTTTAGTAGATAACAATCTGGTTATCTATCATCCACAATACACACATCTTTATTCAGATGCTGAACTTTATAAAAATCTCTTTGAAATGGGACTTGTAGTAGATAATAGAGAAAAGGACAAAGATTATATCTTTGTTCATCATCATTGGTCTAACGGAAGGCGCCAGGGAGATTCCAACGATCAATCTTACTATAACAATATGTCTAGGGACAAAGAAACTTGGATTAGAAGAAGCTCAATGCCACTTGAGGAAAGATTAAAGGTATGAGGTCATTAAAAATAGATTTTATAGATTTTTGGCCTGGGTTTGATAAATCCGATAACTACTTTACTAATCTTCTTCGTGAAGGTTTTTCGGTAGAAATTTCACCAAATCCAGATTTTTTGTTTTATTCGGTTTTTGGTAGTAACCATACCCGATATAGTTGCAAAAAAATATTTTATACCGGTGAGAATATATCACCAATTTTTCGAGATGTAGATCCTCTAAGGGGATGTGATTGGGCTTTTTCTTTTGATTATTCAGAAGATCCGAGAAACTATAGACTACCACACTATCTTTTGTATCCTGGTTATTATGAACTTTCACAAAGACCAGACCCACAAGAATCTCTTTTTGATAGAAAGTTTTGTTCTTTTGTAGTAAGCAACGGCGCATCTGGTCCGAGAAACGAGTTTTTCAATCTTCTCTCAAAATACAAGACGGTTGATTCGGGTGGTAGATTTATGAACAATCTGGGAAGACTCGTAGGAGATAAGCTTGAGTTTCTCAGACATTACAAGTTTAATATTTGTTTTGAGAACGACGCACATAGAGGTTATAACGAGCACTATACTACAGAAAAACTTCCACAAGCTCTATCATCACATACTATTCCGATTTATTTTGGAAACACAGATATTAATAAAGAGTTTAACCCGAAATCTTTTATTGATGTAAGAAATTTTCCAAACTTTTCATCTGCTGTAGAATATATTATAGAACTAGATCGTAACCGGGAAAAGTATTTCGAAGTTCTTAGTGAAAGACCTTTTGTAAATAACGAACCACCCGTCGCGAATAAAATAGAAACCATTAGAGAGTTTCTCTACCGAATTTTTGAATGACAAACTTTAGTATAGGAATAACAACATTCGAAAGGCGTCTCGAATCACTCACTAGAATGATAAAATATCTCAAGAGATGTGATCCGGATATAATCATAAACTTAGCAATTAATGGAGAAATAGAAACTCCTTTTAGTGAAGAATATAGAAAAGGAGTTCTTAAACTATGTTTAGAATATAACAACATATTTCCCATTTTTCATCAAGAGTTTAGAGCTCTGGCTAAGTTGTGGAACACTCTCGTTATTAACTCTGTTACCGAATATAATCTTATTCTCAATGATGATCTACTTTTTGACGAAGGCAAAAACTTTGTAGAAATCTTGAATGGTGTTATATCATCCAACCCAGGTCAGGAATGTTTTACTATCAATAACTCATTCAGTCATTTTGTTATTACTAAAAAACTTTTAGATGATATGAATTATTTTGATGAAAGGTTCCTACTACATGGTGAAGAAGATGGCGACTTCGTTTGGAGATATATCGATAAGTTCGGGAACTACCCACCAGGACTGAATCTTCCAATTATCGTGAATGTTCATCAAACTGGTCAAAAAGATCCTACCATGATAATTAATAATTCTGAAATAGGATACGCTGAGAAACCAAAGTTTAACCAAGAGTTCACTATTACTAAATACACTTTTGATCCTTCAGCTACAATTTCAGGACTATACGGTAGGCCACATCGTAGAGTTCTTTCTGATGAAAGGCAGTATCCCTATGAAAGTTTTTTCTTCAGAAATAAGGTCAATTTCAAAAAGTTTGATAGTATAAAGTGAAAAAGGTAATATGTTTTAGTTTGTGGGGTAATAACTATCGATATACCGGTGGTGCACTACAAAATGCGGATTTAGCACAAATTTACTACCCCGACTGGATATGTCGTTACTATTTAGGTCACAATACACCAACGAGATTAAAAGAAGATCTATCAATCAGAAAAAACGTAGAACTCATAGAAATTTCGCAGGTTTGTGATTGGACTGGTATGTTTTGGAGATTTTTAGCTGCGTCTGATCCTCAAGTAGAAGTAATGATCAGTCGTGATGTTGATAGCAGACTTTTATTGAGGGAAAAATTGGCGGTAGATGAATGGATAAATTCTAGAGAACAATTTCATATTATGAGAGATCATAGATATCATTCAGTTCCTATACTGGGTGGTATGTGGGGTGCTAAATCCGGAATACTTACTCAAATAGATAAATTGATTGAGACGTTTCCTAAAGATAACAGACACGGTATAGACCAAGACTTTCTTGGTAGTGTAATATACCCACTAGTCAAAAATGAATCATTGGTTCATGATGAGTTTTTCGAAAAAAGGCCTTTCCCAAGTTCGTCTGGTCCAAGAAGTGACGAACACTTTGTGGGCCAAGCTTACTGGGGAGACGGTAGTATTCTTGATGTAAATTACTACGGCAAAGTTTTTCTACAAGATTTCTTAAAAAAAGAAAATATAAATTTGAAGATTTATGATGAATTCAGCACAAACCATTAAACTCACAATTGGAATACCAAGTATTCCAGAAAGAATGAATAACTATCTAAGCCCATTCTATAAAAAATTACTGGATCAGATAGGTGATTCAAAAGATATTGAAGTCATCAGTTTAATGGACAATAAAGTCATGTCTATTGGTAGAAAAAAAAATCTTTTATTTTCTCTTGCACAAGGCCAATATACTTGTGTTATTGATGATGACGATGATGTAGTAGATGATTTCATAGAAACACTCAGAAATAGTATAACCACGGATCTCGACGTTGATGTAATTTGTTACAATCAAGAAGCGACAGTGGATGGAAAAAAATGGTTAGTCAGAACTAATTTAGAGCACAACAAAGTTATTCCATTCGATCAGCTTCAAAAAGATACCTCTGGAAATCCTGTGCCGTGTAATAGACCGCCTTGGCAGTGGTGTGCTTGGCGAACTGATTTTATTAAACAAATATCCTTTGAAAATATAAGTTGGGGAGAAGACGCTGTTTTTATAGCCGAGGCATCAACCAGAGCAAAAACACAACTCGTTCTAGATAAAATTATGTGTAAATATAAATGGGATTCCCAGGTCTCTGCCGCACCACACCAACCAATACCACAGAGTATATTAAATAGAGTAAACTCGACTTTATACTAAACATGAATATACAAACACTAGAAAACCACAAAAATAGAATGCCTATTTTTGATACAGACGAAAATGGGAGAAAAATAGATGCCTATCTATTAGAAGATGTATTCGTAGCTAGTGATACAAGTATTTATCCAGGTATTATTCTTGGGTCTGGTGATAATTTATATAATCCTTATTTCGAGAAAGTTATGTCACTTGGTGATTATTCGGAACAACCTATTGAGATCTCTACTGAGGTTAGATTAATATCGACATTTGAAGAACCTGTTTTTTATTTTGTTTATAACTCTGATAATTACTACCATTTTGTTTACGACACACTACCCTATTTAATAACTTATAAGCAACTCAAAAAAGAAAACTTAGTTGAAAAGATATTAGTTAGTTTTCCCGGTAGCCGTGATTTTTATCCCTTTTTTTGGGAGTTTTTGAAAATTCTTGAAATTGAGAAAGAAAATTTAGTTTCTCTAGATCGAGGTATATTATACAAAAAAATTTACATTTCAGATTCCTATACACATGGACACAATTCTAACTTACCACCCAGACAAGAAATTTTCAAATTATATGAACAAATAAAAAATGTTGTTAGTAATCTAGTTGATATAAATTCTTATCCAAAAAAAATTTACATATCCAGAAGAAGCTGGATTCACGGTGACTACTCTAATATTGGAACAAATTATACTCAGAGAAGAAAACTTATAATTGAGGATGAACTAGTTAAATTTTTAGAAAGTGAAGGATTTACTGAAGTTTTTACCGAAAAACTTTCTACCAACGACAAAATAGGAATGATGATGGGATCTGAAATGGTTATAGGCGCCATCGGTGGTGGATTATGTAACCTTTTGTTTGCTAACTCTGAATGTAAAAGTATATGCATATGTTCTCCACATTTTTTATCAATAAATTCTAGATTTATATTTAGTTTTTCTGGTGGAACTACAAACTATTTCTTGAATTCTTTAAATACTGAATCTAACATATGGAAAAGATACATGAGAATAAAGTGGGGTAATAGAATTGGTGAGATTAAAGAAGTCCAAAAAAAATATTTAGTTGTTAATTTTTCGAAATCACCTATATCCGGATGGAACAACGATGATACATTTGAAGAAATAAAAGTTCTCAAAGAGGATGCTACACCCTTAGACGAAGGTCTAAATTCTGAGTGGAGTTTTGATTTGGAGGATTTTATAAAATTTTACAATAATTTAATTTGAAGAGAGGTATTTTTTTTACACATCAAGGTTGGACTGATATCGTAAATTGCTTAGGTTTAGTGGGTTATTATTCAAAAAGATACGCCCATTTAGATGTTTTAATTCGTGAGGATTCGAGACCATTTATAGATTTCTATCTGAGTCAATTTGATAACGTCTCGGCAATATATCAAAATAAAAAAGATCTCGATAATTACCACTTTAATATCCAGCTTGGATATGATATTCTTTTTCATGGGCAACACGATCGATTCAGGTCAGATCAATTCAGGTTTAGATTTGACTCGAGTTCAGATTTCTTTGTGAAAAAATTTTATCAGTCATATGGTATTGATTTTAGAGCTAAAATAGAATACTTCTCTTTAAAAAGAGATTTAGAGTTAGAGAATACAACTTACCAAAATTTTATTGAATCTAAGAGGAGTGACTATATTCTGTATCACGAAGATGATCATACACCAGGTGGTGATACTGGAATAAAACTTCCAAATCACGTAATCAATAATAAAAAGAGCATAAATTTGAACAAGATTACTACAAATTTTTTTAGTTTCATTAAAATTTTACAGAAATCCGAACAAATTCATTTAGTTGATTCAGTCTGGGCTTCAATAATTTATCATCTAGATTGTAAATATAGATTATTTACTGATATTCCTATATTTATATATCCATTCAAATTAAGACAAGGTGGTTTATTAGATTATCAAACAGATCAAACTATTGAACCAATTCATCCTGAAAATTGGACAATAATAAAATAGATACAATGAAAAAAGGTATAATATATTCACATCAAGCTTGGACTGATACAATAAATCTACTATCTCTACCGGGATACTACGCTAAAAAATATGATCTCGTAAAAGTTACCGTAATCGATAAAATGTATGAGAATGTTCAGTTCGCACTGAAGGATTTAGAAAATGTCGAAATTTTAAAAATTCTTGAATCTGATCACGATTTGGAGAAAACTGGTAAAAAAAGTTTGTATGATATCTGGCAAGAAAACGGTGTGGATAAAGAAGATTATGATTTACTTATCCACGGTTGGTCTGATTGGTATAGAAGACCAGATGATAAATACAAAGACATTTATCCAAAACTATGGCAGACCGATCATCCAATCAAAGGTTTATATACACATTATGATATAGATTTTGTTGAAAAAATAAATTGCTTTAATATTACAAGAGATTTAGAGAAAGAAGAAGAAGTCTATAACGATTTTATTTCCAAAATTGGCACCGATAATTATATTCTAGTACATTCAGATCCAACCCGTAATTTTGGTGTTCCTTTACAAATACATAACTTTGATAATTCAAAAAAATATGTCAATTTACATGGACTGGCCGATAATATTTTTCACACAATAAAAATTTTAGAAAAATCAAGTGAAATACATTTTATAGATTCTGTTTGGGCGGCTTTTTGTTACTTGCTTGATGCTAAATATAGCTTGTTCAAATCTAAACCGATATTTCTACATCCACTTATTAACCGTTTTGGAGGTCTAATTTTAGCACACAATTCTAATTTTCATAAACTAGAACCCATCGAGCTTAGCAATTGGAAAATAATAAATAATTTTAGATAAAAATAACTTACAACAAATGAGAGTAGCTCTTTTGATTTCTGGATATTTAAGAAGTTTCAAAATAAATATTCCGAATATAAAAACTAAAATTTTAGACAAATTTGACAAAGTTGATATTTACATTCATATTACAAAAAATGAATCTACAGAAGATAAATACTTCAATTTGAATCATGAGTTGGAGGATTTGAAATGGCTCGAAGAAATCTTGAATCCCGTTTCTCTCATCTATGAGGATAACTACTATTTTTCAAAAAATAAAAAGAAAAACAATCTTTATAATCATTGGATAAAATATTATAAATTAAATGAATTAAGAAAAATTAATGAAATAAAATTCAAATATGATCTTATTATAAAATACAGACCCGACTTGAATATTATATCAGAGGATGTTTTTCCTGATAGCATAGAAAATAATTTAGTGTATATACCTTCTAAGAGTATAATTGATAAGTCAAAATTAGAAAATTCAGGTGACGACCATCTTTGTGATATTTTTGCTTTTGGTGATGGAGAATCCATGAACAAATATTTTGATATTTATCATAATCTAGATTCTCTAACCCAGAAAAACGGATACACACCAGAAACTATTTTGTTCAACTATTTTATGTCATCAAACATGCCTAAAAAGTTGGTAGATATGGAGTATAATGTGATACTTTCACTCTGTAATGTTTTTGCTATTGCTGGTGATTCTGGTTCTGGTAAAACAACTTTGGGAAATATTCTAAAAACTTATTTTTCAAATTCATTTATGCTAGAATGTGATAGGTATCATAAGTGGGAGAGAGGCGACGATAATTGGAAAAAATTCACACATCTCAATCCAGAAGCTAACTATATTACAAAAATGAGTGATGATATTTTTGATCTAAAAATCGGAAAAAGTATTTACCATGTAAATTATGATCATTCAACAGGTAAATTTACAGAAAAACAAGAAATAGAAACATCAGATAACTTGATTGTTTGTGGTCTACATAGTCTCTTAGGTAGAAATGATGGGGTTTATGATCTAAAAATTTTTGTGGATACTGATACAAGATTGAAGCAACTTTGGAAAATCAAAAGAGATGTTCTTGAACGGGGATATACTAAAGAAAAAGTTCTTGAGCAGATCTCACTTAGAAAAGATGACTATTACAAATATGTTCTACCACAAAGAGACTTATCGGATTTAATAATTAATTTTACTACTGAGGATCAGATTGATTTGAACTATCCTGAAATTTTACCGAATGTGATCTTGAATCTTTTTATACACAAAAAATATACTCTTCTAGAAATCATAAGCTACTTTTCAGCTAGAAATATACCTTTCAAAATTGATTCTTCGGATAAAAATCATAATAAGGTAACTTTTCTACAATATTACCCTATAAATGATGATGATAGATTCAATCTTGGTAATTATTATGATTACGTAGTGATTGTAATTCTTTTCCTCGGAAAAAAGATTGCATAATATGAATTGGATTATTTATTCACATACTGAATATTTAGATATTCTAAATATTCAGACACATTATCTTCGAGATATATCAGATAAAAAATTATTTATCAACAAAACTAGCAATTTGCCTCAAAATATTACCGAGGGCTATAAAGAAATACTTTTTTATGATGATTCACTTCCCTATGCTTCTAGAATTCTATCCCTTAAAGAAACATCATTCCAGGAAGATTACATTCTTTTAACTCACGATATTGATATTCTCGTATCTAAAGATGTAACTATGTTAAAAGGACTATTTGATTTTGCAAGAGATAATAATTTAGATCGAATTGATCTTCAATATTATCATTCGAACTCATCAGATTATCATCTGAAGTGGAATGATTTAGATTTTTATCTTACAAAACAGAATGATCCAAATCATGCTATTTATAACGTGAATCCCTCTATCTGGAAGTTTGAGACGTTGATGGATATTATGTCAAATTTCCCAAACGAGAATTATAGAACAATCGAAAAATTCGAGACCCAAGTATATTCACAAAAATTCTCCATATACAAAATGTATTGCCCTACTCCGGTTGAATGTGGATATTTCAAATGTCTTCCTTTCTATCAGTTTATACATATAACACACGGAGGTGGTCTTCTGCCACTCAGTAATAATGGTCTAGAAGGTTATTTACAGGATGAATATTTAAGAATTTGTCAAAATTTTAAATTTAATTCAAATAGAAGTTTCAGATTATCAAGATGGTAGATAAAAATAATATTAAAACTAGTCTTTTGAAATTAGCAAAGAGTCATAGCCCGTTTGTTGTAGGATATGAGGGCAATGTATCGGCAAGATTTTCTGATGAAACTTTTTTGATTAAAGCTTCTGGTAGAAGGATGGAGACATTAAAAGATAAAGATTTAGTAGAATGCTCCTGGGATTGCATTCCAAGAAACTCAGAATTAAGAGCTAGTATGGAGGCACCTTTTCATTCTCTAATTTTGAGAAAAACAGGATGTAACTTTGTGGCACATACACACCCATCACATACTATGCGAATTTTATGTAGAAACTTATCTTCTACTTTTGCTAACTATAGATTTTTTCCTGATCAAGTTGTTTTCAATGGAATGAAATCATGTTTGGTTAATTATTTTCACCCAGGTGATGAATTATGTCAAGCAATAGAAAAGGAATTTGATAAGTTTGTTGAGATACATAATACAGATCCCAAAATAATCTTACTCAAGAATCACGGCATAATAACTTGGGGTAAAACAATTGAGGAATGTTTAGTGAAAACAGAAATTTGTGAAAAATCAGCTATGATATTCAAAGAAGATCACAAAAATATATGTTTTTTAGGCAAAGATGAAGTTAAGAAAATCTTAAATGATGAAAAAGAGAAATACAGACAAATCTTACAAAAATAAAATTAGATAAAATTATGACAATAGAGGATTACGAAAAAATTTATTTCCAAAAAATTAAAAATAATTGCAAAATTGTTTTTGATATCGGTGTGGCAGATGATTCAATTTTCTTTGAAGAACCAGATATAATTTGCCACTACTTTGAACCTAACTATATCTCTCATTCTAACAGTATGAGAAGAAATATCAAGAACAAAGAATATTACTTGAATAATTTTGCCCTATCCGATAAACCATGTATACTCAAACTCTACAAAGAGGGTTCTCTTTATAGAAGAGAAAATATGTCAGATATTGTAACTCAAACAGAAACCGAAGTTAGAACGGGTTTGAATTACTGCCTCGAGAAAGGTATTGAATACATTGATTTTATAAAAATAGATGTTGAGGGATTTGAAACCAAAGTTTTAAGAGGTTTTGGAGATTTTTTATCCAAAACGAAGTATGTTCAATTTGAATATGGAATTGGTCTGAGAGAAGCAGGAAGCAATCTTGAAGAATTGGCATCAATTCTAGTAAATCATGGTTTCGATGATTTTCATATAAATGGTGAAGAAAAATTGGAAAACTTTGGTGATGACTGGAGATATTGTAATATTATGTGCTCTAATAAAAAATTAATTAGTTGAAATATGAATAAAAAAGTAATCTATGTCGATATTGATGAAACAATATGTATAACCCCTGATAATCCAAGAGTTTATGAACAGTCGACTCCAATTAGAGAAAACATAAATAAAATAAACGATCTGTATGATAAAGGTAATAGGATTGTATATTGGACTGCTAGAGGCAGTAGATCTGGGATAGATTGGTATGATCTAACAAAGAAACAACTTGTTGAGTGGGGAGCTAAGCACCACGATTTGAGAGTCGATAAACCATACTACGACATATTTATTGATGATAAAAATTTGAGAATCGAAGAGATTCAATAAAAAAAACAAGAATATGACTATTTTTTTAATAAATGTCGGAAATACAGTATATGATAAATATACTTTACCTCTTATTGAAAAGTTGTGTGATTTTAACAACATTAATTTATTTATTCTTGAACAAAATATTTCTCAAAACATATACGGATTACATCCGTCTTGGTTGAAGTTGTTTTGTCATAGATTAGTCAATGATGACTTTATACTATGTTGGGATTTGGATTTAGTTCCAACTAAATTGTACAATCTTGAAAAAATGTTCAATAAAGAATTTTTAAATATGACTTATGATAGAGGTTTCACCGAGGAAAACTTTACTTTCAATAGTAAGTTTAAGTACAATTGTGGATTGATAGGAATACCAAAAAAATATGAATCTTTTTTTGAGAATATCTATTATAAATATGGTTCTACGGCTATATATCCTTCATATGAACAATACTATGTTAATGATGAAATATATGATAACAGTTTGGAAATCAATGTAGTAGATTCGGTGTTAAACTCTATGTATTATGGTGATGAGATATTTTCTGAGAATGTATTAAACATCCATTACACCTACAAAATTAGTTCAAATCAACATCGTGTAGATCTTACTAAGTTCCACTTTAAAAAATTTAAAGAATTTTTCAATTTATGAAGACATTCAAAACAAGAGAAGATCTTCTCATCTCATTAGGTAAAGGTCTATCGGTAGCCGAAATAGGAGTATTCAAAGGAGATTTTTCGAAATTTATCTCCGAATATCTGGAACCAAAAGAACTTTTTTTGGTCGATTTATTCGAGGGTTATGTCGGATCCGGAGATAAAGATGGAAACAATATGACATACACTTGGTTAGAACAAGAAATGATATCTCTGAAGTCTTATTTTGAAAATCACAAAAACACATACATCATAAAGAATACAAGCCGAGACTTTTTGAATTCGATTGAAGATAACAAGTTGGATTTGATATACATAGATGCGGATCACGATTATAAAAGTGTTAGAGAGGATTTAGAATTGTCTTTTAATAAAGTAAAAATAGGAGGACATATATGTGGTCATGACTATGTTGCTCCAAGATTCGAAGGTGTGGTAAGAGCTGTTGATGAATTTTGTTTAGAAAAAAAACTGACTATCAACTATATTTCTGAAGATGGATGCCCAACTTATTGCATAAAAAAAAATAAAGTATGGTATGTATGATCATAGAGACGAGGACGATATAAATCTTCACGAAGATTTTTATCACGGATATTTTGCAAAGCATCAACAGGGGAAAATTCGATCAGACTAAATTAAAAAAAATAGATTCGTCAAGTTTGCAGAATTTCTCCATTCAAAAAGATTAAAACAATATACAAATATATATGAAACTCATATCACATCGCGGGAATATTTCCGGCAGAGAACCAGAAAGAGAAAATCAACCGTCTTTTATAGATAATGCGATCTCTAAAGGATATGATGTTGAGATAGATTTTAGGACACACGATGGCAAACTTTATCTTGGTCATGATGGACCTGACTACCTTGTTGATTTGAGTTGGATTTTTGAGAAAAAAGATTTTCTATGGATTCATTGTAAAGATTTAGAATCAGCTCAAAAACTTTTTATATTATCGAGAGATGTACCAGGGCTTAAATATTTCTGTCATAATGAAGATGATTTTACACTTGTTAGTTCTGGTCATATCTGGGTTCACTACAACCCATTAGATAAATTCGATGATTATTTAGATAGGAGTTGTATAATTCCACTGCTTGATTTAGAATTGATAGGAAAATATTACAATCCGAATGTTTTTGGAATTTGTAGTGATTATGTGGCTGATATTTCAAAATTAAACAATTCAAAAATAGAATGAAGATAAATAGGATGAATAATACAATTTTACTTCATCATCTAGGATATGCTGATCTGTTTTCCTGTAATGGTTTAGTGAACTATTACTCTGAAACAAGAGAAAATATAAAAATTTTAGTTGACACACACGATAAGAAAGAAATTTTAGATTATATGTATTCCCATCTTCCTCAAGTTTCCTGCGAACTTCCTGAGATTTCTATTGAAAAAAATTTGGATGAAACATGTTTAAAGTGTCATACATCAAATCAAATGGGAAAATGTCCTAGAGGTTATGAGTATTGTAGTTATGTCAACTGGTCAAAATATCAACATGACGAGATTATAAAAGTAGGAGCTTTTCATGAATACAATTCCTGGGAAAACTTTAGAAAAAACGAAGAAAACATCTCATTTTCACACTCTTTTTACACCTATAATAAAATTGATATAGAAAATAGAATTAACAAATTTGCCATAAATAGAAATAAGTTAAGGGAAGAACAAATATTTCAAAACTACACCGAACTTAATGGAAGTGAGTATTCTGTAATTCATGAGGATCACAAAAGACACATCATCATCGATCGGATATATATAAAAACAGAGAATATTTATAATCTGGATAGCAAATCAAAAATATTTCTAGACCAAATCGGAATTATAGAAAATGCTAGTGAACTTCATTTCATAGACTCGAGTTATTCTGTTTTAATATATTTTTTATCGTTTTATTCTGAGAAAATAAAGAATATACCGAAATATTTACATTTATATACTAGAAATTCTAGGGATTATAATATCTATAAAAACCCCACTCCTGAAAATTGGTATAATATTTATGAATAATATATTTTGGTCTAATTCACCTGGATCCGGTTTGTGTGATAGACTAACGGATATTTCGTTGATGGCAACTTTTTCGAGACTCTTAGGTGCAAAACTATTCCTGAAATGGGAAATTTTTGATTATTATGGAAATGGTACATATGTCACCAGATTACACTCAAATCAACCGGGAAATGAAATCATTATAAAAAAGTATCACGACAATAGATATCACGATTATCTTTACGAAAACTTCATAGAATATTTTTACTTACCTACTGATATAGAAATTTTTACTCAACAAAGTGGAGTTCATAGTTTGAATTTTGACTATATTTTTAGTGACTATCTCGGTGGTATATATTCGGCAGTAACTTTTTGGAAAAAATATGCACAAAATATCTGTAACCTAGAAATATTTATAGAAAAATATAATCAAGTTCTCAAAGAATTCAGACCTACAGAAAATCTTTCAAAAATTACAAATACGATTGAAAAACCGGATCTTGTAATACATTTACGAAGAACTGATAAGGTTGTAGTGAACCCGGATATTTTTGCAACAGACAATCTAGAATCGCTCAACTTAACAACAATAGAAGCTATAGACGCGTATATTAAAAAGAATGGGCCTGAAACTAAGATTTATTTCTCTTCTGACGATAGTGACGAGAAACTCTTTTTTCAAAATAAATACAAGAACTATTTAATTAAAAAAAGTGACGAAAATTATGGTTTTATCAACACTTATGTTGATATGTTTCTTCTCTCTAGCGCTAGAACTATAATTCTTTCTCAGATGCACTCTAATTTTTCTATATTTTGCTCTTTAATAGGAAGCGGAAATCTCATATACCTTTATGAAGATTGTCCTTTAGTGGAAATGCAATATCCAAAATTCAAAAATTTCAAATTATTCACACAAATCTAATTTATGGAAAATATTAAATTAATAATACCAATGTCTGGACTTGGTAAGAGATTCTCTTCAGCAGGTTATACATCTCCAAAACCTTTGATTGAAGTTGATGGATACCCAATTATTAAATTTGTAGTTGATTTGTTTCCGGGAGTTGAAGATATCACTTTCATTTGTAGAAAAGAACATTTGGAACAAACTAACATGAGAGAAATTTTATTGAAAATTAGACCCTCCGCACAAATATTTTCGGTTGAAGATTTGTATAGAAAGGGACCAGTCGATGCTGTTTTCCAAATTAAAGATCATATCGATGATAACAAAGAGATTATTGTAAGCTATTGTGATTATGGAACTCGATGGGATTTTTACGCTTTCTTAGAAGATTGTAAAAGAAGAAACCTTGATGGTTCTATAGCTTGTTATACTGGATTTCACCCACATATGCTTGGTAGTGATAACTACGCTTTTTGTAAAGAAAATTTGGAAACCGGTCTTGTTGAAAAGATAAAAGAAAAAGAACCTTTCACAGATAACAAAATGAATGAATGGGCTTCTAATGGCACATACTATTTTAGATCGGGAAAGACCCTAAAGAAGTATTTCGAAAAACTTATTGAGAGAGATATTCATCTAGGTGGTGAATATTATGTTAGTTTAGTTTATAATTTACTAATAGAAGACAATCTCAGAGTTGGTGTATATCCGATTGAAAAAATGCTTCAATGGGGAACACCCTACGATTTGGAAATATATCTTGGTTGGTCTAATTATTTCAAAAATCTCAAAAAATACACACAACACTATACACATACGGATGATACTACACTTATTCTACCTATGGCCGGGAGGGGTTCTAGATTTTCAAAAATCGGATATGATATACCAAAGCCTTTGATACCGGTTGATGGAAAACCAATGATTGTATCCGCAGTTGAGTGCTTACCTAGAACATCCAACAAAATATTTATCTGTCAGAAAGAACATCTAGAATATTTTGAAATAGATCAAATAATATCACAGAATTACCCAGAGTCTCAATTTTCGGTAATTGATTATATCACACAGGGTCAAGCAATAACTTGTAAAATTGGTTTAGATGAATTCGATATCGATCCTGAAAAACCAATTCTCATCTCTGCTTGTGATAATGGTGTTGTGTATGACAGTCAAGAATATCAAAGACTTGTTGAGGACCCGAATGTCGATATTATCGTTTGGTCTTTTAGAGGTAACGCAACAAGTGTAAATAATCCAGATATGTATGCTTGGTTAGATGTGGATGATGATGGAAATATTCAATATGTATCCTGTAAAAAATTCATTTATGAAAATCCACTAACAACACACGCAATCATCGGAACTATGTATTTTAGAAAAGCTAAATATTTTCTGGAGGGATTATATCAGAATATGGATTCTCGAATAACAACTAATGGAGAATATTATGTCGATGATGTTCTTAACAGAAATATTGAAAATGGTCTTTGTGTAAAAGTTTTTGAATCCAAAAATTATATTTGCTGGGGAACACCAGATGATCTACTTACTTATCAATATTGGAGTGAGTATTTTTGTAATATAATCTAGATTAGTGGGTAATCTTTTACGAAGATTTTGTTGAAATTTTTTTCATAATTCATTTCTGGTTGGCCATCACCTGTATGGCAAAAAAATTCTGATTTCCACATCAATTCTTCATCTCTGTTACAAATGTAGAAAAGTGGATTTCTATCTCCTGATGTATTGCTGTCGTGAAAGGTGTCGATGTAATAATCAATTTGTTTATAGATATCATAGTTTATGTGCAGAGTAAAATCATGATTGAGCCATATTTTTGAGCTTGCTAGTTCACTTTTGAATTTAGAACAAACATACATGATCAAGTCACTCGGTCTTGAACGTGTTTTTTCACTAGGAATAATATTTTTTTTATACTGGGGTAGATGTGAAGGAAATGGTGAAACTATGTGCTCATGTCCCCCTATATAACATATAAATGGACAAACGATTTTTTTCTCCGGAAAATGAATTATGTCTAACAATTTGGATTTCAAAACCAAATCTATTCTTATAAAAAAATAAAAGTCACTACCGTATCTTGATACTAATTGAGGAACTTTTTTCGATAATTTAATAAATCCTATGGGTTTTTCAATCAAGATTATTAGTGGATTAAAATCTTTGTACCAGCTAAATAAAAAATCAGAAAACTCATTTTTGTAGGTGATTATGATTAGACATATATCAATTTCCGATAAAAGTGATTTTAGAAAATTGATCTGAGATTGTGATGCCACAAATTGCTTTTCAAGAATATTATTTTTAGTGAAACTTTCATAGCTATTATATGAATTTCTGAAACTTCCTCCCCAAATACAAAAAACACCCTTTTTTTTCATATTTTTTATATGAAAATATCTAAAATAAGTTCTTCAAATAACCTGAACAATAGTAGGTACCTGACCCAACTCCAACACTTTCGATTGATTTAAGTTGAACTCAACATCTATAAAGTTGAAATTGACTGTCATGGTAAATTCTTTATCTGAAAGTTTTTGCTGGGAATAATCAAAAATTTTATTGGTTATTGTTTTAACAATCATCTCATAAAACTTTACCGTATAGATTACATCTCTGTGTATATCGAGAGTTTGTATAGTGAAGGGATTAACATGTAGATTCTCTACATCTAGGTAATGTTTAGATATAATATCATAGAGCAACATATAATTGAGATCTGAGTCTACAGAACGAAATACTATAGAAAGCTCTCGTTGTGTAAGTATATCTTGAACGTTAATTGATGGTTTGAAATTTCTTTTCTTTCCTCTTATCATAATCTGCTCTTCTATCTTAAATGAAATACCCGGAAAATCCACAGATTTAATAGTAGAGTTCAAGTAATCAAGAACATTCTCATATTGAACCCAGTTTTTTTCAAGAATTGGTTGATAAGTTCTGATGATTTCTTGTGGTATAAAATCACTAGGAAGTTGAAAGATAAAAGCACTGTTTTGTGTAGATAACCTCATTTTTTAGACAATTTTTTTTACGAACAGAGTAGTTGATATTTTTCAATTTGATCAACTATTTCAGCCCAAGCAAGTTTTCTTCTTGATAATTTCTTTTTACATTCTGAATCACTCTGTGAGCAGAGTTTGATCTCTTGATCTATATCAAACGACTCTTTTTTGGCAAGTTCCAGCAATAATAATATTTTTTGGAATTTGATCTCAGAACAAGGGTAATCTAAAAGATATAAACCTCTTTGTTTCATTTCATTAATAATACTCAGAAGTAATTTACTGAAAAGAGTTTGTTCATTTTCGTCTGAAAGAACATTTGTAGTGCTTCTTAGTTGTGATACAATATTTGGGGTGAAAATTGTTTTTTTCAAGTCATTAGCCAAGTTTTTAACACGGTCACGGTAGGTGAGAGTTTCATCTTTAGCCACTGAGATTATATTATCGGTAGGTAGTCCTATAAAACCACTAAGATTGGATGAATCACCTTGTTCAAAGTCGATGTAGATATCAAGTCTATCTGTAGGTTTCAAAATTAGTGAGAACTTGTAAAGTTTTCCTTCTGTGTCAGTTGATTGTTTTAGTAAAGACCAATTATTGATGGTTACAAATAAATTATTGTTATTGAGCTTAATAGATTTTGGAAATAAATTTAAAGTATTTCCAATACCACCTGAAGGTATAAATATAGCAAATTCTACCGTTTGGTTGAAATTGTTATCAGTAGATTGAGTATTTGTTAAGTTATTAACTCTTGGGAATATGAGTGCTTTTCCTATAGATCTATTTCTTGAAAACTCAAACTTGGAGTATTTACTACTATTGAATAAAAGTTCATCTACTGAAAAATTCAAAAGAACCTCAGCTTCTTGTTGAGAGGATATTATTTTGTAATATATCTCGACTTTCGTTGTATCTTGTGCTAAATTATTTCGGTAATTTAGATTGATCAAACTTCCTAGAATACTATCTGGTGGTATGTTTGTTTCTTGTAGTATCTTATCAAGATTTCCGAATTGTGATAGATAGTCCGATGCAAGTTCTCCTTGGTTGGTATCTAGAGCTCCGGTATTTACAAAACTAGAAGTAAGTCCGGTTTCTGGAACTGCGATAACTATATCTTCACCCTCACCTGATAGATCAATCTCCGGTTCTTCAGCTCTATTTCTTAAAATAAGCTCTTCTATATAATCTACTGAATCAAACAAAATAAATGTTCCTGAAAATATTGGTGTTGTTATTTGATTATTGGTTGTGGTGATATAAAAAACTCTTTTACCTGTATCAAATATTCTTTGAATGTCAGGTATTCTAGATGAAGGTATCATAAAACACACCGTGCCTCTTTCTAAATCGATTTGACCATTATTCCCATCCCATAATGGAAAACTAGCCGATTGAATATCTGATTTGAACACCAATCTTACATCTGATGTATTAGAAAGATTCAAATATTCTATTTGTGTATCAGATATTCTATCGGCTATTGTAAACATAATAACATTATCAAAAGGATATATCACGAGCCTTAGAGCGCCATCTGAATAGAAAATTTCTCTTCCTATTTCAACAGAATCTGACTTAGCTACTAGATTAAATTTGTCTATAAAAAGAGGAAAGGGAACCTTCAAGAATTCTAATTTTATTTGAGAGTTACCGAAGGTTTCTATTTCACCTTTGCGACTTCCTCTGTTTCTTTTATCATTTAGTTCTAGTATTCCTGCTCCAAGTTGATTTTTAATATTGTATATTTTGGGTTTATTTGCTCCATCTAAATTTATTTTAGTCAATCTTAGACTGTATTTAGTAACTTGATCAGGTAGCATACCATAACTAGCTCTTCTGGATATAATAGATGAGTCAACAAGATCTATTAGCTTCATTTCACATTCAATTACTGCTGTTGTTGTTGAGTATCTGATAATCGGACGGTATTCAATTTTTTGATTGAAAAATTCATCTAAGTATATTTTTTGAGATCTTGTTCTGACGTTTTGTTCGAAGAGTGTGATAGTGTATTCGACATTATATTTTTTGTTCGCATAACGACTATCCTCAATGAATGTATTGAACTCAGCAAGAGTTCCATTGTAGGTTCCATAGAGTTCAAAAAAATCACCTTCCCTAGAGGGTTCTATCATCACAGAAAGATTTTCAAACTCTGGTGTTTGTGGAATTGATATCTGTTTGGTTCCACCCAAGGTATATCTAACTTCACTAAGAATGGTTTGTCTTCCAGTTATAAAGCTGAACTCAATAAAAATTGGACTTGTCTCACTCATTCCTATTCCGTCGGTCAAATTATAATTGAGACTGAACTCGGTTGGAAGACCGGTGGTTTTTTGACCCGAAATAAAATATAGACTAGGAATATAAAATTCCACATTTTTTTGCCAGAGTTTCTCTGCTATAAGCAAAGGTGGAGAATTGAATTGTAAATAATCAGTCTGAGATTGATCTGTTATATCGTAATAAAAATTCGAAAGTAGATACTGCCGAGTGCCTCTACTAGCCATGGAATACACCTTAATGTGGAAGCCATAATTACCACCAAAAGTGTAATTTACTGGTAGATGAACTTTTATCGAATCAAATCTTATTGGAACTGAAGCTCCATATTCTCTTTTTCCTAAAAATCCGTATTTGTCGTAGTTTATTTTTGTCCAGATATTTTTTACTGGATCTGTTCTAAACAATTGGTTTGTTTCGCCGTTTCTAGTCGATGTTCCGTCTTGTGAGTAGAATTGATTGTAATCGTCTTTCAGATTAGTTAGAATATTATATCCTTCCAGTAAAAATCCCTGGTTATCGTAAATATATTCTATAATTACATCTTTATCTACTTTAATATATTTTGAGGTCTTCATTAGGAGAAGAGTTTAACTTTATTCACTTTGGTGATAGTAAAGTTATATATTAAAAGAAACTCTTCTGACTAGTATTAAGGATTGATATCTTTGATATGTTCCCAGATTTGTGATTTAATACTTTCATCAGGGATATCCGGATATATTTGTTTGATGTTACGGTATAATCTCAACTCTTCTTTTTTTAAGTTTTCAATATCATCGTTCAGTGGTTTTATTTTAGATTCTATGATATTTGCTTGGTATTCTATTTCGTTGAAAACTTTTTCTACAAACTCTTTAACTTGGGGATCTTTTAGGCTCAAATCTTTTTTACTAAAAGCCTCTACTTCTTGTTTTTTTTCACCGATGGCTCTCTGTGCTTTATCTACTTGTAGTTGATAACCATCGAGACTTCGTATCAATCGAACCCATTCCTTTCTTATTTCAACTGCAGAATCTATGAAATGTTTATCTATCATTTTTCATCGGTTTTACGTTTTTTGGTGTTGAAACCCTCCGTGTTTTTTTAGCTGGTGTTGTGGAGCTTACCGGTGGTAAATCACCCTTCGATTTGAACCTAAGTGCGTTATTTATTTGATCCTTGATCTCTGATTTTATTCTTTCTCTATCCTGAAATATTTGTTCGGTAATCTCTTCACTAAGCCAATCTATTATTGAATATTCATAAGAGTCTTCCATCATATCGATGAAATCTAAACGTGGTATATGTGTATCGAGCTTCACATTGAAAATGATAGGATGTGTTCTTTTTACACCTTTGAACATCAACATTTGAGGTGATTCCTTTGGGGGTTCCGGCACACTTTCTTGAACTGAAATCTGACGGGGTGTCTGAAGACGAGGAGTATCAAAAGGTTCGTCATCTAAAAAATCCTGGAGAGTTCTGTTCGGAGCAGGTGGTGAAGGCCTAGAAGAAGTATTGGCGTATTTCTGAAGTAATAATCTTTTTTCTTCTTCTGGATCAGATAAAACAACAGCCGATTCATTAGGCACATTTCCAAACCCGTCTAGTCCTGAAATTCTGACTTCGGACCCTCTTTCGTCGGGTAGTTTATTCAAAACTTCATCTGGGATTGATTTTATTTTATTTGCTATAATATCCACAGCACTTTGTGAAAGAAACGATTTGGGATCGATAAACTCTTCAAAATAATTTTTATCGAGAAGTCTCTGAACAGACACTCTATCCCCATTATCTAAAATAGCAATGTTCTCAAACATCTGATCTATTTTAACGACTTCTTGAGTTTTTAAGCTTTGAAATTGTTTTCCTATCATAATCCTTTTATATCTAGAATATGAACTTTGTTTAAAACAAAAAACCCACCTTTTAGGTGGGTTTAGAGTATCAGAGTTTGTTGATTAGAAATCTTTGAAGAAATCATCATCATCTGCTGATGAGCTTGCCATTGAAGATCCTGATTCAACTTTTGTTGCTACTTCATCAAAATCAAAATCATTTGAAGTTGGTGCTGAAGCTCCAGCGAAACTAGCAGAGGACTTACCTGTAAGGAAGTTGCTAATTTCAGAGATCTTAACTTGTTGCTCTTCGGTTAGTGGTTTAGCCGCGAACTCTTCTAGGTCGTGATCTCTCTTTAGAAGAAAATCTCTTACTGCTTTTTGAGCTCGTGGATCAACTTTACCGTCTTGAACAGGAACCTGCTTGAACTCACGCTTCTCTTCGTTGTAAAGAGTAATAGCCGAGGTCTCAGGTCTGAACATCGAGTTCTTGTAATCAGGATAGGTTTCATCTCCTGTTTGGATTTCTTTAACGAGAAGAACAAAATCCTTTCCGTTAGCTAGATCGAAAACGTTACAAGATACTCCAGAGATTTCACCGTTCTTTTCAGCTAAGATTTTATCTCTGATAATTTTACCGTATTGGAAGATCATAATCTTACCAACCAATTCGGGTTGCTGCTCATCCTCAATTATAAGAGCGTATGAGTAATACTTTTTCGAGTAATTGAGTTGTTTAGCCTTTTCTACTAAGATGGCGTTTTTTGAGTTCACCATGTTGTAGTAAAGATCTGTTAGTGGACATTTTTCACCAAAGTTCTTCGGGGAGTCAAACCAACCCGCCAATTCTTTTGGATTCTTAATGTTTACGTAGTGAGTAATCTTTTCTAGAGCACTCATTCCTACTTTACCTTCTTTTGTAAGGTTTGGCAAAAGTCGGATTACAGATTTGTAACCTCTTTTTTTGTCTTTTGCCTTACTCAAATCGATCCTATAGATACCATCTGAGGAAACTGTTTTTTTCTCGTTGAGAAAATCTAGGGTGTTGTCTAACCCACCGAATAAATCATCTAATTCTGCCATAATTGCCTTTATTTTTTTTATTTATCAATCTTTTTTGATTGATTAAGAGTTATATTTTATACCTAAAAAAAGTTTAATCTTCGCTAGAAAAAGGTTTGATATGCTTTAAATTCCAGTTTTGATTAAATTTTTTACTTTTCTTCTGGTAGTCTTGATAGCTTTCAATACCAGTATCCACTGGGTTTCTAATCCACATGATGTTTGATCCTTCTTTGTTCATATCTGATATTTTATCACCCACATCGGTTCCATTCATAATTTTTCTAAGTTTTTTTAGTTGATCAACTGTTGATTGTTGTGGTAGAGACTCGAAAAGTTTTATATGTTTCATTATCTTATATATTATAAATATCCACCGATAGACCATAGATCGTCTATCTTGAGAAGTATATTCTCGGGTAAAATCTCCCCTAGTTTTTCTTGTTTTTTCTTAAAGGGTGGTGTATTCCAGGCTTTACTTACATAATAGCAGAAGTTGGAATCTTTGTCTATTTGTTTTTTAATAACCTCTGGTGTGAAAAAGTGATGGGTTAGAATTAGTTCGGCATCTCCTGGTTTTTCTCTTTTGATCCACCTTAAAAATCCACTTAAGTTATATACATCGTGATAATTTCCAAATATGAAATTACCGTCTATTCTTTTGGGGGCACCTTCGAAAGACACTAAAGGATTTTCTTCACACCAAAAACTCAAATACACTATTTCTGGAGAACCCTCGAGTGTTCTAAGATTATTCCCTTTACAAGTGAAATGTCCACCAATCTTACCGAATTTAAGTCCCAAAAAATTGTCAAGATTCTGATCATCACAATTAAAACCTCCCGTAACATCAATAAATCCTGTTTCTGGATCTACTGACCAAGGACCACTGGCGCTTCTTGTTAAAAAATCTATTTGATCTTGTGTTAGTGAACTACTATTCTCAAATAATTTATAATTTCGTATATATCTCATAATTCTATATATTATATTGAAAAGATTATTTGTAGCCTTCTAACCATGAGTTGGTAATTACACCCACAAAAAGTGGATAATTAATTTGGAATGAATGGTTGAAAATTGAATTTTTTTCCTTATCTTTACTGTATGGTTTCAAACTCGGTATATACTCAAAGTCAGGGTCACGGTTACTTCTGGGAGGATCAGATTCGTTCTATTTTTGGATTAGGACCCTCTGGTAATGACACCTCAAAGCATGATATTTCCCTTGTTCAAGAAGATATCTCAGTTAAAACGACTGGTGGTAAATCCGTCGGTATGGGTGATATTCTTCGTATCTGGGATTTGGATACTAATAAAAAACAAACACTCGTTATAGTAAGATACAAACAATTCTCTGGATACAAAAGAGTAGAAGAAGTTATTGAAATCAATTTCACCCCTCAACTAAGAGATTATTTTTTCGGAAGTCTCACCAGAGAAGAACTAATCCAATACGTAGAGTTGATTAAATCTATCCCTAAAGGTAGATGTTCAAAATCAACTTCGGATCTCTACAAATCCATGAAAAAAAATCTACAAAAAACAAAAGATATGGGTATTATAATCAATCCTAAAGTTGATTCGAAAGACCAGAGAAGGGTTCAATGTTCGATACCTGATATTGATAAACTTATTGAATTTTTCCCGAATTGTTTAGTCAGTCGTTATTCAACTGCTTTTTTCAGAGGACAAAGTTTCAATCCTATTTACGAATCCAATCGTAGAAAAGTTTCTTGAAATCTACAAAGAATTAATTTTCTCAATAAGTTCTACTTTTGAGATACTTCGTGGTCCAGAAGTATTATCGTGTTCCCACTTTATATCAGATATTTTTGTAAATAGATCCTGAGCATTTATCCGATCAGAGCACTTCAAGAAATAGTGACTTTCTTTAGATAGTTCAGAGAAGTTCCAATTAGGCCTACCAGCGTAGAAACCAACGCGCCTTACCGCAAAATCTGGACTATCTTCTTTTTTAGTAAAGGTAAATAGAGATGAAGTTCTAGTTTCTATTGGTGAAAGTCTTTCTTCTTGTCTTAAGGTCCATATCTGAAAAACCGACGGAACATCATATGAATTGCCGTCTACTAAAAAACTATCTTTCTCTAGATCGATAGAGAGCTCTAAATGGTAGTTTTTAGGTATTGATCGTTGTGTTGAGTCTTTTTTGAATGATTTGGGTAGAATAAAAGCAATTTTACCTGCGCCAAGAAGAGCTGCTTTTTTAATGAATTTTTTTGCCAGAGACGATTGTCTACCGAAAGGTGGGTTTCCGACTACTAAGATATTTTCATAAGTTTCAACTGGTTTCCATTCAAGCCAATCTTGTTGTATAATACCTTCACCTTCTGGTAATATATCCATAAAAAGATGTGGATATCTTTCCAACTTTTCTGAAAAAGCTCCGGCGCCCGCTGATGGTTCGATTACCAAATCAAATTCATCTAAATTCAAATGGGTTAGAATTTTATCTACTACCTCGGATTTAGTGTAAAATTTATCAAGTTGAGCTTTATGAATTCTTTTCATAGTTTTTTTATGATGTTGTTGGTAACTTGTTTGTACAAATATAGACAAAAAATTTGATAAAACCTCAACACGACCACAAATATTTATACAAAAAAACCGAGAATAAATCTCGGTTTTTTCTTTTTAGAAATCTACTACATCTAGATTTTCATAGTCGATATTTCTATCAGAGGGTTTTTTGTATTCTGAAACTCTGGCCTCAAAGAAATTAGTCTTACCTTGAAGTGATAACATATCCATGAAATCAAATGGATTCTCTGAACCATAGGCTTTGGGACATCCTAGTTCAACTAACCAATAATCTGCTACAAACTCGATATACTGCTTCATTAGTTTTGAGTTCATACCGATAAGAGAGACCGGTAGAGAATCTTCTACAAATTCTTTTTCTATCTCAACCGCGTCACAGATAATCTCTCTGATCCTGTCTGGAGAAAGTTTGTTCTTTACATATTTCGTATAAAGAAGAGTAGCAAAACTGCAGTGTAGGCCCTCATCTCTTGAAATAAGTTCATTTGAGAATGACAAACCTGGCATCAAACCTCTTTTCTTGAGCCAGAAAATAGAACAAAAAGATCCAGAAAAGAAAATACCTTCAACTGCCGCGAAGGCTATCAATCTTTCAGCAAATGAATCGGACTGAATCCATTTAAGTGCCCAATCGGCTTTCTTTTTTACTGAAGGAATATTGTCCATAGCCTTGAATAGTTTTTCTCTTTCTGCAAGATCTTTGATGTAGGTATCAATAAGAAGAGAATAGGTCTCAGCATGAACATTCTCAATTGCTATTTGAAATCCATAAAAACAACGAGCTTCTGGGTATTGGACTTCTTTTAGGAAGTTCTCTGCGAGGTTCTCGTTCACTATCCCATCACTAGCAGCAAAAAAAGCCAACACATTCTTTATGTAAAATCTTTCATCACTATTCAACCTTTCATTCCAATCTGTCAAGTCTTGTGCTAGATCAATCTCTTCGGCTGTCCAAAAAGAATGTTCTGCTTTTTTATACATTTCCCAAATGTCGTGATATTTAACTGGAAAAAGCACGAATCTATCCGAGTTTTCCTGTAATATATGTTCTTGTTCCATAAATTTTATTTTTATCTATATATGATTTTTCTCGGAATGGTTGGTTCACAAAGCGAAGTTTTGAGAGTTTTTTTTCTGAACTTTTTTGTAGGTTGTGATAATAAAGATTATATATAGATTATGGAAAATAATATCGAAAAAGATCTAGAGACTATAGAAAACAAACTATTACTTGGTAGTGTAAAATCTTCTTGGGTCAAGAAAAATTATCCATCTTTATATGAATATCTCGAAAAAGTTGAAGGTGATACACTTTCAGAAAAGATTTATTTGTTGAAAAGACCAAGAGGTTTTTGTAAAACCTGTGATAGTAGAACTGAATTCTTATCTCTAAAAAGAGGATACCGGGATTTCTGCTCGAAACTTTGCTCGAATGGAAACAAAGATTTAATAGACCAAAAGTTAGAAATTTTTAGACGAAATAGTTTAGAAAAATGGGGATATAAAAATCCTTCGTTGCATCCAGATGTTCGTCTAAAATTGATGGATTCTTTAAGATCTTTAGATAAAGATCAAATCTCTAAGAAAATTAGAGAAACTCTTCTAGATAAATACGGAGTTGAAAACGTATCACAAATAGACGAGGTCAAGAAAAAAAAAGTAGAAACTTTACAAAAAAACTTAGGTGTTGATAATCCATTTAGATCTGAAGAGGTAAAGAAAAAGATTAAAGAGACACTTATCCAGAAATTCGGAGTAGATAGTCCAAGAAAATCCGAAGTGTTGAATAGAAAAGCCATAGAAACTACTAAAAGAAATTGGGGTGTTGAAAACTACACTCAATCACAAAAATACAAAGATGGTATTTTAGAAAAATGGCGAAAGGGAGAAATAAATTCAACTATTGGTCAGGATCCAAATTTTATTGAATATCTAGGAAATAGAACATACTTCTTAAAATGTGATCTTGGTAAAGATCACAACTACCAAATACATACACATCTGTATGGCGCTAGAACGAGAATAAATTCACCAAAATGTCTTATTTGTAACCCCTTAAATAATATTTCATCTACTAGTCAAATAGAAATTTTCAACTACATAAAATCTATTTATAGTGGCGAAGTTATCTTAAACTACCGTGATGGTCTTGAAATTGATATGTATCTTCCTTCACTATCTATTGGATTCGAATATAACGGTCTTTACTGGCACTCAGAGATTTACAAAAATAAATCTTATCATTTAGATAAACTTGAGTTTTTTTCTAAAAAGAGAATCAGAATAATCCAGATTTGGGAAGATGATTGGTCACTAAAAAAAGATATCATCAAAAGTCAAATCAAAAACTGGATTCGAGTTTCTACTACTCGCATAAGTGCTAGAAAATGTAGGGTAAAAAAAGTAGATTCTGTAAGTGAATACAGAGATTTTTTAGATAAAAATCACATTCAAGGATACACATCTTCTAGTTTAAGACTTGGTCTTTATTACGGGGATCAACTAGTTAGCTTAATGACTTTTGATCATTTTTCTGGCAGAAAAAGGATGAAAGATGATGAATGGAATCTTTCTAGGTTTTGTAATATTTTAGATACAACCATACCAGGAGCAGCATCTAAACTACTTACCCATTTCGAGAGAGAATATAGTCCTAAACTTTTGGTATCTTTTAGTGATAGATCATGGTCACTAGGAACACTATATTACAGACTGGGATTCAATTTGGATTCTATAACCGGTCCAAATTTTAGTTACCTACTTGATGGTAGAAGACAAAATAAACAAAAATTTACCAAACAAAAATTAGTAAAAATGGGATACAATAGAGATTTATCTGAACATCAGATAGTTTTCGGGGAGTTTGGAGCTCTTAGAATATGGGATCTTGGACAAATGAAGTTTGTAAAAACTTACTTTAAAAAAAAACATAAAATAATATTATGAAGTTTTCTATTAATACACAATTCTATAACCGTGGTCATAGAGTTGAAAAAATATATGAGCAAATATTAGATCAAACTTACAAAAATTGGGAATGGATAGTGACTGATGATTTTTCAGAATTTGATAGTGCAGAGGATAAATTGATAGAATTATCAATAAAAGATCCTAGAGTAAAATACTTCAGACAATCTAGGAAAAAAGAGTGTCTTTATAATCCACAAAGAGGTAGTAGTGGTGACATATGTGTGACTTTTGATAGTGATGATTATGCATATCCATCATTATTGGAAACTTACGCGCATTTTTTTGGAAAATACCCCCAAGTGACTGGGATTTCATGTTACACAAGAGAATTAAACAATGAAAACACATTTTTATCACCTTACCCATATCTTTATATAAATTGTAATTGCTCTAGTTCACCAACATTCGATACAAGACCTGACTTCAGGGCTTTTAGAAATATATTACCTGAATTCGATGATGGTTCAATGGATAGTTTCTACATTGATACTAATGTAGTTAGACATATTGAGTTCGTGGGTAAGTGGTTTCTTCTACCACTAACACTTGGTGATTATTACATAAGCCAAGATAGTTGGTCCAAACAAACAATAACAAATGAACAATTGGTTAAAAATGAAGAAGAAAGACTAAGAATCGAAAATAAATTTCCAGATCTAAAAAATCCAAATAAATGTTCATTACTTCCCAATTATTTTCCAATTTATGATTTAACAAGGTGTTTTTATCTTTGTGGATCCAATCTGTCGAAGAGTAGAAATAATATTCTTTTTATATCTAGTGAATTGACACCATATAAAAGAATGTTATTGAAAGAACTTTTTTGGTTTCATAATTTATTTTTTGATTACGACACAAATTTAACTTATAACGATATAGTAATTAATATCAGTCAGGATATCCTAACAGAATTACCAAATCTTATTACTAAAATAAAATCTCAACATTCTAATTTTTCTATCAATTTATATGTTTTGCATAAAAATTTAGATGCACAAGAGGCTGAGAAGACCATTTATAGTTTGTCACTTTTTTTTACATTTAACCACATGTCAGGAGAATCATTCTATACTATCTATATTTAACTAGTTTAATTTTTAATATCTTCATAAAAAATTCAAATAGTTAGACTTTTTAGGATCAAAAAGTTATTTGCCAAAAAATAGTTCAATATTTTCTTAAGTAGGATTTTACAGGTTGCCTAGGTTTTCTTGAAAAACTTTTATTTTTTCTACTAAATTAGCAAGTGTCTCTACTGGATCCTCAACAGTTACACCACCTACTGAAATGCGTCCTGGTAAACTATCAGGAAATCTATCAGGATATACCTTTTTTAGTTGTTCTAGTGCTTTTTGTACTCCTAATTTTCTTCTTTCATTTTTGTATTCTGGGCCAGGATAGTCTTTATACTTGCATACTACGAAAGTTATTACATTAACATCTTTCACCTTACGATTTCCTCCTAAACTTTTTGCAAAGTATACCGGAATCCGCATTTTTCCCATGTAGACATGGCCCATGCTAGGGTTATTGACCTCTGAAATAGAAATGTTCGGAGAATACATACTATCCCAATCTTGGATCTTTTCTATTAATTCAAAATATCTATTAATTACTCCTCCGTGTTGTTGAATGATAGTATTTAATTCCATACATTTAGAAAAAAAACCTTCGTAAGTTTCCTCAATGTTAGGATTGAATTTAGCTAAATCTTCTTTGATTAGATTATTAAATTTTTTTAAGTGTTTCATTATTTATATTTTTTTTTATATATTAAATTTTTTTTTTCATTTTTCAACTTTTTGGATTCTTTTTTGTCAAATTGAAAAAAGAAAATAAGGACTTCTGTGTAGTTCATATTTAAGTAGTTAAATTTTTAATATATATCCAAAAAAAACTAACATGGCCGTAGGATACAGCATAGAAGAACTCATAGATTTCGTGCAGAATGATATAACGATCGGTTGTTCACTACCGAAAGTTTTACCTGATACTGAGATCAGAAGATTCATAGAAACAAGAGCAAAAGAGTGGTTCTATCAAAATTATCAATACGCTGTGTCTAAACAATATTATTTCGTAGATAAAACAGCTTTTACCACAGACGAATACACTAAATACAGACACATCGAACTACCTTGTGAGATTCAATCTATTTCGTATGTTTATCAAATGCGTGGTGATTCACTTCTACAATTAGGTATCAATACTCCTAACTTGAGTGTAAATCTAGGCGTTACCAATCAACCTTATCTCTCTTCGTATGTCACAACTATTGGAGAGCTTGGTGTTTATAAAACGCTGATTGATAATCTTTCAGATATGATGAACCAGCTTAACCTTTATACAACGAAGTTTCACTTCAACTATAGAACACATCGGTTTAATGTTTTAACAAATGTTAAATACCATCTTATCTTAGAGTGTTATGTAAATATCCCAGATGAAGATCTTTTTACTGATCCTTACTTTATTAAGTATGTTACAGCTTGGTCTAAATGGCAAATGGGTAATCTTACCGGTAGATATAGTATGCAGTTACCTGGTGGTGTAACTATAAATAACGCAGATCTTGTTCAACAAGGTAAAGAAGAAATGAAGGAAGTAGAAGAAGACATTAAAGGTATGTCACAAGGTGCCTTCTTCTTTATGGTAAAAAGATAACCCTAATCAAGAGTGAATATACTTGATAATCGTGTCTTTTATCGGAAATCTAAAGATAGGAACTCTTCTTGCCATGTCATTTTCTTGATAAACTTCGTAAAAATGATGACCTGATGGTAAACTAATAGTAGTTATATCGGTGTAACTTCCTGAAATTTCTGGAAATTCAGAAGTAACTTTTAGGGTGTGTTCTTTGGTGTTAAATGTTAGAATTGTCATGGTTTTTGTTTTTTTAATAGAATGAATACCTTTCACCTTCACGAATGCAGTAGATAGAGCAAGGTATTAGATTAATTTCTTCATCAATCTCTTCGATAGAACACCGTAATGTGCCGTCGATAAGTTCTTGATTTTCAATTTTACAGGTCATATTATTTAGACCTTTGAGAACTATCCAATTGGCTGAATCCTTTTCAATTGGAAGCTTTACCTTTCTTTTGAGCATTTTTCCTCTATCACCGAATTCGAAATAGGTTTTTTGGATAGACTCGATAAGAAGTTCTTGACTATCATAGCTCAGTTTGAGTTCGTATTTCATAAAGTTTTTTTTATATAGTTTTGGTTTTTTTTTAGATCGCTAAGTTAAGAAACTTCTTTCAATTTCTCAAATATTTCTCGCTGCTCCCCTGATAAAATTTTTGGTATTTTTATTTTAATAATAATCTTAAGATCCCCTCGGCCTCTCTGATGTCCGTGACCGTCAATCACGGGAACCCCGAGAGATTGATAGGTAAATACTTTACCCCATTCGGTTCCTGATGGAATGTAAAGTTCTATATTTTTTTGTGGGGTTTCCACTTGAATTCGAGAACCCAAAACTGCTTGGTGAATATCTAACCAATAATCAATATTGATATTATGTCCGTCTCTTTTATAGGTTTCATGCTCTAACTCTTGGATTAAAACATGAAGATCTCCTTCTACTCCAGCTTGAACTGCGTGTCCTTTACCGGGAACTGCCATTTGCATACCACCCACTGCTCCTGGTGGAATATCAACTTCTACAACCTCTTCGACTGATTTTACTCCTGATCCGGAGCAACTTCGACATTTATCTTTTATTTGTTGGCCTCTCCCACTGCATGTCGGGCAAGTAACTGATTGTTGAACTCTCCCAAACGGGGTATTCGCGATAGTTATTTTTTGACCACTTCCTCCACAGAAAGAACAAGCCTGAAAATTTTGACCACCTTGACCTTGACACGGTTCACACTTGGCGTTTCGATTGTATCGGATTTTTTTTCTTACACCTGTCAAAATGTCTAAAATATTAAGTTGAATTTGAACACGGATATCTTGACCTCTTCTTTGTGCGCCGGGTCTTCTTCCGAACATATCACCAAATATATCACCAAAACCAGAGAAGAAATCATTTGGATTAAAACCCCCACCATGACCTGGTTCTGCGGTTCCAAACCTATCGTATCTACTTCTTTTATCACTATCAGAGAGAACTTCATAGGCTTCAGAGGCCTCTTTGAACTTATTTTCATCTCCTCCTTTGTCTGGATGGTGCTCGAGTGCTTTTTTACGGTATGCTTTTTTTATTTCTTCACTCGATGCTCCTCTATCAACACCTAGTATTCCATAGTAATCTTTAGACATAAATTATTTAATATATAAGTTAAAATATTTTACAAAGTGATCTATCAAAAAATATACCAATTCTGCTCAGTTAAGAACTTAGGGAATTGTTTAAGTAATACCGATGAAGGATCTCCAAGAGTTTCTTTTATATTGGATCTACTCAAAAGTTTAGGTATAACCTATAAAGTTGACAAGTTTAAGGACAGAAATATTCCACTCTTCAATATCATTCTACCTGGTTCGAGTTCTCATTGGTGTGTGGCTCATCACGATATCGTTAATCCGAATAGTCACAATGCTAACGATAACTCTTGTTCAGTTATAAATCTTATAGCACTAAAACTTCATAGACCCGATCTGAACATTTGTTTTACCGACGCAGAAGAAATCGGCGGACTCGGAGCTCAAAGACTTTCTCAGAAAATACAAGATGGCGATTTAGGACCATGTGATTGGATACTCAATCTCGAGCTTACCGGTCGTGGTGGAACCAACTTCTTTATTGGTGAATATCCAGGTGGTCTTAGCTCAAAAATAATAGAGACTTTCGATCCACCAGTTGTTAGAACACCTTTTAATGATAGTGTTATATTTAGAAGAAATGGTATTGATTCTTGTGTAATAAATCCTCTTCCGGTTCTTGAAACTGGAACGTCTCAAATACAAACAAAGGACGGTAAATATCTTGATTTCAAGATGTTATTCAATTGTCACCAGATGGAAGATAGTTTAGATAAAATATCTACTCAAGATATGAAAGATTTTGTTGAAAAAATATTACTTAGTATAGTATGAAAAAATATGCAATTTATGAAAATGATGAGAATAATACCTCATCACTTACATTCACAGATAACCTACAAAAAGATTTTTTTGAATTTTATCAAATAGAGTGGGATGAAAATTTCGAACCAGGTGAAAGATTACCGTCTATTTCGAATGTAAGAAGAAGACCAGGATCTTATGAGTATGTAGTCAGTGTATTTACAATAGATCCAGATACGAGCAAGACCAAAAATATACTTGAATGTAATTTTTACACAGAATCTTGGCAAGAAGAGATCCAAGATTTTATTATTGAGAATTGGATTGAACTTTCCCGTCAAATGCTAGAGAGTATCCAAAATTTTGATGATGAGATTATAAAAACAGATGAAGATGATAGAATCTTAAAGTTTGGTGAGTTAGAAAATAAACCTACAATCAAACGGAATAGAATAAAAAATCCGACTATAAGCATTGATAAGTGGTCAATTTATTGATAAAAAATGGAACAAAAAAAATATATATATAATAAAAAAAATACCCATCAACTCAAGAAAAAGTAAAAAAACTTTTTCTATAAAAAAATAAAAAAAAACTATGGCAAAACCAGCAGCACAACCAGCTAAACCAGCTAAACCAGCTCAAGCTCAGCCAACTAAGCCTGGCAAAAAGAAGTAATTTTTACCCACTCTTAAACAAAAAAAGATCCCAATCGGGATCTTTTTTTGTTTTAGATAGAGAATCTTTCTATTGTTTGTGATCTGTTTGGTCCAACCGAAATCCAAGCCACTGGTGTCTCTGTCCATTCTTCGATGAAATAAATAAGAGATTTAGCGGCTTCTGGTAAATGGTCGAAATTTTTGATTTCGGTTATTTCACAGGACCATCCATCAAATTCGCGATAAATAGGTGATAGTTCACCAATATTGTAGGGAAAACCTTCAACAACTTCTCCACCGCTCAAATAACCTATACAAACTTTAATCTTGTCGAAATGTGATAGAACATCAAGTTTAGTTAGGAACAAACTATCAATACCATTTAGTGTAGAAGAATATTTTAATAGGGGAAGATCAATCCATCCACATTTTCTAGTTCTCCCGGTTGTCGATCCATATTCGAGACCAACTTCCACCATTTGTTCTTGTTCTTCGCCATCAATTAGTGTTGGAAAAGGTCCAGATCCTACTCGTGTAGTATAAGCTTTTGTAATACCGATAACTTTATTTATACTTGTTGCTGGAATACCAAGACCCGAGATGGCACCACCAACACCAGAATTAGATGAAGTAACATGTGGATAAGTTCCCCAATCAATATCAAGACCGGTGCCTTGAGCGCCTTCAGCAAGTATTTTTTTACCCTCCTTGATGTATTTACCAAGTAGTATTTCAGTGTTTTCGACACGAAGACTACGGATAAATTCGACACTTTCTAAAAATTGATTATCTAGATCGGCAAGTATTTTAGAAGATTCATGACCTACAACTTCTTTAAGAAGATTTGAATAGAGACTCGAATAAGAGGGATGAAACTGAGTGATTAGTTCTAGATGTTTCATCTTTAAGTTTTTATATCGCATCTCAAAATCAGGTAAGAATATATCACCGACTCGAAGCCCGTTTCTACCAATTTTATCCATATAGGTCGGACAAATACCTCGACCGGTTGTTCCAATTTTAGAACTGCCTCTCAAGTTTTCACTAGCTATATCTAAATACTTATGTGTTGGTAGAGTAAAGTGAGCTCTTGACGATATAATGAGTTTTCCACGAACGTTGATACCAAGTCTTGTAATCTCTTCTATTTCACGTTTGAGAGAAATTGGATCAATAACAACACCACTACCAATAATATTTAGTGAGTTATCACGAAGAATACCAGATGGTAGAAGATGTAGAACGGTCTTCTGTCCATCTACAAAGATCGAATGACCTGCATTTGATCCGCCTGAATACCTACAAACTACATCGTAGTTATCAGAAAAATAATCAGTAGCTTTTCCCTTTCCTTCGTCGCCCCAGGCGGTTCCTAGAAGAACATCTACACACCTATTCATTTTCAGTAACGTTTGTGTTCAAGATAACTTTCGGATACCTCAGTGGTTTTCCATCCATGTTCCAGCCTTTACTAAGAACGGTTTGTATTTTGTTTGGACCACTATCGTTCATCGCAACTACTTCGTGTAGGTCTGGGTCGTAGCTCTCGGTAGAAATCTCTTCAATACCAATAGAAGAAAGGTTTTTAACCAATTTTTCATAAATAAGTTTCAGTCCTGAAAACTGCTCTTCTGTAAGTGAGTTTTTAGCTTGTGATAAATCTGATTCAACTTCAAGAAGGAAGTTTATAGCTGAGAGAGATCTTCTAGCTGTTGCTGATAAATCTGCTCGTTCACGATCGATTCTTTTTTTATAGTTCTCAAACTCAGCAACCGATCTTATCCATCTATCTTTCCATGATAAATCTTCTATATCAGCTGTATCTTCATTTTCAGATGTTTCGCCGAAATTTTCACTGAACAAAAGATGTTCTACACTACCTGTAGAACCTTCATCTTCTGATGTAAAAGATTCCTCTGAACTAGAGATATTTTCAATCTCTTGTCGGGTTTCGAAGATTAGTTTTACTGGCTCCTTCTGGGGATCAATTGTTATTCCTCTTAGTTTTATTTTCATAAAAATATTTTTTAGATAGATTATTTAGTTTTTTTAGATAAAAGTTTCAAAAGTTTTTCTACTTTGTGAATTCTTTTGCTCCTCAACTCGAAAATGTTCCAAATATGTTTTCTCAAGTTTCTACCTAAATCCTCATCATTCGGATAGGTTGATACTAAATCTTGAAGATATCCGAGATTATTCACTACTAATAATAGTTAAATGAAAGAAGTTTTTTTACACTATTTGATGCATAAACTTCGTGAGTCGTGTTTTGAACAACAACTTTATGCAGATCCAGTTCTTCGATATCTGCTCTGAGTGTATTGATATAGGATACTAGATCTGACAACGCGTTAAGATAGTTAATCGGCGCTTGCCAGTAATCAGGAAATTTATCTAAAAATTTATTGATATACATATCTAGATTTTTCTTTTTTATAAAAAGAACATCTCTTTCTTTAACACTTTTAGTTGTTAAGAAATGAACCATATAATCATTAAAACGATGGATGAGATTGTCAGTTTCTACTACTTTAAGAAGTCCAGATATAAGAGCATCTCTTTCTGAGATCTCAAACTCTTCATCTAGTTCAAGAAGTCTTTGTGCTTCTTTTTCACTTCCCAAAATATAATACACATAATAATCCCAGATACATCTTTTTACTAAATCCGACGGTTTAACCAATATTCTCATAACTTAATTTATAATCTATTTTTTTTCTTAGTTTATTTTTTTACGAGGTTTTAAGATAACATTGTATCTAAAATTCTCATATTTGGGAAATGTCTCGGCATCTCCGAACTCCTCCAAACTATTAATAAACTTAAGTAGAGTTAATTCTCCTCGTTGTGGGTGTGCCTTTTGGCGACCTTTGAGAATAACTAAAACTTTAACTTTATTTCCCTTCTCTAAAAACTCCCTGGCTTTCGCAGACTTTGTTGATAAATCATTGTCGGCAATATCAGGTGATAGTTGTATTTCTTTTAATTCGGAAGCTTTTTGTTTTTTCTTATTTAACTTTTCTTGTTTTTCTATGTTGTAAAGAAACTTAGAATATTCTTCTATTCTTACTATGGGTGGATCGGATTTATCGTTAATTAAGATAAGATCCAAACCAGCGTTTTTTGCTAGAATCGAAGCTTCAAGTGAACTCATGATTCTACTACCACTCTCTTCGATAAGTCGAACTTTATCATATCTAACTTCTGAGTTGAGGCGGTGTTTTCTTTCTTTAATTGTTCTTTTTATCATTTTTTTATAAAATCATTTAATTTTTGAGCAAACCTGGCAAAAATGGTCTTGTCTCTATACTCTTCTGACCAAATAAGTCTTTCTCTTTCTTTTTCCCATTGATCACTAAGGTAGTTTTTCAAGAAAAAAAGATCAAATGACCACCAAACCAATGTTTTGTAGTTTGTGAAATTGGGTAAGACAACAATAAGTTCTAAAAACGAATATTTTTGTCTAGAACCAGTAAAGGAAAGAATACTGAATCCCCAAAAAGTGTTTTTATCTCTTATATAAATATTGAAAAGACTAAAAGAATAGTCCCATTTAATAGTTTTGAAAGAGATTTTCGATAAAAAGTTGTTTATATTCACCATTTCATATTTTTTAGAAAAAAAAACTATATATACCGATTATGGAAAGTGGTATTTTTGTTAAAATAACAAATAACAAGCAAGTTATACTTGAAAATATAACTGACTTGGTTCAAGATATACCGATTGAACTTCTTAAACCCATCAAGGTTAGAGAAGAAGATGTTGATAAACTTCAGGGCAAGAGCTATCTTTGGCAATGGTATGAAGATTTTTGCCAAAGAGAAGATCTTCCGTGTTGGGTAAGTGGAAGTCAAGTATTGATTTTCGAATTGATACAATATTGAAAAATTAATTAACGAATTGATTCTCGTTCATCAAAAACCAACCCATCAATCCTTGATAAAGTTTGGTGATTGAGTTACCGCAGCTACAACCTGTAGTATATCCCTGAACATCAGGATTGATATACTTTTTGTAAAGCTCAAAGATTTTATCCATATCTTGTTGATTTGGAGTTTCGGTCGCTTGAAGGCGATTTAGTTCATTTCTATCTTCTATAGTAAACATTTTATTTAAATTTTATTTTTGTTTCCCACTGACCAACAGTTTTATCGTAAATCATAGCGATAAAAGAACTAAAGGCAGGAAGAAATATATTTCCTGAAATAATTAAACCCATATACAAAGATACACATTTTATACAAGTTGTGAGTGTTTCTATCAGAAATCTTAGCTTGTTATTCGGGAATATTTTAATAAACCACTGAAGTGGTTCGAATCTTGAAATAAGCCAAGAGATCATAAAAGTCCATACGATGCATTCGAGTGTATAGAAATTCAGTTGGGGAAAATTAAAAAAATTACTAGTTAAGAAACTACTAAAAAAATTGAATACTTTTTCCATATACACTATAGTATATATTTAATTTGTTATTTGTTTACAAAAACTATTACAGGATATGGGATATAAAAATAACATGAAAATAGTTTATATTACACCACATCTTTCTACTGGTGGAATGCCAGAGTATTTAAGAAAAAAAGTAGAACTATTACACACAGACAACGAAGTATGGGTTTTCGAATTAGTATATGAAAAACAATATACGACGATTCGAGAAAAAATAGAGGGGATGATTGGTTCGAGATTGGTTTCACTCGATCAAAATTATAAAAAACTTTTTACCTTATTACAGAAAATTTCACCTGATGTGGTTCATTTCGAAGAAACTTCAGACCATTTTCTGCCACATCCATTACTAGATAAAATATATTCACCATCAAGAACTTGGAAAATATTTGAAACACTTCATGACTCGTCGATCGATCATCGTGAGAAAAAGTATCTACCAGATAAGATGCTTGTTGTGAGTCTGTGGCAAGTCAAAAATTTCCTACCTCTTGGGATTCCCATCGAAATTATCGAGCATGAAATTACGACCGGTGAGAGAAATAGGGAATTAGGTATGAAAACATTAGGACTCGATCCTACAAAAAGGCATGTTCTTCAAGTAGGACTTTTCTCTAATAGAAAAAATCAACGATTTACCTTCTCCCTAGCAAAAATAATGCCTGATGTTCAGTTTCATTTTGTTGGAGCTCTTCCTGATAATTATAGGGGTCATTGGCAAGATTTGATTGATAATAAACCACCAAATTGTCAAATTTGGAGGGAAAGAAGCGATGTTCATACTTTTTACTCTTGTATGGATGCCGTAATTTTCCCATCAGAAGGTAGATATGGTGATACTGAAACGAACCCACTTGCTATAAAAGAAGCCATCGCTTGGGAAATACCACTTTTTCTCAGAAATATACCCGTCTATATGAACACCTACACAGAATCTTCGAAATTGAAATGGATGGTCCAAGATTTAGAAGAAAATTCAAAAATATTATACTCTATGCTAGACTTATTAAACAACTACACACTAATCAAACCAGAATTTTTCAACCAAAAATTATTTGATATTGACTTTGATAGTTCAGATAATAAATTGACTCTAAATTATTTACATGACCTTCCTTTCGATATGATGGTTTGTATTAGAGATATGGATACTCAAATTCCTATTTTTTCATTTGATGCAAAATTCGAAAATAAAAATAATTATTGGGCAATACCACTACCAAAATCCTATTATGATTTTTCAGAAAATCCAAATTTCTCAGGATTTCTTATTGATTTCTACGATCATGGTGGAAATTTACTATATTCTCAATCATATCAGATAAAGATGATTAATGTTCAGAAAAAAAAGTTTAGAATCGATACTTATGAACCTATTTTTGTAAATTTCGAACAATTTTTTACAGATAGAATTTATGATCAATTTCTTTCTAGTATAAACTCACTTGATCTGATTTTAGATGTTGGTAGTTCTATTGGACTATTCACGGAATTAGCAAAAGATAAAGGAGCAAAAAAAGTAATAGCTTTTGAGGTTTCTGATAAAGCAGTCAAGGTATTTAATAATTTACACGGTGAGGATTCACGAGTTAGTCTTGTAAAAAACGCTGTTTGGGATAAAAAAGAAAAGATAAAAATCTATGAAGATCAAAACAATTCAATTATTAGCTCTGCCATCAATATCACCGATAAACATTTCGAAATTTCATCAATAGACTTAGATAGCTTTTTTGCTGATTCTGGTATTGAGAAAGTCTCTCTCATGAAAATGGACATCGAAGGTAGTGAATATAAAGCCTTCGAGGGTCTTTCTGATCAGAATTTACTCAAGATAGAGAATATTATATTAGAGTTCCACGATAACTTTGAAGATATACTTAGAAATCAAATAATTTTGAGAATCATTAAGCTTGGATACCAGTATCAAATTTTTGAAGAAGATTGTAAAACTCTGATAAACGGCACTTCACAGGAAAAAGGTGTGGTTTTCATATCAAAAAATATTCATGGGGATAAAGAATTAACAAAAACTGATATCCAAATAAAAGGTCTAGAAAAAACTCTAGTAATTTTAGATAGTTATGTATCAAGTAGAAGAGTGAAAGAAAGACTAATTCAGCAGATCGAAAGGTTCAAAATTAGAGGATTTGATTTGATGTTAGTATCTAATACAACAATTGATAGAGAAATACAACAAATGGTTGATTTTTTTTACTATGATCGTAGAAATCAATTATTTCGTGAAGAATATTCAAATGTTAAAGAAATAATTATAAATGATTATGTCTCTCTTGAAAGTAAATGGATTTTCACTCTGAAAAATTTTACAAAAGGTGTTCAAAAACACGGTTTATCTGTAATGGTAAATTTTCATAACGCAATGAGCTTAGCAAAATCACTCGGATACACAAATGTGGTGAGAATTGAATGTGACGATCTATATGGTAATCGTTCACTAGATAAAATCTATGATATCGCACTTGAAATGGAGAGTAATGACCAAAAAGCGGTGTTATTTTTTAACGACTACGATGAATCCACAGAAACTGAAGAAAATAACATATCTTTTCATCTTCAGTTCTGGAATATTGATTATTTTTTAGATACAATACCAAAATTTAGTAAAGAGAGTGATTACTTAGATTTTATACAAAAAAAGTGGCATAGTAGAGATTTTGTAACTGTAGAAGTGTTATTTAGAAGACTTCTTGAAAAAACAAACCCGAAAGAATTGAAAATACATAATGGTAGAATTATGGATAGTATTTTAACAGATACTATTTGGAATACAGAGGCCTCTATCTCTAATTTTTCTAATAATTTCAAGGATTTCTTCACGGGTGTTTACAGAGTTGAAAATTCAGATAACTTTATGTTCTTCTCTAGAAATCTTACGAACAATAATATTGGAATAAAATTTATATTAGTATATGATGATGGTCGAGAAGAAATTTTAGAACAAGAATTAGCAAATTATGAATCCTCTTGGTCCTGGAATATAGTAGATGGTTCTCTATTGTCGTGGGAAGTTGTATATCAAAACAGAGTAGTTTTTAGCGGAAAATCCAAAGATTTACGAGATACTGTTCAGATTCCGAATAAATAATTTCCTTTATGAAGATAATTCAAGTAACACCTGGTAATATACCCATACCACCAAATGGATGGGGTGCGGTTGAAAAAATAATCTGGGAATATAAACTCTCACTAGAGAAACTCGGGTATGAGGTAGAAATTCTTTATCTTGATGATATACAATATAGGCATGGTCAAATTATACATGTTCACATGGCCAATTTGGCAAATATTTTATATCAAAAGGGGATCCCTTATGTTTTTTCCCTACATGATCATCACGTAGAGTATTTCGGAAAAGATTCAGCGGTTTATAAAGAAAATTACAGGGCTATTAAAAATTCGAAGCTTACATTTGTGCACTCAAAACATTTGATAAAATATTTCGACGAACTCGAACAAATAGTATATCTCCCACACGGTGTAAATTTAGAAGACTATCCCTTAATTGATAGATCCGAGAAAGTTCGTATAGATAACCCAAAATTATTGATGATGGCAAATAATGGTATGGGTGGCGACAGAACCATAGATAGAAAGGGTTTTTTGTTAGGTATCGAATGTGCTAAAAAGTTCGGCTTCGAAATTCATATCATGTGCCCATCCAGTAATCAAACTTTCTTTGATTTCTGGAAACCAGATTACAAAAATTTAACTATTCTATATGATTTAGATTACAAAGAATCTATTGATAGAATGAAAAATTACCAGTTATTTTTGCATCCTTCTAATTTAGAAGCTGGTCATCCAAATTTAACAATTCTAGAAGCTTTATCTGTGGGTATGCCAGTTGTTGGGGTTTGCAATGAATCTTTACCTGGACTAATAAATTGCTCCCCAGAGATAGATTCTTTAGAGAAGGCGATTGGGAATGCTTTCAAGAAATACGATAGCTTGACCAACCAAATTATTGATAATCGTCTAAGTTTTTCTTGGGATTTGGTAGTTGGTAGAATGATCCAAAATTATAAAAAATTCTACCAAGTGAGTGAAAGAGATCAACTTTTATATAATTACAACAAAATTAAAAAGACATCTAGGTCTACTCCCGACACCAAGGGAATCATTATAAATTTTTCATCTAGAAGAGCTTTTTGTAAAGTAGGTTTTTCTTTTGATGGGACTGTTGTTTTTAGTGATAAGAAAACAGGAAGAGTCATATACCATAGTCTTACGAAAAAATCAACAAACATATGGTCTTCAGCATTTAGAGATGGAGAATTTATAGAATGGGTTGTTGAGGTAAAAGAGGGATCCAAAATTTTACATAAAGAAGAACTTTCTCTTGAAAATAAGCGTATTTTGCTTGTTATCGAGAGTTTCGATCTAGAACCAGATACTGTAAAATCTTTTGTTGAAAAAACTAGATGTTATCTTACCATAAAAACTAGAAAAAATTACTACATTGATGGTGTTCAAATTGATTCTCAAGCCGACGAAAACGGGTTTTATTACTCCTTGAACGAACGACAACTTCTAGATTATTTTAATCAAAAAGAAAAAATTTCTCAAAAAACTATTATTGTCTCTAATAGTGATGCTCTTGGTGATAAAATAGTTTCAGTAAGGTATGCTCAAGAATTCGCACTGATGAAAAATATAGTGTGTGATCTTTACGTGAAAGGTGTAGATATTTTCGATCCTTCGGATTTTCCAAACCTGAATTTATTAGAGAAAAAAGAACATTTTGATGAAAACTTTACTAATATAATTTATCTTGATTACAAATTTGATAGACCGGTCATGAAAGGTTTTTCAGATCAACTTGAACTTGAATATAAAGAACTCAGACCACTCATCAAAAGATCTAAATTACCAAGACCTATTAGGGACAAATATGTTTGCCTAGGGGTTCAATCTACCTCCCAGTGTAAATATTGGAACTATCCCAACGGATGGGAAATTTTATCAAAAATGTTGAGAAAAATCGATTTAATACCAGTTGCGGTGGATCTTCACGAAGTTTTTGGAATTGAAGGTTGGTGGAATTCTTTACCTCATTCCTCGGTTCGTAAAACAGGACTAAGTTTCGATGAAGTAGTGAATATTATACAACATTCTGCATTTTTTATTGGAGTTTCTTCTGGTCTTTCTTGGGTTGCTCACGCACTTGGGAAAGAAGTAGTTATGATATCAGGAGTTACCTCTGCTGACAACGAATTTACACAAGACATTATAAGAATACAAAACCAACAAGTATGTAATTCTTGTTTCACTAAAACAACTGACTGGAAATTCGATCCAGGTGACTGGACTTGGTGTCCGGAACATAAAGGTTCAACAAAATGGTTTGAATGTACTAGAACAATTGAACCAGAATTTATTTTTGAAAAACTAAAACAAAATGGATTGATATGAAAAATTCAAGAAAAATTATTATTCTTTCCGATAAAAATTATGAATTTCAAGCTAAAAATCTCGTTGAGTCTATAATAATAAGAACCAATTATACTATACCTATAATATATTATACAATTGGATTTGAATCACAACTTGACTATCCAAATCTTATATGTCAATATTTTGAACCAGTAAAAGAATACGGCACTGATTTTTATTTTTATAAACCAGCTATTTTATTTCACGCATTAAATCATTTTGGTGGTGATTTTTTGTTCATGGATTGTGATATTCTTGTCGGTAAAAGATTTAATATCGACTATTTTGAAAATGATGAGGACTATCCTCTCCTCACGACAATATCCCATTCTTTTCCAATAATTTTTGGACCACATTACTCCAAAGCTAAAATATGGAATCCTACATTGAAATACATTGGATCTGATGGTCAAGAAAGACTAGCTGTTGAAGTCGATATTGATGGTAGGGTTACCGGAACACCTGGGACAATTATCTACAACGAAGCAGCACTTATGTGTCTTTTCGGTGTTAAAAAAAGATCGATGAGATATGTTGGAACCTGTGTAATTAGTTTTGGTGAAAAGTGTGAAGATTTTATTTTAGAATGGAAATCACTCATAGAAAATCCCTGGATACGAAGAAGAGGTAAAGAATATCTACCTTTTCACGAGGAAACAGCAATAAATATCATTCTTTGGAGAAGAAGTGTTGAAAAAAATTATGAAACAATTTTTGTAAATACTCATAAAAGTGAAATACTTAAAAAAGTTGAAATGGATCCGAATATTTTAGATACCTACCTTGAAGAAGATGGATATACGTATTGTCGAAACTCAAGTGAAGTATTATTCTATCATGGATTCAAAAATCAAAACGAATCTCAAATAGCACTCGAATTTCTTAAACAAAATAAATTATGAACAAAAAATTTAATCTTGATTTTATAAACATTCAAAAAGTAAAAACTTTCTTAAATAAGTTTTTTTACTATGTATTAGTCGTTTTCTCACTAGGTGCTGGATTTCTAGCCGGTATGAACTTCGATCTTCTTTACAACCAAAAAACCAAGCCAAAACACTCGATAATACTAAAAGATAGAGTAAATCTAGCAATAGATCAGTATGATAATCTTCTTCTTATCGATAAAGAAACCGGTGAGATCAAGTTTTATGAGGACTCAATAGGATATGGTATTTTTCATATATACGCTAAAAATATGGTAAGACATGAGTAATCAATTTATAAAACTAGGAAATAAACTAATATTATTCTACGTTTGTTCAATATTATTAACTTTTTTTCTTTCTTGGAAACTTTTTTCAGCTAAAGAGGTTGTATCTCAAGAGGATCGAGAATATTCAGAAACTTCTATGATTGCCTCAATTCATATGTATGAATCCATTAGAAAATACGCTCAAAAATACGAAATACCTGAACATATCGCTTTCAATGTAGCTTATTTAGAAACTGGATACCGAGGCCCTCTACATTTTGCCTACTCACCTAGACAAGTTTCTGGTCAAGGAGCAGTTGGTCCAATGCAAGTAATGCCAAAAACTGCAAATTTTGTTGAAAGAAGAAGAATTTCTCGTAAAGAGCTTCTAACAAATATAGATATGAACGTGAATATATCGCTTAAATATCTTAAATATTTACACGATGAGTTTGGAACTTGGTCTTTAGCACTTGGTTTTTATAATACTGGAACTCCAACCGTAAATGAATATGCTCGATACTGCACTGGAAATAAAGGGTTTTCAGATAAATGGCTACGAGGCATTTAACTATTTTTTTCTTCTAAAAACTGAAGAATAATTTGCAAATTTTGTTTTGTGAATTCAAAAAGAGGACTTCCACCAGCTTTCAAATACTCGTTATAGATTTCTTCAAAATCATCTCTAGTATAAAATTTATCATATCCATCTAGCCAAACTATTTCATCTTTGAGAGTTCCTGCTGGAAGTTTCAACTCTTGTCTTGGCATATTCGGTCCAAGTGGTGATATATCATAAGTTCCAGATATTGCCTCTTTAACGAACTGAGTGAAGTTTTTGATCTTTGATCTGTAGTTCATACCCTTTTATATATAAAAATATGAATCTACTGAATACATATGAAATGTTACTCTCTGGTGATTTTCAGAATGTAAGAAATGTATCCGATCAATTCGCCTTCGAAAATATAAATGATTTTTCACTAGATCGAGTTACAAAGTCTATTACTGGAAAAAAATTAGAAATTCCACAAAAAATAAATGATTTTTCTAATTTAGTAGTAGGAAATACAGAACAACAAAGTGAAAATAGATTATCTAATCTAGGAATGATTGGTGTTACACCTCCTTTACTGAATGTTTTTTTAACACCGGTAGAAGAATTTGTAAGTAATTTTTCAAAAAAGGAACAAGGAAAACAAATTGAAAATGATTTTACAAGACCTGGGATCACAAATGATTTAACAGGATCGAGACTCACAAATGATTTAACAGGAACAAGACTCACAAATGATTTAACAGGATCAAGACTCACAAATGATTTAACAGGATTAGAAATTATAAAATTAAATGAAAACAGACCTATTACTCGAGAGAATTTGACATTCACAAATACAAATCAAGAGGTAGGTAATGAGATTAAAAATATCACAAACACTATTACAAACATGGGTGATAATGTTGTGAATAATAAAAATTTTTATTTTCAAATAAAGTCGAATGATTCAACCGAAACTAGACCTATTATTGATTTTCAGACATCTACACAACCACTGATAAATAATTTAACAAAGTTATTTACCAATATTCAAGATATATCGTCTTCTACTAACTTAGATCAAAATAATAATAATTTTTCAACTAATTCCAGATTTTTATCCTATAGAGATATTACAAATTTATCTTTTGGCAAAAACAATTTTACAGATCAAAATTTGAATAACATCAGCTCTATTTTGAATAATTCAAGACAAATATATGATACTAGATCTAGAAACTCAGCAACTAATTTATTTGAATCAAATTACTTGCCTATGATGATTTCATCGTTTATGAATCTGGAGAATTTCTCAACTGAAAAAGGTATTATTACAAACAACTTATCCAATTTTTTAAATTCTGGTAATATATCATCATCTCTAGCACCAAATAACAATTCCAACATCTCAAATCCTATTTTTAATAAAATATCAAATCCCAACAGATCGGATAACTTCTTATCGACAAGAACGATTAATAATTTATTGAACTATTCTGATCTCTATTCAAATAATTTAATAAATCGAGGATTAGATTCGGTTTTCAATTCAGATAACTTCACGAATAATTTTTACAATAGGTCAACACAATTTTCTGAAAATAATCTCCCGGTAAATACACTCGATAGAGGTTCTTCGAGATCAACAGGAGAAAATAGATTCATAACACCTATCTCTATGCAGATAGCTTCGATGAATAACTCTGAAATGGTGAGGCCAGAAAACAATAGATTTATTGGAATGAATAATATACCAAAGATGAACACCTATTCAAATTCCGAAAATGAAATTAGAACAAATCGTTCTGACATAATACCCATGGCAACTTTACAAACTAATTTTGTGAAACAGACACCTCAACTGATATCAGAATCGATGGTCACACCAATATCCAAAACAAATTTTGAAGTCGATCAGCCCGTCACTAGAACAGAATCACCAACTACGGTGTCATCGGTGGGATTACCAATAAATACCGAACAGCCACCGGTTCCAATTTTATCTGAAAATAAAGATCAAGAGCAAAATTTGGGTAACCAAATGCTCGGTGGTTTATCATCTCAAATAGCCGCTCTTACATCAGTAGTTAGAGAAATCTCAACAAAACTTAGTTACTTAGACGAAGATACTAATCTATCGTTCAAGTAATCAACTTTTTCTTACGACCACAATATAAACCAGGCGAAATTATATAAAAATAACCCAAACATGAGTCAAGAAGAACAATTATCAGAAGAAGAATATTTAAGAAGACATATTGAAAGTGTAGAACGAGAAAAACAATTCACCTCACAAAAAGAGGCGGTCGTACCTGAGGTAGATCAAAGTTTTGGTATGGCACCGGATTCAGCTAGAGTTGGTGAACTTCAATACTTCAGTATAGATACTAGAGAACTACCTTGTGGAGTATTTTATCCAAAAGGTTCCTACATACAAATAAGAGCTGCTAAAGTAATTGAGATTCAATATTTCTCGATGGTTGATGATAACAATATCTATGATATACTAGAAAAAATAAACTATATCTTATCTAGTTGCTTAAAATTGAAATATCCAACTGGTGAAACAAAGACCTATCTTGATCTTAAAGATCCTGACAAATTTTTTGTGATATTTTTAATAAGAGAACTTACTTTCCAAAAAGGTAACTACCTGACCACAAAGGCTATTTGTCCGGTAGATAACACTGAATGTAATATAGAGCTTAAAAGAGCTAACTTCGAGTTTCATACACCAGGTGATAAAATCAAGCCTTTTTACAATCAAAACCTAAGTTGCTTTAGCTTCGAAACCGTCAACGATTATGTTTTCAATCTATCTCCGCCCACGGTTGGTGTTCAGAAAAGCTTGTATGAGTGGATTCAACAGAGAAACGCAGAAGGTAAGAAAGTTAATCCTTCATTCTTGAAAATTATGCCTTTTCTTGCCAACGGTCAGAATAGTCTGGATAGCCAAAGATTGTTAGAACTTGAGAAAGATTTCTCGGACGAAGAAAAAATGGACGATATATCTTTTCAATTCCTTAATAACACGGTGGATCTTATGAAGTTTGGCATCAAATGTGTAAAATCAACTTGTAGCTGCGGTCAGGAGGTCCGCAGCGAGAGTATCTTTCCTCGAGGAGCATCATCTCTTTTCGTTATTCGTGATGCCTTTGACCGGTATATTAAAAAATAAACTACTTCTACAAAAACAATACGGCACTCAAGAAGTATCAATGGATAACTGGCCCTATTGGATGTTAGAAGAGAATATCAAAATAGGTAACGAAATTATAGAAGAACTGAAATCTTCACAAAACTCCTTAAGCCTAGATAATAACCTTCCGAAAATTTCATAAAAAACTATGTTCAACATAATCTCATCGTCTTCCAACAACACTTACACAGTTACATATCCTGGTATTTCAACTACTATTACTACTGGAGGTGTATCCAACAATAATATATCTTTAGGATCTCCTGTCTTCGGATCAAAAATTACGATACCAGGAACGGATATTTTAGTGAATGACGATTGGCAAAACAACATGTGCGTTTGGTTTATAAAAAAATATGGCTTAGAGAGGATGTTAGAATTCATAGAAGAGAATCCAATTTATTTAGAGTTCCTAGATAGAAGTTTTTCTGATTATCTTAAAGATATGAAAAGGATTGTAAACAGAGATAAAAAGATTGAGCAGATATTATCGGATAAAAACAAAGTTCATATTTAGGTATATAATATCAAATTAGTTATTATGCCAAATCCACGAAGTAAGAAATCAATATCCTATCTTTTTGGTCAAGTGCAACTTTACATTCTCGGTTCAATAAATAATACTCCTTGTTGGGTAATAAGAGGTAGTGACTACTTGAGACGAGTATAATCGTTCAAGGTTTGGAAAATAGCTAGTCTAAAAAAAATAATCAAAAGACTATGCTAGTCAATTTATTGATTGATGGGAACTACCTTTTAAACAAATGTGTTTTTACACTTCATAAAAATAATCTTCTTTTCGGTGAGCTTCAAAGAGCTCTTGAGAAATCACTCCAATCTTACAAAAGATGGTATCCTTTCACTAAGATTTATCTTGTATCAGATTCAAAAGAAAAATCTTGGAGAAAGAAATTAAACCAAGAATACAAAGCAACCAGAAAAAAGAATAATGATATAGACTGGAGTTTTGTTCATGAAACTTACAAAAACTTCAAGGAAAACCTACAAGGTGTGCACGTTCTCGAGTATCCTTCAATAGAGGGTGATGATTGGATCTGCTATATTATCAACAAATCAAACGAGAAAAATATCTCGAATGTTATTATCTCGAACGATCACGATATAAAGCAGCTTATCAGGTATGGTCTTGATCCACCTTACATCAACGTAATGAGTAACGAGATTATCAATAAACAAAAAATATTCCTACCAAAAAACTTTCAAGTATTCTTGAATCGTGTTACACAAAAAGCCGAAGAGCAAACTATCTTCGATCAGGATTATTCTGAAGATTTTATAAAACTACTCAAAAACTTTACCGACAAATACCAAACGTCAGTAGCTGATCCAGTTGAATCTCTGATCACAAAAATACTATCCGGTGATAACTCTGATAACATTAAATCGGTTTGGCAAGTCGAGAAGTTCGGTAAGATCCGTGGTATTGGACCAAAAGGCGCAAAAGATATCTACAAAAGATACGAGCAATCTTTTGGTCAAATTTCTATTAGTGATCCTGATTTATTCGAGAACTTAGCCGATATTATTTGTGAGAAAAAAAGATTATCAAAATCAACTATACCTCAGATTTCACATAATATACGGGAGAACTGGAAACTGATTCATCTCGATCTAGATACACTTCCAAGACAAATCGTAGAAAAAATGAACCAAGTCCATGATTATAGATGAGAGATTTATCAATTGGTTAAAGTTGCAAAACCTTACCTCCTTCATAGGAGATAAAATAGTTAAAGAATCACTCTTCAAATGGTATGGTTTTATCTCAGATAGAGTGCCAAACATGAACAAGAAAAAAATGAGTAACTACCAATACCTCTGTGTTTTTGTTGAATTTTATGAAAGATGGATAGATACACTTTCAAAAGCTGAGAAAAAAAATGTCCCAAATATCACAACTATTTTAGAAAATCTGAATAAAAATATCACCAATCAAAACCAATCTCGTTCTAAAGTCGTAAATGAATGGTTCAACTACGAAACAGGAACATTCGAATATGAACTAGAAGATGGAAATTTAATCATTTCAGATAAAAAATCCTCCGGTAACTTTTTAGCACCTGATCTAGTTGATACCACTTTTTCATCTATCTTCCACCGAATTGTGAATCCAGATTTATTTAGAGAAGAACAAATCAATAAAATATTAAACTAGATGATTACATCAGAAAGATGCCAACTTTTTTACCATTACACCCAAAATAAAGCGCGTATTAAAAATTATTATTCTATTTTTGTTTGGTCACAGACCTTAAATCAGTGGCCTGAATCCAAACATCCAGATAGATACAACGATGTTCAAGATTGTGTTTATTTTTGGGAACTTTGGTCTGATTTTACTATAGCAAATATTAAATCAATCGAAAAATCTATGAATGAATTTTCAGATGTAGTTCACCAAGTTGGTGATGGTGTTTTCGGGAGTAATAAAAGTTTTTTTGGGACTCCACTCGGAAAGATTTATCTAAGAATAAATAATCCCCGTCTTTTAAGAGATGTTTTAATAGAAAAAATTTTAGAAAATGACTAACCTTTTAGATTTCACAAAAGCGCTTTTTGGGAGCTCACAGATGTGGAGTAATATAACACGTGAAGACAAAGAAGCTCACTATTTTATAATAAATAGAATGTTCGCAAAGAAATATCCAGAGTGGTCTTCAATTTTGTCCCAAGACAACGTAGATAAATCTTCAGCTATGGATACTTGGCATCACTTAGTTAGAGGTCGTGGTTACGAGGCCTGGTTTTGGAAAAAAAATCCAAATTCTTCACATAAAAAAACTGAGCAATTTGATGATGAAATTATGTTAAAACATGATTTAACGAAATCAGAATTGGATTGTATTAAGCAACTTTATCCAGAAAGTTTTGATATTATAATTAAGGAGTTCAAAAGAGTAAAAAAAACAGAAATGGAAAAATTATTATGAAAATTGCTATTTGTTTTTCTGGTCAAATCAGAGAAATGCACAAAAGTTTTGATTACTGGAAAAAAATTACCGAAGAATACAATTTGGATGTTTATGGTAGTTTTTGGGAGAGAACCGAAGAGGAAAAACTTTCAGAAGATATCACACAAGAAGAACTATTCTACAAATTAAATCCAATAAAATGTGAATGGGAAAATCCACATAATTTTGAAAGTTCGGTTGTAAGTGTATTTCGTGAAGAAATCATAGAAAAATTTAGCATAAATGATATGTGGCCTTTGACTCCTGATTTACTAGAGTCGACCAGAGAATGTCGATTTTTTTATCTTTGGTATAAAGTTATGAAATGTAATTCATTGTGTCAAGACAAAAACTATGATATAGTAATTAGAACAAGAACTGATATTTACTTCGAGCCATTCCCTGATCTGGAAATCAATGGTTATTTGAATCTAGTTTGGGGTTGTACATTCAACGATAAATGGTTAAATAATGGCGGTCCCCCAGATCAGTTTGCTTATGGCTCTCAGAAAAATATGAATTATTATAGCTCTTTATTCATTTATCTTTCTAGATACCTTAAAGAAGGTGCCTACATGTTTCCACCCGAGAATATACTAAAAACACACCTGATGCAGTTTAAGATAACTCTTAGACAACTACCATCTAGATTACATTATTTCAAAGATGATGGTTGTTTCAACCAAGCTTGGGGCGTAACGAATATACTCTTTAGTGAACCATATAACTACCCGAAAGAAATTGATCCAATCTACAGTTTTTATCGTGAAAGATATTCAAATTAAAAAAAAAATAAAAACAAAAAATATATGTCAAATACAAAATCCAGAATAGACGGTGTAGATACATCAGAAATTGATCCGAAAAAAACCAATTGGTATACGCTCAGAGTTCAATCTGGCAGAGAAAGAACCCTACTCGAAAGAATGAACCGAGATAAAGACAGAGGTGATCTACCGATTATAGAAGCTTTTTATCCTACAGAAAAAACAATCACCAATAGAAATGGCCAAAGAATCATGAGAGAAAAAGTTCTTTTTCCTGGCTATATCTTCGTAGAAACTAAATATGTAGGTGAGCTTGAATACTGGGTAAAATCTACGCCCGGAGCTGCTGGTCTTCTTAAAGATGCCGCTGGAAACCCTATCTGGGTTAAGCAGTATGAACTTGAGAAAATGAGAGCTAAAATTGACGAAACAGATACAGCTACGGCTTTGGAATACTCATCAGGTGAAAGAGTTCGTATTTTAGGTGGTCCATTTTCTGGATTTGAAGGTGATGTGAAAGAAATGAACCGACAAAAGAATTCAGTTAAAGTTTCTGTGAAAATTTTTGGTAGAGAAAACTTTATAGAAATACCACTTGATGATGTCGAAAGAGTAAATAATTAAATATTTTTTCATATCTTTGTAAAAAAATAAAGAATGTCAAAAATAGGATATTGCTGTATCTGCCTTGGTATCAACGAAGGTGTCAAAAAAGTAGATCAAGTATCAGTGAATCGTGGTATGGTCAAAAAAACTTTTGACACGAAAGGTCTTGAAGGTGTTAGCGAACTAGCTACCAAAAATTTAGAAGATTTAATCAAAATCCTTGAGTATAATTTACAAAACAACATCTTTGTATATAGAATGTCCTCAGAGATGTTCCCTTGGCTTACACATTACGATGTAACGACATTACCTAGATTTGATAGGATAAAAGCTCTTCTAAAATCTGCTGGTGATTTTGCCAAGCTACACGGTATGAGATTATCGTTTCACGCACCACCGTTTTGTGTATTAGCTAGTCAAAATCCAGATGTAGTAGAAAAAACAATCGACGAACTCGATAAACATTCACAGCTAATGGATCTCATGGGTCTCGAGGCATCGACCTACTATTCAATCAATGTTCATGTTGGTGTAACCAAACCCAGCAGAGAAGAAGCAGCCGAGAGATTTTGTCAAAATTTTGAGAGGTTATCAGCAACTACCAAAAAACGACTAACAGTAGAAAACGACGACTCAAAAAATCAGTTCTCAACCCAAATGCTAAAGTCCATGATTTGGGATAAGATAGGAACGCCTATTGTATTTGATTTTTTTCATCACGCTTGTTTTTCTGATGATCTCGATCAGAGGTCAGCTTTCGAGTTGGCTCGTCAGACCTGGCAAGAAAAGCAACTATGTCATCATTCATCTTCTAGAAAAATTCATGAAGATCAATCATCTAAACTCGAAGCACACGCCGACTATCTTTTTGAGAACTTTGATGATTATGGTTACGATATCGATGTTGAGCTAGAATGTAAAGCAAAAGATTTAGCACTTCTAAAGTTCAGAAGTGAGTTTATGGCCTCTTGAAAATAATATATACCCTTAAATAAAATTTTATATGAGGGTTAGATATTTTGACGAGTTTATTCTTGAGAGGCTTTACGATACTCCAGAGGGGTATATTTCTACTAGGCTTGATACTATAGAGAGAACTATAAAATCTCTTTTTGAAGAATCTGGTGAAGAAGTAGATACTTTTTCGGCAAAAGAACAAAAAGATCTTAAAGGTGGTGGTAAAATGAGGTTCAACGAACTTGGTATTCAGCTAGATTCTATACAAAAATCAAAATACTCGAAAGTTCAAGATAGTATCAAGTGTAGATTCTCGGATGATGAAAACCTTTATGATTTTACTGTTATACTCGATTTGAAGGATGCTGTTCCGGCTGATGGATCTAAAGATTTCTCGGCAGATGATATTAAAGATTGTTTTGTAAAGTTTAAGAAATACAACATCGACAGCTTCGATCTTTTAGGCGAAATATCTAAAAATATCAAGATAGAAGATATCGATGAAGATCTTCTAATAGAACTCAAGTTAGAGCTTGATGGTGGTAGTAAAGATTCTTCGGAAGAAAACTTTTCTATAGAAACTCAGTAAAAGTTAGTATGGATGGTAAGTATTTTGTAGTAACATCACATGCTATTATAAGTTCTATTAAATCAAGTTCCAAATACTTCAGAGTTAATTTAGGTGTTTCACTAACTCTTGAAGATACAAAAGGAGAAGATAGATTAGATAATGATAAAGATAGATTTGCCTTTGCTTATAGAAAATATAAAGGTTCAATTTGTCTAAGTGCCGGCGAAGTTGGAAATATGCATTTCTACACTGATCATACAATATCCCCAAACAAAATACTCATCTATAAAGATTTTGAGGAATTTGAGTTAAATTATGATAATCAATATGTTAGAGAATTTGGAACCGATGCCTGGATAGGCAAAATGATGAAAGAAGTTGATACTAAGATTGAACAGCTAAATGATGTATCGAGTGAGTTATCTACAGATATTCCAAATCCAGTCAAAAATAAAGGTGATAGATCTAAACTTTTCACCAATCCTGGTCAAGTTCGATACGAAGATTTGAAAGAATATCTAACCACGAAAAGGCAGAAGATTTAATTCAGTATTTTTTTCAACCTTCTATCCCTTTTTAGTTGAACTGATTTAGCTAACTTTTTTTTCCAAATTTCATCTAGGATTTCCTTCGAAGGTTTGCCCCTTTTTACAGATATCCGGTGTATTTGATCGAAGTTATGTCCGAGATTTATGTCTTTAATAAATATGTTATGAGAAATAATACAAATATTTAGATCTTCTATTGAAAACATTCTCTTTCTCTTTTGATTATTTTTTTTTTGATAAAGTTTATATATAAAAAAACATTCCTCAAATAATATATATACAAATATGATACACAAAAAGTTCAACCAGTTCTTAAACGAAGAAATTCTCCTAGAAAACCTTATCATGGAATCTACTCTCAATTTTTCACCAAATTTTACTTCTCTCTTGAACTCTCTCAAAGATGATGATAGAGTAGCTAGAGAAATACTATCAGCTTTTCAATCAGGAAAAGACGCTGAATACGCAGCTAACTACATTGATCTTACAAAAGATAGAAAAGATTATGTTGAGTATATTCCACAAAACAAAGCTGAAAGAATTTTATCTGAAACAAAAGAGATCTGGATAATCAACAACACGTCTGGATTACTAACTTTTAATAAAGACGAGAATGGTGAATACAAAAACATTTCTACTTTCAGAAGATTGAACTACACACCTACCGATGGTGATGTTTCAACATCAATTTCATCTGGAATGAAATGCCAAATAAAGGCTCGATGTATTAATCCAAGTAAAAAAGAATATGCCTTGATTGATATTGGTGAAGTTCAAGGTAAAGAGTTTGTTTCGAATGGTGTTCAGAAAGTTATCAACATTAACAGTCTTATTCCTTTTGATAATCGATACGACAGGCTTTGGACTGAGCAAAGAGCTACTTTTAAAGTAGGAAAATTTGCTAAATCTGTTCTCAAAGTTCTTAATATCAATCACACTGAACAAGAAATCGAAGTTTTTACCAACCGGTATAAAGCAGCCTGGGATATTTTCAACCAAGCTTTCGCTAAATTTGATGTTGTCAAAGGTGATCAAATAGCATTTTGGTATAAAAGTCAGAATTATGAATCTCAACTAGGCCAGCTCGGAAACTCTTGTATGAAAGAAAAGGGGCCTGAGTATTTCAAGATATACACCGAAAATCCAGAAGTTTGCCAAATGGTTATACTTTATGATAACAATGGAAGAATATCCGATGGTAAATATCTATCCAATAAGATTCGTGGTAGAGCTATTGTTTGGACACTTAATGACGGAACTATCTTTGTAGATAGGATTTACACAAACAACGATTCAGATATTGAACTTTTCAAGCAATTTGCTCAATCTAAAGGTTGGTTTTACAAAACCCATCAAGATTCAAGTTCTAATCTTATGATGACGGACGGTAAAACCAGAAAAACAGAAGATACTTATATATGTAATCTTAAAAAAGTATATTTTGATAGATATCCTTATGTTGATAGTATGAAATATTTGAGTCTCACTGAGAAATGTCTTACTAACATAGCTATCGACTCATCTGAAAGACAACTTGTTTCTACTTCTGGTGATTGGTATGAAGTCGATGACTAATTGAACTCTATTTAGTTTTTAAGAAACTTTTCACTTTTCTTAGGAACTTAATAAGATGAAGTTTTGAGTGAAGTTCCATAGTATAGATTTTATATATACAAATATGATTTTAGATGAACTTCAATACGAAAAATATTTACTAGAAAATCGTTCTCAGGTTTTCAATGAGAACGAGATTCAAAGATTGAAAAAGATCTTCAGCACCCCATCGAACTACGTTAAGAAAAATCACGATGAGACAGCTGTATATTGTTTTTTGGCCTACTCCTATCTACTTACTATAGAAAAATTTACCAATGAATGGATCGTTACCTATGCAGATTTTTCTTCAGTATCCGAAAACACCTATCAACTTTTCACTGATTGGGAAAGTGTTATTCGAGAGGTACAATCGATACTTGCCCGGAAAAAACAAAAACTATTTGATTATAGAGCTTTTTCTGATGTATTCTCATCACCTCAAAAGATCGATGAAAAGTTAGGTGTAGCAACACAAATAGAACCAGCTGTTGAGACTATCTATAAGGCTCTTCTACCAATAACTTCTAGATTTTTAGAGAGTAATCTATCAAGTGATTTAGTTAAAATCTCTATACCGTGGGCTAGTTTCAAGATCGCCTTTCAGGGTAAAGCGGAAGATTTCATCAAATTTCCTCTTGAAAAAGTAGATATGAAGGTTACACTTAGGCGTGTAAAAAAGTTGGATTTCAGGGGTAAATACACTGTAACTGGATTAGCTCAAAACATTTCCCAGAAAGAAGATTCACCTGATGAAAGTTTCTTAGCTCTAGCTAATCCCGATGCTGTTCGAGATTTACCAGGAGAGATTGAAAAAACTATTACTGGAAGACTTGAGTTTTCTATTAGAGTTTCTAATGTATTCGAAGGACCCGTTGTAGATAATCTATACAGAGAACTTCGAGCTACTATATCTCATGAACTTGCTCATCTTCACGAGTTTTATCAAAGACATATCAAAGGTCGTGGTGGCCAAACCTTCAGTCTATCTTGGGCAGGAGCAAAAAACTATAATATTCCAAAAACTATCTGGAAATTTTGGTATAGATTTCATTACTTAGTCTATATATCTGAACCTTACGAACAAAACGCGGTAGTTCAAGAAGCATACGAATATGTGAAATCTATGAGCTTGGACGAGTTCAAGAGAACTACTATTTGGGAAGGCACACAGAAAATGAAAAACTTTTCTTGGGAAGCACATTATAGAACAATCCTAGACGCTATTGATGAAGTTTCACCACACCTCAAAGATTCTATACTAACTAGACTTAAAAATTGGTTTGTAAAAGATTATAAACAACTCGAAACAAAAGAAACCAATACTAAACTTTACAAAGATATTGAAACTATTCAAGATGTTCCATCACTAATGAAGTTATTCGAGAGAAGAATAAACCAGGCTGGTAGAGATATGGAAAGAAAGTTACTTAGATTATTTAGCCTAAAAGATCAATCTAACTCCTGAACATCTTTTCGATCGATTTCACTTGCTGGTTTAATCTCGATAGCTTTTAAGATTTCTTCTTCGGTAGGTGGCACATACTCACTAACCATATTGATTATTTGCTCATAGGGAACGACCAGTGAACTTATTTTTTTCTCTAGTATCTCCATATCAATTTGCCAAGAAAGTTCTTCTATCTTACTTTCTAGTTCGTTTGAGAGTATTACCAACCCATCGATAGGTCCGTAGAAATAACAAGCTTCAAAATACTCACCTTCAATCATCAAGGTTAGTAGGCAAAGAACATCCGACTCAACACTACCAAGATAATCCAATACAGAAGGTATAACTTCTTTCATTTTACAAGGATACTTTTTTAAGATGACCCTTGGATTTTAGATTTTCAAGAAGGGTATCTCTCATCGATTGATTAAGTGCTAGGTTTCCAGAGAAGCTGGTAGACATCGAAGAGTAAGAAAGATATTCTCTCCACATTTTAGAAATAATTTCGATGTGCTCTTCATTTTTGGTTGCTAGGAGTTTATCCCAGTCAAGTGTCCAAGTTTCTTTTTCGAGTGTCATATTTTGATTTCTATTTTTTTTATTTTATCGTCTAGATCGGTAAAGATAATAGAAATACTATCAAGTCGCTTCACTTCACGAGCTGATTTTCTATCTTCTAAGAGCATAGCATCTTTAACCCATTTAGGTTGAACCGAAGGCCTTTCACCAAGAAGTTTGATGAGATCTTGTTCGATTTGGTTTAAGTTGAGATCTTCTTCGCGAAGGTTGAGGTTACCAATGTAGTTATTGATTGCGGATTCTTTTAAGGATATTGACATGGTATTATATATTATTTTTCTAGTTTAGTAAAAAAATAGTAGTAGATCTTAGGACCTACTACTATTTGATAGACGAACTAATGGTTTTACTTGTCTTGATCTTCAACCGTTGTATATTCTACATCTTCTACACCACTTGAACTAGAACCTTCTTCACTACTGATTTTAGAATAAATCTCGGTAGAAATTTTGGAGAAAGTCGACTCAAGAGAAGACGAAGCTTCTTTCATCCTAGTCTCGTCTCGTTGAGAGAGAGCCTCTTCGAGCTGGCCGACCAGTTTTTGAAGCTCTTCTAGCTGCTCGGGTGTAAACTTGTCCTTCCACTCTTCGAGTGATTTTTTAGTAGTGAATACTTGAGTATCACACTTATTGACAAGCTCGGCAGTTTCCATCTTACGTTTATCCTCAGCCTCGTTCTGAATAGCCTCGTCTTTCATACGTTGGATTTCCTCTGGTGTTAGAGAAGAACCACCTTCGATACGAATTTTGTTTTCTTTACCAGTAGCTTTATCTTGAGCTTTAACACTTAGGATACCATTAGCGTCGATATCAATACTAACCTCGATTTGTGGAACACCCCTCGGAGCTGGCATAATACCATCAAGATGGAACCTGCCTATCGAACGGTTATCTGATGCCATCGGCCTTTCACCTTGAAGAACGTGGATTTCAACTGAGTTTTGATTATCAGCAGCTGTTGAGAAAGTTTGCTGCTTTCTTACTGGAATAGTTGTGTTGGCCTCGATAAGTTTGGTCATTACACCACCCATGGTTTCAATACCGAACGAGAGTGGAATAACGTCTAGTAGAAGAACATCATTAACATCACCGGTAAGAACAGCACCTTGAATAGCTGCTCCCATTGCTACGACTTCATCTGGATTTACAGATTTATTGGCTTTTTTACCAATAAAACTCTCGACAGCATCTTGAATAGCTGGAATGCGAGTAGAACCACCTACTAAAACTACTTCATCAATCTCACTTGGCTTAAGACCAGCAGATTTTAGAGCACTTTTCGCACAGGCCACTGCTCTATCAACGAGTGATTTGGTAAGTTGATCGAACTTAGCACGGGTAAGAGATTTCACAAAGTGTTGAGGAACGTTATCCTTCACCGTAATATAGGGAAGATTGACCTCGGTTGAAAGTGAAGAAGAAAGTTCGATCTTTGCTTTTTCAGCTGCGTCTTTCAGTCGTTGTAATGCCATTGGATCTTTCGTTAGATCGATACCAGTGTCACTTTTGAACTCACCGGTCATCCAGGCAATGATCGCATTATCAAAGTCATCACCACCTAGATGGGTATCACCATCGGTTGATTTTACCTCGAATACACCATCACCAATTTCAAGAACTGATACGTCGTGGGTTCCACCTCCGCAGTCGAAAACCAAGATTTTTGAGTCTTGACCTTTTTTATCTAAACCATAGGCCAGGGCAGCTGCTGTAGGTTCGTTGATAATCCTCTCGACTTTAAGCCCAGCGATTTGACCGGCTTCCATCGTTGCGCCTCTTTCGGCATCTCCGAAGTAAGCAGGAACGGTAATAACAGCTCGTGTAACTTCGTAACCTAGATAATCTTCGGCGGTTTTTTTCATTTTCTGAAGGATCATCGCTGAGATTTCTTGAGGGGTATAATCTCTATCATCAATCGATACGACGGGTGTAGAGTTTGAGCTTGATTTCACCGTGTAGGGAACTTTGCCAGCTTCGTCTTTCGATGCTGCCCAGCTCTTACCAATAAATCTCTTAATAGAGTAGATGGTTTTTTGGGGATTGGTCACTGCTTGTCTTTTAGCAGGATCTCCGATTCTTCGGTCTTTATCGGTGAAGGCAACGACCGATGGTGTTGTTCTGCGGCCTTCAGAGTTTGGAATGATCACTGAATCTCCCGCCTCAACAATAGCTACCGCTGAGTTAGTTGTTCCTAGGTCAATACCGATGATTACGTCTTTTTTCATAGTTTTAGTGGTTTATTTTTTTTATATTTTATTTTTTGAGTAAGTTATAGCACTTGGTGGTTTTAGTGTTCATAGTGACTGTTAAGATACCGTTTTCAACCTGAGCGGTGGCTGTTTCTTGATCGGCATTTTTTGGAACTTCCAGAGTAGTGTTTACCTTATAGGTTACCCCATCACTTTTATATTTACCTGATACATTAAGAACGCCATCCATGAGTTGAACCCAGAGAGTATCCTTTGTGAAGCCAGGAACTTCCATACGAAGTGAAATAGTCCCATCATCTTTTTGAACGAACTTGTGAGAAAACTTTGTTTTGTGGTAGTGATCTACTAATGATCTGGTTAGGTTACTTGAGTGTAAGAACATAGATTTATATTTTTTTTCTTTTTATCATACATATATTGTGCCAAAGAAACTTATATGACAAAATGACATAAAAGATTTTTTTTCATAAAGATGTGCAACTACTGATTTTTTTTTCTATCTTTGTAGTTGAAATAAAAATCTGTATGACTACAAAAGAAAAGATTAACTCCTTGGTTCTTGAGTTTCTAGATTCCGATATCTCTAAAAAACTACCTACATCGGGTTTTTTAGCAGGTGGCGCTCTATCGAACTGGATCATTCACCGAACATTACGAACCTCGTCACCTATTATCAATGATCTAGATGTTTTTACGATTGATAACGTAACCACTGAAAACACCTGGATAACTTCACTTACTAGTTGGAACCCAGAAATCGTTCAATCGGGTTATAACTATATTATGAAGCTTTCTTTCGAGAATTGGTATAAAATACTTACCTGTAAACGAGAAGGTCTAGTAAACTACATTTCTGTTGAAGTTTCACCGGGATCTGGATATAGAAGTATTCTTGAGAACTTCGATCTCGATCTGTGTGCTATTGGGTGCGATCTATCTACTCGAGAAGTTATCTATACCCCGGCCTTTGAGAAGTTTTTTGACCAGCTACCTCAAAAGCGAGAATTTTCTCTACAAAACCTCAATTCTCCCGACAAAACACTTATTAGAGCTCTTAAAAAATCTATTCAACTTGATCTTACTTTTTCCAAGAATGATTTCGATTTTCTTTATTATATCATCACTGAACTTCCGGGTCTTCATAGAAAAACTTTTTCTGATAAACTAGCAGAAGATTTTCTCTACCTACAAAAAAATCCGAAAACTTCACAGCTACTCCAATCTCTGAAACTTGTTCGCAGGGAAGATATTGAAGATTATCTTTTCCATAAAAGTAACAGTTATCTTGGTGAAAAACATTTCAAGCTCTGGTCTTTAGAGCAAGTAAAAGAGTTTGTAGTTCCCACCGGGGTGACCGAGAAGACCGAGGTGGATGAGTTGTTGCAAATTCGATACTTTAGAACTTACATTCACGTCTTAAATCTTTATCGTGCGGTCGGAGGTCACTTTGATGTGTTTAAAAATGAAGATTTTTTACAAAATCTTGAATATCTTGCCTTTTCTGGTTGGGTTGATATGGATTATAACCTTGTAGTAGCACAGAAGGAGTGGATCGAGTGGATTTCTAAGATTACTTCGGCTTCACCTAGAAGTTTCAATTATTTTAGAAAAAAAGGCCTTACAAAAAGTATTGAACAGGTCAAAAAGATGAAATCATCCTCTGTTTGGAATATTATCGGTAAGATTTTTGATAGTTGTTCTTTTTCTCTAATAGATGAATATTTAGAAAATCCTGATGATGAACTTTCACAAGCCTATCTGGAAATTTCTTCTCGTAAATCACTGATGACTCTAGTTCAGGATTGGTAGTAATGTGTGCTACCTCTTTCTAGCTAGAGTTACACAATCCACAAAATTTGGATCTTGCCAAGAAATCTTCACCCAATACTGCTCCAATACCTCAAAACCTAAAACATCAAGCTCATCGTTTAATACGCTCAAATCGAGATTTGCTCTTCCACAATAGTTATTGAATGAAAAATCCGAACCACCCCAAAAGTGAGCGTGATGTATAAAAAAAATACCATCCACCTTGAGAGCTCTTGATATCTCTTTCAGATAGATTTTGAAAATATCCCAGTGAATATGTACAAATGAATCCCAAGAAAAAATAAAATCAAGGTTATTTTGAAAATGTTCCGGTAGCGATTTACCATCGTTCACAAAATAACCAGAACATTTATTTCCAAATTTTTTCATACAAACAGAAAGGGGGTGCTCGTTGAGATCTACTAGGTATAGCTTTTCAGAGAAGTTTAAGAGGTATTCTGTCATTCTACCCTCACCTGGCGCTATTTCAAGACCCTCGCCAAAAAACCATTTTTTGGCATGTCTCTCGATCTCGGTCTCCCATAATAGTTGAGTCGACCCATTTCTTGACCACTCATGTCCACCATCTATGAATGGATTATTCCATAACCTTTGCTCTTCTATATTCATATAATAAACTCTTAAGCCATGGTCTGGTCTTGTATAGGATTTGTCCAATCTGGACCTTGAAGAATATTCAGCATTTCTGTGTATCCATGCTCAGTTGATCTAGTAGTTAAGGATTGAACCGATAGAGGCATATCACCGTCGTATTTCACAAAGGTAAGAGTACCATCTACTGATTTTCTTACTGTTTCGGCTGAAGTTTCTAAAACTTGAGAGAAATCCACCAAATCAAGTTCAGTAACTGAGAAGATTACAAATTTTCTGTTTTCGTACATATTTTTATTTTTTTTTATTTTTTAAAAAGAATACCTAATAATTTTTATTGGGGCTGTTCACATAGAGTTCCAGAACCTGATATTCTGCCCGTTTCTGGATCTATTGTAAAATACAAAAATGTATCACCTATTACTGAGTAACCTTGAAGGGGATTTATACCTAAGTCAGTATAAAGATAATCTCCGTCCTGTAGTCCTGCAAATGTCGACCTAATTCCATAAGCTTCAATTCCACCACCACTCGAACAATCACCTTGGTTGAGATCTGTATATACATAATATCCAGAGAACGCAGTAGTAGTAGAGGTAGTTGTTGTGGCTGGAGGTAGGGAATATCCTAACGGATAATTCCTATAAAGTGTGTGATTATAAATAGCCTGAACTTCACTATCTGAAAGATCTCTGGTATAAAAAAAGGCTTGTGATATTCTACCATTAAAATATCTTGTAGAAAACCCATCCCAACCAAGAAAAGAAGATGTTAGACTAAGTGCTGCGTTAGTTACAGAAGTATGGGAGTAAACAGATTTTGAACCTGTCGCACTTATCATTGTGAAAGTTGCCCCATTCGATCTAACTGCAACAGAACAGAAAGTCCATACATTGATAGAAGTCAAAAGATTAGTTTCAACATCAAAATGTGAATTATTCCAAGTATACCTCAATTTAGAAGTATTACCGGAATTACCAAAATGTAAGCCAGCTGTTGCTCCGTTGGTTCTGTTATAGAAAAGACCAGCGTATTCGACCTGTTCTGCATTTCTTCTGAACCATACAATCCAGGTAACAGTATTAGATGTGCTAGTTCTGTTAACAGGAGTTTTTATGTAATTATCGGTTGCGCCACTGAAATTAAAGCTACCACTAAAATCATCACTATAACTTACTTTTGTTGAGTTATTCACCAGGGTAAAATCCCCATAATTACCAGATCTATCTGTGGCGGTGTTGTTGTTTGGTAGATTTGGATGATTTTGCGCATCAAACCAAAAATTAAGTCCATCTCTGGGTATAGTTGAACTAGTGATTGCTGAAATGGTAATTAAAGCCATACATATTTATATATCAAAATTTTTATATCTTTGATATCAACTTATATTTTTTCTACTATATATTCAAAGGAGTCAATCAACAGTAGAGGTGAGTTTTGTAAGTAGTCCCAAACTTCTTGAAACTAAGTGGCCTTTAACTAGATTTGACTCCTTTTTCATTTTCCTTGAACATCGACACTCATCTCGATACTATCTCTAGAAATATTCCTTAGACATTTCAAACTCCAAATCTCTCCAGCTGAGATAACTAAAAGTCCTGCTACGGGATTTATAAAGGCAACTCCAGCGCCCAGACCCCAAGCGCCAATTTTTACAAACATCATTTTTCTAACCTCTAGTGAAGTTTTTAAACTATAATGAGATAGAAGTGATGAAAGTGTTTCTAGATCATATCTATAGTAATAAAAATAATAAACAAGGGTATCACCTCTGCCCCCTACTAAATTTTTATCTAAAAACTTATCCAACTCTTCTTGTTTTTTCTCATCGATTATTTTATCAATATGAACCGTATAATAGAGTATAACATTCGAAGATGACGTATCGATAGTCTCTGTCCAATCAAGTTGAATAAGACCAACTCTTCTACAAGTTTGATCGTTTATTGTATCACCATTAAGATAGATTTGAGAATGGCCTCTGGCAGAAAGAAGTAGTAAAATCAGAAGAAAAATAGAGCGAAGTAGCATTTTTTGGTTATTCGTTTTTTGTAAGTAAAGGCGTAAAAAGGTGAGCAAGTAAAAATCCTACGAATATTATTATTGAGCTAGTTATAAATCCTGGATTTCCAAAAACTAAATTTGTATAAAATCTTAATACCCAGATTACAAGTAACCAGATTAGTGTAAAAACAATAGTTGAGAAGATTTTTTCTTTCACCGAAGATGACAGGATTATAAATTTATATATTTAGAAGTTTACTCTCTAGAACAAAAAAAAGAGGCATAGGAAATATTTCCTACGCCTCTAGAAAAAACCGGATAAAAAATTACCGAACTACTATTCTGGATATCTTTAAGGAAAGTTTATCTTGAATAAGAACGGTCATTAGACCAACTTTATTTGTATCCAGAGATACTCGGATGGCATCTTCAGAGATCTGACTCCATGAAGATTGAACCTCCCTACCACGAATATCGAATACACGCACATCTTGTGGAAGTTCATCTAACTGAATAGTAAATAGACCTTGTGTAACTGGGTTCGGATAAACCCTTGTTACGGTTCGATTTACGACTTCTACAGAGGTATGAACGGTATCTGGATTGAAATTTGACCAGCCCCTAGTCCAATCTACTAGGCCAAAAGCGCCAATGAAACTCACGGTATCAAAAAATCCATCACTCAATCGGGGATTTGTAAAATTAGCACCACTCAACAATAAACTTCCTGAATCTGGCACGAGGTCTGGACTACCCAAGTTTGCGTAACCCGGGCGAAGACCCAATCGAAATGTGCTATCAATAATTTGGTTCTGACGAGTTGAATCTAAAAAATAGGAGTTCATACCTTGCCAGGTATTTTGACCAGATGTTTGCTCGAAGTTATTTAGCATATTACAGAGTATAACACGTTCTAGCTGAAGGCTATCGAGAGTAGCTGCTGCTTGAGATGCTTGTCCATCAATATGAAGACCAGTTGTATAACCAGTAAAAAGAGAGTTATAGATAGAAGTTCTGGTATTTCTACGAAGATGCATAGCTCTACGGTAGAGTGAAGCCGGGTTACCACCCTCTCTAGGTCCAATAATAGTTACATTAGAAAATAGAGGTGAAGTAAAGGGTGTATTAAAAGTTCCGGTTCCATCGTTATCAGACTCAAGTCCATTGGATTGGGATTGGTCTGAAATATTTGGGTCTCTCATTGATAAGGCGAATTGAACCTTTCCAGAATATCCAAAATCAGTATCAAAATCGTCATCCCAACCTCTGTGTGCTACTAGGTATTTACAATTTACATTTCCACCGAACCACTCAAAGGCATCATCACCAGAATAGCTAACTTGTATGTGATCGATTTGTGTTTTACGACCTACACCACCGAGAGTTAATCCGTTTATTTCAGAGTTTGGCTGATAGGCGATGCCTGGGTATTCAATACGAACATACCTAAAAACTCCTGAACTATCATCTTGGTTATTTCCCCCATAAGTAGCATCTTGCCCAAGAAGACCACCTTCGATAATACCTATGCCACCAGGAACATTGATAGGTGCGTTTCCCAGGATTACGATACCTCCCCAGTCACCATAAGTTCTAGTTCCTTGTGGTTGATTCGAGGTAAATACAATAGGCATTGTATCATTTCCGTTGGCTAGGATCTTTCCGGTCTTTGTAATAATAAGTGTGCCTTTCGAAGCTTTATCACCTCTAATAGTAGTGCCTGGCTCGATTGTTAGAGTAGCTCCATCTTTTACAAACCGATAGCCTTCGATAAGATAAATTCTATCCCGTCTCCAGGTTGTGTTGGTAGTGATATTCGTTCTTACGGTATCTACTAGATTTTGAGCTTCCGACAGACTACTTACTAGTAGAAAGAGAAGTAGTAATAATTTTTGTTTCATAAATGTTTTTTTCTTATTTATAGACGCTCAGAAAAAGAAGTTTGATTACTACTCGAACAAAACAGGAAATATTTAATATATTTAGATATGAAAAACTTTGAAATTTACAGACATCATCTTGAGCCCTTCATTGGAACATCCGCTACTGTTCTAATATCAGGAGATTACTCACACGAGCTTCCAGGCGATATTTCAGATTTTCTAGGTAGAGATACTCGGATAATTTTTAGGTCTGAATCTGGTGTAAGACCAAATATTACTCTAGATTTTCAAGGATTTACAGAAAATTTCTGGAATGTTTCTGCCTTGGGTCTTTATATACCTTTTATAAAGAACTTAGATCCCCTACTTGATTATACAACTCTCACACAAAGAGATAAACTTTTAGATTTCATAAATCAAACCGGTTTCATACACCAATATGAAGATTTTTTAGCTATAGAAAAAAGACCTTCACCTAGAGTTATTTCAGGAACTCGTTACGTCTGAACCTTTTTCACGATAAAGAGCCGAGATATGTATGAAAATAATTGAAATATTCGTAACTATAACGGGCATATCAGATTTTAAATATCCATACCAAGACCATAACAGGCAAGCAGCAATCGAAACTACTCTAAGTCGTTTCATGGATTTTTGAGAAAATGAAATGAAAACCACCAGAGTTGAGAGCCAGCCAATTATTTCTACAAATGTCATAAGTTTTTTTTCAAATATACAAAAAAATTACCTAAAGACTATCTAAAACCGGAAAATCTTATTATCTTTGTAAAAAAATATCTATGAAAAGATTTCTATCACGGGAGCATTTCACCAATTTACGAGCACTTTACCTACTTGTTTTTGTTTTTGGACTCGTGGAATATCTTTTTTTCGGAAGATTCGGTAGGGATATCCCCGCTTTTGACCTCTTGAGCCTTCTAATCACCATCATCATGCTGGGAATAACCTGCTACGAGGATCCCCAGAAAAATTTCAATCTAGCAACTCTATTAGGTTTAGGTAGTTCTTACTACCTCTTATCTCATTTTACTCACCATCTCCTCTCTCTCTCTAATTACAACATGCCACTCAAACCAGTCGATATGATCGAGAGCGATCTACTTGAACAGCTCAAAGAAGTTGGTTTTTTGGGTAACTCTGAATATTACCCCACTTACGCACTTGCCGATTGGTGGTTCAGAGAAGTTCACTACCTAAAATATTCAGTTGATTGGATGCCTAATATTCAACTTTTTACTTTTCATGTGACGAATATGAAAAGTTCAGTCCGTGAATTTCTGGATCAAAGAAAATCGGAACTTTTCAATGGAATACCTAGATTCCAAAGTTATGAAGAGGCTAGAAGAGCAGCTTTTATGCGAATGATAGAAAAAGTAATGCCTCTACAACTTAGAAGAGAAACTAGAATAAATAGAATATTATCCCAAGACCCATCATGAAAAAATTCTTACCACTTCTGTTCTATTCATTTTTACTACTTGTCTCTTGCTATCAAGGTTCGAGATTTCGTATCTATACCGAGCGGGGTCGCGAGAAACGTGAAGATTCAACATCTCTACAAAAACCCAAGGATACGATACCTCCACTGGCCCGTCAACTTACTTATGAAAAATTTAACTTCACCACAGATTTAATCATTCAAAATTTAGTAAGAGCTCAAAAAATGGTTTATGAACGTAGATACACCGAAGCTAGAGCTCTTGTCGAGCAAACACTTATTTGGTATCCAACACCAGAGGCCTTGCTACTGCTTGGAAGTATCCACCATGTTCAAGGTGACCTGACCCAGGCAGATTCTTGTTGGCACTTAGCTAGGGAGCTTGGCCTTAAAAGCGGCACTATAATTACAATTCCACAAAAATGAATCCGTGGCCTAAAATATCTGAACTACTCGATTGGGATTTCTCGGTGAATGGTAATCTTGATATCCAAAACGAGCACCACCAACTTATTTACAGAGAAGAAGAAGATGGTACTTGCACTAGATGGTTTTGGGATCATCTCGGAAGAAATTACCTACTCAGAGATTCTAATGGATTTTGGAGTAGAGAATACTATTCTAGTGATGGTAAATTAGTCTATAGTTGTGATTCCCGTGGTCACGACGTTAAATTTGCTTCTGATGAAATAGTAACTCAAGCCATTAGAGAGTGTAAGCTAAGAGATCTTCTATCCGATGAAGGGGATGATGGTAACCAAACCGACCAAAACAGGGAAGAACTATGAGCTATATTCTTCCTACTAGCAGTAGTGAACTCCCCCCTTAGAGGAGATGTTATCGTTTATATCGGTCAAGATATCAACGAGCCACCCTACCTTAAATACGGTGATAAGGTTATTTTTTTCGGAAAGTGGATGAGGCTCAAAACTCACAGCGCAAAACAATATTTAATGGTGTATCAGGTAGGACGGGAAGTTCATCCTCAAGGATTTGAACTTTTAGATGAGTTTTTTACACCTGAATTGTTTATCAGCTTATCTGAATGGAGATCAAAAAAAATAAATATTCTATTAGATAATGAAAACAGGTGATATATTGATACTGAGAGACAAAACAGCAAGATTAAATGGGTTTCCACCAGGTCGGCGAGTGATATTAAGAGAAGTTCTTTTTCATACCCTCGGTCGGGGAAAAAGGCTTTTGGTTGAACTCATTGGGGAACCCAACCAACTATACACTATCGACGACTGCTTTTTGAAAACTATTCAAGAGTTAAGAGATGAAAAAATCTCGCAAATATTAGAACTACCCCCTGAAGAAATCCAAAAATAAATAACTATATTTGTAAAAAATTTAGATATGTCACATCAGTTCATAACTGGAGAAATCCTCATTTTCATAGGAGAGACACTAGGACCTTATACTACACTTAAAAAAGGGGAACGTGTAGAGTTTATCCAATACTTTCAAAGTGGAGGTATGTATGTATCAAGATATACACAGAGTAAAAATGTAAGTTATATACCTAGTCAAGATGTTTGTTATTTCATAAGGGATTGGAAAGTAAGAGATAGCAAAATAAACGATATATTGGAACATGGAAAATAAATTTATACCCGGTGAAACTCTCATCTACCAAGGAAGAGATATGCTGGTCGGACCATTGAAGAGGGGTGATTTGGTCCAATTCAAAGAATATACTGGCTACCAAAATGATCCTATAGCATTTGGTATGGTAGTGTTATATAACAAGAGCGGTAGAAGATTTCCCCTTTCATTATTTGTAATTACCCGTGAAATGAAGAACTTCAAGAAGTTCTCAAAGGTAAGAGATGAAAAAATCGATCAAATATTAGGCATATAAAACCTGATAATATTTACTTCAATAGAGGTCTCTTTGTCCAGTTGCCTAAATGTCTTTAAGTGTTTTATATGGTTTTTTTGAAATTATTTTTCCAAATAAATATCATTCTCCTGAATACCCTGGGCTAGATTATCTACTAACTCCCAAAATTGTATATCATTCTCACATCTATCTAAGAAATCTTTACTAGATGTACCACCTACGCGATATCCGTTAGGCTTTACAATCAGGTGTAATAGAATAGATCTTTCACCATCCCTTACAATAAACTCAACAGTATGATTACCTACGCCTCTAATACTAAGATTACGTGAGAGTATTTCAGCTCTAGGAACTCCTAAAACTTCCCGTATATAATTTTGTAACTCGTCTTTAAGAGCATTTGAGCTGCCAGAAAGACTACGGTAGATATTACTAAGCTGCCGGAGCTTACGATCGAGCTCGAAATTTTTTAAGCTTTTTACTCTATTCTCGAGCTCTTGAAAAGCTCTTTGCCTAGTAGATACATCTAAATCTTCCTTGATGTGCTCTACAAATGATTTAATCTTTTTCATATAGTATATATATTGAAAAAGATTAAATCATTTTTTCATTACACCACTTCCTACCCAAAAAAGGATTTTATCCCTTCGCATCTTTTTTAAGAAATTTTTTTTGACCCCCTTTTTTTAGAAAATTTTCCGGCCAAGACTTCCATGTAAGAACTTTTTGGAAATTTTTTTACCTACGCTACTAGTCCATTTTTTTCCCAGAAACCCGATGTCCTCCCCCTTTTTGTTCGGCCATCTTGAGAATCTTACCAAATTCGTCATCACCTTGACTTATCAGTTCGGCCCCTTCGATAGCATCAGGAGTTACTATAATAATTTCTCTTTCATTATCGGTTTGACCTATACCATCTAAACCACCAAAACCAAAATCTAATAATACCTTCATCTCACTGAAAGAGACTTCATTTTCATTACCCAATAGAAATGGTTTACTATTTAATACAATACGATAAATCGTAACTTTATCACCTTCTTCAGCTTTAGATCCTGCCATCCCCCCTTTAGTTTGAGCTATAGCATATTGTATTGCTGTTTTTAAATCTGATGTAAATAACCCTAATCCTTTTCTTTTTTTAAAGTTAATTGTAGAAGCAAATTTATCATCGCCATAGTTATCCCTATCAGATCCGTGATAGGTAACAAAACCATTTCTATCAACTATAAGTTTTTTATCTCTTAAAATATCAATCCCTAATTTTTTAACATCCGTGCCAAATGAAAATTTTTCTAATTTTTCTGAAATGAATTCTAATTTTTTATTTATTGGGGAGGAATATTCATTTTTAGTAAAAAGGTTAAGATTTTCTAAAAAATCTTCTAATCTCATATAGGGTTTATCATTGCTGGCTTTAAAAAATTTTTCGTGAGTTTTGGGATCATCGATATTAAAATTAGGTAAATATTTTTTTATTTCTTTAAAAAGTTCTTCCCTTTTTTTATTAATTATATCTAATTTTTCTTTTAATGATTGTGGGTTATATTTTTGTATTAATTTTAAGAAATTTATTGATCTATCTGTTTCATCCGGCCCCATACTTTCACCTTTAAGTAAACCATTTTGAAACTCTGGTTCCCATTTTAAGAAATTATATAACCCATTAATATATTTTTCATTAATTCCTTCCCCTATTATATTTTCCCACTCTACCTTCCATTTTTCTAAAAAAGTTCTTAATTCTGTATCTTGTAAATTAGTATTTTCTTTTTCTTTAGAGGGTTGAGGTTCATCTTTTTTTTCCTGTGATGGATCTTTTTCTACTGATTTTAATTTGATGTTTTTACTAAGCTCTAGGTCACTTATAAATCCATCTAAGCTACTCTCATTTTTTATATCATTTAATATTTTTATAATTTCGTCTTTATTAGAAATATTTTGTATTAAGTTTGTCTTCCAAGGGACCGAAAATTTACCCTCCAATTCCTTAGAGTTGTCTTGGATAAAACTAATTAGATCTTTATCTTCTAATTTTTTATATCTCTTCTGACCATTATTAGACCCGAAAAGACCAAATATTTCCTCATTAAGGATTCTAAAACTCTCGTATGTTTTCAAGTATTTCATATAGAGTATATATGGAAATAAATGTTATTATTTTTATATCAACACCTGTTTTACCTAGGAAAGATTTTATCCCTTTATATCTTTTTAAGAAATTTCACTACTTTGGATCAGCTAAATAATGAGTTATCCTGTAGGGTCAAGAGATATGAGTGGTGTTATTTTTTTTGGAAATGGTAATGATTTATCTTGGGGGCTCAGATGAAGGGGAAGATTTTCATATATATGGAAAATCCATTATCTGGGAAATATTGAGGTATTATGATGGTGGATTTATAGTAGAAACTTATATTCTATCTTGAAACAGCCTTGTAAAGTTTGT